GTCCCACTGTATAGCCTTGTTAGCAAGCCATCCTGAACCGTTCTTAAAGAATCTTGTCGTGCCGCTACCTATGCTGATGTCCTTTACATTAAGTGCCGCAATAAGGTCATCTATCTCATCCCCGTCACCCTCAATGTTTACGTTGCCCTTTATGGTCATGTTTCCGTTAATATCCCATTCTATAGCACCGTTGCATATATACCCTGAACCGTCAGACCTGAACTCAGATAATCAAATCAATCTCATCAAATTGTCTCATTTTTGAAATGGCTTTAATCATTCCCATTTTTCCGAAATGCTCATATATTTCACCAAAATCCTTATAATAGTCTAACCTGATGTAGTATATTTTGTTTTTTAGTCTTCCGCTATTTAATAGATTATATATTTTTTTAGTTTCTGAAATATCTGTATCGGCATCAAGACAGATGATTACCTTACCTTTTGCTTTTTCTTTCAACGTATGATACAATTTACAATCATTAGTAAGTGTTTTACCCAACAATGATATACAGTTTGGGAAATATATGGAATCGAATGTGCCTTCACATAATATTACATCGGAATCCCAATCAATAAGACTTTCTTGGAAAATTATCTCTTTTTTCTCATCGGAGCAATTTTTATACTTTGCTTTTGCCTTGCCCGTGAAATCCCTTGCAGACCAATAGTTTAAATCTCCGAATTCATCATATGATGGTACTACTATCCTGTTTCTCATGTAATAGTCAGGTTCATCCCATGTGGTATATCCTATTTTGTACAAATCGATAATACTTTGATCAATTTTTCGACTTCTTAAATAGGCTTCTATACGTTTGTCGGTGCATTTTGTAATATCTGTAATTTTTTGATAAGTCTCAGGAAGACGGACAAATGTTTCTTCGTCATTTAATGTTTGCCCACTAAATGCGTTTATGTCATATAAGCGAGATTTGACAAGGTTATCTAATTCTTCCTTATATTCCTTATATAATCTTGCACCTCCGTATTTTTTTAATAGCTTTGACAATTTTCCATAAGTACCGTCGGTATCACAGCATTTCCAACATTTATAGACCAATCCTGAGGATGATAATTGTACCTCCAAATTATACTTACCGTCAGGAATACCGCCGTTTTCTTCACGGCAATGGGGGCAGCAAAATTGGAATTGCTGCTTGCTCTTGTCATACCCACCTTGTTTTGACTCTCCAAGAAACTGTACTAATATGTGGTAAATTTTCTCAAACATCTTTATAAGTTTTAACTAAAGATACAAAAAAAATGTGGTTCTACAGATATAATTCGTAAAACCACACCAGAAACACAACATAAAACAATTATTCAGATTTCGGCAACGTCATTTTTTTATTATATGTTCTATCCCATATCTTAGTTTGATACTTTATTTCGGTATCACCATTGTCCAATGTTTCTATTTTATAGTCAGAAACAATGCCGTTTAATTCCCCGTACCGTTTCGTATTGATATATGCTAATGCACACACCAATGAATCACAAGCATCATAGTTTTCTTTTCTGATATTCCCTTTTGCATCTATAACCCATTCGATGTCAGGATATTCTTCGTTTACCATATCCATCATTATGCTTTTTTTATCACAGTCAAACGGATATGCGCCAAACAGGATGAGGTGATTGTCTTTTAATGCCTTTTCAATGTGTTTCAACGGATATACGACACCCTTTTTATTGAATTTCCTGATTGAAAGCAATTGCGGAAATGACTGCATACGGGCATCATATGATGACACATAGTGGGGGATAATACCTAATACCCTATATACCGCTTCAGATAATAGACCATTAAACTGTAATAGCTGAGATACTGTTTGGGCATTTGAATTTCCCGTTGCGGTGACAAGCGGCGATTCAATTACGCACTCTGTTACACCCCTATCCTTGATTTTTGTAAGGAATGCACTTTCGAAAATCTCTTTTCGAAGAATTAGAGCTTCAATGCCTTTCTTCTTACTTGATATTTTAGGCACGATATGTGTTATGTCTGTAACGACTGGTTTGTTTACACCGTCGTCATATACAAGTGATATTCCGATACAGGACGTACTTATATCGAGTCCAAGAACCAAACTTGGGTATATTTTTTCTTCTTTGATTTCTTCTTTTTTCTTTTTAGCCATGTTACAATAGCGATTTTTAATAAAAGTAAAAGAAAAAAAGATTAAGTCAAGTTATTTTTGTATATTTGAAAGTAGAAGTAGTAAAATATGAAAATAGATGTAAAGCTTGAGGCCGATATTAAGGAATACTGCAAGTTAAACGGGATAAAAGCTACGGAATTTGTAAACAATATCCTTAAAAAGGGACTTATGGTCGAAAAGTATGGTGACAAACCCTTATTTGGAAACCAAACAGGAAAAGCCAAAGTAAAAAAGGTTATTTACTATTCGTTTTCACTCCCTATAGTCGAGAATGTAGCAGAAAATGATGAGCAATTAACCGATGAGAATAAAAAAGTTAGAAGAACAAGGAAATTAACTTAATTTTTTATTAAATGAAGAAAAAAGTTGAGATAGGAAAGCACGGTAAGGTGCTTATAAAATGGAATGTGATGCCGATAGACTATTCACATGACAAAGAAAATGAAATCATTTCAAAATTTGCCAAAAAATATGGGATACCGAAGGAAAATGTCAGTGTCGAACCTGTACTGATACAGAAAGGTGTCAATGGGAATAACGAAACATTGGCCGATGGCATTATTGACGATGTTCAAGACCCTAAGTTCCAACAGACGCTTTTTAAGACGTATCTTGAATTGAATGAGGTTAAGGACTATGATTTTGACAAGATTTTGGAAATAGACGAAACCATTAATAACAGAATAGACTATGAGGCGTATGACAAGCATAAAAAGTATGAGATAAAATGGATTAAATGGTCTAACTTTATGTCATATGGAAAAGACAATTATTTTGATTTTACCAAGGTCAAAGGTTTGGCGTTACTGAAATCAGAACCCGCAAACCAAGGCGGTAAATCGACATTTTGTCTGGACTTGATACGTTTTTTGTTATTTGGTAAGGTCACATCCCGTGAAAACGATTGGACGCTTGCAAGTGTGTTTAACAGATATTGCCCGAAGGAAACAGAATGTTCAGTCGAAGGATGCGTATGTATTGACGGAACTGATTACATTATCAAGCGAGTAATCACACGTCCTAAATATGAGAAGCGCACAGATAAGAGCAAGGTTACACAGAAAATATCCTATTATAAATTGATCAATGACGAATATATCAGTCTTGACGATGAAGAGAATCTGAATGAGTCAAATGGACGCGATACGAATAAGGTTATTAAGGACGCAATAGGAAATGAAAAGGATTTCGACCTTATGATATGTGTTGATCGTCGAAATCTTGAAGGGCTTATCTCATTGAAGGATACAGACCGTGGCCGTCTTATATCAAGGTGGATAGGTTTGCTTCCGCTTGAAGAAAAGGATAAATTGGCACGGGAGGCGTATAATCAAGAAGTTGCACCGTCTTTATTGTCGAACAAGTACAATAAGGATGACTTGGAAACCAAGATCAAGGAGTTGAAAACGGAAAATTCGGAACACGAAAAAGAAAAGAAGAAGTTATCTAAAAATGAAGAAGAGTCAAATAAAAGGATAACAGACTATAAAAGGGAACGTGATAAGCTGCTTCAATCAAAGCTTCAGATTGACCCTACATTGCTTAATGTTGATGTTGCCACTGTAAATGCAAGGATCAGTGACATTAAGGAGAATGGAGTCAAGAAACGCGCAGAAAAGGCGGAGAATGAAAAACAGTTAGCCGAATTAGGTACTATTACATTTAATGAGAATGACTACAGGGAGTTAGAGGAAAAATGCACTGCTCTTAACGTAGAAATAGCTACGATGCGTGAGCGTTTGAAGACATTGAAGGCTTCTATCGAAACTCTAAAGAAAGGAGAATTCTGTCCTACCTGTGGAGCAAAACTGAAAAATGTTGATAATTCAAAAGCCATTTCTGAAAAGGAGGAGGAAATAAAGAAACTTATCGAGGATGGTAAGAAGAAAAATGAATTGCTTAAATCAGCGACAGAATTAAAGGAGAAATCATCTAAAGAGCGTGATCGTTATAACAATAAAATACGTCTTGAGCTTATAATTCAGAAAAACGGTGTTGATATTGAAAATTTGTTGGCACAATATAGAGAACAGGCAAGGTTATTGAAAGATATTGAGGCTAATAAGTCGGCTATTGAACAAAATAATAAGATACAGACATCGTTGAATGTTATCGAATCGAGCATCAAGGAAGAAGAAAATGTATTGAAGTTAATTCAAGGAAAGATAAATGAGGAAAATGCTTGCATAACATACAACAATAAAGTTATTAAGGAATCCGAAGAAATTTTAAAAGTCCTTGAAAAAGAAACCGTTACGATACGTTCATGGAAAATTTATCTTGAAATGGTAGGTAAACATGGTATTTCAAAACTTGTACTTAGAAAAGCTTTACCTATTATCAATGCTGAATTGAGACGAATGCTTGAAGGTGTGTGTGACTTTGATGTAGAAATTTCGATTGATGATAGGAATGATGTAGAATTTTATTACATTCATGATGGTGTGAAGGCAAAGCTTGGTGGAAGCTCAGGATTTGAGGAAACGGTTGCAAGTCTTGCGTTGAGAAGTGTTCTCAGTAAGATTTCGACATTCAGCAAGCCGTCGTTTGTTGTATTTGATGAAATTCTTGGCGGTGTTGCCGATGAGAATTACGAGAATGTTAAGAAATTATATGACAAGATAGTAAAAGATTATTCGCTTATTTTGCAGATTTCACATTTGAAATCAATTTATGATTGGCATGACACTGTTATAACAGTCACTAAGGAGAATAACATTTCAAGAATCAAGGTTTCATAAGCCTTGATTTCTGAATTGTTTGATAATTATGATATTTATTCACTTATTAAATGGCAATATATGAAGATTTTGACAATGGAGCAAACGCTTATTTTGAAAGTTTAAGGAAATATAAACCACTGTCCAGAAAAGAAGAAAGAAAATTACTTAAACAATACAAGAAAAATAACGACCTGAATGCAAGGAATAAACTGATTAACAGTAATTTAAGGTATGCCGCAAAGTTGGCATCGGCATACAGGGGTCGCGGATTGGGTTATCTTGAACTGATTTCTGAAGCCAACAGCGGGCTAATAAATTCAATTGATAGGTTTGATATTAAAAGGGATGTAAAATTGATAAGCTATTCAAAATGGTGGATAATGCAAAGAATGCAAGCCGCCATTGAAAAGCGAAATAAACTTCCTGAAACGGAACTGCCATCCGATGATACAAATGATGAGTCTGAAGATGACGCTGATGAGGTGTACAAGGAAAACATAAACAAATTCGACTATACGGCTGAAATGGTCGATGATGAAGAGGAAAAACATAATGAAATGAACAGTTTCATTGAGAAAATGTTTTCAAATCTTGATGAACGTGAATGTGACATGATTAATATGTATTATGGAAGATTGTATTCAGGTTCGTTTACATTGGAAGAAATTGGAGAAAAATATGGGCTGACAAAAGAAAGGGTCAGACAAGTAATACAAAAGGCATTTAGGAAAATAAGGTCTGAAGCTATTTTGGAGGGTAACTATCATTTATCAAGCAAAAAATAAATATAACAACTATTTATATTAAATAAACTTTGAAATAATATGGCAAAGAAAACAACTAATAAAACTCCTAAAAAGATTGAAAATGAAACTATTGAGCAGGTTTCAAATGTTGTAAACAACATTGAGGAGATTGAAAAGGAATTGAAGGAAGAATATAAGGAAGAAATAGAAGAACAGGAAAAAATTTCAGAAGCAGCAACACCTGAACTTAACATTGATAATGAGGTGGAGCTTTTGAAGGAGTACAATGACTCAAGCAAGAAATTAGACGAAATTGCATCACTTCCACCTGAGGAGGCTCAGAAAAAAATAGAAGAAGAACTTGAGAAAACTGCAAGCCTTCAAGAAGAATTGGAAAAGAAAATAACCGAAAGCGAAAAGAAACTTAATACAGAACAAAAGAAAATGTTCAATAGTAAGGACTTTTCAGGATTTTGGAACGGGGTAAGTTATAATTGGTAATATGTCAGATAATTACGATATTTCAAAAACGATACTTGAATCTATAAGAGGTAAGAAACGTCCGTTAAACGAAGCCGAGGATGATAAGGGTGATGCAATTGCTATCACTAATGATCCGCGTTTTGGACAAAACGTTTTACAGAATCAGATAGATTCATTTAAGCAAACCGTCAATAACGGTGCTAAGTTTGCGAATGAAAACGGGGATGAACCTGAGAATAATCCGTTGGTTTATTTTCCGAAGAGTGGGAATCTTGTATTCAGCGGAAGCATACCAAGTATGTCAGGATTAAAATTCCAATATTCATTGAATGATGTTACTGAGGCTCCGTATATTTTCGTAGATGGATTGGCACTTACTGAAAGTGTTATTGAGACATTAAACAAGATGCACGGCCATTACTTGAATTGGCGGGACGAATTTTTGGCAGCTGGGGATTTACTTGATAAATTAAAAAAATAGTGTGTTTTTACACACTATTTTTTTATTATTGATATAATATCGTTAATGTCAGTAAAAGTGTTATCAAGTATATTATTTTTTATAAAATTATTTTTTGTATAGTATAATAAAGTTATGTTATGTTTTTTACATTTCTCATTTTTAATATTGTCCAATTTGACCCTATCATTAAATTTATCTAACCCGCCAAACCATGTAAACGGACGATAATGCTGTTCTCCTTGGCATTCTATGGCGATATTTTGATCAGGAAGATAAAAGTCAAGACTTTGGTTGTTAAGCCAAGCAAGCCCATCTTTTTTCGATGCTTGATGTATATAACAAATGTTTAATTCATCTAAAGCATTTTTTATTTCTTTTTCTAATGTTGGCATAGTGCAGTATTTGCATTCCTGACCTTTCAAATGAGCTATTGGATATATACTATATTCTCCGTGAATTGGACAACCTATTACTATTTTTGTTTTATTGTTTACATATCTAACTTTAGAATAGTCATATTTGTCACCATATATTTTTTTAGCTTTATTAATGTATTCTGCATCATTCAAATGATATTGTTGTGAACATTTAGAACAACCCCACCCATTTAAATGATTTCCAGGTGTTTGCCAAAATTCACCATGCTCTATTCCATTTTCGTCTTTTTCGTGGCAGATAATACACACTTTAGTTTTGTTATTCACATATTCGACCTTTGAGTAGTCGTATTTGTCACCATGTATTTTCTTAGCTTTTTGTAAAAAGCCTTCAATGTTTCCGCTAAGAGCATGTTTTATATACTCATTTCTGCATTTTTGACAGCCATGTCCTTTGATGTGATTTTTTGGCGTTTGCCAAAATTCTCCGTGGATCGGACAAATGATACATACTTTTTCATGCATTTTATGGAATACAACTTTAGAATAGTCATACTTGTCACCGTGTACCTTTTTAGCTTCCTCGACGAACTCTTCAAGGGTTTTATTATTTAAAACTGATAATTTTTTTATATTACATTTTTGGCAACCATGCCCGTTTAAATGACTTGATGGCATTTGCCAAAATTCACCATGTTCGGGACAAATAATACAAACTTTTGTGCGGTTATTTACATATTCTACTTTAGAATAGTCATATTTATCTCCGTGTATCTTTCGTGCCTTCTCAATGAACTTACTTGTTTTATCTTTCATAGTAATTTAAAATCTATCTTTTCATTTTATATAAATACAAATGTTCAAAGATTTACTTGATAAACTGAAAAAATAAATACCATACGAGATAATTATATAGGAGACCATACGGTCTCCTATTTTTGTTGACAATAACGTTTTAATAAGTATCTTTTTATATAATAAATACATATTTTCAGATGGCAAATCCGATTGTACCACTCAATAACAAATATTCAGGTAAGGCTCTCGACTTGAATGGAAATATAATAGATAAGTCGGGATGGGATGTTTATGAGTATATCTTTAATGATAATCCATACTCAGGAAGTACGAATTATCAAAGTATTTCCATTGAAGATAGCTCTAATACTGTTTCTATTAAAACGGCATTAAGCGCACTTACTATAGCGGCGAGGGATGTATTAAGCGGAAATAGCAATACACAATACGTAGAACGTCCATATTATATTTCATTGGATAATATGACGGATAGTGCCGAAGAATTGATTACAGATTCAGGAATGACTACATATGCTGGTAATAGAATATTTGGTCTTCTAAAGAATGAAATAACCAAATTTTGTAAAACCATATATATAGACACTATTACATTTGGCGTGGATATTTTCATTTATGGTACATGGGGCAAAAATTGGTGGAAAGAAGGAAGTGAATCTTGGGATAAAATGTTGTTTGAACTGAAAGCTGGAGATAGCAGCAGTTATGATAATTTTTTCACTAATTTCGATAACGCAAATCCTACTGAAAGTGAAAATGCCGACTTCTATTATGGGACATACAAGGATATGAGTTTTCAGGTTAAGTCTAACCTTGAATATGTGGAATCCGTAGACGAGCCTGAACATTTGGAACGGGTAAACAATATGTTGGTTACAAATCAGATGGACGTTTCCCAAGGGATGACCATAGAGTTCCAAGGGGTAAAAAGTTCAGTATATGTCCCAACGGTTGTGGCGTTTGATGTAAATGGAAACATTGTGGTATCCGCTTCAACATGGAAAGATGGGGCGTTTACTTATAAGGTTCCAGAAAATATCAAGAAAATCGTAATACAGATTTATAACAACGGAACGAAGACGAATATCAGAAGTAAAATGCCGCCTGTTTTATTAGCCGCAAGCTACAAAAACGGTCATTTGATGGATTATGTTATAAAAGCTGATTACAATATTGAAAGGGATGTATTAGAAACAAGTGAAAGGGATTTAAGTAGGGAAACATTCAACACGTATTATATTAACTATATTCTTAAAAACAAATTTGACAAGATATTAGTAGCGGCTCAATATTACGACAGTTCTAATAAGGTGAATGTAGAAAAAAACACAATACGAAAAAGTTCTGTTCTTGGCTATGATAAAAAAGAGGAAAATACTTTCCCTAATGCCGTTAGCACTGTTGAATCATATATTTATACGACATTATTAAATAGAATACAATTGCTTGAAAATAAAGTAAAAGGAAAACTTTTATATAATGAAGTTATAAATACGCCAAAAAAATTAAGTCAATTTGAAAATGATTTAAAATTTAAAACCGATGAAGAAATAAATGATATAATTACTGAAAAAATTGGTGATGCCGTTATTGAAGTGTCGGAGAGCATAAAATGGAAAAATGTAACGGAAAAACCTGAGTGGCTTATAGATAATAAACCATCTGCCGAATTTTTTGACGGAGTACCTTCAAGCAGAATGATTAACGGAAGTGCATTAACTGATAATATTACAATTAATGTTGAAAGCCTTAATGCTGTTCCTTTAGATAGAAAAATTAATAACAGTGCTTTAACACAGGATTTATATATTACTTGTGCGAATATTGGGGCCGTACCTACATCAAGAACAATAAATGGTAGTGCATTGACTTCCAATATAAGCATTACAACAAGCAGTATCGGGGCTGTGCCTACGTCAAGGACAATCAATGGAAGTGCATTAACGCAAAATCTTGTAATAGAGAGTATTACGTCGGCTATTACTGATGGAACCCATACAATTACAACACAAGGTGGTACGATAGGTGGTAATTTAAGGCTCAGGTATTCCACTGAAAATTTTGGTTCAAAACTTAATTTTGGTGATGGTGACTATTGTTATTTGTATGAGGATAGAGACGACCATCTGAAAATATATTCCGATAAAGGAATGACGTTACAATATGTTGATAGGATATATTTTTCAGGTTCAACAACGTCAAATTATCTTGAATATGATTCGACAAATGGGGCATTGAAGTTTGAAGGCTCGTTATACGTAACTGGCGGTTTGTCATCGTTAGGATTCAGTTCAAACGGAAATAGTGGAACGGTGGCGAAGCTTATAGTTCAGTCAGGCTTGACCGTAAATAGCGCAACAACTATTAATAGTAATCTAACGGTTAAAAACACCCTTATATTTGATCATGGAGCATCAATATATAGTGATAGCAATGGACGGCTTCATTTTGGTGGAGGATATGGTGACGAAATATCACAATCTATAGCGTATGCCGATAATCAAGCCTTGTATGTTGATTATTTGATTACCACAAGTCAAAATATGGCATATGAAAATGGAAGTAATACTATTTATGTGCCATCACAATTTGATGTTATCAAATATGCTTTTAGTAATTATTCTACACTTTCTGATATAAAATCATATATTGTTAATAACTTAAAATAGCCATGCCTATAGTAAATGGTAACAGATTAGTATCACCGATTTCATTAAATGATGTCAATTCATTATTAGGCACTTCTTATGATGATGTAGGGAAGCTTATAAAAAACGCAAATTTTGCATTATGGGCAAAATACAAACCATTTTCAATGGCGGGAAAATATAGTGGCGTGACGGATAATGATGTAATAGCTGGCAATTGCGGATTGGCTTCTCCAACCATATCATCTACGATAGAGGCGACAAAAAGCAAAACGTGGACATATAGTAGACCCACAGGAGGCTCATCGTCGCCATACAGGTTGCACGACTTTAATGGATATTACGACGATGCCGATATAAATGACAAATATTCCGCGAATAAAACGGTAAACTTACCAAATGATGCTTCAGGGAATGTCATAATATCTACTACTGTCACACATTCCGACTATTCAATAGGAATAGAAGACATTAGTGCTTTATCAGATTATTATCTTGCAATTGAGATAAATTATACTGATTATTCTGGAAATACAATAAACAGGTTTATGACATCATCGGAAAAAATAGGAAACGGGTCAAATTCCATCACGATTCCCGTAAATTATCTTCCGATATTGTCAGACGGGAAAACTTACCAATACTATGTATTCGCATCTGCCACATCACAGACCCCGTTTGCTGTTTCAGGTAGTGGGCAATATTATCCTTTACCATTTAATGATGTAGATGAAATGAAAGGCACGATAACCATACATGGTGATTTGGAGCCTGATTAAGTATGAATAAGATAAAAACTAAATAAAACATATGGAGATTAAGACAATTCAGGCGGTAAATGCCTACACAGAGTTGAAGACATTGAAGCTTTCAACAATTGATGATGAAACAATGTTCAAGATTTGGGGTATTATCAGGAAACTGAGACCATTTCATGAGGAGTACCTGAAGGATAGGGAGGATGCGAAATCCAGCATCTCAGACAGTGATTTTGAACATATGCAGGACAGACTTAGGACGGCAAAGATACGTGAGGAGTTAGTCAAGAAAGGTGAGCATACTCTTACGGAGGATGACATTAAGGACGTGCGTGAAATCAATGAGTATTTCAATGCATTCAGCGCAAAGATGGACAAATGCCTCAAAGAATTGGATGAGACTAAAATCGACGTACAGATAGATAAGATTCCATCAGAAAGCTTCCTAAAGGTTCTTAAAGCCAATGATAAAAGTTTTGAACTGATGGAACAGTTTGAATGGTTGCTTTATTAAGCGTCCAAAAATGGAAAAATAAATATGCGGGGATAGTGTCTCCGCATAGCTTTTTATTCCTTAACGAGTATTTATAATATAAATACAATAGTTGTTCAATGACAAATGACAAAGTGTATGGCATTATAGCCGAGGAAATCAGTAAACAGGACATTATAAAATCTATCAAGAATGACAAGGACTTTGAAAAGAAAGTTCGTGCCATAGTCAGTGATGTCATTTGTGATATGTACAGGGTATTATGGCAACATAATTCGATTTTCAAGACATTGGGGAAGTAATACATTATGAGTAAAGATAAGGAACAGTTGGAGACTACGTTTTACAGATTTTACTCTGAGATACGGGCATTCCTGTCAAAGCTCATCTCAGACCCGATAAAGGCATCACCCTCAAAATACTTGAAGGATAGGGATTTCGGGAAAACGAAAATCATAAACGTCCTGTTAGACAAAGGGGTGCTTGAAAGAAAAGAAAGTATTAAGGATCAGACGGATTCTGACTTGAAAAAACCTACATACATTGTAAAATATAAGGTAAGGAAAAAGAATTTCGAGACAAAGATACACAGGATATACTCTAAATATTTCGAGAAGAATTTGCCCGAAAAGGAAAAGACCGAGGAAATAGATGAGTGCGCAAGCTGCGGTTCAGTAGGAGGCACAAACGGGATGGAATATGATGTACCATTCAATGCAAATAGTCCAGTGAGGCAGCACGCATTGTATGAGGGTGAGAAGAAAAAGAAACCGAAGAAAAATATATATGTCACCCAAAGACAATTCGATTATATACAAGATACTATAAATTCAATAAATGGTGGCGATATGGAAATCGGATTGGATGAAGCCACAGCAACAACTAATGTCGGTGCGATGGGGGATTATACCGCAAACGGGTTAGTGTTAAAGACATCAGACGGTAAAAAAGACCCGTGTTATGACAGATAAATGAAAACTACACCACAATATCCATATAACAACCTCTATAATATGAAGACACATGACAGAATAGAGTGTCTTACAAAGGAGATTGAAGAGGAAAAAAACAATGTTCAGCCTGATATGCATAAAATATACAGGATGGAAGAACAGAAAATAATGGAAGGAATGTTTTCTTTCGATCAAATCGGTACTATGTATGGAAAATACAGAAACCCTTGGTAATTAAAGATGTTTAAGTAAAAATAAGACAGAATAAATTAGCTTAGTTTATAAAATGGAAACGATTTCTTACAAAGTGGGAGAACTGAAGCGCATCATCAAGGAAAGTTCGGATGAGTTCAAGGCAAAATTAGGGCCTAACGTAGAGTCTGAGAACAAGCGCAACAATGACAAGTCCTACAAGGAGAGTGAAAAGAGGGCAAAAGACTACGATGGCGGACTGAAGGATCAGAAAAAGCCCGAACTTCCTGAGAAAAAGGACGGCAACAGGACTACATTGGACTATAATCCCTCCGTTGAGCCTGACGATAAATATAAGGCACGTGTCGAGGCACAGGCTAAAGGTTACACATCAGACCTTGAGGAGAAAAATGGTAATGAACGTGGGGGTGTCGAGATGGACGATGACGGAAGAATCCTTAAACAGTTCAATGACGCACGCGATGAGCGAGAGAAAAACAAAAAGATGATTCAAAAGGCTGGACTTGTAGCAAGGGAGCTTCCTGACAAGATATTTGATCAGAATCATCTTAACGAAGGCAAAGCTGTGTTAAAGCCGAAGAAGCTCATTTTCAAGCACACGCGCTTCATTAATGAAACACAGGTATATGCAAGGATTCCTGATGAATACAAGAAAGACGGTCAGAAAATTTACGTTAACGACATCGCAGGAAACGAGTATATCCTTGAATGTGTGAAAAGTGAAAGAAGCGGAAACGTGGAAGTTCATATCGTAAGTCATAAGAATGAAAAGCTTATGAATGAGCAGGTCAATAAAATCCACAAGTTGATGGGGTATAACGGAAACGAGACTTGTGGCCGACAGGAGATAGCAGACAGGATGAACGAAGACAAGACGTTCAAAGATATAATGGATATTGCGCGAGGCAAGAAAAACTAAAAACTACTATTTGGAATGGCAACAAAGAAACACGACGGTAAGGAGATGGACAAAAGCAGTTTCGGAATCATAGGAGGGGTTCTTAAATTAGTTGATTCATACGGTTACGTTAAGATAATATTCTCCGCTTTCCTGATGGTTTTTGTATCATATACGACATACATCGCACTGAATCCCGCTGTGATTTTTGAGAGGTACAAGGAGTACGAGGAGCAACAGCATATGCAATCGTTCAACTATAGGATGGAATCAACTCCTGTAGTACAGTCGATTATGGATAACATGGTGCATGAGACGGGCGCACTCAGGTCATTTGTTATAGAAATGCATAATGGTAAGTACAATGCATCTGGATTGTCATTCAACTATGGTTCATTGACCTATGAAAGTGACAGAACTGGTGCTGAGTCTATAAGAGAAGACTATCTTGACTTCACACTTGACAGATACCCGTTGCTTTCAAAAGTCCATAAGGACGGCAATTGGCACGGAACAATAGAGGAGCTTGAAATGATAGACAAAAGGCTTGCCTTGAAACTCGAATCAAATGACGCATATTATGTATGTCTTGCAATGATATACGGAAGCAAATACGAAATAGGCTTTATAGGTATGACATTCAGCAAGGGGGACAGGGTGGACTTGGATGCGATGGATAATGTACTCCACAGATATTCATCAAAGATTTCTCCTTATCTTGATGGAGAGAGAGTTAAGAACAGGTAAAGATAATGATAGCAATTTTAAACATAATCAACACAGTTTTTTCATTCCTGAAGAAAAACTATTTATTAGTCATCATAGCCTATGCGGTTTTGATGACAATAGGCGTTTATTGGCTGTTCATAAAGAACGGGAAACTGTCGGATGAGAATGACAGGCTTTCAAATAATCAGACAGCATTGACGGAGAAAGTTCAGTATTATCAGACGGAAAGCGGCAAGAATGCGGCAAGAGTGACCGAACTTACGCTGAAAAAGGACGAGTTTGAGAAAATGTGCCAGGAGCAAGTAGAGGTGATAAAAGACCTCAAACTGAAATTGAAGAGGGTCGAAAGCGTGTCAACTACGGCTACGAACACAAGCATCACCGTTGTTACTCAATTGAGGGATACAGTGATAATAAGGGATACGCTTACAGTGGCTAACGTGAAGCATTTTAATTGGAGTGATTCATGGAACCATATACACGGAATCATAGACGGAAACAACGTTGAATGTACGTATGAGGGCAATGATACCCTTAATATAGTTGCGACAAGAGTTCCGAAAAAGTTCCTTTTCTTCAGGTGGGGTACTAAATATATTCAGATAGATGCGGTAAACAGCAACCCGTCGTCAAGGATACTTTACAATAGGACAATCAAGGTAACGAAATAATGCTTTTTCCATAGTTCACATTTTTATTAGTTTTTCCTCACATCGTTTTATCGGTGTGGGGTTTTTTTATTTCTGTTTACCTTGAAATTTAAGTAATTTTTTGTATCTTTAATAAAATATATAAAGAATATTATGGTTATTTTGACAAAAATAGTAGTATTCGTGTTGGTATTGTCAATTCTGATAGTGTTGAAGGAAACAATGCTTTTCGTAATGGCATGGATGGAAAACACGAAAATGGATATATCCAATAAGAGGCTTTGGCTGCTTGCATGTGCGGTATCGTACATTTTTACAATAATTTTTACAGGAACATCATTGGTATAAAATGGAGTTACAGGAAAGGATAAATAAGGCAAAGCCATATTTCGTGTTATTTAACATTGCCGAAAATGTGGCATATTCATTGATCAAGACACCTAATGGATGGACTGTACCATCAGACCTTGTAAAAGTGCATGGGGTGCAATATAAAAAGGACACGGAAACGGCAAACGGTATATACTTCTTTGCCGATCTTACGGAAAACACAAATGGAATCGAGGCAATATTCAATGCGATAGACTATACCATTGAATTTAATCTTACTATTGAGGAAAGGGCTAATATCTTCAGGGAAAAAGCCGAAATACTTAAAAACCTGATATATACAGAACCTATTGACAAACTCAAGACCCTTGAGTTCACGTTCAAGAAAATGCCGAAGAAAAATAAGGCAAAGAAGACAAAAAAATTCCCAAAAACGGAAGAAGTGGTCATAAATGAACCTGAAAAAACAGAACAAGTGACCGAAAACGATAATTCAGTTGACTCAATGATGGAGTTGGCCAAATCTATGACGGAGGAATAGGAATGAATATTAGTTGGTTTGTCTTTTTCTGTTATATTCTCTTTGCATATGGATTCAGTGTCATTGTAACACAGGGAATAGGCCCCGCCAATGTCTTTTTCAGACTCAGAATGTGGGCTGACAATATTGGGGATAATTTCGGGATGCTATTCAAATGCATGCTTTGTTTTCCGACAAATTTAGGATGGGCATTTTCATTGTTTAATTGGTTTCTTCTTCCCATTCCTATTACCCCATTTAATATGATACTTAACGGTACTAACCTTTGGTGGCTTGCAATGATAATGGACGCTTGTCTCACAGGTGGTGTGTGTCGTTTTATATGGAATTTGGACGATTATATTGATAAGAATACCCCGATTTTCGAGGACGAGGAGGTAAATGAAGATGGAGAATAGTGGGTTAGATATAAATGAAGCCGTAGGACGCGAAATAACAGGTCTCAGAGCCGATAGAAGCATTGGTGGGATAGAACTGACCAAGACGAAGGAAAAAATGGCTCAGAGCCTCTTAAACGGGCTTGGTGATACTATTAAGCAGGAGATACGTGAAGCCAATAACGCCCAACTTGAACAAGAGACCACGAAAAATAATAAAATACGTAAATTTTTCAAAAAATTATTCAGAATATGCAGTTAAGGGATATAATCAAATATGACAAGATGATGGAATTGGCATACTTGTTAAAAGATAATGGGTTTGATAAGTATGGGTTTTCAATTGTAACCGAGGTTGATACGAAAGAACAACTCAATAAATTGAATGAAGATTTTTTCTATAAAATTCCTGAAAACAAAGAGAAAACACCTGATTACGGCGATGAAATATCTGTAAATGTAGGTGGAATAGCATTTAAGTATGTTGTAAAAGAAAATGTTGAGAATAATTAACGGCATTAACCTAATCAACGATGTTTTCAAATATGATGTCATATTGGTTCCCATGAGTATAAACAATTATATGAGTAAGGGATTCAAATATGAGGTGGCACTGAATTTCCCGTATGTAAAGGAAAAACAGAATGAGTCATCGTATGGTGACATTAGAAAATATGGCACAATAAATCCTATTGACTGCAACGGAATCATATTTTGCCTATGCTATATGTATACTACTCCTTGCTATAGGAACGGTTGTTGTTCGGACTATGTAAAGTACGATGCATTGGAGAGGTGTTTGACAAGTATTGCCGAGAAATTTGACGGAAAAGAAATAGGTACGCCTATCCTTGGAGCTGACAAGTTCGACGGAAACGGTAATAAAGACAGAATATTAGAGATTTTTGAAAATTGTTTCAAAGAATCTTATGTTACTGTGTATGATTATGAACAGCGTGATTATGTAAAGGATATGTTCGTTGAAATCGCCACTCTGCACGGCAGGTTTAAGAGAAAAGAAATGAATATTGAAGATTATATTGCGGAGAGAAGTAAAATAGAATGGAGGAGGCGATATGGTATATTTTCAAAAATGCCTGAGGATTATAAGTACATACCAAGGAAAGGGGAGATAAGAAAAGGAAATTATATACAATTAGACCCACAAGTGGAATAATGGTATATGTTAACGTTTCACAGATAATATTTTTACATATGAAAAAGACAATAGAAATAGAAATTGACGATGAATATGTTAAGAAATGGAATGAAGATTTCTTAAGTTATCACACTAATTTGTACAAAAACGAAGAAAAGGCACAAAAAGCCTTAGAAGAAAATCCTTTAGAAAAGGCAATAGGACACTCGATTGAAGATTACCTTGAAAATTATCAAGAAGGTCTTTTGTCTTGTAATTCTTATATAGAAGAGTCAAATAATATATAGTTATCTAAGAAAATAAATAAAAACTAATAAATAATGGCAACAATTAAGATTAAATTGACAAAGGATATTTTGGCACTTGTTTCAAATATTCATTTTAACAAGCTTCCAGACATCAATAATGAAAAGAAGACAGAATTGAGTTGGGGTATAGATTTCTTTAGCCTATACGGAGGTTCATTTGCGTTGGAGGACATTTCCTATATTATAGGAAGATATGATGAACACATTAAGGGTACGGAGGAAGATCCTATGGGGCCGAGATTCCCTCAGGAATTAGAGGATTATATGTGGGATATACACACCTATATTGTAAGCAATATAGAATATATAGAAAGCCTTGTACATTGGTACTGTAATAAGGGCGGTCTCAAAGAAGGGACATACAAATGCAAGGATTACGAGAAAATTTGGGAATATTGCGGTTGATAAACATAACGTATTTGGCCGTGTGAAAATTTAATCCTATCTTTGCATCGAAAACAAACCGATAATAACAAAATTTTAATTTTTTATAATAATGAACATTTCAGACTATTCATGTAAATTTTACAGTGGTGACAAGGCACTAAATAACTATTTGAATGACATCAGGAAGTACAAAGTACCTACTGTGGAAGAAGAAGTTGCCTTATTTGAACGTATTGCGGAAGGTGACGAAAAGGCTAAAACAGAGATTATTCAGCGTAACCAACGTTTTGTATATTCCTTGGCAAAGATATATTCAAAGGATGAAAATGAGGTTCTTGACTACGTAAATGAAGGTAACATCGGATTAATTACGGCTATTGATACTTTTGATGTTACGAAGGGGACTAAATTCATTACTCATGCCGTTTGGTACATCAGACGTTCAATGAACTATTACCTTACGACCACGAATAATTTGATCAATAAGTCGAATAATATGAAGCTTGGCAAGAAAATAGAATATGTCAAGCAGGCATTTATGTGTGAACATGGCTATAATCCGACATCCGATGAAATTATCGATATGATTAAGGAAAAGTATGACATTGATATAAAGGACATCAGCGATGTGTATGACCTTAATGTAGCATCGATAAACGAGGAATTGGATGATGACTATACGGTTGAGGAAAATACAGATTTCAATGACAGGACATCATCTGTCAATGAGTATGACACTGAAACGGACAAGACATATAACAAAATGCTCGTAAACAACATTCTATCCACATTATCCCCGAAACAACAGGATATTATCAAGATGGCATTTGGAATCGGGTATGACAGACAATATTCTACCGAAGAAATTGGTGATAAATATGAAATGGATGAAATGACCATCAATCAGTTAAAAAACAACATTATCAAGTATCTTAGGGAGAACAGAGGGGAATACAAGTTAGCTATTTAATATAGACAAGAATAGGTGGTTCAAAAATGAACCACCTATTATGTTTAACACTGATTAACTGACTCAGTATCAGAAGTCTCGATAGGATTTTACTATAAGTAAAAATCTCAGAATTAAGCAATTTTACCGCTTATTATATTAAAAAGCTGGTTAATTTCCTTTGCGGTGAAACGTTTCTTACCTGTAACCTTTTGTGAGAATTTGCTTCTTGCGGTATCAGGGTCAAGATCCCCGTACATTTCATAAGAAAGCTGTGAGTGTGTGAGGTTATATGTGTTTACATCGCTGTCATATGTGGAAGTGAGGATAGGTATTATGGTCTTCAGTTTACCATATATCTCATTACCCATATCCTGATAATCTGACAATTTCAAAAGTTGGCTGTGATGCTCATCTTTCTGATCATCTTCTTTATCGTTTTCTGGTTCCTCCTTTTTTTCATATTGCATAAAGTCACCACCGAAGAAATCAGATTCGGTAAGCGACTCCTTTAGTACGTTATATAATTTGTCTTCCAGTCTTTTCTTTATGTTTTCTGTAAGCATGATAAATATACATTTTTAATATAAATACCATTTATGAGGCATTTTTATCGCTATTGCTAAACTCTTTTTCATTGGATAACGCTATTTCATTTTTAGGGTCAATGAGAAGTACGGCATTGTTATATTCCTTTGCCGCATCAATATCACCAATTTTGTGGCATATAAAGCACAATTTCAGCATTGGTATTATCGTAAAATACTCTGCATCAGGAAGTTTCTCATCTATCCATACAGTCGTGTTTTGCAATGCTTTTTCGTACCAGAATTTTGCCCATTCGGTATTACCTTTCATTAGATATATTTCCCCTATATTGCAACACACATCGGCCCTAGGTGAAAATGATAACGATGCAGCAATCATAGCGTATTTCAAGGCATTATCCAAGTCACCGTTTTCGTCTTTGAATTTCATTGACTGATTAAGAAGAAAATCTATATTGTATTCCATAACCATTAAACCATATTTTAATAAAAATAGAAAATTAACCGTATATTTGAAGAGAAAACTCAATTTAAGTAAATTTATGAAATCACCTTTAAGATATCCAGGCGGAAAAACAAAGACCACCGATATACTTTTAAAACACGTTCCAAATTTTGATGAGTACAGGGAACCATTCGTAGGCGGTGGCTCAATGTTCTGTGCGTTGAAAGAGATGTATCCCAAGAAAAAATTTTGGATAAATGACCTGTATAAGGAATTATATTGGTTTTATAAGGAATGCCGTTATCATCCGAATGATGTTATTAACGCAATCAGGACGTTGAAATATGAAAATATAGACGGCAAGTACCTTTTTAGTATGGCACGAGAAAGACTTGAGGCGAAAGATGTACCGTTGTTTATGAAGGCTGCATACTTTTTCATTATTAATAGGACAAGCTTTTCAGGAACGACATTAAGCGGCGGTTTTTCACAGCTTGCGTATGACAAACGGTTTACAGAGTCGTCAATAAACAGACTTGAGGACTTTGTAAGGATATTGAAGCCGAGACTCAGGATTACAAATTACAGTTATGAAAGGGTAATTTCAAAGGAAGGCAAAAATGTATTCATATATTTAGACCCGCCATATGCGATTGAGAATGAGTCATTGTATGGTAAGAATGGAGACTTACACAAGAATTTTGATCATGTAAAATTTGCAGATGACTTAAAGAAATGCGAACATAAATGGCTTATTACCTACAATGACTGTGAGTATATCAGAAACTTGTTCGGTTTTGCTGACATAATTCCATTTGAAGCGACATACGGTATGAAAAACGTAAATAAAGAAAACATCAATCAGAAAGGTAACAAGGAAATTATCATTAAAAACTTTTAATGAAGATGGATAACGTAAACATTGCAATAGTAGGATCAAGGACATTCAATGACAAGCCAACGTTCAAAAGAATCTTTGAATGGGTATTAAAAAAGAATGATTATAACATCGACTCCATAGTAAGCGGTGGTGCAAAGGGTGCTGACACACTTGGAGAGGAATATAGTAAAGATAATAATATTCCTGTAACCATATTCAAAGCTGATTGGGATAAGTATGGCAAACGTGCAGGTTTTATAAGAAACGTCGATATTATAAAAAATTGTGATGTCTGCGTGTGTTTTTGGGACGGAGAGTCACATGGGACACTGCATGATATTCAATTATGTGTACAGTATAACAAAACCTGTCATGTGTATAATTTTGTAAAGGATACATTGAAGGATTGGTTCAGTGGTTCTACTTTGAGTGCAGATGAATTCATCTCAATTTGCAGGGAGGATGTCTGATTATGGCAGGAATACATGTTTATAATAAGAATAATGAGGAGCATTATGGGCCTAATGTATTTTATATAGGCAGAGGCTCAGTTCTTGGAAATCCTTGGACGCATATTAAGGACAAGAAAACACTTGCTAAATTTGTAGTAAAGGACAGGGACACCGCAATAGATAATTATGACCATTACTTTGATGTAATGTATGGCTCTGATGTAAAGTTTACTGAAGCTGTTGACAAGATATATGAGGCATATAAGGCAGGAGAGGATGTTTATTTGGAGTGTTTCTGTAAACCATTGCGTTGTCATGGGGATATTATTGCCGATAAGCTCACGCAAAGGCTGGTAAGGGAACGTATAAAAGAGAAAAGGAAATATGTCTAAGCTATATAACGGAAAATGGGATGGTATTTGGGATAAACCTAAATATCAAATGATTAGGGATAAAATTGAAAACGCCTTTAAGGGAATCGAATTCATTGAAGAAACCCACCAATATTTTTATAAAGGTATCGAACTTATCCCGACAAGTAACGTATGTCATGCATTTAGATTGGGTTTTGACGAAGACTCACAAGCAGAAAGATGCTCACTTAAATACTTTAATGACCCAAACAATAAGTATTACCAAATGACAAAGGAGGAAATACTTGAGTCTTGGCACGCTAATTCAAAAAGAGCGACTGATCATGGCACAAAAATTCATCTATTCGGTGAAAATTGTGCATATTTTATGATGAAAAGGTACGATAGGCTTACAGAGGAATTTAAATGCAGAATAAAAAAAGAACCTGACGGTAAAGAATATGTCGAGTCAGCAGAACCAAAAGAGGAAGCAATAGTCAGGTTTTGGAATGATTTGCCAGTTTCAATTGTTCCGATTTTGTTTGAAGTACAGATGTTTGATTTGTCTTGGGGGGTAAGTGGAACAGCGGATTTATTGTTTGTATATGACCCACATATTGAGTCTGACAATAACTATGAAGAATTAAGGACAAGGCTGTATCTCATGGATTATAAAACTAACGCTGACCTTTACAAGTCATTCGGTAACATGCTCTCACCGTTTGATGAGCTTCCAGATAATGACCTTGGCGGTTATAAAATACAAGCTGGAATATATTCTCACTTCATTATGAATTTGGGGTTTGAATTTGTAGCAAGGGCATTAATATGGCTTAAAGATACGGGAGAATATGAAAAAGTGAAAATGGAGAGTTTTACTGGAATATTGAGAAATTATTTAAAATTACATACGGTTAAAGAGCTTCTAAATAACCATAAATAAAAATTTTGACAATATGACTATAAAAATTGATATGGATGGTGTCATACGTGACATTATTCCGACAATGTTGAAAATTTACAATGAGGAATGTGATGGGCAACTAACAGCCAATGATATAATCGACTATAATGTCAATACATCATTCCCAAATGTAATTACCAAGAAAAACAAACTTGCCACTGATTTCTTTTTTGTTGATAAAGCTGAAGATATATTCAGGTACAGTCCTATGTGTAATGGGGCTAAGGAAGCCATCAATATGCTTCATAGGGCAGGGCATAAGATTGTAATTTGCACTTGGCAATTTACACATGAGGCGAAAGTATATACATTGGAGTTCTTAAAAGCAAATGAGATATATTATGATGACATTTGCTTCACAAAAGAAAAGGACTTGATCAAAAGTGATGTCATCGTAGATGATAATCCTGATTTTTTGAAGGTTGACAATTCAGAGAAAAAAGTATGTATTGATGCGGCATACAATAAGGACTACAAGGAATGTGAGCATTATGATTCGCTGTATAACTTTGTACTCAAGTTTCTTGGTATCTAATATTTTTTGTAATTTTAAGAAAAGAATATAATATATGAATGATCAAGTTAAGCAAGAATATGATTTTGTAAACCATACACCTCATTATAACAATTATGATGTAGAAGTAATTGAGATGATTGAACGTATATGGGGGCCATTCATTGCCTCTAAGTGGTGTGAAATTACAGCTTTTAAATATAGACAACGTTTGGGCTTAAAACCTGACAATGAAATTCAGCAGGATTTAAACAAAGAATCTGTATATTTGGAATGGTATAAGGAACTTCGTAATAAGTGGGAAAATGGGGATGTTAAATTTACTTCGCTTACAGGCGAAGAGCAAAGATATATTAACATGTTCACCACAAAAGATTCCAAACCTTCAATAGACAAGCAATTGATTACGGATTAAATAAAAATAAATTAACATAATTTTAATATTAAAATTTAGAAAAATGAATAAGCGTATTAAAAAGTACCACAATTACAAGGAGGTGGTAGACAAGAATGGTGTGTCTCACATTGTATTGGTTTACGGTGAGGTAACAGAGAATGAGCATCTGTATGGCTATGCTCCAGTAACATTTACCCGTAAGGGACGCGCAATCAAAACGGTAGGCGAACCTGTGATTATCGACAGTTTGAATAAATTCCGTTCACCGTTGAAGCAGTTTAATATGGGTTATGCCATCTGCAACAATACAGACAAATTCAATGAAGAGTACGGTATCAAGATAGCAAAGAGACGTTTTGCGAAGTCGCCGCTTTCTACACAGAACGGTACGTTCTTGAACGTTGATATGGTTCGTAGTATTGTAGATAACGAGTTGGACTATATCTGCGAAAACATTGAGCATTTTATGAAAAAGGCAAGATTTTAAAAAAATTTAATAGTATATAGCAATATGCAAATGATTACAGTTGACGGTCATTTAGGCCGTGATGCAAAGATTTTTGCATCAGCAAACGGAAATGAATTTATAGCCTTTTCGATGGCTTGTAATTCCCGTTTGAAAAATATTCAGAAGACAACATGGTATGATGTTATTATACCGTCGGCAGACAGGTACAGGAATCTTGTCCCATATTTGACAAAGGGTAAATACATATTTGTTACAGGAGACCTTGATGTTTCATTGGCAAAAGATAATAATGGAGTGGATCGGTTACGGCTTACGATCAATGCAAATGCCGTCAACTTTCCCTCACTTAGAAAGGATGACGGTGGGGAATCCTCGATTCAGACCGTGGAAGAGAAAGAAAAGAAAGAAGAGGAAATCAAAGTAACTACTTCAGCAACTTCGGCCAAAACTGAAAAGCCGTCATCGGCTCCCGTACAAAATGTGGCATCTGATGATGACGAGGAACTTCCATTCTAATGACCTTATCTCGTCATTGTTTATGTTTTTGTTCCCATAGGCATTTTTCCCTATGGGATTTTTTTGTATATTTAACAAGTAACAATAACTGTTAAAAAATAATGGAAAACAAGGATTATTATAAAATACTTGGTTTGACAGAGGAAGATAAAAAACTTTCTCAAGATGATTTTCAAAAGAAATTAAAGAAAGTATATAGGGATTTAAGTATAAAATATCATCCAGATAGAAATCCTGGAAATAAAGAAGCCGAAGAGAAATTCAAGGAGATAAATGAAGCTCATGATACCTTGTCAGACCCTAAAAAACGCCAACAATATGATTTTCAGTCAAGTGGCGGTTTTAATTTTGGTGGTTTTGACCCATTTGAGGGATTCGGTGATCATTTTTCGGACATGATGGGAGGATTCGGGCATTTTACCCATCGACAAAGAACTATTAAGGGTGAAGATGCCAATGTATCTGTAGATGTTACATTGGAAGATGTATTGAACGGAGTTACAAAGACAATAAGATTCAATAAATTGATTTCGTGTATTCATTGTAACGGAACAGGTTCAAAGAACGGTAAGACGGTACAATGCCCAAAGTGCGGTGGTAGTGGTATAATAAAAAATGTCACAAGAATGGGTAATCAGACATTTATACAACAAACCACTTGTCCTGAATGTGGAGGAACAGGCACAAAACCATCAGAAAAATGCCCATATTGTAATGGTACAGGAGTTAAAAAAGAATCCGTAACAAAAACCATAACAATACCAAAGGGTATATTTGACGGGGCTTGTATGACATTCAAATATGAAGGTAATTCACCTATGAATGTCGGTAATAACAATTCTGTTGCGGGAAATCTTAATCTTTATTTCCATGTATTACCTCATGGAACATTTACTATTGACGGTCAAAATCTTAGAATGGATCTGAGAGTGAATCTGTTCGATGCATGGAACGGGTGTGAAAAAATGGTAAAATGTCTTGATGGTACTATGGTAAGGGTTAGAATACCGAAGCTTACTGAAGATGGCAAACAATTCCAAGTAAGAGGCAAGGGACTACCAAACGTAAATGATGGCAATAGCGTAGGTTCATTGATTATCAGGATAAAATATGAAGTGCCGACAAAGCTTACAGATAAGCAACTTGATTTGTTGGAGGAATTTTACGAATTAGAAGAGGAAAAGAAACAAAAGCATTAAAATATGAATAATTTGACAAAAGATTTTAGAAAATTTGCAATGGAAAAGAATGTAAGAATGAGTGTATTCGATGACATTGTAAAAAAGACAAACAATTCACTTACACCGATGGTTATGGAGGAAAGCACGAACCATTATGGTGTATTTGATATATACAGCAAAATGCTGTGTGATAGAATCATTTTCTTTGGCAACGAGTTCAATACAGACACATGTAACGTGGTTGTCGCAGAATTATTGTACCTTAACTCAATAGGTAGTAATGACATCAATATTTATATATCAAGTCCAGGAGGTTCTGTAGTGGATGGATTAAGCGTTATTGACACTCTCAATATGATTACTTGTGATGTTCAGACGACGTGTACAGGAATGGCGGCTTCGATGGGTGCTGTATTGCTTTCAAGCGGCACAAAAGGTAAACGTCTTGTGCTTCCTCACAGTCGTGTGATGATTCATTCAGTATCAAGCCATCTTAGCGGTACATATCCCGATATGGAGATTGAATTTGAGCAGACAAAACGTTGTAAGGAGGACATCTACAAGATTCTTGCCGAGAATATGGGTAAAGACTACAATGAGGTCGAGGAACTCTGTAAAAGGAATTCGTGGTATATTGGGCAGGAAGCCGTTGACATCGGTTTGGTGGACTCAGTTATTAACAAGAAAATGTAATGGTAGATAAAAACGGAAAAACGCTTTCTGACGGCGATAAAATACGCGCCGAATATACTTTATTAGGCGGAGGAAAAATCGAGCGTACAGGCGTTGTAAGACACGTTATAAAGAACAAAAAAACAGGAGTTGAGTTTGCGTTTGTAACGATAGACAATAATATTCTCTGCAATATGTTTCTTGTAACGAGTGATAGAATAGAAAAAATAGATGACGGGCGGGAATAACAATTCCTACTCGTCATTTCTTTTTCCTTTTAGGAGCTTTTTCCTTCGGTTTATTATATTCATCCGTTTCTTCCTGTGTCATTTCTCTTACTGAAAACTCATGTTTTAATTTTGTAGCTTTATCAATTGATTTGGATAACTCTTTTGATGATTTCATATCCTCTTTTGCCATTTCTTCTGTATCATGTACGGATGCACGAAACCAATTCGTCCACTTTTTTCCGTCTTTGCTCCAATGCTCGTATCTTTCTTCAACAATAAACATTTTGAAACTTTTTACATATAATAAATATGTCTAAAGAATATAAAAAATCCACCGATAATAAAAATATTATCGGTGGGTAATTTTATTAGTTAACCTTTAAGCTTCCTCAGAAGCGTTTTCGCTTGTTGTGTCATCGTCTGTATAGCCTTCAGCCATTTCTATGTCAACTTCGCCAGAATCAACAAGCAAGGCTTCTCTTAATCCGAAGGATACGGTCTTCAATTTGAAGCACTCAAGTATTTTGTCTTCGAATTTACGAACACATACACCCTCACGAGGAACCTCATTGAACGTGCAGAGTGGTTCATTCATTTCCATCTTGAAATGCTCCTTGTCGTTTTTCATCGCCTCAAGAACATTCTCGTGCCAATGATTTTCGGTATCCAATTCAGGATAAAGATCCTCAAGTGTTCCGTGATACAGAAGATCGATAGGATGAATTTTTTTCCAATTTTCATCCCCATTCTCCTTCATTCGCTCAATAAGCTTATTAGTCCATTCAAGCACTTCAGGAACTTCCCATTCACGCTTAGACCCATCTTCGTTGGTAGTGGTGATACGGTACAGCATAATGAAATTCTGACCCTTATCACAACCGTAATCATACAGTTTTTGAATCGGTGTTTCAGTACCTGTAATATAACCACAGATTTCACCATAGATAGTCATACCATCGTCAAGATATGGGTAGATAATATCACCATATTCAGTCCAAACATCAGCCTTGTAGTATCCTCCGTTTACATCTTGGTTTATGTATCGGTTCTTAATGACGGTTCTTGATGAATATACAGGGCCATAAACTACTTCGTAGTCAGTTATGCGCTTATTCTTGAAAAGCCCTGTAGCATCAACAAACTTATTAAACCAATGTTTCAGGAATGGCAGTTTGATTTGTTGTTTTACATGAACTTTACCGATAATAGAGCTTGTACCATGCAGTTTTACTGATACACTGATAACATCATCAGGTCGGAACAGGTCAATGGTCTTTTGAAGCTGTGTAGTATTATAATGGAAGAAGAATTCTCCATCAATCATACGGTCAAAACGCTTAATTTTGTTCTGAGCCTTGTTCTTATTACCTTTATGCACCTGCTCTTGAGGCATAGGCGGAACATAAACTTTAACAAAAAGAACGTCGTTTACCGTATCGAATTCTTGCCCAACATAAGCCTCAACATCCTCCATTGTAATAGTGCTATCAAACTTGATGAGTTCATTTACACCAAACAGAAAGCCGAATGAAGGAGTATTCTTTAAAGTGAGACAACGAACTCGCCCATACTTATTAAAGAAACCGACATGCTTCTTAGCCTCCGCCACAATGTCAGCACCAGACTTGATGAGGTCTTCTGCCTCCTTTTTGAGATTGGTATAAACCGTCGTTTTCGCTGTAGCCTTTGCAAGATAGTCATCAGCCTTAGCTTGAGCTTCAGCAATTTCACCCTTTAATGCAAGATACTCTTCAGAGGTTGGGTTATAGGATTCAAGGGTCTTCTCCTTTTTCCTGTTTTCCTTGTTAATCTTTGCGGCTTTTTTGGTGAGCGAATCCATAGCCCCCTTAACTTGCTTGGCATCATTCTTGAGTTTGTCGGCTTTTGCCTTGATAACCATATATGGAGCCATAATTTTGTTAACCTCATCGGCATTTGCATTTTTCTCACGACATCCGATTTCAAACAGGTTATTTACCGAAAGGAAGTCTTCATTAAGCTGTGTCTCATTTGCAGCATAAAGCATAATGTCACCTTCTTTTACTTGATCCTTACGTACAACAATCTGTGTACCGAACACAAGTGTTTTCGCAAGGAAATCAGAACCCTCAATCGGAGTAAGCTCATTGATTTTCACAACCGCACAACTATATTCACTTTTGAAGTTGTCGGACTTTGTAAAAACTGTTTTTCCCATAATTTATTCTTAAAATTTAATTAGTTTATTTTTCTCTGCAAATATAAGACTATTTTTTGTAATAGCCAAATATCATGATTGTTTTTCTATAAACATTACATCAAATTCCTCTGCCGTAGGCCACTCAATCTTATTGATCATTTCAGCAAGAATTTCGGGTGCAATTTGTCCGTCTCGTCTTTTAATGTTATCAGCTAATGTCGGAGCTTCGATGTATTGGTATATCCACTGGTACTTATATTTTGAAAGTAGCTGCTTGTAGGCATCACGATACTTCCTTTTCAAGTTCATATTATTTATGATAATATTCTTACCTTGTGAAGCCGCTTCAATCATTCGCGCATTACATACTTCAGACACTTTATTCTCTAAGGCCGTAGGTAGAACCCTCTTTTCATTTGGTTTACAATAACCAAGTTCCTCCCTGATGTCGTCACGGCAAATAACTACAGTATCTTCCCGATTGATCCTTGAAATGAATGTGTCTTTTCCTGCACCAGGAAGCCCAATAAGCATTGTAACGGTAGGCAACGTGTCAACAGGTTCCCAAACACTAACCTTATTAAAAATATGGCGTTTTACTTGTTTGGAATTCGCTCCCACTACGTACTTATCTGTGGCTAAACTACGAATCGTCTCAATAATGTTCAAATCAAGAGTTCTTGTTGACATATCTTGAGGGATGCTCCCTAATATGTCACACTTCATTACATAATACAAAAGCGAAATATCCCCATCGACTTCAAACCAAAGTTTGCTACATTTTTCAAAGATATTTCTGCAACGTGCTAAACCGCAACGTTCCATGTGCCACCTAACCATCGAGCATACAGTTTCACGGGCATATGTCGGATAATCCCATAAAATGCGTCGCGTAATTATTTCCCCCTCAATCTCGTGATTATATGAATGCCAATCTTCCTTCATAAATCGGGTAGTAGTAATCTTACCAATGTCATGGAAGAGTACGGAAATTAAAAATATCCTCTTATAGTTATCGATTTTTCCATCAAATTCAGGAAGAAGTTTATACGCTTGTTCCACGCATGCTTTGACATGTTGATATGCATTACCCTCTAAATGCCATTTTGGTGTCTGCTGACAATCCTTTAACTTTTTAAATTCGGGTATCGTATCAATATATTTCCAATTAAGTTTCAATGATTCGCCATTGAAAAACTCTTTGAATAAGATAGTATTATTTTCCATATTGTTTCTATTTCTCCATCAATTTCTTTTCTGTCCAAAATCTCCAATCATAGCTTCCCATTTTCTTTTAGCCACACTACCATTTCAAATGCAGCATCAATTGGATCACAAGCCTTATCTATTAAATGATTAGTAGTTTCTATTCTACATTCAATTGTTCGTTTAAACATATTAAAATTTGGCATTAGCCTTAATAATGCAGAAAGACTCCACGCAGGAATAACCTGATTCCCATAATCTTCTTGTAGTTCTTCTATTGTTTCTCCTTGATTCGGAGATAAAATATATTCTCCTTCTTTCAAAATTGTCCAAGTAGAGTAGTGCATATCAGCCGTATTAACATCAATTCCAAGTTCAATTAGTTTCTTGGATTGTTTAAATGAGGTGCAAATCTTATTCATAATACTCTATTTTCAGAATCGTTCAAATCAATTTCTTTATACTCTACTATTTCAGCATCATCATCTTTACGATAAGTTGGATGATTATATACGGTTCTTAACATATTACTTTCGGTATCAGATAATACAAACAAATCATAGTGTCGAATACCAAAAATATATGTTCTAATATGTACTTTCCAGAGCTTCATAACTTTATTCCATTAAATCGTGAATATAACTATTGCATTTCTCCCACATTTCTCTTTCAAATTGCCTTTTATCGCCATCAGACCATTTTACAACTTTTCCATCAGCAACCTCTCCCCATCTTCCTTTAAGCACATTACGAATGTAAAAGTCTGTCATTTTACGCATAACTTCAATATTCTTCCTGTAACGCTTACTTGTATACTCCTTCCAAAGTACCTTTATATCCCTAATGCTTGTTGGGAATCTAAAACTAATATTTTTCATAACTATTCCTCCTTTAGTTTCTTTAAATCAGCATAGAGTGAATCAAGATGCCTTCTTTGGAATGACCTATTATTGATTACTGCTTCAATTACACCCATCTGCTCTTCGGTTGGCTTCCACTGTACTCTATATTTGAGTTTTTCAAGATACTCAACGTAATCTGGATAACCTCTATTTTCAATTATTGCAATAAGATTATCTATACGCATTATATCCTCTTCACTCCAAACAGGGCTTAGTTTAACTTTATCAGAATCTTTTATAACTTCAAAGTTTGCATCAGTATAAGACATATCCATTCTATTTCCCATTGTATTGATATAATGAGATAGACCACATACTTCTTTAATCATATATCTATTATGTCCAAACCCCTTAAACTGAATACTATCACCCTCACGAAACTTTGGAATGGCAACAACAGATTCCTGCTCACCTTGTTTTTCAAGCCAAGCAATCCAAGATTGAATTTGAGGACATTTATTTCCCGTCTGAATATATGGTTTAGCTTGATTCTTACAATGCTCCAAAAGTTCTTTTCTTATCCTCTCGTCTTCAGATTCTTTGAGTTCGGGGATAAGATAATCAACAAACTCTTTTACTTTGGACATAATATCCTCTTTATAGTATGGTAAGTTTGCGCCTTCAGCCCTTGCTAAAATTTCGTCATAACGTCTGGCTTTTTGTTCAATACTAAGTTCTTTCATAATTCAAAACTTTATTTCTTTGTAATTTTCTTCTTTGCACCTTGGGCAAATATAAGACCATCCAATAGATTCTTTGTCTTCCCACTGATACAAATCTTCAACTTTACTATCGTGCAAATGAGCACCACAATGTTGGCATACAAAATATCCCATGATCACAACAGGTTTAATTCATGTAAACGTTCTATCATTTCCACACAAGCATCAATAAGATTATCTGCTTTAACAGATTTATATATAAGATATAAAGAAGGATTGGAATATTCAATAATGTCCTTTTTAATATTTAATTCGAATGCAATTCCATCATTACTTGTTATAGTATCAGGTAAAACACCAAGCAATGCTGCAAGACTCCAGCATCTAATAGCAGCATCTTTAATACCATAACTCTCCATTCTTGTAAGATAATGAGGGTCTGGTTCTTCGTGCATCATGGCAATGTATTTACCTTGTGCTGTAATATAAAGCCACCACATATCTGCGCTTTCAAGTGGCAGTATCTCTGCCAACTTCTTTGACTGTGGGATGTCTGTAAATGATTTAAGTGCTGTCATAAGTTATTCAAATTATCTAATCATCCCTTGTACGTGCCAAGAACTTTCATCAATATCCTGTTCATCCTCTCTACCTCTTCTACATTCAGAATAACGTCCAGTATTTGTGTCATAATATACATCATAGACGCATCCTTCACTTGAGTCACGAAAACTTCTTATTAATTCTTTAGCCATAGTTATTCAAATTAAATCTTCAAGACAATACTTTATTGCCGCTTCACAGGCACGTTCATAAGTATCACCTATAAAATCATTTGTAAGTCTTTTATCTACATTATTACCAGTTACTGAATCCCAAATTCCAAAAGTATAATAAGGAGCTTTTCTACTTTTCTTTGGTTCTATATCGTCTTCGTTAGTTTTATAAAGACAGATTTCAGTATAAATATGATGTACTTCTCTCAACCACTTCATTGCCATTTGGAGAGTTGGAGCTAATGCATAAAAATCATCACAAGGTTTCTCACTATTAACATACCCTACATGATTAAAAGACAACTCTCCATCACTGTCATATTTTTGATAGCATAATTCATCAAATCCTTTCTCTTTCAATAGTTTTGCCGTTTCAAAACTAACGTAATCTTCTGTAATTGTTGCCATAGTTATTTATATTTAATAAAATGATATTTATGTGTTGGATAAAATACTTCTTTGAAAATGGCTTTAATTGGTTTATTTGTACTTTGAGCTTTATCTACAATATAACATTTGTCATTGTCATTAACATAATAATCACTTGAAATACTATGACAGTCATAATGACCATTATTATTAAAATCAACTTTAATGTGATGGGCTTTGGTATGATGCCCGCCGAAAACATTAAACTCTTTGTATATTGGCTTGTTATATTTTACTAAGATAGAGTCATTTCCTTCATAATTCCAAACATAAATATACTTGTTATCTTCATGGTCTATTCTTGATTGCTTATCACACGAAGTAAACAAAATTATTGATAAGAATAAAATAAATAAATGTTTCATATTTAAAATAAATTTTCAAAACAATACTTTATCGTTGTTTCACAGGCTTGTATTTCTATTGAAAAATTTCCCTGTACTTTCTTTTTAACATCATTACTACATACATATTTGGGCATAGGCAAGGGTTGCTTTCCCTTGTTTCCCATTCGTGGCCATAGTATGTGTCATTTATATATCTCACAATTCCCTGACTCCTTGATGCCCCTGCCGCACAATGTACTGCAATGTTCTTATTATTGTTTTTGTCTATGAATCGAACAATCTTATCTGCCATTTCAGGTGAGATAAATGTTACGATATAGCCTTGTTTTGGATGAGTCCATGTGAGTGTGCCATCCTCCAAACCCAATGCGTGAGGGTCAATATCATCAAAATCAACGTTCAAAACCCTGTCAGATTCCTCGAATAGATGCTCTGTACTCTCATTTTCCCCTGCAATTGATATGATGACCGTATTATCATCCATTATGAATGGGTCTTTATTTTCAACAAGCCTCTTGAATTCATAGAAGCTATAGCAGTATAATTTCTGTTTCATAGTGCAAATATACGACAAAAAATTGGAACCACCAAATAAGATGGTTCCAATTTAAGATTTTTTATGATTTCCCTGTAGAGCCAAAGCCTTTAGCTCCTCTTTTTGCCTCACTGAGCTTTTTTGACTCTTCCCATTCAACAGGCAAAGTAATTCCGACTTTTACCTGTATAATTCTGTCACCTTTCTTATATTTTGGTAATGACGGGATTATATCATAGAATAAAACAAAAATTTCGCCACGATAACCCTCATCGGCTGTCATCGTTGTATTGCACAGGCTAAGTCCTGTCTTGTATACACTGCTTCTCGGTCTTCCGTCAATGCTTAAACGCAGTGGGGAATCTTTCAAGTTAAAATACCTTTTAACATTATAGTCTTTATCTACAAGCTCGACGTATTCTGTATCTCTGACAATTTCAAAAGCTATTCCTGTACCGTATTTCCATACATTAGGAATAAGATTTCCGTCGTCGTCATATACGGGCATTGCATCCGTTGTTGCATAAAGGTCATAACAAAAGTCGTCATCGTGCTTTTTGTATGGCTCTTTAGCATCTGGACTAAGTTTCTTATATCTTATTACCATTAATTTTTTTGTTTTTTTAAACTTCTATTTGTTTCGGGTCAGGCATAAACCAAGGTATTGTACCAGCCTGTTCCAATAATGATTTTCCGTTTTCTCTTTTTATTCTAAGCCAAACAGACAAATATCTCTCTAATACATAAGCCGTGAATCTTGTTTGATATTCTCTTGTATAAAGAGGGTTGAATGGTTTTACGAATTGGTCGATATATTTATCAACATAGGCAAAGGCATCTGTATCATTATGTATGTTAAGTTTATCCTTCATTTCCTCATAGCATGGGAAGATAAAGTCACACCACTCTGAAAATAATTCTTTTGGCATTATCATCATCGCACTGTTATGAAGAAAATTAGCCTTCTCCATTTCATCAAACTCATTGCTTAATTCAGGGTGAAAATCTTTGAATACTTTTTTAACGTCTTGCCATGCACTATATGAATGCCAATATGCAAACCAAGTCTCATTGTCGTATTCCTGTCCCAATAAATCTTTAAAAACGATTGGTTGCCCCAATAACAATGGAATCCCCGCTTCTTTGAATACTAAATTACAATTAAGCCTCTCAATTGAGTCTATGTCATAATATCTTCTGTAATGACAGATGCCAATGTATTCAGTTTTATACTTCATTTTGTTTATCGCGTTTATCATACGATATTCATTCAGAAGCATATTCTCGTTAGCAGGATAGTCGCAATCCATTTTATCGACCCTGAGAATATCAAGTTTAGTCGGTGGGAACGGATCATTACAATTTGTAATTATCTTGTATATATCAGGTCTCGCCTCTACTTGTGGTATCGGTCTAAATGGCTTATGTGTGCATATAAAAATGGTAAGCGGGCCTCTTTTCAAACCCGCCTTACCTTTATTTTTATTACTCATTAACGTTTCTTGTTAATCATGTCGATTATTTCATTTGCTTGTTTGATAATCATTGACAATGCACCTGAGAAATATTTACTGTAATTGTCAGAATTCTCGTTCTGCTTGTCCATAATCCTCATAGCCTCATATTCATAGACATCAAACTTGACTCCAGCATTCATTGCTATCATAATTGAACGCTCACCAACACGAAGCGCACCATCCAAGTCATTGTAGGTGTATTTTTCACCCATATTGTTTATTCTCCAACTGTTTGTCTGTGGAGTAAACAAAATAACCTTGCCTAACTGACTGAGCAATGCAACCTTTGCGATTGATTCTTTCGACACCTGTTTTGCCTCAGGAAGAATTTCATTAAGCTTAATGGCGATAACCGTAAGGTCGATAACCGTTTTGCAGAATGAACCGTCATATGCCAAGCCACTATTGTCCATATTTGCGTATGTGGCATTCATAATTGCGTCTTCGCCACCGACGGCTTCGATTATCCTCTGTGTCTCTTCTTCACCGACATAGGAAATGAGTCTCTTCTTGTACTTTGAAAAATTACTGATCAATAAATCCTTATCCATATCTTAAAAATTTTTGTTTTTCATCACTCCAAATATACCAAAAAATCAAATATCCGTGCTGAGTTTTATGCACCCTATCTGATACGGTGTCAATGCTATCATCCTTCCTGGAACTTCTATCGCCAAATATCCGTTATCAATTATTTTATTTCCTTCCTTGAACATACCATCGCCTATGTATTTGTAATAACGATTGTTATTCAAGAATTTATATACAGTATTACTTCTTAATACGAAGAATAGACGATAATAGCCTAATGCTGTTTTCCATATCGGGTGTGCAACTGTATATATACTAACTATTGTTTTTAATATTAGATTATATATGAAGAATCTAATCTTATTTAATTTAGACATAGCTGAAATCCTCCTTGTTCATAAGATTGTTGCCATATTTATCAATTAATTCTTCAAGAAAAAAACCTCTTTTTCCATTAATCGAACACCATTTATCGGGGTAATCATTGTTATATATAATAAATTTTGTTGGATAATATGGCCACCCTAATTTCTTGCATTCACTTCTTTTATGGGTCTCTTTTAGAAAAAAATTCTTTCTGTCTTCTATGAGGCTATTGTTTTTTGTAAACAAGAACGTCGTTATTGGTTTACATTGAATATAATCACGTATTATGCCGTTTTTTCTGATAATGAAATCAACACCGAGATCTTTGTCCCATTTTCCATACGTATGCTCTACTGTAAACCCTTTTCGCTCATATTCCCGTATCAGGTTTATTTCTCTTATCTGTCCATCAAATGTTTCTATTATAGCGTGATTTACAATATCGTCATAATAATTTTCTAATGGTATTGTAAAGTCATTACATTGTTTTTGATAATGTTCCGCAAGTCTCCATAATTCCTCAGGGCTTCTGCCATAATACAATGAATCGGTACGTTCAATATCAATACTTTTTACGGGATTGGTGTGTGAAAAATAATATTCGGCAAAGTCATATATGGTTGGATTATCCGTATTGGTTTTCTTCCATTCCTCAAAAAAATTTTGGAATAGGTAAGAGCAAAGGCCAATGTACTTTGGCCCTGCTATACGTTTCCAAACTTTGTTGTATAGTTTGTTGAATTTTTTCTTATTATTATAATAGTATTCTATATCCTTTAGTTTATCAGAAAACATCAATATTCACGATTAACCTCTTCATTATAGCATTTATCAATTAAGTCAAAATAATTGAAGTTCTTGCTCTTTTGTTTTGTGTATTTTTTGAAAACCATAAAGACGCTTGTGTATTTTCTTGCATGCTGTTGTTTTTTGATTTTTCCCGAACTAATAAGACGAGCTTTAGCTTCAAGTATGAATTTATCTTCCATACTAAGTCCAAATTTCTGCGCACACATAAAGCTCCATTCCTCGACGTTATGCGATACACCGCCAGATATAGTCGATTGTGACTTCCATATGATTATTCCGTTTGGTTTGATGACTCTGCTACATTCTGCTATCCAATGCATATATGTTGAATACAAATCATCGACAGGATAGAATCCGTGAAACCTATTAAATATTAGGCAGCTACCGTCTTTTGGGTTTTTAGCCGATGGTGCTTCAGGCGGGCTTACCACAAAAGGAAGATCAACAACAATTGAATTAACGCTATTATCTTCCAATGGCAATTTTCCATACGGTTCTATTTTCTTAATTTTTTCTTGTTTCGGAAATACATCGAATAGAATTTTTGGCTCTGGAATGGAATACTTATATCCTTTTCTTTCCCCATAAAATTTAAGTTCCGATGCTGTCATATCACAGTCAAATGGCTCCCCATTATTATAAAGTTGCATTATATTCCATAAGATTTCCGATTGATCAAATGAAATGTTTTTTATAACATTGGAATTGTCTAGTTTGTTTTCATTACCGTCTGTTTTTATGATACTGTCTTCTTCCTCTTTGGAAATGTTTGCCTTAATAGTTTCCAACTTTTCTTTATCAAAATTTAATATAAGCATGTATAAAATATAATTAATTTGAAAAACCAATTTTCTTTTTATTTACGCTTGTTGCGTTTTTCAGTTGGTTATAATTTGTAACCATGTCAGTAATGAGTTTGAATGACTCCTCTTCATCCTCGTCAAAAACCAAAACAAGCTGAATAAGTTCATTAATATGATCAATCGTAAAGCCTTCAGTCCTCTTGACCCACATTTGAAGGTCTATCCGCTGCAAATCTTCAGGAAGAATCGAATTTTTAATGAACATTTCGCGGCTTTCCTCATTTGGAAGAGGAAATTCTACCACCTTATTGAATCTTGAAGGTCTGTTCTTGTATCTTGCTTCAAGTTTTTCAATGTAGTTTGTCGTTGCAATAGTCACAACACCATTTGTTTTCATATTTCCGTCAAGAATGTTCAGCAAATATGTATCAAGATTTGATCTTTGCCCTTCATATCCTATAAAATTGTCAATATCTTCTATAATAGCTATGATTTTTCTGTCGGGTTCAATTTTCCTTATTCTTTTGATTGCATTTACAAACATTCTTATTTCTTCAGATGTGCTAAGTGATATTACAATACCATTATATTGTTCTATAAGGTCTTGACACATTATATTTATAAGGCTTGTCTTTCCTGTACCAGGCGCAGAATATAAAAGATAATTACGCCTGAAAACACGATTATATTTCTTGTATTTGTCCTCAAGCGTCCAAAATTTACTAATATCTTTTAGTATTACATCAGTTGCTTTATTTGGGAGTCTGTATAATTTATTAAGATGTATTTCATTCTTCTCGAAATACATTCCGAGTTGATCACTATACCCCAATGAATAATATCCCGATTCCAATTTATCAAATGTATTTGAAACGGCAATTATCCGTCCATCCATATTTGACCATTGGGATACATTCACATTATCATCGCTAATTTTCTTAGTAGCTTTAACCTCTTGAAGTTGCCCACAACAACTTTGATCAGCCTCAGTATATTCTGGCTCATCTTCTATTAGGTATTCCTTTTCTTCTTCACAATCATCTCCATAATTGTTGAATGTCTTTGCTAAATTTAAATCCTTTTTCATTGAAAAACATAATTTGTTACAAATATAACAAAAAATTACAGTATAAGTGAAATAAAATTTGTTTTTCATGAAAATTATCATGCTCCATGCATGGCATGATAATAATTTATATAAATTATTATATTATTCTTATATTTTATACCATGCATGAAACATGAAAGTTATATCAATGATTTAAGTTATTTTTAGCTTAAAGCTTATGAATAAGAAAATATCTGTATATTTGTTTTGAACTTAAACATAATTTCATTTTAAAATAAAGTAAAAATGGCAAAATTTAGTAAGAATCTTGACGAGAATTTAGTACAGAAGGTTGAGAATTATGCAGCAATGGCAGGTCTTGATCAAGTTATGGAAATCAAACCTATTGCATTATTAAAAACAAAGAAGGATATTGGCGTAATCGTCCGTGGTGGTGAACTTACAGGCATTTTCACTGGTAATCCAGATATTGTGGCAGTAGCACTCTATGAACCCGCATTTTTGAGAGTTGATGAAGAGACACAAAACCTGTGGATTGAAACGCTTATGGCTCAGATTTCCTATGATTATGACAAGGATAAGATTGTAATCAATAAGCCTGATATTAATATCCCTCTCGGCGTATATCGTAAATACGGTAATATCGCGGCACAAAAAGCCGAACTTGCTCTTATGACAATTGATCAGATAGCTCAAGAAGAGGAAGCCGCAAAACAGGCTGAAAAGGAAGCTAAGAAAGCAAATAAGAAGAACAAATGATAGAGACAAATAAAATATATAATGAAAATTGTTTCTTAACTATGGAGAATATGGTATCCACTAATTTCAAGGTGGATACCATTCTCACGTCTCCACCTTATAATATGACAAAGCGAAAAGGTGGATATGCTGATACTGGACGTTATGATATATATGACGATTGGAAAAGTGAGGATGAATATCTTCAATGGACTGTTGAGTTGTTTAATAAATTTAATATGGTGCTAAATCATCAAAGAAGTATTATATATAATTTTTCGTATTCCATTGAAAATCCGTCATTGCCGTATAAATTGATCGTCGAAATAGAAAAAAATACTATTTTCAGACTTGTCGATACTATCATATGGAAAAAAAGATGTGGTTTACCATTTCCTGCAAACGGTAAAAGACTTAGCCGTAATTGGGAATTTGTATTCATATTTACCCGTAAGGATGAAATGAATTCGTATGAGAATAATAGAAAGGTAAAATCGATAAGAGAAAATACAGGGCAAAAATATTATGAGGCTACGTATAATTTTGTAGATGCCCCCAACAATGATGGAAAATGCCCATATAATCAGGCAACATATTCAAGTGAATTATGTACTAAACTTTTAGACACATATACACAGGATGGTTGGGTAGTTTATGATCCATTTATGGGTAGTGGTACGACAGCGGTTTCATGCAAGAAAAAGGGGCTTGGGTATATTGGTAGTGAAATTTCCGAAAATCAATATAACTACGCAAAAGAAAGAATAAGTAATATCTAAAAAAACTAAATTAGATGGGTGACGATTTAAAAATCTATGATAAAGGCGACAATCGGCTGACGTTTAGTATGAGTATTGAGACCGATTTATACAAGGAGTTGGGTGGTAAGGTGGAGAAACCATTGATCGATAACATTGAACTGTATAAGGAATTGGAAACAATGCATATGATACAGAGCGAAAGTGGAAATTCCTTAAAAGAAAAGATAGAGAATTTTGAGAATAAAATCAGTAAATCTAATGGCAAAACTAAAAAGGCAGATACCATTAATAGTAATTTGCAACGTTACAAATTAAAGTATAAGTATTAAAAGTAAAAAAATAGTAAAGAATATGGGAAAGTTTATTAATTGTTTGACAGAGACGGGTGACAGTCTTTTGAAAAAGAGAGCAAGCGTAATCGCGGAAGAGACAAAAGAGGCTTTTGAAGATGAAAAGCGTCGAATTGAAAAGGAGATACGTGCGTTAAAGAACAACATTACATCAATGGAAGATTTGTCTGTTAAGACCACTCAAGATTTGATTGTAGGTGAAAATCTTAATACGACACAGTGGGTGAAGCGTCGTTTTGACATTGAATTAAAGCTTAGAGACCTTAACGTTGAATTAGAAACCGTTAATGCTCTGATCAAGGAATATTTTGAGTAATTAACACCGTTTTATCTCGCCACATGGCGAGAAAATTGGCGAGATAAAGTAATAAAGGTTATAACAATGCTTACTATCTCGCCATATAATGAGAAATTTGTTAAATTTTAGAAAGGAGAAATATGGATATTTTGAATGAACTCAGTAACTATGAATTAGGTAGGTATTTTTCAAATCTAAAAAAAGTTGATAAATCCACTTATGTAAAAATAGGTTTCTCTACATATGAAAATGACCATTTTTGTTACAGTGGGGGGATTTCCGCGTTTATCGAGTCTATATGGGATATGTCTAATAAGGAGCTGATAGACCTAATGAAAGACTATTTCGAGGAAAGACAGGAGAAGCCGAAAAGCTATACTATAAACGATGCGGTGGAATTTTTTTCCGATGTCATAGAAAATGATTTATTGAATGCTTTCTCTGTATGGTACGACATAGACTTCAAGACGATATATACGGCAAACTTCAAATACGGTAATTTTGATGGGATATTCTCTACTTTACCAAACGAGGATAAAGTAAAATTATTGTCGTCAATATACACGGATTTCAAGATTACAAATGAAACAGCAAGTGATGAATTGCTTGATATGTGTTGGGAAAATGTGAAAGTAGATGATAAGAAAAAAGTGCTGAAAGTGTTTATTGAAAATATAACATATTAAAAAGATACCGCTCCAAAAGGAACGGTATTATTTTTTCGGGAAATTGGGATACCAACGCTGCATATATCGTTTTAGGTTCTTGACGGCCTCTCTCCTATATTCATCATAATCTGGATGCCTCTTCTGTTTTTCCAAATCACTTAATTTACCTTTGTAGTTATCACTTTTATAAAGTCCAAAATCTTTGGCTGGGCTATTGTAATAATATGTATCAGAATCATCTACGTAACGGTTATCCCTTGTTTTGAAATTCCATCCATTACTCATAAGTCTGTCCGCTACTTTCTTTTCTTCTTCTCCTCCCCAAGTTGAACCTGTCTTTATCGTTTTTCTGTCAATACCTACGACAACAGACGTACCATCTTTAGCCGTATAGCATTGGAAAAGTGATTTCATATCGGCATCTGAACGTATTCCCCTTGAATCAGGTCTCTTTAAATCCCAAATTAGTTTTATGGCATCATTGTGTGTTGGCATTTCTTGATAATAGTTGATTTGTTCATCAGAAATGTCCCCCAGTGAGAATTGGCGATAATATGTATCGACTCCCCCGTGATTTTTGAAAAAATCTCTTAGTTTATTTGATTTGAATGCTTCCAAAAGTATTTTTGAAATGCTTTCCTTTATCATTGTTTTAAGTTCGGATTCCTTAATTTTCATAACGATTAAATGGTTATTATACTATAATAAATAGTTTAGTGATAGATAAAAATTGTATGTTTACATGGAAATAAATTTAAATACATTATGAGTAAAAGTTTAATAAAGTATTTTGCGAAACTGTCACAAGGAAATGAAAGATGGAATCAGGGAACCGAATTTGAGATTAAAGAGGAGGATGTGGACTTTGTATTAAAAAACGGGTATCAATATGAAGATTTCGTAAACGGTAAGATAGTTATTTATCCTTGTACTGTTGAAAAAATCGTATATGAAAGTGTTGATGAATACACAATGGGAACGAGTGAAGTAGGCTCTATTATAGAAAAACCACAAACGCAGCCACCATTTAATTTTTCTTTGCCAGATAGTAACAGAAAGGTAATGCCTGAAGGCTATGGAGAGTATTAGGAGACAAGGCACAACATCGTTTACGATACACATGGATTACGTTGAAGGAGAAAGGTATATCGAGGTACGTGACGCTATTCCGACACCATTATTTGTGTATGATGAATACCCTATACAAATAATTTTCTCTGGCCCGTGTTCTGTTGTGTTAAGAGATAATTCCATACGAAAAGCGGCATATGTAGAAGCCGTATCATTAGCTACGAATAACGATGGTACACATTGTAAATGGGAGGGGTTTGTCGAAATTAAACAGGATAATACAGATGATTTCCATTTTATAGAAAATGTGTTTGATAATAAAAAGATATTAAATGTTTTAAGATGGCATTATACGAAAATACCACCGATAAAAGAGATATAGATGTTTCGGATCTTATCATTGCAGGCTTTAAGGACATAACAAAAAGTTATGAAAAGGAGTTTTGGGAAGGGAATGGCGTGAAAAACTATTCTGAGTGGCAATTATGGACACCTGATGGGAAAGCACTTATTGTAATGTCCTATGGAATTACAAACAATAATGCATTATGGGGATTGCATGTTGATAATGAGGTGTGCGATTCTATTGGTTCCGCAGACATTTCGACCGTATACCAATTCAACCTTATAATGGAGGCTTTGAATTTGGAATATCGTTTGAAATAATTTTCAAGTATATTTGGCCGTTTCATAAAATACTCTTATCTTTGCATTAAACTTAAAGAATGATATAAAAATGGTAAACGAAAAGTTAAAGACAACGAATGAAATTCTGAAAGCATTGAATGAATCTTATTTTGTCTGTAAGGCATATAATGGTGAGAAAGGGGAGTATGATGTCTATGCCAATGATGATAAATGTGGAAGGCAGTTTGTATGCAGGGTAATTGTAAGTAATACGGCAAAGAAAAGTGTTATTTATAACGGAGTCAAGTATACAAATACCGATAAATTGATCAATGATGTAAATAAATTCAACGATTCATTGTTTTTCCCTGCCGATTGCTATGACCCTAATTTCCGTAAATCCTGTAAGGAGGAACAGAAAATCAACTGGTATTTGACGAAGGTTCTAAAAATGAAACGTGGAAGTTGGGAAGACGGAACAAGAGACGAGTACATAATGCGAAACGTGTATGGGGATCCAATTCTTACCATTTCATATAAGATGGATTACAATTATGGAGCCAATGAAGAGGATACGGGAAGTGGTTTAATTTATCGTGGATTAAATGGAGGTTCATTTATTAGTCCGACATTCAAGGATGCGGAGGAAGCCGTTAATATCATTAATACCATTATAGGTGTGGAGTCTATTGTAAATTTAAACAATTCAATGGAAGTTCTAACGAATTTGAAAGGTGGTTTCGATGATATGAAGAATGTTAAGGTTGAAACATTCGAAACTGTATTGTACGGTGGTGGGCAGAAATATAAAGACAAGGTAATACCAATCCTTGAAAGTCTTCTAAAAAAACTAAAAGAAACGGACGATGACGAGAGAAAAGTTAAAGAATCTTTTGTTGAAACATAATTTGAAGACAGGATTTTTCAATGGGAAGACATATTATTGTTTTACAAAAGATGATATAAGAGGATTCTGCGATTCAGTAGTCAATGAATATTCGATTCAAGTAACGAAATAGATATGAGTTATTGGATTTATAAAGAATGTGGAAGGGTGATTGGCATGAAAGAGATAAACGCTTCCATAAATAAATGGGCGGCTCCTTGGTATTTGCGTCCATATTATTCTTTTGTCGAATGGAATGAGAAACGCAAACGGTATAATTCGGCCGATATAAAATTAAAATCGGATAATCCATATTCAGGATGCAGTTTTGCATTAATCGGTTGTTTTGTCGTATTATGCCTGTTATGCATTGTCATTTTGTTTTTAATTGAGATTATAGTATGAAAAGAAAAGATAAAGAAACGCAATTTTTCGACAATTTGAAGAAGAATAAACCTCTATATGATTTTTGCACAAGAGTCCTTAATTACAAGTCAGGTTTTGAGGGTGAATTGCGGTATCTTATTTTAGCGTCGTTTATTAGTTCAGATAACTTAATAGATGCGCAGTCATGTGAGGATTCAATTGAAATGATGTCATTTGTCAAAAATAACATTAAGTTGATGGATTTAGACGAAAAAACTGAGAAAGAGGTCTTGAAGTATATGAATAAAGGCTTGAAAATTGCTAAAAGGGATTTGAAAGAATACACAAAATGTGAGTAGTTATGTTGTTGTTTGACAAATATTTGAAACACGTGTTTATTCGTCCTGATATGAGTAAGATACTCATTGACAAGGGGGTAAATATGAATGACGCACAATTTTTTATCATAAAGAAAAATGATAAGGAATATGTTGTTGGGAAAAACGAATTGAAAGTGCTGAAGGAAAAAGATACATCCATTGATGGTGTACCTACCTATTCTCTTTGTGATTTCCTTTATAAGTTGCATGAGTGGATTATCGAGGAAGATGGTGGAAAGAAATTCAGCGGCCCGTTAGGATTTATGAAGGATGCTCCGTTTTACATTTTTACCTATTATAATAAGGATGAAAATAAGAAAGAGATCGAGGAGGACAATTTCCATTTCAAAAACGGGAAGAAATGGCTTGAGGCATATGGAGAAACTCCTTTGGATGGAGCGTACCGTATGTTGTTAACTTGTATTAGTAATGAGGTCGGACATGTGGGTTCGATCAGTGAAAAATATGACGGAGAATGGGAGGCAATTCATGAAGAAGATTGCAAAATTACTGAAGATATGTACGAAGATACTGTCGAGTGACGAGTATTTTCTTGTGACGGCAAAACGTGATACAAAATACCATCCCACACTTGGGCCGATACGGTATAGTTATGATTCAAACACGAAACGAGGTTTATTCTACGTCTTTGTTAACGATTATATTAAAAACAACAAACATAATTTTAAAGATTGAGAAATATGAAAACATTGGTAATAGTTGATTTTCAACATGATTTTGCAAATCCAAAAGGCTCACTTTATGTGAACGGTTCAGAATTGGTTGAGGATGAGTTGGTCAAATATATTTATACGAATAAATCTATTGACGAAGTTATTTTTACGATTGATTGGCACAGTCCGAAACATTGCTCATTTAAGAATAATGGTGGTGAATGGCCTTCACATTGCATACAGTTTACGGAAGGGGCAGGAATTTCAAAGAAATTGATGAATGCCTGTATTGATAAGGGTTTGAGAATAAAGGTTTTCAAAAAAGGAAACTGCGATACTGAGGAAGAGTATGGTGCGTTTGATGTTGTGAGTCTTTATAATGACGGTGGCATTTATCGTTTTTCCGTGAATAACATTACTGGCTCATCGCAACAGTTCATCGATAATTCTGATATTGAAATTTGCGGAATTGCATTGGATTACTGCGTACTGAATACGGCCCATAATCTTGCAAAACATTCAAGTGAATTAGGCATCAATGTTACGCTATTGAAGGATTATTGCCCTTGTATTGGTGACAAGGAATCGGCATTGAAGGAAATAGAAAACTTTGGAGTAAAGATTGTTTGATCAATGGATGAAAACGACATTCAGGTTCTTAAAGAAATCGTACACAAAGAATTGATGAGCTGTGGTTATTTTATGGGTGATTTTAACATTCATAATCTACCGAAAGTTGAAGGATGGAAACCATATCCAAAAGGATGGGAATGGAAAAGAATAAATAATAAGGAAACAAAATAAACGCCCGTAGAGGTGCGGGTGTCTGGACGGTGAGGGCAATGGCATTGGCCACCCTGTGAAACGTCAAAGCTGACTCAGCCTTTAATACATTTGGGACAATGCTTATGGGTTTCGCTTGTCAGTATAATATGGAATATGAAGGGAAAAATTATAAATATGAGTTAATTGAAGACAATGAGTAAAATTTTGGATTATAATAGGGTTTTTGAAACCTTAGTTGATGAAACGGCACAGTATCTTATTGACAACCATTTGAAAACAATGGTGTTGGGGATTTCTGGCGGTCTTGACAGTACGGTCTGCGCGGCCATTTGCAGTGAAGTGGTAAACCGTTTTCCGAATCAGAAATTCCGTTTTATCGGTGTAAGCCTACCATGTTCGAGCAATAAGGAAAATGAAAATAACAGTGCATTGCTGACGATGAAGGCATTTTGTCGGGAAGACGATTATTGGGTAGAGAACCTTCAAAAAGAGTATATGTTGATGAAAGCAACTTGTGAGCAGCATTTTTCATCAACAAGAATTTCCCAAGGTAATATAAAAGCCCGTTTACGTATGATTTATCTGTATAATATCGCGTCTGTAATGAATGGCTTGGTAATTGATACGGATAATATGACTGAAAATAACTTAGGTTTTTTCACTATACATGGGGATGTATGTGATTTTAACCCTATTGGCGGGCTATGGAAACATGAAGTGTATGAACTTGCGAGGAATTTGTATTCATTTACATTTAACTTAATTCCTGATAAGTTTAATGCATTGAAAGCAGCCTGTGATATTACCCCTACAGACGGTAATGGCGTAGCAGATGGTGGTGATATGGCTCAGATTGCGCCAGGGCATACATATGAAGAGGTAGATGATATTCTACAGTCATTCCTTGATAAAGGCGATGAGGGTATTGTAGAATGTTACAAGAAATACGGTACTGAAACGGTAAGTAAGGTGTTGCGCCGTCACGAAAAGTCGGCATTTAAACGCAAACATTTGCCGATTGTGATTAAACGAGAACTATACGAAAATTAATTGAAGAATATTTGGTGGTGCAGAATAATAATCTTATCTTTGCATCACTAATTTTAATAGAAGTTTTATATGAGACAAATTGTAACACATTTTACTGATAATGATCTATACACATTTTCATGTCAGTATTATATCCTTCAGACGTATCCACGTTCTGAGGTAAGATATACGTTCTTTGATCGTAATCATACCCGTTACCCGAAAGGGTTCGGGCAAATGCTTCAGGAACAAATCAATGGCATGAAGGATGTTGTTATTACTGATGAGGAAATCGCTTTTATGAAAAATAAGGTATATTTCCTTCCTGAATGGTATTTCACATTTTTGAGGGGTTATCGTTTTAATCCATCAGAAGTACACATTTTCCAAGATCCTGAAGGTTATTTGTCTATTATGATTGAGGGTAAATGGTATTCTACTATTATGTGGGAAATGCCCATTCTTTCGACTATCTCTGAACTTATGCACGAGATTAATGGAGATTTGGCGAAGTTTGATGCTGATTATGAATGGCAATCTGCATATGAAAAGGGTAAGAAGGCTTTTGCTAATGGTCTGCTACTGAGCGATATGGGTACAAGACGACGCTTCTCATTTGATAATCATCGTATTATTCTTGATGCTCTTGTTAAAGCATATAATGATAGCTTCGAAGATTTAGCCTGTTTTGGAAAATTTGTCGGTACGTCGAATGTGTGGTTCGCTAAAGAATTCAATATTACCCCCATTGGCACTATGAGCCATCAAATTATTTCATTCGAAGAATGTGTAAGTGGCGTATTTGAATGCAACCATAACGTAATGAGAAAATGGGCTAAGGTGTATTCGGGAGATCTTGGTATTTTCCTTTTCGACTGTTTTGGGTCTACAGTTTTTTTCAATAACTTGTCTAAAGATATGGCTAAGATGTTTGATGGATTACGTGTAGATAGTGGCGATGAACATGAGGAAACAGAAAAAGTTATTGCCAAGTACAAGTCCCTTGGTGTCGAACCATCTACTAAGTCTATTGTGTACAGTAATGCATTGACCATCGATAAGGCTATCGACCTTCATAATTGGCTTGGTGGACGGATGAAGGATAGTTATGGCATTGGAACACATCTTTGTGCTGACGTAACTAATAAGGAAACGAATGAGAAATTTCCATATAGCAATATCGTGGTAAAACTTACAGGTATGCGTATTACCGAAAATCGTGAGTGGCATGACTGTGTAAAGCTTTCCTGTGACAGGGGCAAGACACTTGGTAATCAGGAGAAATGTGCATATCTATTAAAACAGATTGGATGATGGAGAGAAATAAACCATATAAGGCATTCGACATTAATGCCGTTGAATGTCACGATGATAGTTTTATCGTGCCTAAGGATAAAACAATAACATTATATGATGGCAGGTATTGTGCTGTGGCAGGGTTTATTTATGCCGTTGTAAACGGTAAATATTGTGTCCTTGCTAATCGTCGTGGCAGCGGAACTCCAGATTTTCAAGGTTATTGGAACTGTCCGTGTGGTTTTCTTGAAAGAAATGAAAATTCACGTCAAGGGATCGCCCGCGAGACAATGGAGGAATGCGTCGAAGTTATTCCACCTGAAAGATTTAAGGCAGTATTTGTTCAAACAGAACCTTCTGAATGCAATAACGGTAATGTGACTATTCATCATACGGTATTTCTTGGTAAAAAACACCAATATGTACTTGGGCCTAATCTCGATGATTGGGATGATGGAAGAGGCGGAGAGAAAAATGAAGTACAGGATATTAAATGGATACCTGTAAATCAAGTTAAAAAGTATGAATGGGCATTCGGACATGAAAAGAGTATATTGAAATATGCATATCCGAAATGGAAACAAAAATTGCTTGAAATTTGGTACACGGTTTTCTAAGGCTAAATGGGCATTTGTCGCATGGATGAATGCTCATTTTTATGTATATTAGTTTGGCCAAATGAAAAATTAATCTTATATTTGCAATGTAATTAAAAAGAAATAAATTATGGAAAAGAAGGTTATTGACATTATACCGAAGATAAGCCAGTGGGAGGATATTGAATATGCCCCTGAGTTCGTATGTCCTGAGTGCAATGGCAGTGGAGTAAAACACGGTGAGAAACCGTTGCTTGTTGGATGGTGTGAAACATATAACGGCTTTATGGCTATTTTTGAATGTCCTGTATGCCACACTAAATACAGATTCCATCCACAGCTTAACAAGTTTGACCTGGATTCATTTGATTTTTACCTTGGCGCGTATTATCTTGGTTTGAATGGGCTGGGATGGTGCGGAAATGCCGATGAACTTAATAAAATGTTGGAAGGATGAGCAGGGCAATATTCTTAGGTAGTTTTAATCCGCCTCATATAGGACATAGAAAGTGTATTGAAGCGGTTTTGAATAGTGGCATGATGGATTTTTGTGGGATAGACCATATTCATATCATACCTGCATATCAGAATCCTAATAAATCTGAAAGTTTGGATTTTTGGAAAAGGTATCAGATGTGCCGATACATGTTTTCTGGGCTTTCCGAGAATGTGTTGGTTGACGATATTGAAGCGACTATCCGACCAAAATATACTTATGACCTTATTACTCATTTTCTTCGTGGCGAGGATAAAATGATAGGTCATAAATTTTGGTGGATAATAACTGAAGAGACATTTTTGGAACTTTTGGATGATAAGTGGTTTAAATCAAAAGAGTTGCTGAGGTCTAATAAATTCTTAATTTTATTTGACGGAAACGACATATGTGAAGCCGTAAGATACTCTAATTATTATTACGGAACATTGAAGATAGAGGAACCCGTCACAATACATTCCACCAAGATAAGGGAAATGGCAAAGAGCGGTGAAGATGTGTCTGTTTATACTTGCAAAGAAATAGATAATTTGATCAAGGAAGAAAAATTGTACAGGTGATGAAAAGTACAGATATATTTAAAAAATTCATACCCACCGTAAGAGGCAAATTCGTCTATGCTAATAATGATGGTTCGTTTTCATTTTGTTATGGCTATTATCAGCCAATTGTGGGAGTTGACGGCAAGGGCGTAATTATTACCAATACAGGGTTAAAATATGAAGTGTTAAGTGACACAGTTGGAATGCTATCGGAGCTAACTGATAAAAATTTCGTTAAGATATATGACGGGGATATTATTTCCGTTGTATTAAGCGACGGGCAAAAGTTGTTGAAAATCGTAAAATATCTTCCCAATAAGGGAGGTTTCAAGATGGCTAATGTTTTTGAGTTGGATGAGTCTTGGGATATTTGGCAGACTATTGATCAAAAGTGGCTTGATGAAATGGATGCCGTTGTAGAGGGAAACATGTACGATAATCCTGAATTGCTAAAATAAAATTAGTGTATATGGAAAATAAGAATATTGAGCTAAAACCAACCCCAAAAGTAGGTGAATTTTATCATTTCTTTGATGATGGCAAAACAAGCCCGTCAAGGCATTATATTTGCAAGTGTGAAAGAATTGTAACACCCGAAGAAGCAAAATCTATAATGGTTACAGTACCTGACGATGAATGTACACAGGATAATCCGATATATAATCTTGTATCATTATATGATCATTGGCATAATGACGAAATGCCAAACCATGATTGGCTTTATGAGACCGAAACGGATTATTTTGTAGAATGTTCTTGTCCAGTATATGATGACAATAATCTTTGGTTTGTTAGAACTAAAAACGATGGTGGATGGTTTTCTATGGACATCCAATCATGGTGGCAGGGAGGTAGGCTTGATGTTGATGGTAAAATTTTTGAAAACATTATTCAAGAAGTTAAAGAACATCCACAATGGTACGATGTGGATAGGGCTATTAAAGCCTATAACGAGACAACATATGAAAAAAAGTGAATTATTTGGCTAATTGGGGAAAAAGCCTTATCTTTGCATTGTAATCAAAAGAAAAACAAGTTCAGCGTTATGGCAAAGAAGAAAGATGAAATGGTTAAGGCATTTCTTGAAAAAGAATGGAAAGTCGGTGATGAAGCCACTACAAAGTGTGGTTTTCTTGACGATTTGGCGAGAGATCCTGACCGTAAAGAATACATCACCATTAAGAAGATATTACCTGATGGGAAATTTGTCGTGAATTGGAAAACTCATGACTATTGGAAAGTTAATGATATTATTCTTGATAAGACACAGATTGAACGTTCATTGTTTAATGTTGGGGCTAATCCGTTTCCTGATAGGGCTTGGAATAGACGTATTCGCACCACCAATTATGACCTTGAGGGTATTATGCTTTTTATTGGGGCATCAGGCCGTGTCGGAAGAAAGGCTGAAAAGTACGAAATTAACGGAATTTGCCCATGTGAATGTAATTTTAACCCATATGTTTTGAAAAACGGTGAGAAGCTATACTATCAGCGTGATTTCTGTTGGACACTGAAAGATAAGCAGTTATTCATTGAAAGTGTTTATCAATCCATAAATTGTGGAATGGTACTTCTTCGTAAACGTTCATTTAAGTATGTGGAGGAACAGTGTAAGAATGGAAATTCAGAGGTTGGTTTCTTTGATGTGGTCGATGGAAAACAGCGTCTTGGGTGTATAATTGACTTTGTTAATGATAAATTCCAGGATATGCACGGAAACTACTATTCTGATTTATCCGATCGCGCACAGCATCTTTTCAGAAACAGTCAGGTGCTTACTTATGGTGAAATGGAAGAGGGAACTACCGATGAGGACGTAATTGAGGCATTCTTGCATGTGAATTTCACAGGTGTCCCAATGTCTCAGGAACACATTGATTATGTGCGTGAAATACAGAAAAAACTATGAATGGCTATAATGAAATCACAGTGCAATATTGTGTCAAATATGGTATAAACTTTGATTTGTGCTATGATATTATTCATACATTTGGTGATTCAAAATACTCCCACGAAATATGTGAATGGCTATTAAGTAACACTGATATATGGAATTTACCTTTTGGAGAGATATGTGAAAAATTTAACAATAAACAAAATTAAATAAAGATAGAATATGGGATGTGATATTCATTTGAAACTTGAACGTCGTCTGAAGAAAGACAAGAAACACATTATTTTCAAGGCGAAGTATGATGATAAAGGGAATGAAATTTCCCCTGAAAAGTATTGGATTGAAAAGGCTGACAAGTGGAAGCAATGTTATTTGTTTGGCTATCATTCTGTATGGTCTGACCGTGTTTACGGGATGTTTGCAAGGCTTAACGATGTAAGGAATAATTGGGATATTGAGCCGTTGGAGGATAGGGGTTTTCCTGATGATGCTACAGGTGATACAATTCTTTCTTATTCTTATATTGTGGTGAGTGATGAAGATTATGATAAGAATGAAGACAGGTATGGCTATAGCAGTTTGTATTATACATCTGAAAGCAGTGCTAATGAGTGGGTGGAGAAAGGCTATTCAAAATGGATTTCGAACCCTGATAATAAAGATATGAAATTAGTAACAGGGCCAGATTGGCATTCTCCTAATTGGTGTACAACGCAGGAAATGGAAAAAGCTGTGAACGAGACATTCTATAATGAAGATCAAGGATGGCATGGTGACTATGAGGAATGGGTTGCCCTTGTTGGTGCTATGAAAGGCTATGAAATTTCAGGAGAGTATGAAGTACGCGCCGTATTTTGGTTTGACAATTAGAAATTAAATGTATATTTGAGAAGAAAAACAATAAAATTTTAGATATAATGGCAAATAAGTTTTTTAAAGCCGTGGCATCGGCATTCGTTGTAGAGGAAGAAGGAAAACAGGAGACCTCAACTATAGCCGTGCCACAATCGACAGTCGTACAAACAGTGCAGCAGCCAACTGTTCAGCAACCAACAGGACAACTAAATCAAGTGTTGTTAGACAAGTTGTGTGAGCGTTTGGATCAGGAAAACATTCCTGGCCCTGACTACATGGAACTGAAGCAAGCAGTGAATGATGTAAATATGACAAGCATTATTCCTGATGAAAGTATGCGTTTTCTTGCAGCGTTTACGTCACTAAAGGCTGGTGCGCCACAGTTAACAAAGAGTCATGTGGTTGAAAGCATTAACCATTATATTTCCTGTTTAACAAATTGGGAAAAGGATGCGTTAGCTGATGTTGAAAAAGTGCGTGCTACAGTTGTTGACAAGAAGAAGGAAATCGAATCTATAACTCAGCAAATCGCACAGTTAACAGCAAAAATCGATGTCCTTAGAAAGGATGTTGATGAGACTGAAACAAAATGTAGCAAGAATGAAATGGATATGAAGCTAGCGGTTTCATTCTTAGTTGGAAAACTTAATGAAGACAAAGAAAAAATTGAGAAAACGCTTAAAGATTAAACATTATGAATGATATTATTCAGTATAACGGAGGTGAGTCAAAAATTCCGTTCTTTAAAAAGCCTGGTAGTGTTACAGGAACGGTATTATTGGCATTAGGTGGTATTTTTCTCATAATGCACCTGAACCCAATTCTTATTTTCCTCAATTCGTTACTTGCAAATACCATCACATTTGTTGGTTTATGTATTGCTCTTGCCGCAATAGTGTATTGCATTCTTGATCCAAAAATCAGGAAGATTGTAAGTGAATTATACTTTATGCTCGTAAGGAAAATTATGGGTATTGTAGTAGATATGGATCCCATTTCTATTGTGAAGCATCATCTTATTAAGATGAACGAGAAAATTAAAGAGATACAAAGGAACATGGGTTCATTAAATGGACTTATTAAAGATTCTGAGAGGCGGCTAAAAGAGAAAAAAGAAAAATTGGAGCATGATGCTCTTGCCTTACAGTTATGCAAAGAAAAGGGTAAGGCGCAAGAAGCAGCCGTATATGAACATTCCGTAGTAAGACTTGATGGGGTTATTAAACGTCAAGAGAAACGTCTTACTGATGCACGTAAATGGTACAAGATACTTGGTGATTTGAAGTATGCGGCAGAACTTACTGTCAAAGACACCGAGAATGAAGTGAATGAGCGTGTTGAGGAATGGGAAATGATTAAGAAGCAGCACAAGGTATTCACAAGTGTTATGGGTATCCTCAAACAGGATGACAAACTGAACACATTTACTATGGCTATGGATAATATGTCCTATGACATTACTCAAAAACTTGGAGAAATGGAGGATATTATTAATGAGACAGGTAGTATTATGAGTGAGATTGACCTTGACAACGAAATTGTTTCGGAAAAGGCTACAGCATTACTTGAAAAGTATGATCAGTTCGGTATTGACGGTATTCTTACAAATTTTGGTAGCAAGAAACCTGAATATGTTATGGCAAATATGCAGAAAGCCGAAGTTGTAAATACTGTACCGAAAATTAAAGAAAATTGGTTTGATTGAAAAAAGAGTTAAAAAGTTTAATATTAATTAAAAAAAATTTAAAGATTTATGGCAAAGATGATTGTTAGACCTTGGGTAAAGATTGCCCTTATTGTTATCATTGTTGCAGGAGCCGTTTTCGGCATTTCCAAGTACACAGGTTTTGGTGGTAGTTCTGATAAGGACGTGATTGTCGTTGGAACTAATACGTATGCAGGCTTTATGCCGTTCATGTATCTAAACAACGGACTTGAGCCGAATGAGGATTCTTATATCTACAAGAACTACGGAATCAAGTTGAAGATTCTTGTACAGGATGATTTTCAGGCAGGTCGAGCCGCATTTAGAAATGGAGACATTGATGTCCTGTATTGTACGGCGGATGCCTTACCTGTAGAAATGAGTGAGGGTTCTGATATGGCTGATGCGCGTTTGTTTAATCTGTCAAATTGGTCTCGTGGAGCGGATGCCATCGTAGTAAATAAGAATATTTCTACAGTAGGTGATTTGATCGGTAAGGTTGTGGCTTGCTCTGAAGGAACCGCCTCCCATACATTGCTCTTGAATACCTTGGAGACAAATGGTATTGGGTATGACAAGGTAAATACAGGAGAAGGTGTTAAGAACGACAAAGTGAATATTAAGGTTGTAGCAAGCGGACTTGATGCGGCACAAGTGTTTAAGTCTGGACAATGTGATGCGGCAGTGGTGTTTTCTCCCGATGATCAAGACATCGTAGCATCTATTGCTGGAGCAAAGGTACTTGTATCGACAAAGCAAGCTTCAAATATTATTTGTGACTGTCTTATTGCAAAACAAACATACATCGATAACAATTCGGATAAGTTGAAGAAGCTTGTTGCTGCATTGCTTTATGCCAATAATTTGATGAATACAGATGAAAATGCGGTGAATTTTGCAGCAGACGCTTTTGCAAAGGCATATGGTACTGATACAGAGTTTGCCGTAGAGGGAAGTAAAAATATCCGTTATGCCACATTGGGTGATGAACTTAATTTCTTCGGTTTGAATAGTTCATACACGGGTATTAAGGGCGATGAACTATATTCTAAAATGGCACGTACATATGAAGGTCTTGGGCTGTGTAAAAAGCCTTTGTCTTGGCGCAAGGTGTCTAATTCAGCTATTATTGAGGCATTAGATGGCGATACTGAATTGGTGCAGGGTAATCAGGATGCGGAAACAAGTGTTAAGTTTACAGCCGTTACAGAGGAAATAGTGAATAAGGAGGTTATTTCCGATAAGAAGCTTACCATCGAGTTTGGTGTTAATAGTGACTTGCTTAGTAACGATGCGAAAACACTTATTGACAGAGAGTTCGTTGGCATAGCGAAGCAGTTTGCAGGTTCTCGTGTTAAAATTGTTGGAAATACTGACAATACGGGCAATCAAGCCTATAACGTAGAGCTTTCAAAACGCCGTGCGCAGGCAGTAGCTAATTACCTCATCAGAGAATACGGGTTTGATGCAAATCGTTTTATCATCATAGGAAACGGCCCGAAGAAAGCTATCGAAGATGGTGTAGTAGGTGATAACCAAAACTATCGTACAACAGACTTCCAGTTAGTGAGCGAATAGGTTTTCCATAAATAATAAAGAGGGAGGTGTTTTTCAGGGTATTGTAAGCATCTCCCTCAAATTTTCCAAAATATGAAAACAGTGTTTCAGGTTATAGGAGGTATCCTATTAGTTTTAGTAATGGCATTTATAACCGTTGTATTATGGTCGTCGTTAATAAATGAACATGATCAAGAACTTGTTAACAGAATAGCAAGAGAAACGGTTGTCAAAGATTCGATAAACTGCCCTAATTGTGGCGAAACAATTTTAATCAATAGAAATAAATAATGAATTTGTTCAAAAAACTCTTCAAATTTGGTGGGGATAGTGATTTTGGTGTATTGAATAACAGCATTATTACTGTTATCGGTTTCACCATCATCATTATGCTATGGCATTTTATTGCAGCATTTGAATTGGTTTCACCTAAGGTGCTTCCAGACCCGTTTAATGTAATTACATCGATTGGTGGTCTTATCACTGATAATCATTTATTTGCTAATATTTGGTTTACGGTAAAACTTAACCTTATGTGTTATGTTTATGCCATCCTATTGTCTTTACCGATAGGCTTTTTCTTGGCATTATACCCAATTAACAATATCTTATTTGGAAAAAGTATAAACAGCGTAAGATTTTTGCCATTACCTGCGGTTTCAAGTATTTTTATCGTTATTTGGGGACTGACATTTGAAATGAAGACGTGGTTTCTTACCGTGGCCATTATGATTTATATTATACCTACTGTGGTAAATAAAATTAACGACCTACAAAACCCAAGTAATGTTAAGGATAATGTTTATCTACAAACAATACAAACATTAGGGGCTAATAAGTGGCAAAAATTCCGCTATGTATATTTTCCATATGTAACAAGCGGGATAGTAAATGATATTATAAATTTGACGGCGATCAGTTATACATATGTGGTTATCGCTGAAATGATATATAAAGATGGTTCGATTAGCGGAATCGGCGCATTGATAAACACGATGATACGGCAATCGTACATGGCAGAAGCATTCGCTCTTTTGTTTATAATCATCATAATTGGTACGCTACAAGATATGGCGTTTACTTATTTCTCAAAAAAACTGTTTCCATTCAAGTATAATAAATAATAATTTATGGGAAAATTTGATACATTGTTCAAGGAACCTGAAAATACGAAGGTATCCACGGTTGATAACACATCTGAAAGTATCGCAGGAGCCATTTTAAAGCCTTCTGAGGCGCAAAATAATACTGAGCCTACAACTGTCGAGGAAAACAATGAAAAAGCTGTCATGGACGGAATTTATGAGTGTGAGCCGTTGGATGTCATTAATCTGAAAGACATTACTTTAAAGTTTGGTAATTTCACACTTTTTGATAAACTTAATTTTAGGATACCTGATTTTAAGGGTATGGGACAGTTTATTACCATTATGGGTAAATCAGGCTCAGGAAAGACACAGTTAAGTCGTATTATATCAGGTTTGACAAAGCCAAATGAAGGGGAGGTATTGATGTATGGTAAGCCATATACTGACAAAACGTTTGTGCCTACGGTATTTCAGCAGTATTCGTCTTTTGAATGGATGAGTGTGTTAGAAAATGTAATGCTTCCTATGAAGATGAAAGGCATTGACAAAAAGGTGGCAAAAGAGAAAGCATTAGAGCTTATTGATCTGGTGGGGTTGAAGGGACACGAAGATAAATGGGCAAAAATGCCACCATTGTCAGGAGGTCAATTACAGCGCGTCGCATTGGCAAGGTCTTTGGCATCCGATTCACAAATTCTTGTGCTTGACGAATATTCTTCAGGATTGGACATCGCATCAAAGGCTGCAATGCAGGACATTCTCCTCAAGATATTCTATGATCAAAAAATAGACAGGACATTTATAATGATAACGCATGATATTTCTGAGGCGTTATTTTTGTCCCAAAGAATTTACATTATGGATGAAACACATACATTTAGTGATGTAATAGATATTGACTATGGGGTTGCAAGGCGGACTAGAGATATAGTCAAATCTGAAAAATACGCAGAATACTATAAAAGAATTGAGGGGACTTTTAAAAATGAAGCATTACGATAGTATAAACAGAATACAAGACGATGGAACATTACTTGGAGAAGAAATAGCTGCATTCAATAAGCTTGACGGACAGAACGTGTGCATAAAATATTCTCCGAAAAGGAAAGCGTTTGAACAGTTTGGGTCGCGTAAGCGAGTATTTGATGAAAATGATGAACAATTTGGTGATGCCGTTAAATGGTTTAATAATTCATGCTACCCTGACCTGCTTTCAAGAATAGTCACCGAAAATTCAGGAAAGAAGGGTCTGTTTAATGGCATTGATGAAGTCACATTCTATTTTGAGTGGTATGGAGACCATTCCTTTGCAGGTTTTCATGAAGACGGTGATGAACTTAGGCTGGCATTGATAGATGTATTTTTGAAAAAGAAAGGATATATCGAGTTTAAACCCCTAATTGAGCTGTTTTATTCACATAAGGAAATAATACAACCAGAACTGATATACAGAGGAAAATTAACAAAAGACTTTATAAAGTCGATTCAGGACAATGACTGGACTCAGGAAGGTTGCCAATACCCTAATGTAAAAGAAGGGGTCGTTTGCCGACGCACAACGTTGATGAAAGGGCAAAGACTTCCGAAAGTAAAGTTCAAAACTAAGTGGTGGATGACAGAGTTGTATAAAAAATATGACCCTGAAACCGCTAAACAATTGGAATAATTTTTGTAACTTTAAAAAAATATTGAAAATGAATACATATACAGGCAATATAAGCCCATCCGCCGATACGATTTTCGTGTTCGGTAGTAATCCTGAAGGTCGTCATGGTGCTGGTTCAGCAGCAGCGGCGCATAAGTATTTTGGAGCAAAGTATGGCGTTGGAAAGGGTTTAGTCGGTAATTCATACGCTCTACCGACAACAGACCTCACCAAAAACTACCGCCCAAGCATTGATCAGGAAACAATTGTAAGAAACATCGTTGACATGTATGTATGTGCCAAAGAAAATCCGAATATGAAATTCAAGGTGGCATACCGTAATCAGCCGAATGAAAAGACATTGTGCGGTTACACAGGGCGCGAATTGATAAATATGTTCAAGGAGGCGGGAAAACGTTTCGGCGGCATACCAGATAATGTTTGGTTTAGTCAGGAATGGACTCAGAATTTTAATAGTTAGGAAAATATGGAAAAAGACATTTTTGAAAATGCTCAGTTTGGTGATGTATATCTTTGTCATAATGGTGATAAGGCTATATGGATCGATGAGAATAAATTGGCAATGTATAATGGAGGTTATGGTGTTGCCATAGTCGATGAGAGTTACATTAAAGAGAAACTTGTAAGAAAAGAACCTAATGAGGTTTTGAAGGATCCGTTTGACTACGAAAAGATAACAGAGGAAGATACTAATGGCATAGAGAATTTCGAGAAGCATTATGAATCACACTGCAAATACGGATATAAGCTTTCTAGGGTCGAATATGCCCGTTATTTGAAGTTCTGTGAAAACCATCGTCATGAAGGTGTAAATCGTGGTGCGATAGGTGGTGGAACTGTTGTTTCGTTTATGGGTACAGGTCTTGGAAATGTTGTGCATTGTAAATGTAATATATGCGGAGAAACCGCCGATATTACCGATTTTGACTGTTGGTGATTTGGCCGTTTGAAATAATTGTCTTATCTTTGCATTGTAATTAAAAGTAAAAAATATGATTATCAGAGAAGGACAAGGAGGCTACGGAAACATTTCCTATAATTTTGATGGAAAATACATCAGAAGAGGGTTTTCACCGTATGGTCAAATATTATACAACATCGATTCCTCTAACCGTATTAGGGAAGGTGAGTCAGGCTATGGAAGAATAGTCGGTAATATCGATTCTAACAAGTATATACGTTTTGGTGAATCTCCTTATGGGATGATAATGTTTAATATTGATGGAAAGTATATCAGGAGAGGAGAGACCTCATTCGGTGACATACTTTACACTATTGAATACTAAAACGTATTTTCTGTATATTTAGGATATGAAAGTTATTGTAATAAGTGATTTACATGGAAATTTGATACCAATTAAAGAAGAATTTGATCTTTTGATCATGTGTGGTGATGGCGAACCTGTATGGAATCAGAGCAGACAGTTTCATAAAGAATGGCTAAATACCACATTCTCTGATTGGATAAATAAATTGCCATATAGGAATTCTGAATCTAAGGTAGTAATGATAGCGGGAAATCATTCGTTTTTCTTGGAAGGAATTAGCAACAAACAGAAAAACGAATGGCTTTCAAATATTAAGGATAACCGTCTCATATATCTTGATAATGAGGAATTTGATTTCAAGAATGATGGCGTAGTATATAAGATTTTTGGTTGCCCATATTGTAAACCTTTACCAAGATGGCCGTTTACACGGGATAATTTGGAGAGATACTATGATTTCATACCATATGGGCTTGACATTCTTGTTACACACGATGCCCCTGATATTTTAAATGGTGGAATGGCTACTGAAGGCGACGTAAATGGTAGGAATTTTGGAAATGAGGTACTTGCTAAATACGTGTTGGACAGGAAACCAAAATACGTGTTTTTTGGGCATATTCATTCTTCGCCTCTTAAAAAAATAACAGAATATGAAGGAATTAAAATAGCTAATGCATCGATACTTAATGAAAAATACGAAGTTGCTTATAGTCCTATCATATTCGATATGAAAAAAAGTTAATATAATGTTATACAAAAATGAGGAAGAGTTAAAAGAAAGAATTTCTGCTACGTGTAATGCGTCACACGATGATTATGTCGATAGCTATTGCTGTACCATAAAAGCATCTGACCTTGCTGTAGGAGTAACTTCTTATTATGGCGGTGATGCTACATGTATTACTACAACAAGAAGTGATGCCAACTCATCCATCTGTGCTGACCAAGTATCTATGACAATTACCGATTATATTGATAATGGTGTTAAAAAGGCAATAGAGGAGAGTTTTGGTACTATTTGGACACAGGGAACAACAGCAAAAAATTGGTGGTATCATTATCCATATGGACAGAGATATATCCCATCTACCAGTGTTTCATCTTTCACTATTTCAGACCAAGGTACGGTAAATATCGGTAGAAGATATTTAATCAAAACCGATTATTGTTGTGTAAAAGTGAGAAAAGTAAATTTCAAACAAAAATATTGGATAAAGATTAATTAAACGTTTAATAAAAATGAAAAGAATTGATTTTATTGTAAAAGGAGTAAAGGGTGTATTGGCAGAAACGTTCTCATTCCGTGAGAAGCGTGTACGTCGTACCTTGGATGATGCTATTGACAATGCGGAGGAAATGGCATATGAATCAAGGCGTAAGGCCGATGAAACAATCAACAGCATCAAGGATGTGGCTGACGATAAGTCCAAGATTGCACAGAAGCTGAATGAGTATATCACATACATGCAGGACGCAGATGGTTATGAAAAGTCAAAAGAGTATCTTGAGAAGGCAAAGAAGATGCTTGATGACGAAGTTGAAGTTGAGCTTGATGATGACAAAGATAAGAAGTAAATCATTGATCAGAGAAAGTCATTAAAGGGGTATGCAGTATTGTGTATCCCTAATTTTTTGTATATTTATTTTGATTGAAATTTATACAGAAATGAGTAAATTGAACAAAATTTGCTATAGCCTGAAAGATGTGGCTATTATCCCTGCGAGTATTACAGAAATCGATAGCAGAAAAGACGTAAACCCATTCACGAAAATTTGTGGGAGAGAAAGCTATCCTATTTTTGTGGCTCCGATGGCGGCTGTTACTGACGAATTCAATTATACTAAATGGATAGAGAACAAATTAACACCCGTTATCCCACGTTCAGTTCAACAGAGACTTAGCTTGGAAGAGAGAATTAACCTTGCCGATGAAACATTTGTATCTTTGTCATTATCTGAAGCAGAAGAATTCTCAGAATATGAGGATACGGGTTTTGAAAAGAAATACATCTGTATTGATCTTGCAAATGGGCATATGAGGAAACTTCTTAATGTGTGTAAACGTATTAAGAATTCATATGGCGAAAGAGTGGAGGTTATGACGGGTAATATTGCTAATCCTCACATTTACAGTGAATTATGTGAAGCTTGTGTGGATTGGATACGTGTTTCTATCGGTGGCGGTAGTAGATGCACAAGTAGTTGTGCGTTAGGTATTCATTTTCCTGCCGCATCGTTGGTGGATGAGTTAATAGAAGAAAAGAAAAAATACATTAAGTTTGACAAGGATTGCCATTGCGAGTATACTAAAATTATATTGGACGGCGGAATTGAATGGTATGATGACATCAATAAAGCTCTTGCATTAGGTGCTGATGCCGTAATGATAGGGAAATTATTTGCTGAGTGTGAAGAAGCTTGTGGCAAAGTCCTATATTGTATGTCAGAAGAAGATTTTACTTTAGACATCGGATATTTCCCTGATGAATTATACAATCTTGATGTATCAATAAAGGATACACTTACGCCTTATAGGATGTATTCTGGTATGTCGCACCGCTCAATGCAAATGATTACGGGAGGTGACGGATCAAAAGTGTCTGAAGGTATTTGCAAACCCGTTGAGGTTAAGTATCCTGTGTCACATTGGATTGAGAATATGGACTCCTATTTAAGGAGTTCGATGAGCTATACCAATAGTAAAACATTGTCCGATTTCAAAAATGCTGAATTTGTTATTCTTGGCGGAGTCGGGGCTAATGTTTATAAAAAATAGAAAAACAAATGTTTACATGTTAGAGTTTAGAAATACAAAAGTATATGATCTCAAGGAATCTGTAATCGCATGTAGGAATGCGATGAGACTTGAACCTGTAGAATATACTGATGAAGAGTTTGAAAAAAGTCTTGACAGGGCAAAAAAACTTGTAGAGGCAAGTAATAATAGCAAGAATGTTAAGTGTCATGATAACTATCTGACAGGAATCAGAGTATCTGTTGATATGAAATACAGCCAATATATCACAAAGCAGATGCAGCGTTATCATTGGTTTGATTATGTGTCGTCATCATCAATGATGCATAGGATTACGAAGATGAATTTCAGCAAGTGTTGCAATAAGTATGTCTTGAACAGTAACATACAGACGATGCAGACGCTTGTAAATCAATATAACCATATAGTCGAATTCAGACCTTCAAGTTGGGAGTTCAAGAATGGCGAGAATTCTATTAAGACCATCGGATACGAGGATACTGTATATACGGCATTCATGCTCATTATTTCCAATTGCCCTATGGGTGCTGAATTGTTTGTGCGGGTATCGACGAACTATAAACAGTTGCAGACAATGTACCATCAAAGAAAGCATCATAAGCTGAAGGAAGATTGGGGTGAATTCTGTAAGTGGGTTGAAAGTTTGCCATATGCGAAAGAATTGATAATCGGAGAAAATGATGCCTAATGAAGTATTGTTCACATTGCTGACCACATTGTTCTATAGTATGCTGTTTATTAACTATAGAATGTATAGTGATGTTTATATGCGTTTTGTAAAGATAGATGTTTTATTCGGGCTTGTTTTTTCATCATGGGCGGCATTGGGTATTAATAGTTTGTTTAATATGAATTTTTATTTGATATTAGCGGTTATCGCAGTATTACTTTTAGGCTTACAATCATTATTATATCATTACAGGCTAAAAAAAAAGATAGAGACCGTTGAAAATCGGTTTACGGATGTTGATTCTGTATTCAAGAACAAAATCGGGATTATCGAAACGAGAGTAAATGGAAACTACTATCTCGGAACTATTGAACTTGACGGCAAGGAGCAGCAAATAATGGTATATTCTGACAAAATGTTAGTAAATTCTGACAAATTTGTCATTATGGCATTTGAAGGTAGTAAAATTATTGTTGAAAAACTATCTGGCACGGAAGTTGTTAATAACAATAGTGAAAATAACAAAGAAGAAAAAAATAATTAATAATATGTTTAATGAGTTTTTTAAGACTTTCTTTGAGGAAGCCGATGAATTGATGAAAGAGCTTGACAATAGCTTTGAAAAGACTGAGAAAGAAGTAAAGAAAAATGAAAATGACAACGGCAAATCATATTACCATTATGTGAATAACACGTATAAGAATGGCAAATTGGTTGAACATGAGGAAAAAGAGGTGAAAGACGGTAAGGTTCTGAAAGATGAAAAAGCAACACCTCAAATAGGAAAGGAGAATAACAAGACCAATGATGTAGATGTGACTAAATTGCAGTTGTTAATTGATGAAAAGGATGCAAAGATCAAGGAGCTTGAGAATATCTTGAAGAAGTATCAGAACGAGAATAATGAGTTAAAGAATAAGTTTGAAAAAGTCAAAAATTTGTTCAACTAATTTTATCAAAAACAATAAAAGTAAAAATGGGAAAGATTATTGGAATTGATTTGGGTAGTACCCTTAGCGAAGTCTCTGTAATGGAGGGTAATAGCCCAGTGATTATTGTCAATGATGAAGGAAATAGGACAACTCCGTCTGTAGTATTTTTTGATAAAGACGGAACACGCAAGGTCGGGGCTTCGGCACAACGTCAAGCAATCACCAACCCCAAGAATACAGTAGTTCTTATTAAACGTTTCATGGGTGGTACTTATGAGAATGTAAAAGACAATTTCGCTCATATTGAGTATGATGTGAAAAACGTTAATGGCTACCCAAGAATTGCAATTGGTGATAGGGAGTATTCCCCTGAAGAAATTTCCGCAATGATACTTCAAAAATTAAAGAAGACAGCAGAAGATTATCTTGGGGAGGAGGTTACAGAGGCTGTTATTACCGTACCTGCTATGTTCGATAATGAAGCACGTGAAGCCACCATTAAAGCTGGTCAAATTGCTGGACTAAATGTACGTCGTATCGTCGCAGAACCTACAGCGGCAATTCTTGCTTCTGGCATTGATATGGCTAAAGGTGGTAAATATATGGTTGCCGATTACGGTGGCTCAACATTGGATTTCTCCATTGCCGACATTTCTGATGGTGTTGTTGAGATATTGAGTTCGTATGGTGATGTGTATTGTGGAGGTTCAGACCTTACTAAGCTTTTGTGTGACGACATTGTTAATTCATTTAAAAGTGATACAGGTATCGACCTTTCTGTTGATCCTATGGCAATGACACGTGTCGTGGAGGCCGCTGAAAAAGCTAAAATGGAGCTTTCAAATAGTACCACAACAGATATTAATATTCCATACATTACCGCTAAAGACGGGGTTCCACAGCATTTGAATATCAGTGTTACACGTGCCAAATTTGAAAAACTCATTTCAAATGAAATCAAAAAGGTTATAGGTTGTGGTAAAACAGCTTTATCAAATTCAGGCATTATGGCGAATGAACTTACTGGTATTATTCTCGTAGGTGGTTCTACACGAATTCCTTATGTTCAGGAAATGCTCACGAAGGAATTTGGGGTTCAGCTTATTAAAAATGTCAATCCTGATGAGATTGTAGCTCTTGGTGCTGCGGTTCAAGGTTCAATTATCGCTGGTGATAATAAGGATGTTTTGTTACTTGATGTGACACCATTGAATTTAGGCATCGAGACAATAGGGGGTGTTATGACGAACATCATTGAGGCTAATACAACGATACCTACCAAAAAATCACAAACTTTCAGTACAGCACAGGATAATCAGCCAGGTGTACAAATAAAGGTACTACAAGGCAATCGTCCAATGGCCGTAGACAACAAAACAATAGGTATTTTTAATCTTGATGGGATTGCTCCCGCAAGAAAAGGTGTGCCTCAGATTGAAGTCACTTTTGATATGGATGTTAATGGGGTTTTGAGTGTAACTGCTGTTGATAAAGCGACTAATAAGGAACAGCATATCACTATTGAATCAAAAAGCAGTATTACCGATGAAGAAATCGAGCGTATGAAAGCTGAAGCAGAGGCAAATGCGGAGGCTGACAGAAAAAAGAAGGAAAACGCCGATAAACTAAACAATGCTGACGGTTTGATTTTTGCTATTGAAAAATCTATGGAGGAAATGGGTGATAAACTTACCGATGATGATAAGAACACTCTTACACCAAAGATTGAGGCTTTAAAGAAGGCGATTGAGGCAAAAGATGTCAGTCTTGTAGAAACTTGTCAGAAAGAGCTTGAGCAAACTTGGTATCCGATTACCCAGAAGATGTATCAAGGAAGTAATCCACAAGGTGATGGAAATCCCCTGAATGATATTTTCTCAGGATTTACAGGGGGTACTCAGAAAGCAGAAGAGGTTTAATGTTTTTTACTTTTTTCATAATCATGGATAGAACCATCAATGAAATATTTTGGTGGTTCTATTTTTTTGCCGTATATTTGCAATGTATTAATTAAAAAACATATGCAATTTAATAATCTAAAGGAAAGGATGGAGTATTATAAATCCATCTATGATTATAGACTTACGCCAAATTCGTATGTACTGGCACATATTGATGGACGCTCATTTTCAAAACTTGTCAAAAAGCGTTTTGAACGTCCGTTTGACGATGAATTTATCCGTATGATGAATGAGACGGCTGAATATCTTTGTAAGGAAATACAGGGCTGTAAGACAGCGTATGTACAGTCTGATGAGATTAGTCTTGTAATTACCGATTTTGACACACCTGAAAGTGATTCATTTTTCGGTTTCAGACTATGTAAGATGCAGTCGATAATAGCGTCATTGGCAACGGCTAAGTTTAATCAATTAAACATACTTAGAGTATGTAATGTCCCATGTTCAAATAATGATTTGAAACAAATCATAGCATCTGAACCTATTGTACAATTTGATTGCAAAGTATGGACAGTACCGACATATAATGACGTATTTGCGTGGTTGCTTTATCGACAGAACGATTGTCTGCGTAATTCAAAACAACAGACTGCACAGACATATCTTCCGCATAAAAGACTTGTGGGTTTGAAAGCCGATGAACAAATTGAATTGTTGAACAATGAGAAGGATGTCGATTGGAATGCGTTGGATAATGGAAAGAAGTACGGGCGTATCGTATACAAGGAAACAGAAACATTTAACACGACAATAAAAGGTGAACCTGTTTCATATGAAAGGAGCATATGGAAAGCCCATTATGCTGAATTGTTTACTAACGAATATTTTGATCAATTGAACATTATACCAAAAAGATAAATTATGGAAATAGCAAAATATTTATGCGAATTTTTCTTCACTGATTTTTGGCATTGGCTCGGATTGGTGATTGTTTGTGTGGCATTAAGCCGTAAAGTCGTTACATACACTAAAAAAGATTAAATTTTATGAAAATAAGCGATTGGTGGTACAAAAAATGTAAGTCCAACAAGGTATGTGATTGGATAGACGACAATATACTATGGTACATTTGGGATAAACCAAAGTCGGCATACAGAACAATGTATCATTGGTTCTATTGTAATTTCAATAAGTATCATTGGAGATTGATCAAACAAGCGTTTGTGACATATCCTTGGGATGGGGGTTTCATTCTTGAGCTTGAAGAGAGGCAAATAGATAAACAATTGCATTGGTTTAAGCATCATCAGCTAATGGTTGATGAGCAATATAATGAAATTATGCGTTCCTTGAAATGGGCGAAACATTGCATTCATGTACTCAATAATGAAACAGATTATTTCCATTATGACGGGAACGTTGAGTATGGGCCTGTGAAACAGGTAGGTGATTCAAATATGGGTCTTTCTGAAATAAAGACAGATAAATTAATTTATCGCTATGACGGCCCATATGTGAATAAGAGGAATGCAAAGCGTTTCTTAAATAAAGCCCTGTTAGAGTCTAATATTTTCAAAAGCGGAAACTATGATCATGAATATTATATGGCAAAAGCACGACATATATATTACAAAGTGAGGGAGCGATATACTGATTATTGGTGGGATTGATAATATTTTTATCGTTTTATTTGGCCAATTCAAAAAATAGTCGTATCTTTGCAGTGTTAATTTGAAATAATAACCTTGCTAAAAAGTCAGAGAATATGAATTTAGAAGAAATTTTCAACCAGAAGTTGACAGAAAACGGTGATGTTTCCTACAAGTCTACATTGAATCCACTGTTGGACTTGCTGTTTATGACAGAGTATTTTCAGAAGCATGTTGATGAGGTACGTATAGGTACGTCAGCTTTTGAAAAGGCATTCGCAATGTTTGTCCGTGACCCACGATACGGTCTTGGAAAGCGTGACCTTGGACGTGAATTGATGAAGCAGGCGCATGTCTCCATTACTGATATGGTGTTGGCAGGACGTTTTGATGATGTTTGGACTATGTTTCATGGTACGGCAGCTTTTAATGAGGCACTTGATTACTTGAAGGATGAAATCAAGAAGGGTAATGAGCTTGCTAAGAAGTGGATGCCACGTTATTCCTCAAAGAATCTGATGGTCGCCCGTGAGATTGCAAAGTATTGGGGTATGAATAAGCAGCAGTATGGCAAGTTCATCAAGTGTGATACCGTGGAAAACAAATTATCCCGTAAGAACACAGAGGAAATTGAGTTCGAGCATGTTCCTTCGCTTGCGTTGATCAAATATTATCAGCGTTTCCTCAAAAAGGAGGATACAAAGGCCCGTTTTGAGAAGTACCTTGCCGATGTCAAGGATGGCAAGAAGGAAATGAAGATTTCCACTACGACCGTGTATGACATCTATAAGAATCGTACTAAGATTGATCCAGATCTTTTCTTCGACAAGATAGAGAAAATCAGTGGAAGTTGGATTCCTGTTATCGACTCGTCAGGCTCTATGCAGGATGGTAATGATTCCTATGGAAAGGCTATTGCTATCGGGCATTACCTTTCAAAGTGTTCTACATATGCACCTAACAAGGTGGTCTCTTTCTCGTCCAATCCTCAATTGCTTGAGCTTGGTGTCGAAAATGAGGTTACTTCTTATGGATGGGGTGTAAGGACGCATCGTCAGAATCTTAGCCATTGCAAGAACCAATATGAGCGCGAAATTGCCTCGATGTACACGGGTGATTGCAGTAATACAGATTTTGCGGCTGTAATGCGTCTGTTGAAGGGTCTTGATGCTAAAAACGCCCCTGAGTGGTTGGTCGTCCTCAGTGACATGGAATTTGACTGTGGTTCAAAACAGTCAAAGGACGAGACAATGCGCATCTTCCAACAAAACGGCTTTAAGACGAAAATTGTTTGGTGGAATCTGAATTCAAGGAATAAGACCTGTCCTGAGGTGGATAAGGATGGTAACGTCTTTATGTCAGGATACAGCCCATACTTGCTCAAGTTCCTTGAAGCGGGATTCAATGGTGAACAGTTCATGAAAAAGCTTGTTGCTGAGTACGTGAAAAAGATAGGTATAACCATTGAGTGATTTTTTTGAGGCTATTGGGAATTTTCCTGATAGCCTCAATTTTTTTATTAACAAATCTTGAAAATTTTGAAAAATGTTTTATTTATTATAAGAAAACAGGAAAGGTTTTTTAAGATATATGAAATATGCATTGAATGAATTGCCTGATATTAACAGGCGTATTAAGACTATAATAGATGAAAATTTTGGGGGGAATGTTCGACGTTTCTCATTATCTCTTGGTTTGCCTGACAGTTCAAAAATAAACAGGCTTTTCAATAAGGACAAGAGAACTGGCGGCTTTCCATTACCAAGTTGTGAAATAATACTATTGATTTCTAATAGGCTTGATTATTCTACTGATTGGATGTTACGCGGGATAAAAACCTCTAACAAGGAAAACTATAAGAAAATAGGCAGTCGTATTTAAAACGGTTGCCTATTTCATGTATGCCTTCTGTATATTTTCGTAATGTCCCATCCTGTTTTTTCTTTAAGCAGGGATATTGTTTCCATCGTCCTGTCAGAATGTTTCGTGATAAAACCTGTGAATATAACTTGTTTATTTTTTTTGTATTTATCCTGCAAAAAGTTATAGACACGTATCCCATCCGATATATTTTTTGTGATAATAAAATTTAATTTGTTCTCAGGGTATCTGAATATTACTTTATTATTGTAAAGATATACTTGAACAATATCATATGTGTTTTCAATGAAGTTTGAAATAAAATTGGAGTATATCCATTTTATTGTTTTTCTGTCGGTTTTCGGGTTATAACCGTATACCCAAAACGTTTCTTCCTTGTAATACGGGAATTTCTCATATATAAACCAATTTTCAGATGTTGTGATATGCTTTACAAATCTCCCGTATTCGTCTCTGAGCATTGATTCGTTTGTCTGCGTGTTTTTATCCCTTATTCTTTTTAAGACAACATATTCCCCTTCATATTCATAATGTGATGGATTTTTTCTTTTATTGTTTATGAATTTTACAGGGATTTCTATTTTTTTATTTTCTTCAAGCAGGGAATTCATTTTTTCTGTCACCTCCCCATAATCATGATACTGCCCGATATATTCCACTTGTTTCTTGAAATCGAATCTTAATATCTTGAAGTCCCATTTTTGATAGTTCCTCTTCTTTACTGGTATATACTTTTTCGATTTCGGCCCACGTTTTTTCGGTCTGCCTAATTTTTTTTTATAGTAGCTGTAATATGGCGTACCGTCTGCCTTATATTTTATATGTTTGCTGTTAGCCATTGTCAATGTCTGTTTCTTTTAAGAAATATAGTTTTTTGGTTGAAAAAATGTATATTTGTAGTAAAAGAAAATAAAGTATGTATTTTTGTTTAGTAGTGGCATTAGCCGCAACATTTTTTTGGGTGAATATTATGTTTGCCGAATATATAAGTTCAAAAATTAACCCATACGGAAATGGCTTGGATACTGTGGATAAGGATAAGGCAAGAATCAAGAATATCCTTGTTATAATTATGGCATTGTTTTGGGCGGCCGTGTTCCAATGGGGTTAAAAATAATAGATTGAAAAAGAATATGAATAAGTGAATAACAGACATTTTACATTAGTGGTAGTCGGTGAGAATCCTGATGAACTGATAAAGGAATATGATTCCAATAAAAAAGTAGAACAATATACCGTATTGCAATTCAAGAATGCAGGTAAACTTAGGCAGAAATATATTAAATTCTATGAAGAGATGCTTTTGAAACTTGAGCCTACGGATCCTAATTACCCATTAGCTGAAGAGCAATTGAAAATATATAAGGAACAGAGTGATGTCGATTTTTTTGTTGATATAACGGAAGGGTATGACATTGACGAGGAAACAGGTGATGCCGTATCAGATAAGAATCCTAATGGAAAATATGATTCGTGTCGTTTAGGAAAAAATTTTGCCGTTCCATTGATCAATAAAAACGGAGAAGAGGTATTTTCCTGTACAAAAAATGAAATTGCGTGGGATAAGATACATTTAGCTAATAAGGAAACGTATGAGTTTGCTTGGGATTCTGTAATGGAAGGTAAGAAGGCAAATACGGAGGAGGAAAAAATCATATATGAAAATATGAAAAATAGAAAGGCATATTTTTCGACGTATGGTAGTAGAGAGAATTATGTTCTTAGTAATACTTCGTTTTGGGGATATGCATTTCTTAGCGAAAAAACTGGATGGGTAGAACTTGAAGATACAATAAACCAATTTGAATGGGTAATGGAATTTTACGACAGGTTTATTTTACCATTGAAGGAAAACGAGAGAATTTCGATATATGAGTGTATAAGAATGGAATAGTTTATGGTATTGGGATATTTGGATGGTAATGATATTATACTGTACAACAGGGATGGTATCAATGCAAAATTAAAGTATATAGTAGACAATAAGTATTTGCTAATCACGGATTTACCTACAATGGGATTAACGTATTCCCCGACAAATAAAGACGAGATAGTTGCGGTTGATCCGCCAGGTGGCCCGTGTTTATCAATAGGTTCAGAAGTTATTGATGGAATGTTTGTTAAAAATATTAACCATAGTAAGTCGTTATGTGGTTTCATAATTGAATTGTTTAGGAAATGATCGGAGCTAATGAGAAAATAACAAATATAGCAGTAGTATCATTGGTTTTATCTTGCATTATATTTGTTTTTATGGTGTTATTGAAAACAAGCGGGCTTATAGCCTTATCTTGGTGGTGGGTATTTGGTATATTGGTATTACCTTATGCCGCTGCATTATTGATAATGGTCTTTTCAATATTATTTTTTGTATTTTATAGGTTATTTTTTGGTAATGGTAAAAAACAAGTCATTTAATAGCCCTCGTTGTATGAGGTGCGATTCAATTTTAGAAAGGGATAATTCGTTTGAAGATGATGACTGCATAGTATTCAGATGTCCTAATTGTGGGACAATTGAAATAGTTACTCTTTGTGATGATGAAGAGAAAGAAAATTATGCATTTTACAATGAGTCCATAGATGACGAATTAGGGAAAACTGAACATGGTTATCATGGCTTATGCCCGCAATGTAATAGTCATATCATATGGGGTGCGGATTTTATGCGTTCAGAGGTAATAGGGGATGTTGACAATGATGAAGACGATAGTCTTGCAAGTTCCGTGTCATGTCCTCGTTGCGGAGCAAATATTCAGATAATTGATGCGAAGCCATCAGAATATAGAAACTATCCTGCGTATGGGTACGAAAGTGGAGGAACTTACTAAATTATGGGATGGCTTATTTGATAGGTTTTACGTTCTATGGTATACTAAAAGACCTGAAAGACTTACGAAGATATTAAATGAATTCAAGCGTGTAGGAATTTATCAAACAGGTAAGGTTGAAATTGTAAAAACTGTAGATGCCCCTTTAAAACATAATATGCTAATGACGGTTATGCCGATATTTTGGAATAGGGAGGCCCCGAAATTGGCATACGCAATGGACGCAGCATTTAACCACTATATGATACATCAAGACGCAAAATTATTCGAATACAAAAGGATAATCTGTTTTGAGGATGATATGCGTTTTTTGTATTCATTGGATTACATAAAAGGTGCATTGCTTAATTTTCCTGTTGGTTACAACATCGTTCTTTTTGACAAGATATGCCCTACGATAGAAAAGCATAAAATTATAGAAGCTAACGTGACAAAAAAGATAAATGAATATTATTATTCATATGATGAAACGTTAGACGCTAATTGGAGTGCTGGGATGTATAGCCTTGATCAGAATGCATTGACATTTTTAACATCATTTCAGGAAAATGACTTTGGGCCGACTGATGAAAGCTTAGTAAGGCATTATACGGAAGGCAGTATATTAGGAATAAGACGCGCCTATGTAAAAAAGAATTTAGCTATTCAGGCGAAAAATGCCGATAATTATCATTGGCCGCTATATGAAAAATACGGGCTTAAAGCCGATGATTACAAACAATATGACTGACGATTATGAAGGTAGATTTATTATGTGTGGCGAAAAATGAGAATTTGACAATACGAGATTGGGTCGATTATCATTTGAATATCGGGTTTCATAAAATTTGGATATTTGATAATAACGATAAAGAAGACATTTCCATAATTGAACCATTGAAAAGTAGGATTACTGAAGGTAAAGTATCAGTTCTCCCGAATTTCAAAGGGGCCAAGACGTTTCAATTGACGGCATATAATATGTTTCTCAATGCATTCGCTAAAAAAAATGAATACGATTGGATAGGTGTGATAGATTGTGATGAGTATTTTGATTTTAATCATGAAAAATATTCTAATGTTTCTGACTATTTTGAAGCTGTAGAAAAGAATTGTACGGATGCCACTGCCGTATTTGTCAATTGGGAGACATATGGGGATAACGGAAAATACTATTATGAGAAAGCACCTGTAATTGAAAGGTTTCCTGAACCTGTGAAAAAGAAGATAAGGTTTTGGGCGGGTGATGATGAAAACGTACATATTAAATCCTTTGTTAAAGGGGAAGGATTTTATATTGGTAATCCACATAATTGCCTTACGAGGGGAAAAACCTATAATGCAGATTTTCAGGAAATAAGCCCTCAATCACCATTTAACAGGGTTTATTCATACAATAACGTAAAACTGAAGCATTACGTTACTAAATCATTGGAAGAATTTATCTATAGAAAATTCCGTGGAGTATGCGCCGATAATGGGAATAATAGACCATATAACCTTGATTATTATTGGAGGGTAAACGAAAAAACAGATGAAGCTTTGAAGGCTTTGGAAATATTGAAGAAAAAATATAATTTAAATAATGAACAGTAAAGAAAGAAAGATAATTATAGTCCCTGATGTACATGGCCGCACATTTTGGAAACCTGTGGTAGAATATGTTAAAGAACATTCTAATGCGTTTGTGGTTTTTCTTGGGGATTATTTGGATCCATATCCTTGGGAAGGTATAACAAAAGAAGATGCTATAGCCAATTTTGAAGAAATACTTGATTTTAAGGACAAATTTCCTGATAATGTGCTATTATTGTTAGGAAATCACGATTTCGGCCCCTATATAAGCGACGATATGCCTGCTTGTCGTACTGATTATAAACATCTTGACGACATCAGGGCAATGTTTCATGAAAACATGTCGAAGTTTAGTCTAATATGGTACACTGAACAGGATGGGCAGAAATTCTTATTTTCTCACAGTTGTTTATTGAAAAAATGGATAGAATACGTTAATACACGGCAAAAGTACGACAAACTCCCAAAAATATTCAAAAAGCCTGCTAATATTCCTGATATTGCCGATACACTAAATAAGGCATTGTCAGATAATATTGACAGTATTATCGCCCCACTTGGTACAGTATCGAGATCACGCGGCGGGCGTTATCCGTATGGCTCGTTTATTTGGGCGCATTGGGATGAGCTAACACCCTATAGTTATGAATTCAGAGGGTGGTATCAAGTTTTCGGGCATTCACAGCGTATTTCATACGAAATGGAAAAAGAAATATATGCAAATGGGTATACGGATAAACTTGCGGAGCCAATAATCGATAAGTATTTTGCCTGTCTTGACTGTAAACAATTATTTACAATAGAAAACGGTAAGATTGTCAAATTTATACCCGATCGAATATAAACTGTTGCAAAAAATATTAAATTATATCAGAACGGGTATAATATGGAAAATTAAATGTGGTTATCTTAAACGATCACCACATTTTTTTGTATATTTGTAATGAATAATTTTAGCTTTAATGGAAAATAAAAATAATTTGATCAATAGGGTTGAAAAGTGGCTAAAGCGTAAGATTTGGAAACCTGTTGAATCCACTTATCTTTGTTTGAAATACCCGTTTCTCTATCCAAGAAACAGGTGGACGGGAAAACACTATAATAATTGGAAACTGCATCAATATCATACAGACAATTACAAAAAGGCAATAGGTTGTGTCTGTTGCCATCTGTATAATAAAAAAGAATGGAAAGAATCAGAATATACATATAAGAACTTATCTGCCGATATTAAAAAAGACGGTGTATTACTTTATGGCTATGTAATGAACAATGGAGTAGTCAGTCTATATTATAAGGATAAAGTAATCAAAAAAATAAATCTGTATGAAATAACAGAACAGTATACAGGGCTTCATAAGATTGGTTTTTATGAGAATAATGGCAATGTCAATTTTAATATTGTATTCATTGACGATACAATAATAGGTGAGCAAAAGTTTTATATATTTAACCACACAGTAAACAAGTGGTTAAGATTTAAGATAAGATTTGCCGACTTTTTGAATGATTATGTTTTGCAACTGTTCCATTGTATTCCAACTTATACAGAAATTGATGCAATGAAAGGAGAATGTCCTGGATGGTATAAGAGATTTGGAAAACAACTACTTGTCGATATGAGGAAACAGTTAAAAAAAGACAAGATGCTCTATTCGTTCAGAATAATGCAAATCAAGGAAAAGTGGGGGCGTTTTTGCCTATATTGCGGATCAGCATCAAGGGAAATGTATCAGTTGATAGGGAAATATGAGGGAATGAGTGAACATATTTGCATTGACTGCGGAAAGGATGCCGATGTAATAACAAGCCCATATGGATGGATGTGTCCATATTGTAATGAATGTTACGAAAATAATCATAAAAATCAGGTAATAGACCGTTATAAAGATGAAAACGGTGAATGGAGAGAAATGCCTGATCCATTTGATGAAGAAAATAATGAAAATAAAAAATAGATGGAAATATGAGTGTTTATGTTCACAGATATATTGAGATAAACAGAAAAACCTTAGAGGGAAGAGTTGATTTCAGTAACATTTCCAAAGATTTAAAGCCAGGCTGTTATTATTCAGGATGGGAAAAAGGTTATCATAAATATATTAAGGTTATTTCTAATGAAAACCATAATCCCGTATATGAGGAGGTTAATGAAAAAGATGTTCCATGTAGATGGGAATTGGTAAAGTGGTATAGTGATATACGTTACGGATATTCCTATGAGAATGACAAGAGCGGCATATACAAGGATGATGAAACCAAAGAGGAGCTGAAGTTGAAAAAACACGTCATGTTTGCTGATAATGGTGGAGTTATTCGTGACACATTCTTAAATGATACGTGGGGAAATGACTATGGCTTTGCCAATAGAGGCTATCCTGATGATATATCGGACGAACTGCGGAAGGAATTAGGTGATGGAGAGTATACATGGGGGCATACAAGTGTATTGCTCAGTGAATGGCAAGGCGCAAGGGATAAACTTGTCGAAAAATTCAGAGCAAGTCTTGTTGAATCCATAAACCACACGAATTTCAAGGATTTGAACGATAAGCTTGACTTTATAATGAAGTTACAGAAAAATCCGTCATTAGAACCTCCGAAAAGAAAGAGGAAAAAGAAGGACGATGAAGATGAAGGTTATGTTCCGTCATTGGATTATCTTTTTGAGGAGGACTTTTGGGATATACTCTGTGTGCAACATGAGATCAATAGTGTTTATCACATTGTTGATGAAATATATGGATATACTGATACAAGTAAAATAAGAATTGTATATTTCTGTGGTTAAATAACGTTTTTAAATTTTTAAGTACCGATGTTTATTAAGTTTTTGAAAAGTAAGACAGATGTAATAACTAATTCTTCTACGGAAGTCTTTTGCATCTATAATGATGATGGAATAAGCACTATCAAAGACATCATTAACGCGATTTTTGAACTGGGTGGCAGTAATCTTACAGCAGACGATGTGTTCGATTTCAAGTATCGTATTGAAACGGATATGATAGAGGATGATTGCCTTGAGTGGTTAAGGAATAATGTCAGTGTTGATACAAGTGACTATGAAAACCTTTCATATCATGAGCAAGAGAATTATTTGCTGGAGCATATTCCGTATGATGAAATCCTCTCCATTGCACGTTCACATGATGAATACACCGAATATACACCATCGATAACTGGTGTTGATGTGATTGTCAAGGACGAATACAAGAATGACCCAAAGGTTATTAATGCAGCTAAAAAGATACAAAAGATGTCATCTATTTGGGATATGGGCTATTGTTACGGTTAAATAAGATAAATGTTTGGTTAATGACTTTAGACAATAACATTAAATGTCTTAATTCTATATACGAAGAAATTACACTATCAAGGGATACCCTGATGTATTATCAGATAGTCGGTAGTATAAAGACAGGGCGTTCCCTTATAGGAATAGAAGAGCCAAAGTATATTGTATTTGTAGAAAAGCAAAACGGGCTTACTGTCGAGGTATACATGAGGGATTTTGACTATGATTTCATGACATACAGAATGCAGATAATAGGGCTTGATAATTATTTGAAAGATCAGGCTCAGTGTAATAGCACCGAAGACTTTAAAGTTGAATTTGTTTTAAGATAATTGAAAAAATGGTAGTTAAAGGGATTAAAAGTTTTTCAGATGTCATTACGAATAGTTCATCTGAGGTGTTTGTAATGGAAAAGAGCAATGCGGAATACTACGATAATCTCAAGGATACTGGAGATTGTATTAACATCGAGGAAATCAATTGGGATTGGGTGTATTCTGAGCGTGGCCGTTGGGAATGGGAAATGGTGTGTGATGTCTGCGGACTTGACGAGGCACTTATTCGCGGTGAGTACCATACATATTCTTGGGGAGGAGGCTATTATTCAGACCCGTCACAGGAAGATTGGGAAGAGTTCTGTAATATGAACAAAGAGACCATTGAAAAGAGACTCATAGGTCTTTATTGGGTTGACATTGAAGATCATTTTGCTGACGCATGTGATGTTTCAGAGGAGGCAAGAGACGATTCTAAATGGAATGATTACAGACATTAAGATTTGGAACTATTAAATAAAATTTGAAATGCAATACATTAAAAAACTTAGTAAAGACAAATGGGTAGGTCTAAAGCTTCGTGTAAACAAAGAGTATAATTACAGGGCGTTGTGGCATAATTTGAAGACTTATCGTTTCGATGAAGGCGACGTTATGGAGCTTCCATTAGGGTACAGCGAGTTCTATGACGTTTCTTTAGGGCCCGTTTGCCGCACTGGACGTTGTAGTTTTTGCTACGTCTCCGCGAATCCTGATGCAAAACATTACGAAAACGTTTGTGAAACGTGGAGAAAGTGGATGGATACTTATACCGACACTTTAACAGAAGACGGAATATGCCTAACATCTAAGCCATTCCAAATTGCGATAGGAAGTGAAGGAGAACCTTTGGAACATATGATGATATGCGAATTCCTTAAAACTGTATATGAGACAAACGTAGTGCCAAATTATACTACTAATGGTGTTATCCTTGCTTCATGGAATAAGCCCGACTCAATATACTATGAAAAGGCAAATGAGATTCTAACCGCGACATCAAAGTATGTAGGAGGTGTTGCTGTGTCACTTGGTAATAAGGCTTTGCGTAAATATGCATTCGATGCCATTGATGGGCTTTTTGAAAAGGGTAATTGTCACGTTATGACGCATCATCTTATTTCGGATAAAGAAAGCGTTGACGATTTCCTTGAAATCCGTAAAAAGTACGGAAGTAAGATTCATAACTATGTATTGCTTCCATTAATGGCACACGGAAGAAGCGAAAAAGGTATAGAAGATGGTGTATTTGAATACCTTGAAAAGGTAATTGAGGAAAATAATATCAAGGACGTTGCATTCGGCGCACATTTTATCAAGTATCTTGAGAAATCAGACAAGGTTAAGACGTATCTCTATCCTGCTGAATCGTATTCGAAAAATGTCTTGCTAAAGGATGACCAAGTAGTCATTACCCCAAGTTCATATGATTTGAACCCAATTAAGATTATCGATTTGAAATGAAAGAAACAGAAAAATACTATCCATGCGGGGCAATGCGCCCAGAATATGTAGAAGAATTGATAGATAACCTCATATTGCCTGACAAGGAAAGGCTAATCGAAAAATTAGCAAGAGGAAATGGCTTTGTCTATCCTTATGAAACCGAATTCCCTGATGCTGAAGAATGCGTTGAGCGTATTGGGGCAAAGGAATTACTTAACACAATAGATAAGGATGATATTGAAGACTATATAGAGGACACTTGGATAATAAGCGATTGGCTTGAACACGTTGATGTTGATGAAGCAATAGAGTATTATGGGGCTAACGATATATTGGCCAATATTGATGACGATATTATTCACAGATATTTAAACGACTAAAAAAAAAATAAAGAAATGAAGAAATTTTTGTGTTTAATGATGCTGTTTGCATCTATGATGGTGTTTACTGGATGTACAGGTGCAAGTCCTGATGCCGATGAAGAAGGTGTACTGATTATGAAGCCGTGGTTCTTTGGACATGGCGGAGTTGATGAGACACCTGTGCAATCAGGTTTAACTTGGTGTGCGTGGACAACTGATGTTGTATATGTGAAGATCACTCCTATTGCCCATGACGAGCATATTGAGGACGCTTACAGTAATGACAATACGCAGCTTGACTTTGACATTCAGATTATCTTACAAGTGGAAAAGGGAAAATCCCCCGTATTGATTCAGAACTATGGTACTGATTGGTATAAGAACAACATCCATAAGGAGTTTGTGAGCCATTTCTATAATCTTGTCGGCAATTATTCCCCGTTTGACCTTATGAGTAATCGTAGTGTTACGGACAGCGTACAAGTGTTGATGGAGCAGCATATGCAAAATTACATTGCGAAACTGTCGGAAAAGAAGCCGTTCCCTGTAAATGTAAACAGCGTCATTATTGGTAAGGCAAAGCCTAATGATGATATGAAGAAAGAAATGGATAAGACGGCGGCAGTCATTCAGGCCAAGAAGACACAGGAGCAACGTATCTTGTCCGAGAAGGCCCGTGCAGAAGCCGAAAGACAACGTGCTATCGCGGATAAGACGTATATGGCTGAAATGAACTTGAACCCATCACAATACATCCAATTGCGTGCCTGGGATATTATCGAAAAGAAAAACGGTGCTAATATCGATGTATTGTTCGATGCGTCAGCGGATAAGATGTGGAACATCAAGAGAAACTAATTTGAATAGATATTTCTAATTAAGGTCGGGATTTTTCTTTCCTGACCTTTTTTGTATATTTGTAAGGTAAAATAATTTTGAAGCAAAAACTATATGGTTAGTGGTTATTAATATTTTTAACAGGAACTGCATTGATGTAATGGATGAAATGATAGAAAGAGGCATCAAGGCAGATTTAGTCGTAACATCCCCTCCATATGACAATTTAAGATCATATCAAGGTGTTGGTGATGAATGGAATTTTGAAATTTTCAAAGATGTTGCTGATCATTTGTATAAGGTAATGAATGATGGATGCTGTATTGTTTGGATATGCAATGATGCGGTTATAGACGGCTCTGAAACAGGAACATCATTTAAACAGGCGTTATATTTCAAAGAGATAGGCTTTAAGATTTTAGACACAATGATATGGGAAAAAGATACAAGTTCATTTCCCGTAAAACCGAATAGCCGACGATACAGCCAAATATTTGAATATATGTTTGTCTTTTGTAAGGGTAAACCAAGGACTGATTACACATTAATTAAAGATAAACCTAATAAATGGTTTGGGCATACTAATTTTGGACAGCAGAGCCAAAGGAATCAAAAAGGTGATTTGGTTAATTCAAAGAAAAAGTTCATTAATCCAGTACCTGAATTCAGCGTAAGGAATAATATATGGAAGCAGAATAACGTATCTAAGGACGGTGATAAAGAATTTAGACATAATGCGGCATTTCCATTACAATTGGCAATTGACCATATACTCAGTTGGAGCGTTGATGGCGACTTGGTTTTTGACCCGTTTGGCGGCGGCTTTACTACTGGCGTAGCCTGTATCAAAACGAATAGGAATTTTATTGGTTGTGAGATGGTTAAGGAATACTATGATAATTTAGGAAAGCCAAGATTGATCAAACATCTGACGAATGAATATAAGATAATAGAGGATAAGTTACTTGGGAAAAATGAAACGGAATAGCAATAACAAATCAGATGGCATTTTTAATGGTCTCAATAACAGGCAAAAAGAGGCCGTAAACGCCACAGAAGGTAAGGTTCGGGCAATTGCAGGGGCTGGAGCAGGGAAAACCAAGACCCTTGTTTCAAGATATGCCCATATAATACAGAACCTTGGGGTATCACCCGCTAATGTATTGTGCATAACTTTTACGAATAAAGCCGCACAAGAAATGAAGAATAGAGTTTCAAAACTCATTGATTCTGATGTTGCCACGGATTTTATATGTACCATTCATAGCCTCTGTGTCAAAATTCTAAGAAACGAAATATATCATTTAGGGTATCCTAAAAATTTCATTATCCTAGATGAGATAGATTCAAAGGATATGGCTAAAAAGGTGATGGATGAGTTGCATATTGACAAAGACGACATGACAGAATATCAGTTATTGGAAAAAGTGGCTGAATATAAGTCAAAATCATCTTATATAGGCGACATTGTAATGGATAAGGACACAATGAACAGTAACGACCCTGTTATAAAATATATTATAGAGCAACGTAAGTCATATTATCTTGATTTTGATGATCTAATATTTTTCGGACTCTATGTTTTGCAGAAATATAAAGATGCATATGACAGATGGTCGTTTTTCCAATACATAATGGTAGATGAGACGCAGGATTGCAATGCCGTCGATTGGAAACTTATAAATTTGTTAGGAAAAGCAAGTGGAAATATATTCTGTGTCGGTGACGATTGTCAGAGCATATATGGGTTCAGGGGTAGTAAGCCTCAGATGTTCGTAGATTTCAAAAGTAAAAAAGACGTTGTATTAAATCAGAATTATCGCTCAACAAAACCGATTCTTGATGTTGCGAATTGTGTAATCAAAAATAATGAGAGGCAATTAAAGAAAAATTTGGTTACGGAAAGAAAGGATGGTGAACTACCTGTTTACTATCATGCCTATACTGATCAGGACGAGGCATCATGGATTCTGAAAGAAATAAACAAGTTAAAAAAATCAGATAAAAGGAAAAATACTGATTTTGCGGTGTTGTACAGGGCATCATATTTGTCAAGGCCAATAGAACAGGAACTGTTAAAATCCAATATACCATATATTATATGGGGTGGAGTAAGGTTTTATGATAGAAAGGAAATTAAGGATGTGATGTCATATTTGCGTGTTATCGCAAATGGTGATGATATAGCGTTTAGCCGTATTATTAATGTACCGTCAAGGAAGTTTGGCAAAGTTTCGTTGGAAAAACTAAAAATACTTTCCCAAAAAGAAAAAACAACAATGTATGAATCTTTGAAGAAACATATTAAAGACAAGGAGTTTAACAAGGAGCAGATTGTCAAATTCGTTGAACTTATTGAATGGGGTAGAGCGTATAAAGACAAAAAGCATATTTCTGATATACTTTCTGAAGTCCTGGATAAAAGTGGTTTGAAGAAACTGTATTCCAATGATTCAGATGAAGAACGTATTGAGAATATAGGCGAATTGATTTCATCGGTAAAAGATTATGAGAAATCAAATGAACATGAGGAAGATTTAGGGCTTGACAGGTATTTGCAGGATATGTCATTGTTTACTAACATGGACAAAACCTCAGATACGGATGCAATAAAACTGATGACAATTCATCAAAGTAAGGGGCTTGAATTTCCTGTGGTATTCGTCTGTGGGCTTAATGAAGGTATTTTCCCAAATTCGAGAGCCATGAGAGAAATGCAGGCAGATGGCTTGGAAGAGGAACGACGTATATTCTATGTAGCTGTAACTCGCGCAATGGATAAACTGTATTTAAGTGAGTCGGGAGGATTTAATTTCATAACTAAAAGAGACAAAGAGCCGTCGCGTTTTCTTGAAGAGATAGATGATGAATTAATCACAAAATTAAACCAACCAAAGGATAAATTTGGTAAAAACAGGTTTGGGAAAATCAGTTTTTCTGAGGCGAATGATGAATTGTCTGTTGGTGATATGGTAAAGCATAAGTTTTTTGGAACTGGTGAAATAATACATTATAATGAAAAAAATAAGTCATATACTGTAAAATTTGACTTAGGGGTTAGGACTGTTATAGGAACTGTTTTGGAGAAATTGGATTGATAATATTTTGTCAGTCCAATTTTTTTCTGTATCTTTGCATAAAATAAAATTTGTTTATGAAAGTTGATAATTTTAAGGCATACGAGGATTTTTTAAGAGATAATGGAATTCCAGAAACAATAAATTATAACAGGAATTTTACCCCGAAATACTATGTGATAGAGGTAATGAGAAGAGGAAAGGATAACCCGAATCTTTCAGCCGTTAACGTTCATTTTAAAAACTACTACATTCAAAGTATTGAGGAATTGCGTAAGGCTATGCCTGAGATTATTCTGTTATGTGACGTAATGAGAATGAGGGCATATGGCTCTGTTAATATAAAAGACGGTAAGCAAGTAATGATAAATACGGCGCAGGAACTCATAAGGCGTGTAGGATGCTCAGATTTTCGTCGTCCGTGGAAGATATTCAACAGTTGTTCTGGAAAATATCTTGAGAGGGATGATAAAAAATGGGTAATCGACATTGATGATTGTGTAAAAGACGGAGAAATCATCGATATGGATAAGATTGAAAGATACAAGTCTGTTATTTGCCAATGTTCACCATCGTATAATGAAAATGTACTTACACATTTTAAAACAAGAACAGGAATTCATCTAATTACGAAACCATTTAACAGATGGGAGTATGATAAAAAGATAGATGAGATGGGCTTAGATATTGAAAAAGCTAAGAAAGTGGTTCACATGAATCATTTGACATTGGTATATTGCTATTCCGAATAAAAAGTTTTGTATATTTGTCTTATGAAAGTTTATACTGTAAGATATGAGGGATTTCACTATGATGTGAATGAAGCATTCAGCACAATGGAGTTAGCCGAAGAAATGGTGAAACGTGTTGGCGTTGGCTATATACAAGAATATGAGGTTAAAGACAAGGTGAATGATGAGTTTTTGTTTGTTGTCATTTTTGATAAGATTGAACAGGAGACAAGACTGATGGGTTCCTATGACTACCCATACCCCACACTAATAGTGAATTCACCATTTGAGGCTAATGTCGTACTTTGGGCAAGGAATAAAGACGAAGCGACAAAGAATGGAACAGAAATATTGATCAATTTCCTGAATAGCGGTCAGAAGATATGTAGGAATTTCATATACAATGCCGATACTTTTGAAAAGGTGAATGAGTACCATACATATTTGGGTTTTGGTGAGTTGTCTGATATTGAGAAGAAAATATTGACTACAAATATCACAAAAGATGAAAATGGACGTTATGAAAATGCAATGTTTGTATCGTTATTCTCGTCTATGGATAAAAATAGAAATGTCAAAATAGTCTGTGATGCAGAGGAAGTAGGCCAAATATTTTCTGAAGTTACAGGTACGACAATCCACATCAATGAGAAAGATAAAGATGATTTTCTTTCCAAGGCTAAAAGTATGGGGTTTTCGGAAATTAAAAAAACGGAATATGAATTTGTGTTAAATGGCGAAAATGCCGTAAAAAATTTGGGCAAAAATGAAAAATATAGTAATTGAAAAAGGTAAGGAATTAGCTTTTCTTCTCAGACACGATAAAGAGTATAAATTTGACGAGCATGGTTGGCGTGAGGTTGATGATTTGTTAAGAAATCACGGCTATACACCTGAAATACTTGATGAAATCGTTGAAACTAACAACAAAAAACGATTTGAGTATTCTGAAGACAGAAAATATATCCGTGCAAGACAAGGGCATAGTGTGGAAGTTAATGTGGAATTGAAGGAAATGACACCTCCTGATACATTATATCACGGTACGGCTACACGTTTTTTGGATTCCATTATGAAAAGCGGAATAAACAGCGGAACAAGGCTGCATGTACATTTGTCCGCTGATGCGGATACTGCCATTAATGTAGGAAAGAGGCACGGTAAGCCAATTGTATTGGTAATTGACGCAAAAACGATGCATAACGACGGAAACAAGTTTTATTTGAGTAACAATGGAGTTTGGCTCACTAAGTTTGTAGATACTAAATATATTAAGGCATGAAATTAGAGAAATTCAAAGAGGTGCTTGATACTATCCGCAAAACGGATAATGATATTGAAACATTGAGAAAGCTCGGAATTGACATTATTGACACTGAATTGTGCAAGTCATATTGGGCGTTGCAGGCATTGGCATTTACAGAAGCCTACGGAGAAGATGGATGGGATTGGATTTCGTGGGCGTTGTATGATGCTCCTCGTCTGTTGGAGAAGAGCAAGAAAAGCGGAAATGAAGAAAAGGAATATTTTGCTTGGGAAAAGGACGGTACACCCATAGACCTTTCAACAGATGAAAAATTGTGGGAATACGTAGAAAAGAATTATAATCAGCGTGAATAGTTCACTATAGAAGAAAAGGAGGTAACGTTATGTGTTTGGCTTTAATTTTAGGAATCTTATGTGTTGTTGTCATAGTTGTGAGTTGTATTTCATATCAAAAAAACAAGATGAATAAGAAGGTGTTAGAGTTTCAGGATTTTTGTAATAAGAAGTTCTATATTAAGGCCAACACTAACGGTTTAGGACATAAGAAATATGCAAGATTCTATGACTATAAAGTATCGGGAGGCACTTTTTTCATACTTTACCAAACAATACAATATGATTCGTTTTTCAGAAGATATGAAATAAGTGAACAGGTCTTTATCGAAGAATTCGAGAAATTCAAAGAAAAATACAGACCACAAATGCCTGATATTGACTATTGGGATCCTACAGCTTATAAAATAGATAATTATGGGAAAATACGATGAAATAAGAAATACAATTATAAAAATACTTGATGATAATTTTGGTATTTTCACTTATACTGGACATGGGGTAAATATTGGCATTTGGGAAACAAAAGATTTTCAAGATATGGAAAAGCCTATTGGCAGTAGTTGGTGGACGGCAAAATATCGTTTATGGGTGTTTATACCAGACAAATATGGGATGCAAATTAAGGTGGAAATGTTTTTTATGTCTGTCTACGAATGGGAATCAATGTTTGAAGGATATATTGAAGATGTAAATGATATTAAAAAAATATTAAATTATCAGTTAGGATTAAAAACTAAATAAGAAATATGGAAGGTAACAAGATTATTGAGATTATTCAAAAAGCTATCTCTAAGATTGATTGCACAAAGGTGTGTCACGATGGAGGTACACTAACTGTACTTGAGGATAGTTTTACGACCACGGATAATGGCTATGACAGCTTTGTCATTGCAGGAGGTTTGAACGGGCGTGGTATTTGGAGTAATTATTTTGAGGCATTAGCCAAAATGATGTTCCAAATTGAGCTTCGTTTTCCTAACGCATTTGTCGTAAAAATAGACAATGATGTAGTTGATGATGTATTTTATGTAACAATTGGCATTCCAAATTAAAAAAATATGAGAGACGACGAAAGAAATATTTTGTTTTTATGCTCTTGTGGAGACGTAGCTGATCAGATATTAATGAATTATTGGACTGACTACGAAAACGATAGTTATCCTTGTGTATATGCATCGTTTCATTTGAATACATTGCCATTTTTCAAGAGACTATGGCTTGGTATCAAGTATATATTTGGCTATAGGTCGAAATATGGTGATTTTGGCGAGGTAATATTAAAACCAAGTGATTATACGAAAATGCAAGAAGTCGCCAACTTTTTAAAGAAAGTTTACGATTACGAAGAGGAGAAAGAAAATAAGACCGATGCTAAAGACAATGTTGAATAACATGCCTGTTGAAAATGAGCAGCCTGTTATAGTTAATGATGAAGAGGTTAAGCAGCCTGACTACCAAGATATGTATGTTAGGCTTTTAGCCGAATTTGATAACTACAAGAAGAGAAAGGCGAAGGAAATTGAAACCATACGGAATACGGCAGGAAAAGAAATAATCTTATCTTTAATTACTGTCATCGATGATTGTGAAATGGCACATAAAATGGGGTCAGACGGTGAAGGTATAAAGTTGATTTACAGTAAATTATTTAATGTACTGAAAGAATGTGGAGTCGAAGCATATGGCTCTATCGGCGATGAATTCAATCCTGACATACATAATGCCGTATCCACCTCAAACAGTGGCGATGTTTCCGATAATTGCATTTCTAACATATATAAAGTGGGTTATAAGATGAACGGGGAGATTATAAGACACGCATTGGTCATCGTTGAAAAAACAGAAAATAATGACTAAGAAGAAAAAGAATGATTTTGACGACATGTATGCGGAAGATTTAGTATGGATGTCGTATCGATATGCAATAGGGTTGAAAAATGAACGAGAAGACGAATATTTCAATGTAGATTTTGACTCTGAGGAATATCATCAATTAGTCGCTGAGTTCAGGGAGTTTTTGAAGAAACGTCGTAAGAAGTCTGCCCCATTAAAAGTATTGCCGACATCTAAGGTAGATGATCTTATATGGTTGTCATTCCATTATGGGCTTGGCCGTCATACATATGCTGCAATGCATTCAGGCGAAATCGCAACACACGGTTATAACCGATTAAGTCAGAACAGAAAAGATTTTATCGCCAAAGATATTAGGCGGGAAATATTTGACCGTTTAAATTGGGGGCATATGAATTTCCATTGTGATTTGCATCTACAGGATTTGTTCGACCCCATTGATTTACTGATGCGTTTTTTGAAAGACAGGAATGTTACTAACATAAAGACTCTTCGTGGTTTTACAAATATAGAGCCTGTTCTTGAAAATGGCGAAATTAAATTCATAAGTGAATGGAGCAGCGAGGAATCACACAAAAACAGTTATTATTATGCAAGTGATTTCGAATCATATTTTTGTTGGGAAGATCTGGCTAACTGTTTTGACTCAAAGGCACATAAATGGTGTAAGGTTAATTTCGACGGTAAGGAACAATATATTGAATATTTTGATTCTTGGGTGCGTGACTATAGTCATAATGTCTATTATGAGGATATAGCAAAGGCCGTTAAATGTGAAGTGGAAAATGGTGTTCCGATTGATACGCCAGAACAACGGGTTGAACTCGCACTCAAATTGGAAAAGAAATTCAATATTGATGACTACGGTTTTGATAGGCAAGAAAAATATAAGGAGACTCGCACGGCAGAAGATATTGGTATTATGGTATACCGCACATATATGGATGTTATGCATCCTGAGAATTTCCTTTACTATAAAAAAATCAAGCGTCCTATTGACAGTTATCTTGCTAACCCGCATGTTGTAACAAGCATCAATGAGAATTATATTGTAGAGGATAACATTTCTACATACGAAATACCGATTAATGAAGGATAATAGAAATTTAGACATTTTCATTTGTACATACAAAGAATTTATACCAAGTGTCACAAATGATGCCTATAAGGTACTCAGCACCATTAGGGGGGGGGTGGATGAATATAAACTTAAATCTTATTTTTGTGATCAGGTCGATTTGCCAATGGATGAAAAATTCTATTCGGAATTTTGGCATTACAAATGGGTATATGAAAATCTTCCTCTGAAAGATTATGTCGGTTTCTGCCATTATAGGAAATATTTTTCGTTTATGGACAATATACCTGACATTGATGAATGGTTTAAGACAATTGATGTGATTACAGCAGGAAGATTAGTATTTGGAACAGATATGCTTGGTAACTACAGTGCTTGCCATAATATTGAAGACTTGAATATTTGCCGTACCATTATAAGTGAACATTTTCAGGATTACTTGAATGCTTTTGATAATGCAATGAAGTCACAAGTATTTATCCCATGCAACATGTTTATAATGAAGAAAGACGATTTCATCAAGTATTGTGATTTTGTTTTCGGGGTTTTGAATAAGTATGTGGAAATTGTAGGCACTGACATTAAAAAAAGAATCGAAGACAATAAAGACAAATATTGTGAAGGAAAAGTATATCCAGGAACTGAGGAATCATACCAATACAGGATAGGTGGTTATCTTGGGGAAAGACTTACCAATGTGTTTATGTTTAAGAATTTTGTAAATGCGGCCAGTTATGAAATGGTCACAACGGAAGAAAAGTATAAGTAAAATAAATTTTAGTTAAAGTTATGATTGATATAGATAAACTTATTTTAGGAAAGACAAAGGAAATAAGTCAAGCATTAAATGACAAAACGGTTGATGTCGGTGGAAAGAAAGAGGAATTGGCTGTTTACAAGCTCATTAAGGCTAAATTCATTGAGTTCAGAACATCAGAGCAAGGCGTTAAGAAACTTGTAGAAATTGATGGTAAGAAAGAGATTTCGGATGAAGATAAGCTTTCCATACTTAATAAGATGATCAAAGAGAGGCAACAGTCTGTAATTGCATATAAAACAGGAAACCGTCCTGAACTTGCTGAAAAAGAGGAAAAAGAGATTGCAATAATTCAGGGATTCTTACCAAAGGCTGCGACTCTTGACGAAATGCGTCTTGAAATTGGAAACTATATGAATGAGAACGGGTTTACAAATGCGATGCCAAAACAACATATGGGACTCTGTATCAAATATGTAAAGGGAAAGCTCAATAATGTTGATGGAAAGACCCTTTCGGACGAGGTAAAAAAATTTATAGCATAGTACAATAATAGCGGTATGGTGTTTTTTCCTTACCGCTATTATAATGATCAATTTACAGAATCAATATCAATATCCACTAATGTAAAACCACCATCTATTGTATCAGGTACTTGACCACTTTGTCTGACGAGACTTATATAGTCATTATCATCAGATGGGACAAAATATGATGAGCGTCCGTCTTCATCCCAATCATCCTCATATTCTCCGTATGCTTCTACTTCGACACTGAATGGTATTGCCTTATCTTCTTCCGTCTCATCATTGCCGTAATATGCAGTACCATCGACTGTCACCTTATTTGTAACATCAGGAGCCTGATTCCAAGGTGCGCGTGGGTCATATTGTGCGCCTAATGGATAGTTTTCCTTAATTAACTTCTCCACTTGCTCTCTTACCATAGCTCTGAGTTGTGCCTCGTTTAATTCCTTGGATTCAAATGGCATATCATTTGTATCGATAGTTTCATTGTTTGTCTCAGATGGTTTTTCAAGACTACCAAATTCTTTTTCAAACTCGTTTGGGTTATCCTTCATATATTTATCCATGAATTCATCATATTCTGCGTCTGATTGTGCCATCGGGTCTTCTTCATCATCCCAACTAAGACCAAGGTCGGCAGGCGAATAGTCAAGGTATTCCTTGATAACTCTCTTTATAGATTCTCTTAATAGTTTTTCTGTCAATTTCATTTTTGAAAAAGTGTTTTTTATTATAATAAATAGCTTTAAATAGGAAAAAATGTTGTATATTTAGGGTGAGAGAGACAATATAGTTTCAAATATAAATCATATGAGTTTTTTAGAAAATTTTAAGAACATGTTCGGAAAGAAGAAATCTTTGGATTATCGGAAAATTGAGCTTCGCGCATCATTGAAGGATTTGATGAAAATGCGAGGTCTTCGGAGTATTAATTTTGCAAACTACCATCGTTGGAAGAATGATAATGGTAACAACGAGTCACCTTGGCTTCACAGTTTGAAGCTTAATCTTATGGACGGGTATTTGTATATGTATGGGTATCGTAACGGTACTGATCCTCGTGCTGGGCAAAAAATTGAAGATGCCACCGCTGAAATGTATGGTGAAGCATACAGCATTGTGAAACGTATTCTTGATGATGAGGCAAACATTCCGTCAAAGGTCAAGAGAAATATCTTAGTAAAAATGGCACGATAGTGTTTTTTGTTGTTCATGATATTGTTTGTGTTTGATGCACTATAAATGGTTAATTGCCGTTTTATAGTGCATTTTTTGCACTTTGAAGGTATTTACTTGTATGAGACTAACGGAAACAGAATTAAGACAGCATATAAAAGAATCCATTAAGAAAGGATTACAGGAAGCGCATAGAAACAGATTGCCATATGACCCAAGAGATCCTAATAATATAGTGTCATTGGAATACGATCCTAATACAAAATTTGGTGATGAATGGGCAAAGACTAAAAATAATTTTGCCGTAAGGCGTGGTGGTCAGGTTTTCTATGTAAGTCGTAATACGAGTATGTCCATTTATGCATTCTGTAAAAATAAGAATGATGAATGGTGCGTGTTGGCGGTTAAAAGAGGGCCGAAGGCACACGGAGGAAACGGTTTGTTTGCCGTTCCTGGTGGATACCTTGATATGGCTCATACCATAGGGAAAAACGGTATGAAACAATATGAGACACTTGAAATGGGCATTGCACGTGAGGTGTATGAGGAAACAGGCGTTAAAATTGATATAAATAGGATAAACCAATACTCTACCAATTCCAACAATAAGGATATTAACGTATGTTTTACAGCCATAGTCAATGGTACAACAGACCAATATCCGACATCTACGGCGAATTGTGAGGTAGGTGAGATAGACGTGGCTGCTTGGATACCATTCAGTAAATTAAGTAATTTGAAATGGGCGTATAACCAAGAGCATAAAATACCTGCAATTGCGAGGACAGTTTTGGGTGATTATGATAATCCTGATGATGATAAAATAGAGACAATAATAGCCCAGTTAAGACAAGAAATAGGACAGAACCAAAGAGGGCAATGGTTACTGAAACAATTGATAACTGCTTTTAATAGATAACGCTAAAATTCAAATGTCGGCAAGGATAACTTTTTGTTTCCTTGCCGTTTTTTATTTGTATTTTTATAAAAATGTTTAATGATGAATATATTGGAATTTATTGAAAAGTATGTAACTATTATTGATAAAAAGACACGAAAGAAAAGCAAATTCTACCCGTCAGACCTTCAACGATGCTTATTGCTTGCATGGGAGAATGCCCCAATGTCATTCGATTCAAGTAGACAGACGGGAATGACAACGGCATTAGTGGCTAAAATGGCTTACGATATTATAAACAATGAAAAAGATGAATTTAATATTGCCCATGTGAACCATTCATTGCCTGCCGCAAAAGCCGTGATGGATGCTTTGAAAGGCGTTTTAGATGAATATCCTGAGCCAATTAAAATAATCAGGATGAACCAAAAGAACATGACGCTTCAGTACAAGGGGCATATTATAAAGGTAAGTGTAATGACAAGACCTGAAAATTTTATCGGAAACAAGTTTGATGCAATATATATTGACAATTTTACATACATCAAGAATTATGACGCATTGAAAATGGCGTTTATTCCTTGTATGAAGCCCGAAAAGGGTGGTAAAAACAAAGTATATGAAGTTAGCACAGCAGAATAATTTTTTATATCCAATGAATGAATTTGAGGAAAAGGTTGACGATTTATTGAAAACTATATTTAAATCGGAGATCAAAGAAAATAAAATAGAAATTAACGATGATATTTCATTACTTAATGATCTTGGGTTGGATTCCTTAAAAGTAATGGAAACGGCTTTGGAGTGTGAAAATAAACTTGGTATTAAAATAAAAAATATTGAAATTGTCAGATGTCGTACATATGGGAATATCAAGGATTTATTAGTTAAAAAACTCAAAGAAAAACCTTAATATGATCAAAAAAAGTTAAAATTTTGTATATTTATAAACGTACCGTTTTTGGTTTGTTCTGAACCACAAGGAAACACGGCATGTGGATAGCCGTGCATAATAATAACTATGGGGGCAGATAACAGCTCCAAAAATTTTACGTTTTATGAAGCAAATTTTAATTTTGCTCTTGTTTATGCTTGGTACAGTTAGCGTTAATTCACAGGCAAACGACAAGGGGAGCAATTCTATTATTGTCAAAGAGGGAAAATGGGATGCCACGTACTACGGAAATACTTACAAGGGACGTAGGTATACTGCAAATGGAGACGTATTCAATATGAATGCTATGACTTGCGCAGCACATAAGGATTTCCCATTTGGCACGAGACTAAAGGTTACTAACATACAAAACGGTAAGTCGGTAATCGTAAAAGTCACAGACAGGGGAGGCTTTGCCAATAAGCACCCTAACAGGCTTGACCTTACATACGGGGCCTTTGGAAAAATTGCGGCACACAGGCTCGGAGTTATTTTAATAAAGGTCGAGGTTTTAAAAAATCGTTGAATCCACTAATACGGTGTTTTTATATGGAAGACTCTCAAGAGCCTTCCATTTTTATTGTATATTTGTCTAAGATAACAAGATTTTAATGTCAAAAACTAATTCATTACATTACAGGCTTTGTAAAAAAGGGGCTGAGTTCATGCAGAGCATGTACTATTGGTCTATAAAATACGTTGCCGTCGAAATTATAACGCAGGGAATGGAATGTACTGATGTATACGGTACTTCTGGATGGCAATCAACCATTATTGAGGTTAAAACGTCAAGGGCGGATTTCAAGAAAGACAGCAAGAAAAAAAGCCGTAATGAACAGTTTAAAAAATACTCTGTCGGAAACTATAGATATTATTTAGCCCCGAAAGGAATAATAAAACCTGACGAATTGGGTGATAACTGGGGGTTATTGGAATGGGATGAAGAGACGGATGAAATTTCATTGATCAAAAAATCCGAATATAGAGAATGTAATAATTTCGGAGATCTTACGATATTATGTTCCATAATGAGGCGTGAAGGAATCAAAAAACAAGTATTTAATTACAGGGAAAGAAATAAATAACTTCCTGTAATTAATGAAAATCATATACGAGACAAATTTCAAGGAGCTGCCTGTTACATGTACCAAATGCAGGTTTTCCTTTGTAAAGCGTAAAGAGGACGCAAGTGATGGTACGGAAGATAAGCCTATAAGGATTTGCTATTTTAAGGGAAGGGAAACCCCTATGGTTTATAACAAGAAAAAGAAAAAATTCATCTATGAAAGACCGAAATGGTGTCCGTTAAAAATAATTGAAAATCTTTAGTTTATGAATACAGAAGAAGAAATCAGAACACTTAAAGAGGAAATAAGTAAAAAGTTGGATGAGGTTTCCGAACTTAGGAATAAGATTAAAAATCTTCAGATGGGTGGCCTGATTAAATTTCTAAAAGGAAGATATTTTAAGTTCGGCTATGACAATACACCATTGGATTTGGAAGGGAAGTACATATATGTACCTGAAAATTTTCCAGATCCTTGGGTTAGCAAAAGACCTTGGAAAGGGTCTTTAGGTGAAGATGAATATGATATTATAATCACTTGCATAGCCGTTAATGGCAACGTCGCTGATTATGCCGACGAAACATATTTCTTCTATGATAACTATGAACAAATCAAGGTGTTTTATCGAGGGGAGGAAACTATTAAGGAAATAATGGATAGTGCGGAAGAAATAGATAAAGACACCTTCCTGAAGACATTTAAAGAAAAAATGACAGAGGCATACAATGATTTGTACAGTACATTGAATAATGGTGAAGAAAAGTAGAAAAGAAAACGATAAATATGACAGTAAATTGTAATGATGTAGCGGATTGCGTAGCAAAGTTATTTGTAGATAATGAAAGACTTACGATGTTTTCACGCGGTTCCGCCGTTTATGGCACAATGACAAAGGAATCGGATCGTGATATGGCTATCGTTGTAGCTGATGATACCGACTTTATTGATCAGGATGGCGTATTTGATAATGAAAAATGTGATATTCGATTGCATCAATTTACCATTGAAATGATGGATGTACCAAAGACGGACGTGCAAGTAGTGAGAGAAAGTGATTTCATCGATATGATAAATGAGCATACGCCTTTTGCATTGGAGGCCATTCTTCTTACTAACGAGGTGTTGTATAATACGGATGACAATAAAAAGACAATAGCTGATTACAGGCAATACTTCAAGTTAAATAAATGGTTGCTACGTGAGTCGTTTGGAAGCGTGTCAAACAATTCATTTGCAAAAGCGAAGAAAAAAATGACAGTGAAGAAGGATTTGGACATGAGATGTGGTGCGAAGAGCCTATTTCATTCAATAAGGCTTCTTATGTATGCCTGCCAAATTGCCGAAAACGGGCTTATTACAGATTTTTATGTTGCACGTCCATTATATACTGATATTTTTACAGACCTTGAAAATGGCTTTAAATGGGATGATTTTAAGGTTAAATACAAGCCCGTTTGGAATGAGTGGCACAGTAAATTGGTAAAACTTTGTCCAAAACCAAGGGAGAAGTATAAGAAAAGCAAAAAAGAAATGTCTGAGTAATGAAGATAAGGGAATCTGAATTGAGAGGCTTAGTGAGAGAGTCCATTAAGCGTGTTCTGAAAGAAAATAAAAACAAATATGTTAACATGGATGTAGAACTCCCAAGCAGCGGAAGGACAGGGGTTAAAATAACCCCGACTGAATTTACTGAACATGTTGAGAAAGTCGCCATTGAGGTTGAATATGAGGCAAATGGCAAGATTAAATGGAAGGATATTGTAAATATCATTAGAAATCAGTGTTGGAAGAAAGAGCATAAGAATAGCCTTAAAGACTTGTTCAATGATATTTCCAAAGTAAAATGGGATCCAGAAAATGTGGATTACATTGGCGATTTGAGAGATTATAATGGTATGCCATACGTTATTGTTAGTGCGGGCGGTGATTGGGAAATACCCGTAATTTTCATGGTCTATTGGGATGGAAGCAAATTCAGAGGCTATATCCCGACAAAGGGAAACACATTTGACAGACAGCGTAAGGAAGCCCTTGGAAACAATGAGGAAGAAGATAATAAGTATGCGAGGAAATATGGTGTCGGAAATTACAATGACGTACATTATAATATCGATGCTTGTATAGAAGATTTCAGGGCAAGAGTAAAAGTTAAGTAAAATGCCAAAGAAGATTTTAGAATTCATATTGAAGTCCCTATTGGCTGGAGTGCTTATAGGATTCGGGTGCATAGCATTTGTTGCCGTTGAAAGCCATATATTAGGCTCATTCTTGTTTAGTTTAGGTCTTCTTACCGTCGTAATACAGGGTGCTAACTTGTATACGGGGAAAGTCGGATACATGAAAATGAATTGGACATACCCATTATTCCAATTATTACCAATGCTTTTACTTAATTTTATTGGTATTGGGGTTATTTGCTGGGTATTCGCCAATTTCTCAGGAATTACATTAACAACAAGTAGTATATTAGCCGCTAAATATTCCGAATTATGGTATCAAGCACTAATAAGGTCTATTGGGTGCGGCGCAATGATGTATATTGCCGTAGACGGGTATAAATGGAAACAGCATCCAATAACCATTATCCTTCCCGTAATGTGTTTTATATTATGCGGCTTTGATCACTGTATAGCAAACTATGGATATATGGCTATGAACGGTGATTTTTTCTGCCCGCAGCTAATTATGTGGGTATTTGGTAACGCGATTGGAAGCTTAATGATTAACAAACTTGGTTTGAAATGGGTATCTTTTTAATTTGTAGTCTATTATATTTAGCCCCATTTGTCGTATTGAGGGGTTTGTTACCATATTTGAAACGACACGAAATGGAAAGCTTTGCAAAGCTGTCTACTGTCGTAATGTTTATCCCTGGGGTAAATGACGTAGTAATGATAGTGGCGGTGGTTTTTGCCATATGGTTCAATTATAATGATATGCTTGACCGAATTGGATAAATTAAAATGAATAACCTTACCTATTCACAATACATAGCAGAATCATTCAAAAAGTTTTGGGATATTCCATCTATGACGGATTATCCCATTCGTTCTTTTAATTATTCTGATGTAGCTTATGGTATACGGCAATTATGGTTTGCGTTTGATTGCCTGAACATTAAAAAGGGTGATAAAGTGGCTATTTGTGGAATGAACTCAATAAATTGGGGGATAACATATCTCGCTACTACTACATATGGAACTGTTGCCGTGCCTATTCTGCATGAATTTACGACAGATAAGATTACCCATCTTATAGAGCATTCGGATTCAAAAGTCCTATTCATATCAGAAGCGATTTGGGATGAAATGCAGAATAGTCTTGAGTGTTTCGGAAAACTGTCAGCCGTTTACTCATTGGATGATTTCAGCCTCCTATTTTCAGGTGAAAATAAACTCCCATATGTAATAGGTAGTATGAAGCTTGAGGGGTGTACCGCTGAAGAATTCTGTGATAAAATACACCACTATTCACCTGACGAGCTAATTTCAATAAACTATACAAGCGGTACAATGTCCTCTCCAAAAGGCGTAATGATACCGTCACGGGCATTATCATCAAATTTAGCGTTTGCATTAGAAGTGGTACATATGTTAAAAACTGGAGATAATGTAGTTTCATTATTACCGTTGGCCCATATGTATGGTATAATGTATGATTTTCTTGGGGCTATTGTATTTGGGGTAAATGTACATTTCATGACTCAACCTTTAACGGTAAAAAATATGCTGTCCACATTCAAAAAAACCAAACCATGCATAGTAATTGTCGTCCCGTTATTAATCGAAACGCTTATTAGGGATAATATATTCAAATATATCCATAAAACTTATTTTAAGCCATTCTACAGGCTTTTTAAACCATTGGCGGATAAACTCATAGGCCGTGTCATAAAGACGGCTTTAGGGGGCAATTTCTATGAAATTATAATAGGTGGTGCTGAATTGGATGCAGAAGTGGAAAGAGCTTTAATTGACTATCACATACCGTTTACAGTCGGATACGGGATGACTGAATGCTCACCTATCATCACATATAGTGATCAAAACGAACATATATTTCGTTCTTGTGGGAAAACGGCTCCCAGGATGCAGATAGAGGTAAGGGATGGAAACCAAATATATGTGATGGGCGATAATGTAATGCTCGGATATTACGGAAATGAACAAGCTACGGATGAGGTGTTTGACAATGGATGGATGAGAACAGGCGATGTAGGCTATTTTGACGAGGATGGTAATCTATTTCTTGAGGGAAGAAGTGATCTCATAATTAAAAATGACGGGAAAAACATCAACCCCAAAGAAATAGAGGAGATCATTAACAGTAGTGGCATTATAAGCGAGTCCATTGTATATCTTGACAAAAATGAGAATAGGCTTAAAGCTATTGTTTATCCTTCCGCTAAAAGATTCAAGACCCTTGAAGATTTATCTGAAATGAGCCGTCTTATTGATGATGAAAGGAAAAAAATAAATGGTAAATTGCCAGTAAATGAGCAAATTTCGTCTTTTATTATTTATGGCAAACCATTTTCCAAGACGTTAAAAGGGGAAATTAAAAGATATTTATATGTAAAATAAGTTAAGGGTTATGAGAAAATTAATTGCTTCATTATTGTTAATGCTTTCTTTAACGCTTACGTCATGTGTGACAGCGGGGGAAGCAGTGGTTGGGGATACATATTTTGAATATTCATTCTATAATTATCTGACGGGCGCACCAATAGTCTACATACATAATGTGCCATATTACAGGGTATGGAGGAATAACGGTTGGCACACGTACATTGTCCCGTTTGATCACCGAACAAATATCAGGCGTTACTCGTCTCCAAGGATTTATACAAGACCATTACCGCCTCCAAGACCGCGACATCATTATTATAACGGGAACCATTATCAACATAGACAGGGTAATTTCAATCATCGTCCGAACATAAGGCCAAATGGTCATAATCACGGCATTAAAAGAGGAGGAAGATAATTTTTTTTCATTTTTTATTGTTATTTTTTGGAAAAGTAGTATATTTATAAAAAGAAATAGAACATACGTGTTATGATTTACGTTTTGAAAAATAGAAGAGAACAAGAGCAAGAATGTAGGCAGCAGAGAGAACAATTTCTCGGTCGCCTGTCGTCTCTTGATCTTTTATTTAATACGTAGATTGTAAGTACAGTGTTTAATATAAGAACGTCCTGACAGAAATTTAGACCGAGAACAGATTCATAAAAATGGATTTGCTCTCGGTTTTTGTATATTTGCGAAAAATGATTTTAGGATGAAATATTTCATAAGTGGACATAGGGATGTAACTGTTAAAGAATTTAATGAATTCTACAAGCCGATGATCAATAAAGTAATTGACAATGACAAAGAGGCAATATTTGTTGTCGGCGACTATCACGGGGTTGATATAATGGCACAGAATTATCTTGTAGAATGTGGTATGGAAGAGAAAACAACAGTATTCCATATGAATGAACAGCCAATGAATTATAATTACGCTATCAAGAATAAAGTTGGTGGTTTCAAAACAGACGAGGAACGTGATTCTGCAATGACGGATTTTTCAGATTTTGACATAGCGTTTGTACGTTGCAATAAATGGAAAGACAGCGGAACCGCTATAAATTTGAGGCGAAGATTTACGATGAAATATTTGGCCAATTGAAAAATTAATCTTATATTTGCAGCGAAATACGATACTTGAATATCTGATTCTTGCATATTGCCTGCGGAGAATGACCGTTTAGACTGTAGAGCGTTACGTAAGAGACAACAACAGTCCATAGTAAAGTGTCTGCATAGGAAAAGAAGTTGCAACTGTTCAGGTATCATTTATGGCGGTATAGACGAACTGATTAAGTCACCACACTCTCAATGTGGAGATTGCGAGTTTGAGCCTCGCTACCGCTACAATATATGGCGCGTTGGACTAGTGGTCTAGGTCGCTACACTTTCAATGTAGTGGGCATAAAACGCCCTCATGGGTTCGAATCCCATACGCGCTACTAAACAATGTTAAAGCCCTGATAGTTAAATGGATATAACAAAATCCTCCTAAGATTTAGTTTCCAGTTCGATTCTGGGTCGGGGTACAAAACGCGCCTGTGGCCGAATGGATTAGGCAACACTCTTCTAAAGTGTTTTATACGGGTTCGAATCCTGTTAGGCGTACTAATACTACTGATCAATATATTTGATTATAAGTTGCCATACTCTCTTATCATACTAAACGAGGACAGATCTGGTAGGTGGTGAAGTGGTCGAGTATGCGGCCCGCCGAGGTAAGTCATATATTTTATCCGTAGTATTTTATAGGGATGTGGTGTAGCGACTTCTGCACATTTGGCTTTGAACCAAAAGGTAAGAGTTTGACCCTCTTCGTCCCTACTCAATAAACAGGCTGCTGGTGTAGTGGTAACACGTCTGACTCTGGATCAGAAGATGGCAGGTTCGACCCCTGCGCGGCCTACAATATGCAAAACGATTTGTATATTTGTAATGTTAATTCTAAAGAAAATAATCATTAATTAAAAAACGTCTGAATTTATGAAAAGACAGAAATGGTAGGTTACTAAAATCCGTGGTTATCCGATAATCGTATTTTGAAATGGGATTTTGCTTTTTTCGATTGATTTTTCAGTTAAAAATTGATCACACATTAAAAACAATAATTACTTTTTACAAATACGATTAAAATTATGAAAAACAATAGTTATATTTTCCTGAAAAATTGGATGACCGAGAGAAAGTGGGACGTATATCACCACACACATGTAGTTTATTACTGTATAAAGCACAACCTCAGTGAGGATGAAGCATTGAAGTACATCACAGAACAGGTTAATAAGTGCGAAAAAATGCTGAAGAACAGAGGGTACTCAAATACTTTTTATTCAGAATTAGAGCCATTTAAGAATGTTCTAAATTATAGTGATGACGACTTTGTTGTAAGAAAAAGGGACACATTTCAGAAAGTGCTAAAAGAGCGTAATGGTCGTTTCGGAACATATCAAAGTTATGAAGAAAATAACGATATGCCTATATCCATCTACTGTTATGACAGAAAAAACAGGGACAAAAAAGACATCTACAAGCAAGTGTCGGAACACACACTGTATCTTTTAAGTCATAATGAGTATTGTTACGCCTATAAAACCTGCACTAAGAATGAGTATCGTGAATTCTTGCATAATGAGAATGAAAATCCGAAAAATCCAGATTACGGAAAGCCTGAGGAGATAAAATTCAATTTTGGCTCTACACACGGTGGTACGGGTGATACATACAGTATGGAAACACAAAAGAAAAACTACGTTGAAAGTATAATGTCATTGTGGCACTTGATTAAAACCTTAGATTATGTGGAATGTTGAATATGAAGGGTTTGAGAATAAGTATTCCGCTGAAGCATTAAGACAGGGGAAAGTAGCTAAAATCACTGGTATAGGTAATAGTATGTTGCCTATTCTGAAATCAAAGCAGCCTGTAATTTGTATTCCCGTGAATGATGCTACTGAATTAAAGAAACGCGATATTGTACTATGTAAGGTGAACGGACACTATTATCTTCATTTGATATGGTCGGTAAAACCTGGTGACAGGTATTTGATCGGCAACAATCACGGTCACGCCAATGGGGTAATAAGTCGGAATAACATCTACGGAAAAGTAGTCGAAATTCTTTGAATGAACATTTTTGCAAAGAAATTTGGCCATTCCAATAAAATGCCTTATCTTTGCAATGCAAAAACAATCGGGGAGATACAATGCTCCCTAATTGAAAGGTCTATTAGCTCAGTGGCAGAGCAGTCCTCCCTAAAAGGAAACGTCGCGGGTTCGATCCCTGCATAGGCCGCACGATAGGGCTACACAACATCAGTGTAGGTGTTCTAGGGAGTGCGTATATTTATATAGTTTGCCTCCTCCGAAGTTTTATATGGGTGCTGTCAAACATATCAGGACAGATGCAGGAGGAGCGGTTCGAAAAACTCAGGTCTATCCTAGAAAAGACGTTAAGAGAGAAGCATATCGTGGTTTTTTCCATTTGACCACGGTGTAGACGGTAAAGGTGGAATAGGGAATGTAGTTGGGCCCGAGGATGCTTAATGAAACCGAGCAAGATTACCAGGAAATCCTCCTAAAGCGTTACGGCTGATGGAAAACGTACAAATGGTTTGTCCTTTCCGATACGTCGGATAAGTTTCATCACTTGTTCATTAAAAACAAGCGTTATACGGTTTCGCCGAATGAAACGTAATGTTTTAGAATTTTTACCTCCGTATGCCTGAGGGGTCGATAGGGATGGTCTGCAAAACCATTTGCGTTGCACACGTTGGTTCAAATCCAACTACGGAGTCTAATATCATAGCATTCACTTGAAAAAGTGAATGTTTTTTTGTTCATGTGAAAATAAAATCCTATCTTTGCGATGTCAAAACAAGAGACAAATGGGAAAAAAATTGAATAAAAGGGAATTGATCAAAGAGTGCCTTGAGGGAATCGAAGAGAAGGCTACTGATGAATTTACTATAGAAGGAAAAGATTTGAAGCTCTTTCGTAAAGAGGCGAAAAAAATCGTTTCCGATTTTGTCAAATCATACCGTTATGATACTGACATGTTCGGAAACGAATGTATTGACGACTACTCCTATTTTCAGGATGATTTAATGTCTGAAATATATGGTAATACATCTTTCTTCAAGAAACTGTATGATTTTTACCATCCTTTAGCGGAATAGGCGTTTACAAGACACATTATATTCTTTTCGTTGGCATCTGGTATTTTTTCCTCTAAGGCATCAATACAGAGTTTGAGGGTGGCCCCGCTGTTAATATCCTCGTCAAATATAAGGAACTTTGCATTCCTGTATTGCTTCATAAGCTCACCATTGTTCATGTAATTGTCAGCAATGATGTATACATTGTGCAAGAATGGTCGGAATTGCTTTTGGAATTGTGTTACTTTGACTCTTTTCGTATCAAAACGAAGTGCATAGCCATTCTCTTTCAATGTATTTGAGTATTGTCTTACTAATTGTAATGTCTTTTTCATATACTCATTGAATACTTTTTTGCCTATTTTCAAATTGATAAGCTGTACTATTTGGGTAAATATATGTGTTGAATCGTATTTTTTCTGATACAGCTTGTTTTGTTTTGCCATAAAATTATGGACAAGATGTTTTTCCACTATATCATTGCCTGACTGAATGGCATTTATTATTGTTCTATATACATAAATCATTAAACAGTCAAATACCTCATTTATCGGTGTTTTTTCCCTGCTATGTAATGCCAATGATATATTTGAGAATAAGGCTTGGTTTGAATAGACTAATTCCCTGATAGGTTCAGATACGAAATAAGCTATCTCTTTGTAAGCCACATTTTTCACCTGATTTTCAAAATCCATTATATCCTTCTGTGAAAAGCCTTTTTCAAGCATCGCTTGCGTGTCTCTCCCATTATCGAATTTCACATTGATCAAATTCCTTATAAAGAAATCCTGTCTAAATGGTACGCCTAACTTATTACTGAGATTTGTACAATAGTATTGGTTGAATTTGGATGAGCTTGGCGGTGCGACAATGAAATCTGGATGGTAGTTTTCCTGCTTCAAGGCATAAGCGGCATAATTAACCGATTTATCCAAGAACTGGGAAACACTTGAATAACCATTATCATCACCTAATCCGTATTGCTGTTTATAATGGCCATCCTGTACATTTTTAAGCGAGAAGTTTTGGGCAATATCAGGGGTATATTTATTATCGTATGTCACATCTATATTGGCATAGTCAGTACCCTTGTCACCTTTTTCCCTTTCACTCTTCGTAATACCAAGGATAGAATCGATGTTTCCGTTTTGCCTTACATTACCGTGTTTTATAGCGTCACTAAAATTGAAGTCAGTCATCGTAAAGAGGGCTATATATTTTACGTCAGTCCCCGTAACCGTACCCGTAGTATATCTTGCCACTTTATCCGAATTTGTAGAAGTCACTCTGTTTAATGTGCTTATATATGGGTTAGCCTCTTGTTGAATACGGGCGATTGACTTAGTGGCAGCATCAATAATCCATCTGTCTGATCTACCCTCTGAAAACCATTTATTAACAGCCGTAACAGTCTTAGGCTCAACGTTTTCTGGCACATCTAATTGGCCTTGCCTTCCATTTTTTACAAAATTAACTACATTCGTATAGTATTGTATTGCAGCCTGTTTTGATGTGGCGTTCTGATAGAGTGAATGTGTTGCCCAATGTCCTGTATTATCGCCATGTAGTACATTGTTTTTACTGCCGAATACACGGGTATCTACACTATTCATGCCGCTATTAGCCTTATCTGTCATGTCCTGATTTACTGACATGTTAATAGTACCGTTTGGGTTTTTAGACCAATCGATTCCCTCAAGTATGTTTTTCTTGAGTTTTTTGTATTGTGATTCAGTAATTGTTATCTTTTTCATACGTCTATAAATACTTTTTCCTAAGTATTTATTACAAAGATAAAGACAAGAAAGAAGATGAAAATAGTTAAGAACAAAATAATACCATTTAAAGGTTATTTGGCAATAAACCTTTTTGGTGTGCTGTTTGTAAGAAGCGATGCGAAAAGGGAATTGAATGAGTATGACATTAATCATGAAACAATTCATACGGAACAGATGAAATACATGTTATACATATTTTTCTATATATGGTATGGAATTGAATGGCTGATTAAACTTTTTGTATATTTAAATGGGCATAAAGCCTACAGGAATATATCATTTGAGAGAGAAGCGTATGAAAACGAAAGAAACCTTGCATACCCAAGATGGAGAGAACCTTACGCATGGTTCAAATATATTAAAGGAAAATGATTTCTATGGTGATGAAAACATAGAATATTCATTAGATAATGATGAGAAATATATAAGTATATATTTCAGTATGTATGGACATAAGTTCAGCGATTTTAGATTACCGAAAAATTTGGCGAAATCAATGGCTGAAGATATTTTGGAAATATGTACAGAAAAATAATGTTTGGGGATTAAAATAAAAATGAAAAATACAATGAAAATAAAGGAATCAGAATTACATGAGATAATAAAAGCGTCTGTTAAAAAAATAGTTAATGAGGGGAACCATATGCGTAATGCAGAACCTAATCAGCTTTACAACAATTGTGACAAAGCAATGGCCCATATAAAAGCTGCAATGAATATTTGGCAAAAAGTTGGAAAACAGGATGAGATAAGGGGACGTGCGGATAGTAAATGGGCCATCATAATGCAGCATTTAAAAAAGGCTTTTGATGGTGTCAATGCCTATTCATTTGAATCGTTAGAAATAGAACATATGACGGAAGATAAAAAATAATGGGAGCGGAAAAAACACTCCCATTATTTTTATTTTTTCAATGAATTGATGTAATCGATAGTACCTTCCACATGTGTCCTTACCACTGCGTGTATTCCTGCATCTGATGACATATATTCAAGGTCTTTTTTATTTGTATAGAAGAAGTTTTCACTAAGGATGGCTGGACAATTCACTTTTCTAATCACATAGAAATTCATTTCTTTATCACAGTCACCATCAGTAAGATCCTTTCTTATTTTTATGTCTTTTGGGAAGTTCTTTTCAGCCCTTTTATAGAGGTATTCTGCTAATGTGTCGGATTTAGTTTTACCTACAGTAGTATAACACTCCCAACCGTTTGCAGATTCCCATTTATCGCCGTATCCAACGGCGTTTGCGTGAATTTCGAGCATAAGGACTTTTCCTGCGCCGTATTTCGTGCAAAGCGCATTCACACGTCTCACTCTTTCACCTAACGTAACATCATCATCTTCAGGAACTATAAGCCTTGCGTCATATCCGTATGATTTGAGTATTGTCACAATATCGTCAGCTACGACTCTCGCGTATTTCCATTCCCTGAAACGCCCGCCTTCAGTGAGAAATGATGGTATGTCCATACCTTTTTCTATCTTAGGAGACCATTTTCCTTGAACCTGTTTACCATGTCCTGCGACTACGGCAACAATAATGTCTGATTTTTTATCCGCCATAATATATATTTTTTCTTTTTACTAACTTTGATACGCTCATTTCTATAAATAGATCATAACAATTTTTTCTCGTATATTTAAGGTGTGGTTTATTAACATTTTAACAATGAAGTATTTTATTAAGCGTATTATTGAAGATGAGGTAAACATCGATTTTGATGTACTTTATAAGCGTCTCGTCGATGAGGATAAGAAATACTATGAACGGCTTGATGCGGAAAGCATTGTTTTTCAGTTGTCTTGCCTATTCGGGGACAACATTGATTTTTATTTGAAAGAAATATTCGGCATTGACTTGGATGAAAGTATCGATGATAACTGCGGTATGGCCGATGTAATTTCAAATGATTTTGAGGTATATTTGGAGAAGAAACTTAACATTAACGATTAATTCATTGTTATGACACCCGAAGAATATCAGAAAAAAGCAAGGCAGATTGAAATCCTTGATGAGATAATCAGCGAATATGGCGACTATAAATCCATATGGTGCGTCAAGTCGAATATTCAGGCGGCAATGAAGGAACATGATAAAATTCACGGAAAGAATGGATAGAAGTCAGTATTTTGGCACTACCGAGGCGGGAGAAATAAGCTTCGACCTTAGTGTGTTTGACCGATTATATAACGGTAACATTATCATAACGAAAAGGATAACTGATAAGTTATCAGAAAAATTAATAGAACATAAGGATAAGATAATCCTACATTGTACATGCACAGGTTACGGAGGTACTGTAGTCGAACCGTTTGTGCCTGATTATGAAACAACATATAGGAAGCTGTCAGAATTGATTATGAATGGTTTCCCCGTCTCACATATAGTGTTGAGGGTTGATCCTGTGATTCCTACCGAAAAGGGAATTAAATTGGCAATAAAGATTATCGAAAAATTTTTGCCGTTAGGTATCACGAGAGTCAGGTGGTCTTGTCTTGATATGTATGATCACGTAAAAAAGCGTTTTATTGATAAGGGGCTGAAACTACCATATGACACATTCAATGCAGATAAAAAGACGATAAATGATGTACATAATCTGTTAATGTCTGTATGTGAAACATTTAATGCCACATTGGAGACGTGTGGAGAATATGGTTATGAATCGACTCCGTGCCTATCACAGAAGGATGTTGATATTTTGGGTCTCACGGGTATTATAACACTTGAGGGGAAGAAAGGGCAAAGAGGCTCCTGCTGTTGCCCTAAGAATAAAAAAGAATTAATTACTGGGAAGAAACCATCCCAATGTAAAAATTCATGTCTATATTGCTATTGGAAAGGGGAAAGTGAATGTTGAAGAGGAAAGTCGAGAGAATAACCGTTAGAAGGAAAGACGGTAGCGTAAGAATCTGTGAAATAATGTTAGATGAAAGCACCAACAAATATTGTTTCGTAAACCTTACAAGCCATCACGTATGCAAATGCCGTTTTGACACAATTGATGACGCTTATGAGGACTTGAAGAATGATACGTTTGTTGAGAATTTTTATGTAGAAAGTTATATGGAATGAAAATATTGTATTTAAGCCTCAAGGAAAAATGGTATAGACTTATAGAGAGTGGTGTCAAAAAAGAGGAATACAGAGTCTATAACGATTATTGGAAAAAACGTCTTATCGGCAAAGAGTACACACATGTGCAATTCACATTAGGCTATCCAAAAAAAGGCGATTATAGCCGCAGGATGACATTTACCCTTAATGGTATTGAATACCAAGAAGGAAAAGAGGAATGGGGAGCAGAGAAAGGTGTTAAATATTTTGTCTTAAAAATAGGTGATAAGATATATGAATAAATTGGATATTGAATTTTCAGGAAGCAGCACAGGGATGTATTCATCATGGCATTTGAATATTGCCCGTGAATTAAATTTCCCGTTAATGGTTACGGCCGATATTGGGTGGTTTGTGAAAATCGGAAATGACATATACAAGCTGCGTTCAAATGACTACTATAAGCTTCATCAATATTTTGTTATGTTAGAAGAAATGAATGACAAAGGAGAGATAACGGATGAAGAGGTGTTGGGGGAAGTTGATGATATTGTCAATAATAGGAATAAGGATTTCTTTTTGGAAAAATGTCAGCCACTTGATAAGTTCAGGAAAGAGTTAGAAAATATGATAAAAAGACGAAATGGAGCGAAAGGTTAAAACAAAATTTAAACTTGGTGATCAATTCTTGTTTAAGGCAGGTTCATGGACTTATAAAAGAGAATGTTATGGTGACAAGGCTCGTATAAATTCAATTACCATACTCATTACTGATGATGACGAATCACCCGAAATAAAATACGGTATGGAGGTCGAAAATAAAATATGGGGGACATGGGATGAAATGTTTTCGGCTGGATGCGGAAGAAGATTTGTAAATGAAAAGGAATTGGATGAGGGTGGCCCGTATTTCGATTTTAAGAAAATCGACGGAGTTACATATGAAGGTGAAGAGATATTGCTTGACATCAAATATGAATTGGGTGAAACGTTGATTTCAAGTATAAATGGAGCCTATAAAGATGGATTACCAAATATATGCAATTTTTGCGGGAATATTTTCAAGCTTGATCTAATAAAGTATAAAAAATCATTGGCTATCAGACAGCGTGTGAATTCGGAAAACAATATGGAACGTGAAAACATATTGAAGGATGATGGTTTGTGGTATTGTTGGAGGGATAACAGTAGTCTTATTTATGATGGTTTTTGTGGGCGCATTAACAATGGTGAGAATTGTCGTTGGTTGAATAGCGGGGGTAGTTTCAGATTTTCATGTATCGGTTCATTAAAGTATATTGATTTGGACAGATATATTGATGAAGTAGTGAAGTTTTTCAAGAAGCAAAAAATCGACAGGCTGATTCCGCCAGAGGAAAATATTGGTGAGTATGAGGTAACGGGTTTCCATAACTCAAATTACTATATGTTTTTCAAGACATTGGGCAAAGAGAAAGAGTTAGTAGATGCTTATAATAGCTATAAAACAGTTGTAGTGAAAAAGACAAAACCTACAAAGAAAAAAAGTAAGGTTTCAGAAATCGCCGACAATTTATCGGACAAAGAGAAACAGAAACTGCTTAAATTATTATTGAAAGATGCAAAGAAATAGTTTTAAGGGTAATTTATGGAGGCGTTTGTTCAGAAACGGATATAATGCGTCATATCCGAAAGGAACGGCGGCCAAGTATAATGGAACTATGGCAAAAACAGACGCTCATACAAACAAGTCAAAATTAAGGAAATTCCTTAATATGATTGAGCCGATGGAAGATAATGAGTAGGATTATTTTGCCATGTCAGAATAAAAACTTATATTTGCAATAAAATTAAGTTAAAATTATGCATACAGAATTTAATACTGACTTCAATGAAGCCATAGTGCTTGTGTTTGATAAATCGTGTTTCTGCGTTAATACAGAAAATGCGGCGTTTCAAATGTTCAATGAAGGGGTTTGTGAAAAGAAGCCAAAAGTAGGCGAGTGGGTAAAACTCAGTAAGTCATACAGTCTGTGGGTATTGGAGAATTTGTTCAATTGTGTTAAAGGCGGTGAATATATCAGGGTTCTCTTTTTGACGGATATTACTGAATTGCCTGTTTCTGATCAGCAACAGATAAATGAGCTTCTTGGGAACCGACCAACTGAAACCGTGCGCAGCATTCAACTCACATATTTTGAATCAGAGGACATTCTTAATGCCCTCATAGAAAACAAGGCGAATGATGAGTTGATAGGAAAAATAAACAAGTTTGTAGATAGTTTTAAATAATGAAGCAATTAGATGATTTAAGAAAACTGTTGGAGCTTCATCCAGAATTTTCTGAAACTTTAGGTGAATGTATTTCATATTTTAGTTTGATGAAAATGTCAAAACTCATAAAGGAACATGAGAGGGCAACAAAAACGTGTCCGACTGTGGGTTCTCATGGGGTAATTACTGGTGAGCCTGATGGTTCTTTTAGGATGCCGTTCTATTACGGAAAGCTTGATAACGGGGACAATATAATGTTCGTCTTCCCACCGAAAGAGCCTAACGGTAAAGTGGGAGACAGATTTGAAATATATACATCACGAGGCACTGATGATGGTGCGTTATTATTCGGAAGATTAGAAAAGAAGGAAAATGGCGAAGGATAGAGAAAGCATAAATGAGCATATCAGGAATAAGCTCAGTACAATAAACACCTTGTTTGACATTCTTGATGAATATGGCAAAATGCCTAATAAGGTAGAGGGATTTGACACGATGATAGCAAACCTTGTCGAAAAAGGCAGGGACTCAATAAAAGTGCTATGCAGGCTTGGTGTCGGAATATATGAGGATGAATCTGTATATACAGGGGAAGCCAAAGAAAATAAAGAAACGGGAAATACATATACTGGCGCAAACGTTGAAAAAAAGGATGATTGCGCCAGCTCTAAAAAGGAAACACCCGTTTTAACACCTATTAATGAACATTACACAGATGTGACGACAGTGACATTGGATGGTGTTGAATGGTTTAAATCAGCTGGATGTAACAAAAATAGACCCGAAGAAAGAAAACTTAAAAGCGGTGATGCAATAGTATATAAGGAAGAGGATTGTAAGACATTGGGATTTATGATTATACGTAGTTTTGACTATCCTGCTGATCATGCAGCGAGAGCCATTTACGGACGTAGCCCATATAAGCATTCTGATGGTACAGAAACATGTACTTATTATGGTGATTATTCACCATCATTCTCCCTATATAGATTCGCCACGGAAGATGAAATAAGGGATTTCTTCAATGAATTCGGAAAAGAGCGAACTACTAATAAACTTTATCTGTATTATCTTGATAAGATAAAGGAGGCCGCTCCTGATAAATACGATAAATACTTTGTGGTATGACGAGAAAAGAAGCACAGTCTGCAATGTTGGAATTCTTGGATAAGGAAATTGCAGAAAACGGAGAGGATAGCATTTTCTTAATGTCCCCGATGAAAGGGAAAAACAGTTGGACATTGAAAGAATGCAAGGAATCCGTAATTAGGGATGAGGCTATGGAAGGTGGGATAAATCTTATCGACGACCTCATTGCTTACTACAAATGGAAAAAAGAGCATAAAGACTGATTTAGCTGGGTGGTTTCTATATTGGAATCACCTATTTTTATACCATTTCAGGTATTTATGGGTATGAAAAGGATAACGAGAAAAGAATTGAAGGAAATGGTCAAGGGACGTGTATTAGAGGCCGTTGGGGAGATTATGGGATACCACGGTTCAAGTGCCAATTTTGACAAATTCAACCATAAGAAATTTCTTGGTACGGGTGCAGGTTCACAAGTGTTCGGATGGGGTACATATATTACGTCTGATTATGAAATAGGCAAGAGTTATGCCACCATTACATCAAATGTAGATATAAATAATGGTGACATACAGCTAAATTCATCATATGATATATATGATTATATAGACAAGGCCAAGTATGGCGGAAAAGAATGGAAATCTATTATAGAAGAGATACGTAATGATCTTGATATGTATTTCAGCAACAATGTAACAGGGCTTATCGAGGCATTGGAGAACGGCGTATCCGAAATGACATTGAAAATGAATCGTAGCTATGGTATTGGGGCGAAGAAATATCAGTTTCAGATTGATCGTATCAAGAAAAAGATACAGTTATTGAATGATTTGAATTTTGATAAGGGGCAGTATTTGTATGAAGTAAACATACCCGATGACGACGGTACAAATTATTTATCATGGTATGACCATGTTCCGAGGGAATTCATGGGTAGAATATATACCAAACTCTTTAGTCTCAGACAGAAATACCTTGATATGATGGCAGAAAGAAACTACCCGTTCAAATCTACATTGTACCAATATGCCAAATATCCTGACAAAGAAAAATTGATAGATGTTCTATTGAAAGACGATACGTATGATTCGTTTTTTGCAAACAGTTATTATACGAACAAAAAGGACGGTGACGGTAAAGATGTGTATTTACGATTACAGCAATTATTCGGTTCTCCGAAAGCAGCTTCACTGTTTCTTTTACAATGCGGGTTCGTAGGTATCAAATACCCAGCGGGAACAAGGATGCAGAAACCCGAAGGTGCGGCTGACGACGCAATGAACTATGTCATATTCAATGCAAATGATGTGAAAATAACAAATAAAACAAATGTAACACCACAAAACAATAATGAGGGTTAGAAAAAAAATCTAATCCTCATTTTTCGTTTCAAATAAATCGTGTCCTACCATTCTCTTAACCTCTTCACGGGCTTCCTCTGGAGTATAACCCTTTTTCAAAAGCAATGCGTAATAGTATGACGGATTTTTCTGATAAAGGTTTCTTCTGTCCTTTCCCATAATTGGGGCGAAATTCCTTTCCCTTTCTTCAGGAGAATATGGTGTGAATCTTTCACCAGGGCCAAGGATATGCTCATTTATTTCCCTGATGACGCTTTCCTTTACCATATTCTTCAGTTCTGTTAAACTAATTCTCTTGTTCATTATAGTAGCTACTTTTAATATTAATAAATACCCTATTGTAGGGTCTTTTCTTGTATATTTGGCAAAAAGAATGGTAGCATTTAATAAAACTTACAAATCAAAAGGCTTCCATATGTGGTTTAGAAGCGGTAAGGAAGTAAAAAATACGGGCAAAGTCCGTGGGCTTCACTTTTATAATAGTGTAAACAGGCGTAAACTGAAAAAGGAGTTAATAAGGGAATTAGAAAATATCGAAAATGAACAGTAAGTTATTTTTCAGGTATGCAACAATGAATTCCGCTAAATCGGCTGAATTGTTGATGAAAGCATACAATTTTGAGGAGCGAGGTTTGAAAATCCTGTGCATTAAACCGTCAATTGATGACAGGGAAGGAAAGAATGTCATAAAGTCAAGGGTTGGAATTGAACGTGAATGCAAAATGGTAAAACCTACTGACAATATATATGACGGGGTTAAAAAACTTTTGGAAAACGGAGGAAAGATAGATTGGATACTTGCGGATGAATCACAGTTTTTCAAAAAGGAACAAATTGATCAGCTTGGAGACATTGTTGATGAACTTGAAATCAATGTTATCTGCTATGGTTTAAGGGCCGATTTTAGGACAGAATTATTTGAAGGTTCAAAAAGGCTTTTTGAAATAGCCGATTCAATTGAAGAAATGAAATCATCATGCTCATGCGGGAGGAAATCCATTATAAACGCAAGAATTGACGAAAATGGCAATGTGGTTACTAATGGTGAGCAGATAGAAATAGGAGGAAATGACCGTTATGTGTCATTATGCAGGAAGTGCTATAAAAAATTGCGTAATTGATTTGGCCAATTCAAAAAAAGGTCTTATCTTTGCGCTGTAACTTTTAATAAAGAAAAATATGTGTTTATACGTAGGTAACAAAACGGCTCTGATAGCCAAAAAGGACATTACAGTTTATAAGTATGTTGAAGAGCGTAGCAGCGGCTACGTTACAGCTTGCCGTAATACGAAGGTGAAAACGAATGAAACACTCGTACCTGACACTGAACTTGAAATTAGAGATTGCTATCGTAAGTATTGTATCGAGGGCGGAGCTATTCATGCTTGTCTTACGACCATTGACAGTGGATTCAATTGTACTTGCTTAAAGGCGATTATCAGGAAAGGCACGGAATATCATGTTCAGGACGATTTCAAGGAAATCGCTGCAAAGGAGCTGTACATTACCGATGAAGTGGTAACGGAAAAGGTTACTACACCTGATTTCAAGTCTATTCTTGAAGACTATCTATCGGCTGTTATGAATGACGAATCATTCACGAACAAGGATGGTGTAAAGGTCGGTTATTATGCGTTGTCTGACAAGACATTCGTAAGCCCACTTGAAGGTTTTGACCACTCCAAGGCCATTGGTATTGTTGCGTTTTTCGATAAGGATGACGAGCCTGTCATCGTATCACTTGACGAGGAACATCTGCCTTGGCTTACGGAATACTCAATGAAAAACAAGGTTTGTTCAAAAATTGAAAACCCTGATAATGATTTCGATGGTAAGAAGCACACCTATGACATCGTAGCATCAAAAGACTATGATCCCGATAAGTTTAAGGCCGTAGCTTATTGCGCTAATTATAAAACAAATGGAACTGAGAAGGGCGATTGGTATCTTGGGTCTGTAGGTGAAATGATCAATGTAGCAAAAAATGTAGCTATCATTAACCTGAGTATTTCTTATACTGGTGTAGGTACGCCTCTCAAGATGGAATGGGCTTGGACATCATCTGAAAGAACGTGGGATGGCGGCTCTTGCGCTTGGGGCTGTCGCTTGTACGATGGCGGTTGCAACGCCTATTGCAGTCTCAGGCTCGACGATTCTGTGTGCGTCCGCTCTCTGCTTTCATTAACGGAGCGAAAGCGTAGTATATTCTGGCGGATACGCCACTATTTGCGAAGCATATTTATTTAATTTATTGCTCATTTTTTTATCCGATGCGCCCATTCATTAAAACGGGTGGGTGCATTTTTATTTTATGCTGTTTTACGATTTACAAATATATAAGGACTTAGTTGAATTATCTAAGACACTAAACGTAAGGATAAAGCAAATGGATTCATACTATCGTAGAGATAGTGGTGATGAAATGCGCAAACTGTTAAGAGACATCCGTTTCAGCGTATATGAGGCAAATTGTCATCCAGATGAAGAAAAGGAAAAGTATATTACTGAACTGATTAAGAAATTCGTAAAACTGAAAATATTGATAGATGATGCAATAGAAAATGGCGGATTTAAGATAAGTGGTAAGAAAAACGTAGTAATTTGTATAAAACAGCTACGAAATGTGACATCACAGGCAACCAAATGGAAAAATTACATAAAAAATCAAAAGAAAAATAATAAATTTGATAAAAATTTGGCATATGATGAGGGCTAATACCGATGATATTGAAATAATATGTCATAAAACGTTTTTTTAATAGGGCGGCGGTATTGTCAAATCAGCTTTTGTTAATATATCCGTTAATGAAAGGGCGGTTTGCAGGGATGAATAATCCTCGCTAAGACTGATGCTTTGTTTGAAGAATAAAACCGCAGCTACGTGGAATGGCAACTCTTACGCTTGGAACTGTAACTTGAACAATGGCAATTGCAACAACTATTACAATAACAGGAACAACGAAAACTGTGTGCGTCCGCTCTCTGAATTCGTTAGGTACATAAGCTGTGTCAAATCTCAAAAATTTACAATTAATACCATTAGTGCCTCTGCCTATTTATGGCGGGGGCTTAATTTTGATCAATGAATGAATACTTTTTCTCTTTTACATACGATGAATTATTCAAGGCATATGATGATTGCATAAGGCATAAGAAAAATTCGCCTAATGCCGTAAATTTCATGATTAACAAGAATGAAAACGTAATACAGCTATGCGATGAAATAAATGACAGGAGTTATGCAATAGGACAGTCTATAGCATTCATAATCAAGTACCCTAAATATAGGGAAGTGTTTGCAGCAGATTTCAGGGATAGGGTGGTTCATCATTTGGTAATAAATGAATTAATGCCTTATTTTGAAAGATATTTCATAAAGGAAAGTTTCTCATGTATGATAGGGCGTGGTACGTTGCACGGTATTGAGACAATGGCAAAATATATGGATGAATGCTCCAAACATTACACAATACCAACATACGCCCTGAAAATGGATGTGCAGTCATTCTTTATGTCGATAGATAAAAACCTGCTTGCAATGAAACTTGACAAATTCATAGTCAAAACATATCCTGAAAATAGGAAAAAGGAATGTTTACGGTGGTTATGCAGAATGATAATAATGCACCATCCCGAAAGAAATTGTATCAGACAATCATCTGATGAAATGTGGGCGATGCTTGGAAAGGGAAAGTCATTGTTCGATGTTGAGGATGGAAAAGGATTGGCGATTGGTAATCTCACATCCCAAATGTTCGCCAATTTCTATATGACAGAATTAGATTACTATATTAAGGATATATTAGGCTTCAAGTATTACGGGCGTTATGTGGACGATTTCATGCTGTATGATAATAGCAAGGAAAGAATTAAAGAGGCAATACCGAAAATAAAACAATTCTGTAATGATAAACTACTCATTAACATTCATCCAGACAAACTTTATCTACAGGAAATAACACATGGGATTAAGTTCATCGGGGCTGATATTTTACCGAACAGAATGTATTGTGGAAACAGGACGATAGGACAATTCTATAATAAACTGTATAGCAAATATAAACATTTTGATATTAATTTGTTAGATAATTTCATATCATCTGTCAATTCGTATCTTGGCTATATGTGCCATTATTCAACTTATAATATGAGAAAAGAGGTAATGTTAAAAAGTGGTCTATTCGATAAATGGAAACCATACATCGAAATGAGCGGCGATTTGTTGAGAATATGGAAAAAAGACACGGATGGTTTGGCCAAGTCAGAATAAAATCGTATCTTTGCAAAGACAAGATTAAAAATTAAACTTAAAAAGAATAGAAATGAAAACTCTGTGTCAGACTCATCATCTTTTCTACAGTGGGGCATCCTGTCCTCTATGTAATCAGGAGCGTTTGGAAGGATACGCTCACAAATTCGTAAAGCCCGTAGTTCATACGGTTTCCGCTACACCAAGAATAGAAGAGGAAAAACCGCGTGAGATCACTGAAAATGACATAATGAAGTTAATGGCAAAATTTAATACAAATACTAAAAAGCATTAAAAATATGGGACTGGATATAAGCGTTTATAAAATCAAGAAGAAAACACCCGAAGAGATAAATGACGGAAATGAAAGATTCTTCCGCCTTACTAACGACAATGCCGAATACCATAATCCGCATCCTGAATGGACGAAGGAGTTTGAGGTGGATTATGTACAGTCATACTATGATTGGGAGAAGTTCAAGGAAGAAACGGGCATTGATGTCAATGAATACAATTGGGCAGGAGAATGCTACGATGAGAAGGGATGTTTCATGTACTTGAATCCAAAGGATATGGACAAGGATGACCAAGATTATGAAGGGCTTGGCAAGATTAAGATAGATCTTGAAAAAGTGCCTTTGAAGGAAAAATCCATCAAGGTACTGCCGATTGAGGAAGTTGGTTATCAGCGCAAGGGGTTGAATGGTAAGTTCTATGACGACTATGAGGCAGGAAAAATCGGGTATTTTGTATGGACAAAGGCCGAGCTTGAACGCTACAAGGAGGAATATTGTGACGAACCTTATGAGTACGTCTATCCTAATGGTGAAAAGTCAGGTGATATGGTATATCCGAAACTTGATTTTCAAAGACATATCATTGACCATTTCACGGAAGGTGAAGACTGTGTAACATTTGATTGGTAAGGACTATGGCGAAGATAGCTTTGAAAGTTGCGGCTCCCAACACTGAGGATTTTGATGCCGTATATCAGTTTAACCGTATTATGAATGCTCTTACGGATAACCGTATGTGGCGTGTAGCGGATGAAAGCGATTGGAAGGATTGGGACGAAGATGAAGATGACTATAAGCTTCTCAAGGACATCGAAAAAGAGGTGTGTTTTTCGGAAGATGAAACTCCAGAAGACGTTGATCAGCGTATTGTCCTATGGGAGTATGTGAAATGGTTCTTTAATAACCATCCATCCGCATTGTCAAGAGTCTTAATGTGCGCAGATACAGCAATGGAAAATGCGTTTGATAAAGAATCTGACACCCTTGAATGGAGTAAGGATATTCTTGAACTAATTAAAAAATCAGAAAAAGAGAATAATGAAGAGAATAGTTAGGTATAAGGCTATTGACCCGTACTACAGTGATGTCGAACAAACCTATATTGGGGCTACCTTAAATGAAGTTGATGAAATTCAATTTGAAACTGAACGTCATATGGGTCAGCATCACGCAAACGGTATCATGAGCATTTATAAGACCGAAATAATAAGTGAAACGTAATGGAAGATATACTGTTAAAAGCAAAAGAGGCATGTATCAAGTATCATGAGGGGCAGACTGATAAAGCTGGTCAGCCATATTGTGAACACCCATTAAGGGTTTCGTCATTCATACTTAAAAGCAGCGAAATTAAGGATGACGAATTTATGAAGAAAGCAATGGTTACTGCTATGCTTCATGATACATTGGAGGATACGGATTATACATTGTCTGAATTGACTGAAGATTTCGGAGAGGAAATAGCCGATGCTGTTTTATCCGTCACAAGAAAGGATGGAGAATCTTATATGGATTTCGTCAGAAGGGCAGGAGAACATCCTATTGGACGTATTGTTAAGTTTTTCGACCTGACGGATAACCTTGATATGAAACGCTTTTCCGTTTGCCCTGATTATAAAATAACCAAGGATGACGTTGCCCGTATAAAAAAATACACAAAGGCGTATCGTTACCTTAAAACAAAAATCGATGAAGGATGAAAATAGGACTTTGCATTCTTGCTATTCTATTCTTGTTATGGACGACACATGTGAGAAATAAAATTACATGTGAATCGCGTGGATGGAAAAATAATTTCGGGTATTTTTTAGGTACTTTTGTCTTGGTAATGACCGAAGGAGGGGCTTGGTATCTCATTTTCAAGGCGTTTTTGGGCTTTTGAAACGCTCATTTTTAAGGTAGAAAGTGAGGGTCAAATAATATTGAATTTTTTGTTGAAAATGTGGTATATGTTTCATATATTTGGAAATGTTTTATAATATGAAATATGTACCTTTTTGCTCATATTTTTCAACAGGTAATTACACTTAAAAATGCCCTGTTTTTGCATATGAAGAAAGATAAGAAGTTTAAAACTATTTGAAAATGGGAAGATTTGATCATTTAGTAGAAAAATATAAGGATAAGTCATATGAGGAACTGAAGGATTTATCCACCATTTTAGAGGATAAATGGGAAAACGAAAAGAGAAAGATAGATGATGTAGAGCCACATCTTAGTTGGGATGAATATTCAAAATTGGTCTATGACAGCGAACTTTATTGGGATTTCAGATTTGCCGACATTATGATGAGGTGTAAGACAAAGAAGGAAGATTGCGTGGCATACAGAAATGTAGATACCGATGGTAACTATCCAGACCATATTTTCCCTATATCTAAATTTAAGGAAATATGTAAGATGGGAGGTTTTACGTCATATGATGGCTTCGGTGAATATTCTGACGGTAAGAAAGTATACAGTTTGAATGCGTCTCCGTTAGGTTGTGTTTATGACTTGGAGAATCCTGAATTCAGTCATGTAGTTTGGTACAATAAGTAATGGTTATGAAGTACAAGAAAATAGAGAAAAGAAACGGTGTTATCTATGGTTATTGGGATGAGTGGTTTCAGGATGAAGACACAGAATCCTATGTGAAAGTCGAGCGATGCGAGATTGTTTGTGCGGATAACCCGTTGTTCAAAAAGAAAGCATCGAGAATACATCAAGACTGCAATGTCCTTTATTACTATGAAGCAAATAAGACGGAATTTCCCGAAACCATTTGTTACATTTATAAGAAAGGGAAGGCCCCAAAGTCGCCGAAAGATTTGAAGAAATCAGAATAAAACCGTATCTTTGTAGTGAAAGGAAAAAAACTTATCATGGAAATAACTTTGAAGAATGATCAGGAATTGGTCATTGATGGTAAAATAGTAATCGTCAAAAATATCGTTATAAGAGATAAATGGAGAATAACAGAGGCAAAGGATGGTGACATTATTGTAAATGGTACTGACGTTTTGCTATTCAAAGATTTTTATGACGATAAAATTCTTTATTATGCCATTTGTAGAAGTGATGATGACTTTGAGGTACATACCGATGGAGAATACGGTATCACGGAATTGAAAAAGGATGATGTGCATTTGGCTAATAAAGATGATGCTGGGCTGTTAATGTATTACTTGGAGACGTACAGATATGAGTGGAATGCGGAGGAAAAGAAAATGACGCATTTGGCGTGGAAGCCAAAAATGGGGGAATCCTATTATTTCGTTGAGGTCTGTGCGCAGTTAAGGGCCGAAGTAAGATGCAAGACATATCAGGCATCAGACTATGACGAGAAAAACATTGAATACAGCAATTATTTCAAGAACGAACAGCTTGCGCATCAGGCGGCAGAGACACTGAAAGTTTATATTAAGGACGGTTTATCATTTAATAAGAGGAACTTACCAAATGAATAACAAATTGAAGACATATCTTGAATGGAGGTGCAGAATGAATTGGCATCCCAAATACTACAAGTATATCGGGGAGTGGATTAGTAATGTGTTGCCGATTCAATGTGTCTATTTTGAGATAGAAATGGGGCATCTTATAGAAAGGGGGATTTATAGTGGATAAAATTTACTATATCTGTTATAATGCCTATGAATGTGATGACTATGACGTAGGCATCCCATACCCAATATATTTCACAGACAATGAAGAGGAATGTCTTAAAAAGTTCGAGAAATATAGGGAGGAACTGAAAAAGTGGGAAAAGGAGAAAGAGAAGTATGACTATGAGGAATATTCAAACAATGAAGATGAATTTGAGTATTCTGTCGGAAAGTGGATTTACATTTACAAGTTAAGATCGGCTCCGTTATCCGTAGATTTAAGATGGGATGACAGGGGAAGGAAATCAGGATTTTCTAACATACATTAAAACTATGAGAGTTACTAAGGATTACGTTTTTTTCTATAAGGATTGGCTTTCAAACTATCAGAGAACAAGTTTTCAATTCCCCTCATTGGTTTTACCGCTATGGACTTTTACAAGTACAGAGCAGGGATTCATGTTCTTGAAGGCACTTTTCTTTAAGGATTTTGAAACGGCTGAGAAGATAATCAATACCGATGACCCTGATAAGTGCAGGAGGCTTGGCCGTCAGGTAAAGAATTATGAGGAAAATGCATGGGATAGAGTGAGGTATGCCCTCTTCTATGATTTGAACTTACAGAAATATAGTCAGGACTATAATCTGAAATCAAAACTCATGTCACCTGAGTTCAAGGATAAGAAATTCGTAGAGGCTTCACCTATAGACCTCATTTGGGGCATTGGAATGGGCGAATGGGACAAGGGTGTTACAAATGAAAACAAGTGGAAAGGACAGAACTATTTGGGGCGTATTATCACCACTATTAGGGACAGACTTGAAAAGGAGGAAGCTGCAAGAAGATGAACACGAAAATAGTAACGAAATCACCATCAAGGATTGTTTTACGCAATGCTACGGTAAACCCATATTATGAGTGTATCCATAAGGAAGGGGATAAACACCGTGTTTTCAGATGGCTACCATTTCCTCATATAGCCAATGAGGAATATCAGGATGATATTTTCCACATTGTATACTCTTATGGAAGTGAAGAAAGCGGAAAGAGTATATCAAGCAATGAACATTTTATAAGGAATCATGAGGTTTGGAATTACCCGTCGGTAAAGATAGTATTTGTCGATGGTAAGGAAAATGTGATATTTTTTCAGACGTATAAATCTGCAAAGGAGTATTATAAGAAACTTATGGCGAATTACGGACTGATTGAATTACCCGAACCTAAAAACGAATGTAAGAAAAATGGCAAAAGTAACAATTAAAAAGGAATTGATGGATAAACCCGTTGATCTTTATGGAGATTTACGGTTTCTTCCAAGATACAATCTGTATGTGTGTGACAAGATGGTAGGACGCTATTATAATATCTACGAAGCTGCAAGGGAAGCTGAAAGGCAAATGGACTTAGGCGAGCTTGAAATGGCGTATGAGGAGAATCCTCAGGCATTCTCATCCATCACACCGCAAAGTTTAAGTAATTTCAATAAGGAATAACGAAAAGTGTTTATTATAGTGAACACTTTTAATAGGTTTTTGTTTAATGGAGAAAACATTTTGCATATACGATAAGCTAAATAAACCGTTAAAGATAGGCGATGATGTCCTGTTTCCCGATGATGGTGAATTGGTGGAAGGTACTATAACATCATTCTTTTATCATGAGTGGTTTTGGCTTGATAAGGCTACTAAGTTAGGTTATACCAAATTAGTCCCTGTTACGGAGGAAACTGATATAAGCGATAAAGATATATTTGCATACATCGGTTATGAGGGTGTATGGGACGAAGATCATTACGGTAAGACGATAGACGGTACATTCCATTACGGTAAATTCATACAAAAACGGGTAAGGAATATCGTAAGGAAGAAAAATGAAGATGAGTATTATGATTATGATATAATAGAGTATCAAAAGAATAAATGCTCACACTGTAAATATTATGACGGCTACGATATGTGTAAAAGAAAAGGAAACTTTGGGGCTATATCGTATGGGAGTATCGTAACGTGTGTAAAAAACAAGTTGTTCAAAGACAAAAATGTGCAAAAAGAGACGCTACAAGGATAAAATAGCCGCGATGATGGCACTTGCATCATGCAAGCATTCAAGCAATGGGAGAAGGCAGGAACAAAGGATTTACTATTGTAAAGAATGCAATGCGTGGCATCTTACTAAACAGGATAAAAAATGAGGAAGGTTATGGTTGACCTTCCTCATCTTCATTTGGTACGAAATCGTCGTCGCTGTCATTATAGTTACTGTTATTGTCATGTATGTATGCGTGTCTGCGCCTAGCCGCCCGCGATTCCGCTTGATCCCCAAATATTTTAGATATAGAGCTACCGCCTACGAAGCCACCCATACAAAGCATGAGAATGCCCATGTCCTCAAGGTTTGAGTCCACAACACCATCCACATATACATCATATGATATTGCGAAGCACAATACCAAACCCGTGATAAATGATATGAGAGTTGATGCAAGAACGGCGAATGCCTTACTGCTTTGTCCGCTGTTGGCTTCAGCGAGTGATTTCAGATAATTAATAAACTTCATAACAATAATAAATACTTTCAATTTTGTATATTTGTATCAAATAACGATAAATAATGTATCAGCCAACAATAAACGAACCATGTGAACGTAGGTGCAATGAATGTACCATTCAAAATCTATGTGACGTGGAAACAAAGAAACAGGTAACAAATGAAAGGGGACAGACTGTACAAAATTGAATATGTAGGATTCGGATATTGTGACGATGACTTTGATGATGTAACAAAAACGGGATATTCATATCCGATTTGTGAGTTATATACAAGCAAAAGCTTGAATGAGATAATCGAACAGTATATAAAACCTCCATATAGGGGGATTACGTCTGATATGCTGAATGATGCAGACATACATCATATATTAGTAACAGAGATACCAACAGACGTTGAAGTTATCGAAACCGATTTCAGGTCTCAATATCTTTTTGATGAAAACGGGAATCAACTGGAGGCAAGGGAGTATTCATCAGATAATTTCCAAGGAAGAGATGCAAAGACACTGAGGTTCAAGAAAGGAGATAAAGTTGAAATCCTGACGGGGGACGGAAGAATATATGACGGCATCGTATATGATGTCCCTATTTCCGATAATGACGGAAAAGGGATGTACATGGACAGGTTTGATGATTCCTACATTGTGTTTGTCGGTTGGCCTGATAATGAATTGCCTGATGAAATAGACGAGGATACATATATGGAGTATCACGAGCATGTAGAGGTTATAAACATATTTGAGAGAGAATACTATGAGTGAATGGAAGGAATGCCGTCCTAATAATATGCCTGAGGACATATATCCTAAGAAAATAGTGGAGGACACAAGTAGAAATACATTATACATCGGCCCGTTTCTTGGGGTGAATACAGGTGATTATGGGAAATCATATTTTATGTGTTCAAGATATAAAAGAAAGAACGGTAATTGGTCATGGTCGGGTTTGCATCCTGAGGCGTGGACTGAGATACCTGAATATATTAAGAAAACTTAATTATTAGTTATGGGAAAAGATAAGGAAAAAGAGCATCTGAGAAGAGAGACCGATTATAAGTATGAAATTGATCTTTTGAAGAAGGGAACACCCATAAAGACAGTGGTTAAGCTGTCAAAGGAAAACGGCTGTGAAATAAGCCGTGCAACTATACAACGCCTGAGAAGGGAATTCGTAACATTTCAACCAAATAAGATATAGTTGAATTATGGCAAAGATATATATTAATGAATTCGAGAAAAACAACATTATAAAGACAAATAAACACGGAGAAACATACATTGAATCCGATGTATTTGTTAATGGTATCTCAGAAATGATTGTTTCGGGATGTTATAACGACGTGTACAAGCTTGTTACAGAAATAATTAACCTTTTGTCCGATGATGAAGATGGAACATTCAAATTGGCAAAGCTTATATTGAAAAATGTTTCAAATTTGATTGATAGGGATGAAAGAAGCACCCAATATATCCTGAAAGCGGCAATAGAATCCATTAATGATTTTGATAGATATTGAGTATGAGAGAAGCAGTATGCAAGAATAAGATAGCATCAATAAGACTGATGCCGCATGCAAACTTGGCAGAAACAAGAGTTGTATGTATCAAAGGGAAAAAGGAACATTGGTGGAGTCCATTCAAAGCTGTAGACACTATTGTAAACCATAGAGGAACAAAGAAAACACTTACTGAACTGACTAAGGAGTTGGGTCCGATTCACCTGTATATTAAGGGTAAGGAAGTGTGGATGAGACCTCAAGTGGTGGTACAGTATCAGTATGCACCGTGGCATGGTGCTTGCAACGCCTATGCGTTTGATACAAATCAGGAAGCCGTGGAGTATTATGAGGGACTGATTAAGGAAAATGGAATGGAAGAGATAAAATAAACATAATTTTTTTAAAAAGGTAGGGCTTTCCTTCTAAAGCCGTTTAACAAAATGGTAAAGTTTATTAATTTTGACTTGGTGTCTTACGATGACACAAAACAATTCGGTAAAAATCAAGAAAATCGTGCATACAATCATGCACATCTTGAAAAGATTAAAAAGCAGTGCAAAGTTTCAATGGAAGCAATGCCGCCAATAACGATTAACAAGGTAACAAACCACATTGTAGATGGGCAGCACAGGTTAAGAGCATACCAAAGTCTCGTTGAAAACAAAGAAATTGATGCAAATACGAAAATCAAGGTAATGTACGTTGAAATACCAGTTGAGGAGGAAAAGCAAGCTATCATTGATGCTAATACAAATTCTAAAAATTGGTCACTTGACGACTATATTGATTCGTATGCTAAAGCAGGAATTGTCTCATATGTAAAACTGAAGGAATGGTGTACAAAACACGCCCTTGCAAATGATGGAGACAAGAAGGCTAAGTTCAGATACGGAGCTGCAATTATAACGGGGAAGCGTTGTTCCTCTGAACTCAAAAACGGATTATTTTCTTTTTCGCCTGATGAAATAGCAAGGGCCGAAGAAGTACATGCTGAAATGCTTGAAATTGTGAAAACATTCGACCTTAAAGGAAAAGGGCATTGGATTGAATCACTTGCTACCTCTTGGGTATCTGTAAGAGAACGGCACGATTTCCGTACTTGGCTAAAGGAATTGAAATCCAAGAAAAGGTTCCTGAAGTGTCCTAAGGACAACTCAAAAGATTGGGATAATATTTTTGCTCAAGCTCACCTTGCTATTGACAAGAAAAGTGGCTTATAAATATCATTTTTAATAAATGAACGGGGAAAATGAAAGTTTTCTCCGTTTTTGTTTGGCCGTTACCGAAAATAGTCTTATCTTTGCATTACAAAAAATAAATGAAAGAGTAATAAATTAAAAAGATAAAAATTTATGAGTAAGAATGGTAATCTGCATCAGGCAAAGAGAGCAAAGAACGACGAGTTTTACACACAGTTGTCAGACATTGAAAAAGAGTGCAAGCACTACAAACGGCATTTCAAGGATAAGGTAATACTGTGTAACTGCAATGACGCATTGCATACGGGTTTTGCCACATATTTCAGCCTGAACTTTGAGATTCTTGGTTTAAAGGAGCTTATCTGTACCTCTTATTCTATGGGGGGGGGGGCATGGTTTCGTCTATCGCTACCACGGAGATAAGAATAGTAATGGTATCCCCGATATTGAAGAGTGGGATAAACAGGAATTGGAAGGCAATGGTGGTTTTAACACCCCTGAAGGCATTGAATTAATCAAGGAGGCCGATATTATCGTAACTAATCCACCTTTCAGTCTTTTCAGGGAGTTTGTAGCCACATTGGAGGAATATGGTAAGAAGTACCTCATCCTTGGTAATATGAATGCCATTACATATAAGGAGATTTTTCCGTTGATCAAGAAGAATAAAATGTGGCTTGGGGCAAAATCACTCGGCAGTGATATGTTTTTCGATGTTCTTAATGAATACAAAGAAGAACTTATGACTACTAAAACACAAGGTGGAGGGTGGAAAATTATTGATGGGGATGTAAAAGGTCGTGTAGCAACGGCATGTTGGTTTACAAACCTTGACCACACAAAACGCCACGAACCGTTAGACCTATATAAGCATTATACACCTGAAGAATATCCTAAATATGATAACTACGATGCGATTAATGTAGATAAGGTTTGTGATATTCCTATGGACTATGATGGTGTGATTGGTGTACCTATTACATTCCTCGATAAGTATTGTCCAGAACAGTTCGAAATTATCGGTGAAATGGTTTCTACAACAATAGATCAATACAATTTTGGGTATCCATATATTTGCGGTAAAAAAATCTATGCAAGAATTTTAATTAAAAGTCTAAAATAAGGACATTTACCATTAATTGATAAATCTTTATCATCACTACCTTTACGAAATTTGATAATTTCGAACTGGATAAAATTAGACGTAAAATTTATTAAAAAAGTTTAAAAATATGGATATTAAATTTGAGCAAATAGCAATTAGAGACCTTATCAAGGGTTATGTAGATAATGATGAAGAAGGTGTTGTCGGATACAACGGCAACCTGAACATCCGTCCTGCATATCAGCGTGAATTCATTTACAATGACAAACAGCGTAATTCCGTTCTTGTTTCAGTAGATAAGGGATTCCCTCTTAACTCAATGTATTGGGCCGATAATGGTGACGGTACATATGAATTGCTTGACGGTCAGCAGCGCACTATTTCCATCTGCCAATTCTGTAACAATGATTTCTCTATGGAATTTGAGCAGGGTATTCCAAGAATGTTTGCTAATCTTCCTGAAGACAGGAAACAGCGTATCCTTGATTATAAAATTCATGTGTATATTTGTAGCGGCACTGATACGGAGAAGCTTGATTGGTTCAGAATCATCAATGTGGCACAGCAGCCATTGACAGAGCAGGAGCTTCTTAACGCGAACTATACAGGCCGTTGGCTTACCGACGCGAAGAAGAAGTTTTCAAAGACCAATTGCGTCGCATATAAGATTGGAAACAAGTTGGTAAACGGCTCACCTATTCGACAGGATTATTTGGAGAAGGCACTGTATTGGATTTCCAATGGGGAAAAGGATGGAATTGCAAAATATATGGCTGCACATCAGAAAGACAGCGATGCATTAGGATTATGGTCATATTTCCAAAATGTCATTGAATGGGTAAATGCTAAATTCCCGAAGTACAGGAAAGAAATGAAGGGAATTGATTGGGGTATTCTCTATAATGCATACAAGGATAACGCATATGATGCAGATGCGCTGGAGGAGCGTGTGAAGGAACTGATGGCTGATGATGATGTAACATCGAAGAAAGGTATCTATGAGTATCTTTTGTCTGAGGGTAAGATGGAGCGCAAACTAAGCATTCGGGCATTTACCGACACACAGAAAAGAACAGCGTATGAGAAGCAGGGCGGAATATGCCCCATTTGCGGAGAGTATCACACATTTGAAGAAATGGAAGGTGATCATATTATTCCTTGGTCAAAGGGTGGAAAAACGCTGCCTGAGAATCTTCAGATGATTTGCAAGGATTGCAACAGAAAGAAGGGAGGTATTTGATTATGTTACACAGACTTTTTTGGCTAAAAATACAGTCAAATTTTGATGGTAAATACAAGGACAAAAAAGATGTCCGCATATATTACGAATTTGAAGTGAAGCGGAATTTCACCTACTTGTTCACGATAAATGAGGCTTGCTTGGTACGGGCGGTTAATCATTGCATACAGGAATGGTTTGATATTTGGGTTGACAGTACGTTTCTTCACGAAGGGCGTGATGTAAATAGAATTATCGACGAAGAGAAGTTAAGCTTGGTCAATTCCCACATCAATACTTGGTTCAGGGAGGAATGGTGTCCGAAAGGTGTTAAAGTACAAAACATTAAAATCACATATTTGATACGATGAAAATAATATTTCTTGATATAGACGGTGTATTGAATTCTGCGGAGTTTGCAGAGAGACATTACAATGAAACGGGAAAAGGGTTGTTTATGACCGATTTCTTAGATCCTGATGCCGTAGAGAGAATGAAACATTTCTTTGAGGAACATGAGGACGTGAAATTCGTCCTTGATTCCTCGTGGCGTTACGGGAACTATGTTCAAACACTGAATGAGCTTGAAAATACGGGCTTGAAACCATTGCTTCAATATATGGTAGGTGTCACCATTAGAAGCTATGAGAGAATAAGGGGGAAGGAAATCCGCCATTTCATTGAGACGATGGGAAAGGATGAATCCAAGAAACTTTGGAAGAATGGGATCCCATTTACCATTGAAAAGTATGCCATTGTGGATGATGATTCCGATATGCTTGACGAACAGTTGCCGTTTTTCGTACATACTGACGGTTACTATGGCATTACGGAGGATGATTACAAGAAAATAGAAGAGATAATATATGGGCTATAAAAAATAGTCCATATATTTTGTCATCTAAAATAATAATCTTATATTTGCATTGTAACAGTTAAAATAACGAATTATGGAAAACTTGTTAGATAAGTCTGAACTGATGGTTGGCGATTGGGTGTTGATCACCGATTTCCCGTTAATGGGTATGCGGAAGCGTATGACCATTGAGCATTTTGTCAGGAGTCATTGCAAGTTCGAGCCTATAAAGTTCACAAATGAAATTCTTGAAAAGAATGGTTTTGTCAATGACGGCAATGATTGGTTTTTCGGGAAAATACCTAATAGGCTCACTGTCAGTTATATAACGGCAGGCTTTTTTGGCGTGTCGTATCATGGGAAACCTGATGAATATTTCACCACGTTCCAATACGTTCATGAATTACAGCATATCCTCAAGGTATGCAAAATAAAGTTAGATATTGAATTATAAGTTATGGTAGAACCGATTAAACCATCTGAGATTACTCAGATTATCCCCGAATGGGTTATCAAGGGCGCGAATGAATGCATTCAGGCACATTATCAGGAATTAATGAGGGAGTCACATTTCACACAAGATGAATTGATTTCCTATGTTTTAAAGTATGCTCCCGACTATGGTGAAAATGCAAACATAAGAAGTATGCTGTTTAAGAACCATTGGCTTGATATTGAGCCTACATACAGAAGGGTTGGATGGATTGTAAATTATGACAAGCCTGCGTACAATGAAAGCTACCCAGCTAATTTCACGTTTAAACTACCGAAATGAGACGTTACATAGATGAATATTTGGAGCCGCCTAATAGACAATGGGTAATCCATACGTTTGAAAGTATCAAGTCCGAAGCTAAAGACCTCTATTTCAATCAGAAAAAGACAATTGATGAGATAGTAGAATATTTTATCGAAAAACTGTACATTTTCAGGGATGATGAGGAAAGGGCTTGGGAAAAGAAAGTCATTGAGGATATGATCAATGACAGGGAAGTTACCAATAGATTTACAAAAATTACATTCAAGTAATATTATGTCTGCGGAAGAATTAAGAACTGAATTGAACCATGTCCGTTATCAGCACGATATATACGGCAAGGAATATCAGAAATGGCACAAGGAGGTTCAAGAGAAAGAAAAGGAGTATAGGAAGAAGCTTGATGATTTCGTTTATAAGGAAATGGAGCTTCTTGAGGAACTGTCAAAAATCAGCGATTGTAAAGTTGAAATATCATGGGAATAAGGTATACTACATTTGAAGAAGGACAAAAGCTTGTCGAATTAGGTATGAACACCGACACCGCCGACATATGCTTCTATGCGGCCGTCTGTGATGAGCGTGGATATGTTCTAAAAAAACCGAAAATATACCCGTATCTCAGGACAGATGAGAGTCCTATGACAAAGATGTTTGGGTGGAGTGCCGAGGCATTGATTGACGAAATGCGTAAAAGAATGGCAATCGATATAAATGCTTCCGATAAAGGCTATGTTATAACGGTCGGAGAAAAGACTTGGGAGAATGACTCATTGCTTTATGCAATATATGAGGCTACTTGTTGGTATTTGAAAGAACAAAACTTAAAGAAATAATATGGAAATACAATATCCACATGAAGCGCATCCCGTTTATTTGGGAGGTGAGAATAGATTAGAGGATTTACAGTCCCTGCTATGTTCGGGACAAGGGATATATGGCGGTCTGAATGATATTGCAATGGTTTTGGGTGATGACGCTAACCATTGGGAGTATATTCTTAGGTCTGCCGCACATAAGATTGGCGATTTAGTGGTGGCGAAGGAAAATCCGATCGCTCCATGTAATTCATGTTTCGTCCCAAATTCGTATCTTTGTATCAAGAAAGACGGTAAGTTCACCGTTGCTAAGTGCAATAAGGTGGATGGTAAGTTTAAATGGGATGATGAAGATGTTATCCTATATTTCCCGTATGCTGGAAACAGGACAATTGGCCTATTATATGACAATGACTTACTATGACAGTATATTTGACTAAGGACAGTACGGGGCTTATACAGCTATGGAAAAACAAGCCACGGCGCACCAATGATGAGTGTGGTGGCTACATATGGTTTAGCCATTCCGAAATAGGAATTGAGGTTAATAACGTGCTTTGGGAATATATGAGAGACTACGATACAAATACAGTAGTACCCGTTAATTTACCGTAATTGAATTTATGCTTACAAGTGAATACATCAAGACCATACCTTTGAGTATGGAATCAAAGGAGACATTAGTCCACACGTATAACGGTTTGGGTATTCTTCATACATTATTGGCCGACAGGGTAAGACTTGACGGTACACCATTGTCAATGGCAATAGGTAACATTGACGTATTGAGGGGTGTCATCCTTTCAATGTTAGGGAATGAGGAGCCTGAAACAACAGATAATGAGTTATAGTGTAAAATGGGAAAGAATAAGCAGAGAACCACTGTCGATAGAAAAATAAATCGTTTATTATCCGAATTTGGGTGTAAGTGTGAGTGGTGGGATGATGGTTATCCTGAATGTATGCTTCCTTGGTCTAATAGCAAGAAAAATGGCTGTAATGGAAATCCATTTATATGTAAAAAGCTTTATTACAAATACTTAGCATCCGCTAATAAACCATCGCCACTTGTCGTCGAAGAATTTAATAGGCGGTTAAATAAAGATTAATAAGTCAAATAAGAACACTCCTGATATATGAAACCACAAGATTTGCAAATAGGTGATTATATAATAGTTCCTGAATGTGAGAATTTTCCAGAAGAAATAGGAAAAGTTATATCGATTCACGGTGAAGGATGTATTGTCGAAACAAAACGCACCACACTAAGCATTGAATATGATCTCATAAAGCCACTGCCATTATCACCTGAGATATTTGAGAAGAATGGTTTTGAGCCAATATATGATGACAAGACCGCCTACAAATTCAAACAGTTTTCAGACCCCGATGTTGATTTGCAGCTTGTTCTTATTGATCTGCAACACCTACGATGTTCCCACATTTATAACCAAGTTACAAAGAAGGACTATAATGGTGAAGTGAGATATGTCCATGAACTACAGCATCTTATTAGGTTTTTTGAGATTAACATTGAGTTGAAGCTATGAAAAACAAGGAAAATGAGCATTTAAGGTTAGCTCAGAAATATGATTATGAAATTTCCCTGTTGCTTAATGGGATGAAGACAAAGGATGTGCTTACACTATCAAAAACAATGGGAAATAATTTATCAATTCGGACAATACAAAGATTAAGGAATGAGTATACGAAATAGAATACGTTTTGAGTTTATTGGTATGGGTTTGGTGTTATTGGGATTTATATCTTTTCCAATATACCCGAACCTTATTTCAGTAATAGTGGTGTGTATTGGAATGCTTTTCTTAGTTCATGCATATGACGGCACAGCCAAAGAGAGCGACTACAAGGCGTTTATGGCATATCAGATTTATCTTGAGGAGAATGGTGTTGGATTATGTGCATCGGGCGATGCGGGAAATGTACCATATTACCTAATTGAGGAAGCTAAGGAATGGAGAGACAACAATTACAAAGAATATGAAAGAATTATGGAGGAGAATGACTTATGAGGAAAGACATAGACAAGGATATATTGGATTATCTGTTTGCAATACAGGCGATTGAGCAATATAAGGAAGATGCCGACGATTGGCATTCCCCGTATCAGCTTGAAATGCGGCGTATAGAAATGCATAAGAAGCTGTTCGATAACCTGATTTATCCGTTATTGAAGGAGGGGACAGATGAAAATGACGCATTTTTAAGAAGCAAGGAATTGTTTGGTAATCTCGATAAGATATGGAAAATATATGATTCCACGGAATTTGATATTAAGGATGACAATTGCCTTACTTGGATGGGATTGTATCTGCAAAAATTCTTGGTTTGTAGAGAAACCCTTTATTTCATCGAGGGAACCACTCAATATATTCACGGAATTCATATTTGATTTGGCCAATTCGGATAAAAATCCTATATTTGCACCATAAACAATAAAAATACAGAATTATGAAGTTTGGAAATGTAGCATTGTATTGCAAGGGATGGTATAAGGTTCGTGGTAACATCGATAAGTGGTGGATGGATTTCGTTCACTGTATAGACGCTGACGGTTGGACTGTTCAGACAAAACAGGATGTGGCAACATGGTGTCTGCATCGTTTGGATGAATTGCGGAATGACCCGCTGTTCGGTTATAAGCATCAGCTTGACCTGTCATATTTCTTCAATGAGGTAAATGAAACCATCAGACGTGCCAAGTGGTACGATATTATGGATTTATCACAGGAGGATGCCATTATTGCCGTATACAGGAGTATTATTTCCAACAGCTCAAAGGAGTATTTTGAAGACGGTGGCGTGAAGCCTAATGAAAATGTGCTTCCGTTATCCTATAGGGAGGCTTGGTATGATGATGGCAAATATTCTCACGAGCCTAAACTGTACCCTGCCGATATGAGAGAGGATGTAATGAAGAGAATAGATGAAATGTTTCCGAACCACATTGATCAGGAAATCAAGGAGGGACGTTTTGACGAAATCGAATCTTACATCAGAAACAAGAGCTATAAGGATGTCGTTGTTATCAATGGAAGCGACAGCCTGCTTACCTGTAAGGAAACCATTCTCAAAGGCAGTAATATAAAACAGCATGTGTATGGCGACTCCGTTCTTTTCTTGGGAATATATGAGCATTGCAACGACATTGACCCCGATAAGGAATATACAGTAAGAATTGAAGGCAAGCCTGACTATTGGGGTGATATTGAGTACACTGTTAAATCTATCAAATAATATGAACCTGCTTGAGCATTATGTGACAAAGATACTTGGAGAGCCTGTAGAGCGTAACGGATATTGGACTCTTGAGATAGAATATGAATGTTACGGGCATAAAGGCACTGAGCATCATTTCTTTAAAACCAAGGAAGAAGCCTTGGCTATGAAAATTGGTGATAAATTTATGGGTTAGTAATTATGACGAAAAAGGAACGTGAAGTCTTGATGGATTGCATTGAGGATATTAGAAACAGCGATGATCAAATAGATCCATTGACAAGATTATTTGAAACTGTAAAAGAACTGTTAAAGGTATGAAATTAAAAACCGCATCAAAAATCCAATTATGGGTTAATATTATACTATTTGTCATAACGCTGCCAATATCGGCTATTCTATTAGTGTTGATGCTATTGGAAAAGCCGTTTGATTGGCTGATTGACCAAAAAACAAATGCATTGTTTTGGATAGGGAATAAACTTATGTTGCTATCCGATGAAGCAAAGAATGGTGAGATAAAGAATGACTATTGCCTAAGGAACTATACGGCAAGACTCGCTTATAAAGCGTTGGAAGAGGAAAAGAAAAGAAACAACAATGGCTAAGAATTGGAAGGATTTGAAACCGAATGACAAATTGTATCTGCTTGTCCCTATTCTCGATGAGGATAATGTCCCTTGCTATGAATTTCAGGAATCTTATGTAATCAATCATAAGGTGACTGAATACGGTGTTACCATACGGTTTAAGCATAATGACAGTAATGGGAAACGTCAAAGGAAGGAACTAACTGTTGCCAATGAGAATATCAATGAACCTTGGGTGGTATATGATAAGTATTATTGGCATTTGGCATTGGAGTTCGGAGCATTGGTGGTGTGTCACGATAATCCTGAGCAATTGAATAAGGTATATCATGACCTGTTTCATAATAAAGTCAGGGATTTGCAGAGTGAAATTGAGAAAATGGAAAGCCTAAGGGAAAATTTGGTAAATAAGATGTTTAAAAATATTATACCCGATTATGATAGTATTAGAGAGAACTGATATTGTTGATATATGCACTTGCATATCAGTAATAATCATAATGTACATTGGTTATTCCATATGGAAGGATAACACAAAAAATAGGAAAAAGGAAGAATAGTATGTTTACGCCAAAAATAGAAACGAAAACACAGGTAGAGGTCAGTATTAATGGGAAACCGATATATGAGATACTGAAAATGGCTGCTGATCTCGCTCATGAGGTTTTGGAGGAGCTTTCAATATACAGGCAAAGGAACGACTTGAATGATATATTCGGTTGTGAAGGCTCTGCGTGTGAATTCTTGGATACTATAGGAGATTAAGGTATGGATGACAAATTAGAAAAAGCAGCAGAGAAATTTGCTTATGAGCAATTCCCATCAATAGGCGTACCTAACACTATTGTAGAGGAGGCATATATCAACGGTATAAAACGGGGGTTAATTGCTGTTAAGGACGAAATAAATTTTGCGGCTGCTAACGGATACAAATTTCCGATACTGCATATACTTGATTATATTGACAGACAATTAGGTTTGAAAGAAGATGAAAAAGGAAAAGAAGAAATACAAGGTAGGGACTGATTTGGAACAGTCAAGGAAATTGATAGAACTTGGCGTTGATCCTGATACCGCCGATATGTTTTGGGATAGGCTTGGAAAAAAGTGGGAATGTCATTTGGATAATCACCACATGGTTGAGGACATCATACGTGAAAACAACGATGACTATGTTCCAGCATGGTCACTCTCAACCTTGCTAAGTCTAATTCCGAAAATAAATGATCATCATTGTATGTTCGGTAAGAGGGGAGGCGAATATACATGGCAAGCATACTATTTCAATATGCCATTTGGAACGAAAGAGGCTGATGACCCTGTGGATGCCGCATATACCTTATTAGTTGATTTACTTGAAAATAAGATGCTATGAAGAATACACTTATCATACTTTTGAAAATGTTTGCGATGTGTTTGTTTGCATTCTTAGTTACGTTGATGAATAACAAGTTATTCGGAATGGAAATAACGAATACAACTATACTTACGGCGTATGTCGGTATGCTTTCTTACGAGGTACTAAAAAAGAAAGAGTAACATCAAAAAATAAAATACATAATTTAATTTTATAATGATTAACTTTGGAAACAATCTTGAAGAGTTCATTAAAGATTTTAAGGAACGAATAGTTGAACATTCATATTGGAGCTACCCAAAAGAGTATCGAAAAAGTGATGAATATCTTGAACAAGACCTCGATGAAAAATTTGAGGAGGCATTAAACAGTGATTGGGGTAAAAAGGCCATTTTAGACGTTATAGAACTATACTATGACGAAATACATGAATATGAAGAGATTTTAGGCTATTAAATATGCATGTTTAAATTTTGATCAATATGAAAAGAGAAGTGTGGATTCACAAGAAGTATAACAGGAAATATACCTTAGTGTCAGATAATGCACGGTTAAAGGATAGCAACGGTGATTGGGTTGATTGTGTCATTTATTCACCGTTGTATGAGAACCAATACGAAATGTTTGCAAGAGAAAAGGAGTCCTTTTACAGGGAATTCGTCAAGGATGGGGAATTAGAATATTCCATGAAGTTTCAAATAGGTAACACCATCAAAAGTAAACATAATCCATCCATTATGTACAAAATCACAGATACAGGTATCAATGAGCTTGGAGAGGCTGATTATATCTGTGAGTTGCTTAATGATGGTAAGGCAATCTCAATGACGGCCAATAAAGTAGATGAAAATTTCGAAAAGGTGTATGAAGGAGTATGAAAAAATAGTTGAAAAGTTTTGGAAGGAAAAGTGGCACTACTTTGCAAAACAGGAGGATGAATCAGAAAGGGAATACGTCATTATGTTCAGGGATGAATTGGATAGGTTTGCAAATGATTTGTTCAAGGCTTCCCGTGAGGATATTATAAACGAAATGAAACAGCGCATGGATGGGCCGTCGATGAAGTATGACCATCCATTAACCCCTGACGAGTGTTTGGCATGAGGACTAACTACAATGCAGAAACAAAGGAGTGGGAAATCCTTTGGTTCGATAAGGCACATAAAGCCCACGGCGTATGGGGGAAAACCGAAGATGAGGTTAAGGCTAAATATGCCATCCATATGGCATCATTAAGCAAAAAGCGTTTAGGTTTATAAAAATTTGGTGGTATCGGATTAAAAACCTATCTTTGCATTAGAATAAACAATAAAAAGCAAAGTTATGGCATTGAAAAAGATTAAAAGACACGGCCATTTTGTGTCAACAGGAAATTATCGGTATCAGGCTAAAATAGTCCATAGGGACAATAAGGACTATTACAACTACAGTGACGGCGGAGCAAGCGGAAGCGGTTATCGTATCAGAGTACCGTCGTTAAAAAGAAACGTAAAAACATGGAACAATTTTTGGAAGTTGTTTCCTTGGCTAAAAGAACGTATCATAGAGGAACTGAATGCCGAAGGCTTATGCGGAAGAAAGACGGAGTTAAAGGGCAATATCATTATTAGAAAAGATGTGCGCATACATAACGGGATTACACGCACCATTACCACCAAATACTTAAAAACTTGGTAACTATGTATCATTTTGTAAAATTTAATAAAACATGGTATTTGAAACCAGAAACTCTACAGGATGTCATAGATCATTTCACCAAGATTTGTGGCAGAGAGTTTAAACAGGGGTTTGATGATTTCAAGGATAATGTTTGCATCAGGAAAAGTAGTATTGATGGAAAACCTTATCTTGATAGTATGAATCATTCCAGCTCTGTATGGTGTAATGCTGTAGAACTTTGTGAAATGAAGCTTAAGGGGTTGAATTGGCTTGAAGGTGCATGTGGATTGGAGAAACGCACATATGAAGACCGTGTAAACAGATTCCTTGCAGGAAAGCCAATGTTCTTTACAGATGGTCTTCCTTATTATCCACCAAAAGAATGGCCAACAGAATATGAGGAAGAAGTTTGGAAAGATGAATTAGTTTACCCTTATGAATACAATTTTGATGAGGTAAGATTCATTCAATGGCCAAATGGAATACATTGGTACGCTAAAATAGGTAATATTGATATTGTGGATAAGTGGGGAAATCAGAAATGGCGTGATAAGTATTACGCTATGGAAGTGGCAAAAAAATTCTGTAAATGTGGTGGTAATTGGTCATTATATGAAGAATAATATGGGTAATAATAGTAGCCATTATACTGTCGGACAGTATTCAATAGACGGCAATCATGTACTACGTCCGAAAGTTGGATTTGACACGGAATTAAAAGCACAAAAAGTATGTTTTGAATTGAATCTCAAACCTGAGACTATCCATAAGGCCGTATCTTATAAATGTCCTGTATGTGGTAAATGGCATATTGGTCATCATAACGGAAAGGCTTTAACATCTTCAGACAAACAGAAAATAAGAGAGCAATATACTAAGTGGAAATTCGTACATCAATGTAAGTAATATGGAAAGTCAGGAAGCAAAACTTTACAGAGGCAATGAGTATGTCAAATCTCTATGTCTTATCGGGTATAACGATGATTTTGATGAAATTGTCGTTGAAAACGACGGCACTATGACTGTAAGGGCAATGGAGGATGTAAAGGAAAATGGTGAATATGTCTATAAGCAGACAGAATATAAGGGGATTACAAGAATTAATTTCAAATAGGATATGTCTTACGCTGATTTAAAAATAGAATTTAGGGCGGTTGTATATACCAGTTCATCCCATGTGCTTGAGTATAGGGTTGATCCAAACCAAGACTTGAGATATGATGAGGAAAAAAGTATATTTGGCTTGTTTAAGATTACTCGTCATAAGAAATACAGCACATCTTGGCATCAGCCTCTATATTTTTTTGTCGGTACTTTATCAGAACAATATAGCGAAGATGATCCGTATCATTTGCATCCTTTGTTTATTAGAGATAAGAAGGATTTAGTATGGTATAAATCAAACTTCAGAACGATTGGTGATTTTTTTGAATACGTTAATAAATTGGAAAATGAAAACCTTGCTAAATATAGGATTAAGCGCAAAAAATACTTAGAAACCCATACGACATGGTATTAATGAGGAGGTAATAATATGGCAATGATTTCTAATATAAAAGATTATGATGTCACAAGTTCGCTGAATGTCTTATCACGGCTTTATCATGAGACAAAAAGAGAATACGACGACTTGAAAGTGAGTATTGGTTATAAAGAAAAAAGATTGAAGGCTATCCATGATAGAATGGAGAAGATAATATCCGAAAACGAGGAATATCAAATAGCCCTTGACAATTTCCTTGAGAATAATTCTCATTATCAGGTGGTGAATTTTGTTGAAAGCCTGTTAAATACGCGAGATAAGAAAACTGTAATGGAATACATTGAAAAGACATTGAAATTGTCAGAAACGGATGACCGATACACAAAACGATTCTGGGAGGAAGCAATGAAAAACGGAGTTTATACAATATAAATAAAAAAAAATTATGGCTGAATTTTTAAAAAGGACAATTAAGTTAGAACCTATCAAGGTTATATATTCAGACGGTAACAAGATACCATTTGCCGCCGTGCCAAAACGTAAGGCAACAATACGCGAAGCAATGTATATTCTACGCAATATCCTCGGTTTCAACATTGACCTGTCATTGGAGGGCTGTGAAACCAGAGAAGAGCAGGATGAACTGAGAAAAGAATTCACGGAGGCTCTCAATAATTTCCTTAGTGGAGGCGATTGGGGCTGCTTATGCAGTGATTGCTATTGTGATGACGATGACAATGATGCGTTCAATTTCGCATATTTTACATGGCTGATTAGCTATTGTCAGGAGAAGGGGATATTGTAAATAAGCTATTTTATGACTATACAGTATAGAAAATCAGACGGCTCATTGTGGTCATTCGATTCAGATAAACTCTATAGTACGACTGTCAATAATGAAACTAAGAGCTTCAATATAAAACTGAAATACTATGGGTGGGATGAATATGACTATTGGTACGAGGATATTACTGATGTCATTGAAATAAGAATTTAAATAGTATATTTGTCCTATGAAAGTTGATTACAGAAAATTTGAATCGGAATCAGAAGCCTATAGTTGGCTGAACAGTGAATATAACTATGTGGAGAGTGTTATTTCCATATACAGGAAGTTTGTGCCAGGAGTTGTATCCACATCCAACGACGTAGTGGTTTGGTACAATGTAAAGGAATAAAAACATTGGAAATATTTGAAAAATTTCAAAGGTTTTATGAATACAAATTGGGAAGAATATAGAAAAACAGCAGCTATGGCAGCAATGCAAGCCCTGCTGCAAAACACTAATTATGTGTCAGATAAGACAAAAAGCTGCTATACCGTAACAGAAATGGCAGATAGTACGGCCTATGACGCAATAGCCTTTGCTGATGCATTGATTAAAAAGCTAAAGCAAGAACATTAACATGAAAATTAAAGATTTTGTGGGTTTTAATCCCGAAGCGGAGATCAAGGTAATTTCCATAAGCGGTATGCCGTTCAACGGCAAATTGACATATGGGTGGTCAAATGGGGAAGGAGAATCGTTTGACAATAGTAAGGAAACGGCTACGGAAGTCTGTATATTCTTAGGAGATATAAAGGAAAATAACGCAACAGCATAACGGAGTATGAAAGAATACATCAAGAAGACATTATCAGAAATTAAAACAGGTGATGTAAAATTAGGTAACAGCGACTACGATAAAATAGAAATCGAAATCTTTGATAAGGAATTATTTGAGAAAAGCGGGCAAAGCGTCGGAATATCCTGTTTTGGTTTTGGTAGCTATCGTGGTGGCTGCTCCTATTCGTTATGTCACCCTCTGTCGGCATATAAATACAGTTTCATAGACGATGAAGATGCCGCTATTATAATAAATGCCTATCGGAATTTCTTATCAGATGAAGATAAACTATGGAAGGAAATGTTGGAAATCTATGGTGAGCCTCTTTACTATGTAAGTGATTCGGAACTTAATATAAAGCTCGACTATGGTGATATATTGCTTTACAGGGACTTAAAATATGAACAAAAATCACTTGAGTTTTTGGAACTACAAAAAGGTGATTATGGTTATACAATTGAAGATTCCATTAAACAAGAGGAACAATTCTATGAATGGCTTACGAGTAAAGAGGATAAGAAAATGAGAGTTGTTTTCCGTGGTCAGAAAATCATCGTCGCTCCTAGATACAGCCAATGCCAAAATTGCGGAAACTCGTTAATTATCTCATATCTTTCTGCGCATGAAGGCTCCCTATTCAAGATTAACATTGATATGTACGAATTGTCGAAAAGGATTGAAAAAATAAATAATGACCTATACAAAGTAGTCCGTTCAGTATTCGACAAATATGGAACTATCAAAAAAGAAGCCATTCACAGGGATTGGAATAAAAATGAAATAAAACCAATTTAAGTATGGAAGAGTAATTGATATGATATTAACAACAGAGAATAAGGAAGAGGCAATCAAGGTTCTGAGGGCTTTGGAGGTTGATGAAGAAACCATAAAATATATTAAATGTACAAGTGAGTCATGTTGGATTCACAAATTTGAGGGGTGGCTTGGAGGTAGAGACGGATGGTCATGCCTTGTTATAGACAGAGGCCCTGATTTTGAGTTTGATGATGAAGAAATAGACGAACTTGAACATATTGTGGTCGATGGTATTGAATATATTATTTGCGAAGGTGATTAATGTACTATGAAGCCGAATTTTGTATCTCAGGATAATCACGCAGGTCACGCCTTTAGCGGGAACGTCGTGATGATGTGTTATTATTGGGTTAATAGAAATCATCCTGATGTCAATCGTGAATGGTGTATCAAAATGATCAAAAGGTCTAAAAATAGGAATAAACGTAGATATAAAGAGAAATATGGCAGGAAGACGTAATACATGGTGGGTGGAATATTCATTCGAATATTCCTATTATGATTCTGAAGAAAAGAAATGGTTCGAAGAAACTAATTTTGATGCAGGCAGATTTCATTGTCTGAAAAAGGATATACCAAATGAGGTAAGAAAAGTCGTTGAAGAAGATTTGGAAGGTGAAACCTATAAGAACTTGACAATTAATATTGATGATCAATACATAACAACGGATTATGAAGTTTAAGCACTATGGAGGCAGAACACGTATTCAAATTCAGATGCTACATTCCTAATGATTTAAGCACTATCGAGGAATCTGTATATACCAACATCGATTTTATGGAAGAGTTGGAAAATGAGCATTCATACAAGTCGGATGAAAGTTATGAGAGACTAATGAGGCTTACAGAGGAAAAAGTAGCTAAGATATATTTCACACCTGAGAAAATACAAGAAATGAAAGAAAGTCTCTGTAAGAAAATTATGGAGTTAGATAACCCATTCACTATCTTTTGTAACGATTGGGACGGGGGCTACGAGTGTGAGGAAAATAGACTGTTAGAAAATATCCGCAAAATAAGATGACAAAGAAGTTTTGGAAAGATTGGCAGAATCGTTTAGGTGAGACGAAACAGGTGTATGGTTTCTGTTACACAGATAGTGAAAATATTAAAAAGAGAGTTGGCGGCACGCTAATCACCTATCTCCCATTCAAGATAATATCTGCCACATTTCATCATCATAATGATACCGTGGATTTAGTTGTGGAGGTAACATCGCTTGTCGCAGGCAAGGATTCTCACCATGTGGAAAACAAGTATATAACATTGAATCGTAATGACATCGGAACGGTGAAGTTCATAAAAAAACCACAAATAATTTTGGGTAATTGAAAATTTAATCCTAACTTTGCAATAAGAAAAAAAATAGAGAACAATGGAAGAGAAGAAAGAAAAGACAATAACCCCAAGTCAATATTTTGATTACCTTAAAGGGGCAAAGAATACAGTTACAACAGAAGCGTTAAAAGAATCATATGATGTATTCCTAAAGCTTGCTGAAAAGTATAAGAAGCTTGGGCAGGTTGAGTCATTGAAGAAGCTGTGTTTCCTTGCAGATACCCTTGCAAAGGAAGAGAAGCTTATTGAAATGGGTATTACCACATACATCTACAAGGACACTATCGAGGATTATATTGAGAATGTGGCAGATAAGACGGTGAAAATCGTTGAGCTTTCACGATATATGAGAGAGGTTCCCGATGAATTGGTTGAAACCATTGAAAAGACCAAGGAACTATTTGATGAATTCTATGTTGTTTTTACCGATTACACAGGTAAGGAGGAAAGAAAGGTTGAAAAGGAGAGAAGGGATAAGGATCCCATCCTGTTCGGAGTGTTCAAGAATAACTCAAATGTAGCAGACCGTTTCTATTTCCTTGGGGATTGGGTGGATGAGTATTGTGACCTCACTCTTGACAAGATGGTTGAGCAATACAAGGAAAAGCAGGGAGTTTCGCCTGCGGTAACTACGGAGATTCCGAAGAATAGCGAGGAACTTATCGCCATCCTAAAGACATATAGGATTGACGAAAAGAAGACAGGAATTGCAATATCTGTAGCTAACAATGAGTCTATTCCCATTTCTTCTTATGTAGTTGACAATAGAATTGAAAAGAAACCTGGATTCTTCGATAAAGTCCGTAGCATTTTCAAGAAGTAATGCTTTCTCCTAAGATAGACCTTACGGAACACCATGATTTCGGTGGGACACGATTCGCTTTCACGGGCTTTCATCCATTAGTGGAGCGTTGGTTCGACGATGGTAACATTTCAATGGATGAGTACGACTATATGTGTTGGTTTGAAGGGATTTTCGGAAAATTCAGGCATAAGAACGAAAAGAATAAGGTGTTTGACAAAGAAGGGGCTTACGAAAAAGAATTAAGAACCCATTGTCACAGATGTGGAAAGCCCCTAAGAATCCCTTGGAAAATATTCTATGATCTTTGTGAGGAATGTAATGAAATTATGGATTCCGATTATGGGAGGATTCCTTGGAAATCAACAAATAAGGAAATTAGCCATAATATAGAAAGAAACGATTTATTCAGTTTAAGATAAAGGAGTTATGAAGTCATTGTTCGACGAAGAAAATAAATTAAAGCTTATCGACCTCACAGGAAGATTGCCATACGGAGTTATTGTCAATACACCGAAAGGTGATGGATATTTACACACCGTTAACCTGACTATATTCGGAACAGAATATGGAGTCAATATCGACGCGACAAAGAGAGATACATTCAATGATAGGGAAGATGTTATTAAACCTTATCTTCGTCCTATGTCTTCAATGACTGAGGAAGAAAATGAGGAATATAATAATATTGACAATAGGGCGTATTCTTGCCCAAAAGACTATGCGCATATTCCTGCTAAAGATAGAATTGATTGGCTTCTTAAGAATCATTTTGATTTTAGAGGACTTATTCCTAAAGGTTTAGCTATTGAAGTGACTAAAGAAAATAACCCATATGAAATTAGAAGTAGGGAATAGAATTTTCTACCAAAAGAATGGAGAATTTTATGTTGATAGAATTGCTGACATATTATCTACTAAAGAAGGGACTCTTTATGAGCTTGTAGATTATGATTGGTGGTGTGTTACAGAAGATGAACTACTTGATGAATCTGATGAAAGAGTCCGCGATTATATGTGTATGTCAAAAGATGCGATGATAAAACTTTCAGATGTTCGTAATTGGCTTCGTTATCATGCACGAAACTATTATGAATCTGATAGTTGGTCGTTATTTAAAGACGAGGATATGGTTAAAGATTTGTGCAAAGCAATGTTATATGAATAAACTATGACACAAGAAGAAAGAGAAAAAAAGAGACAAGAAACTCTTAGAAAGATGAGGGTGTATAGGTTACATGCAAGTGAGGTAGATATTTTAGAAGAAGCAGGAGAATTATGAAACGAGAAGATAAAGAACTTCTTTTAAAGGATTTGAGCGCGAGATTGCCATATGGAGTGAGAGGTAAAGTTAAGGCCGATACTGTGGTTCCACACAAATATGACATAGACGGGTTTCCTTTAGAAACAACATTTGACGTAGATGTAGAATTACAAAGAATAGATGCAAGCAATGATGAACTCTTTGTATCCACTTTTGATAATAACGAAGATTTAGGAAACTATATTGAAGAATGTCAAATTGAAGGAACTCCTTGGACTATTGAAGAGTTTACTCCTTTTCTCCGCCCACTATCTTCAATGACAGATGAGGAACTACATGAAGTACAGGAAATATTAGGAAAAGGTGTTGAAATTCGTGAAGGCTTCATACTAAGTATAGATTCTTCAATAAATTCATTTTCATATCTTGAATTAATAGCAGTATTTGAGTGGTTTAATGCCCATCATTTTGACTATCGTGGATTAATTGAAAAGGGTCTTGCCGTTAAGGTGACAGCAGAGAACAATCCGTATAAATAGTTTGATTTAAGATAGAGATTTTTAATTTATGATTAGGATTATAGGGATTATTGTAGCTGGTATTGCTGCAATGTATTTTATGAAGAAGTTTGTTGAGAGTGTTATTAATCTTAGTGTTTCACTGAAAAAAAGAAATTACTATGATAAAAGCTTGCAACACCAGGGAATTGTTCTTAACAAAAAGACTAAAAAACTTGAAGCGGATAATTCATTGATACTACCATTTTAACCAAGCATATTTTGTACTGTAAAATTATGGACATGTTACTTATAGGAAATACATATTATTTGTTAAATGATAATGTATTTGACAGAGCGTATCAGGATATATTAAGAGATACGGATTATATGTTAGAAAATAATATGGAAGATATAATAGGGTATTTCTCAGATAATATAACAGATTTATTGGATGACATAGATTACCCGATAAATGAAGATACCGATGTTACTCCTGCTATAGAAGGTTTTACGAAATATGTTAATTGGCTTTATAAGAATTTAGCAAAATAAAAAGTATGACGCTTGAATTTGTAAATAAACATTGTCTTAATTGCGATTACTGCATTTATCAGGATAATGTGGCGTGGGGATGTGGTGAAATTGATGATGGCGGTTGTTGTAGTGAATGCCTTGAAACCTTGAAGTCATGTCGGCTTGGGCATAAACCTATCCCACACACTCCTAAGTTCAAACCAGGAGACAGGCTTGAATCATATCCTAATCCCATACGTATTCTTGCTGTTGTAACAGGTATTGATGGTTATTATGTCACCCAAATGGAAGGTGGATTCGGGAGGTTCAATGAACCTTATCCACAAAAGAATGTTGATCTTGAAGAGATTGACTATGGTTATGAGCTTGTCGAAGATAATACGCCTATCACATTGACTTTCAAAGAAGCACGTTTAGCTAAGATACTTTGGCCAGACATTGATACCAATAATATCACACCTGACGACTATGCTATGTTAAAGCAAAAAGAAGAAGACTTGATGAACTATTTTGGAATATTTGACGAAGAAGAATGAAATTTACGAAAGTACAAAATATCGAGATATTGAACCGTTATAACGCCTTTCTTGCGCAGACAATGAAAGAAACAGGCATTGATTGGTTGGATATTAAGGATTGGATTCGCCGTTGGGAGAATAGACAGAAGGCGGCTCATAAGAAACTAATGAAGGTGGTATTCGGTGATGAATGTAACAACAATTGAACAAAGTAAAAAACTGTTAGAGCTTGGGATTAAAGCTGAAACAGCCGATTTGTTCTATGACATCTACATCAATCCTATAACTAACGAAGAGGAAGGACAATCACTTGATTTTGTTAGTAATTGGCAAGATGCATGGGGAGATAGAAATAAATCCGATTTATTTGATGAAAGAGCTATTCCTGCTTGGTCTTTGGGTGCATTGTTGGAGTTAATGCCTCCATATCTTTTTGAATGGGAAAGAGGCATTGATCTAAATATCTATCGTAATCTCAACGGAAAGGGTTGGCATTGCAGTTATATGCCTAACAATATTAATGATATGCAGAAGGATAAGTTTAGGCAGATAACTAATGGTGATACTACTCTTGAAGCGGCTTACAACATGGTAGTTTGGCTTTTAGAAAACGGTTATATTAAGACATCTTGCGAAAAGGGTGAATAGCATATTGTTATCATGATATTTTTGGTTAATACATTTGGCCCATTCAAATAAAAATCTTATCTTTGCCACATAACAACAAATAAGAAAAATTATGATTAAGCCTGAAGAAATGATGTTAGGTGATCTCATCTACAATCACAGACATTGGATTTGTCCCGTCACTGGTATCAATGAAGAATGTGTTCAAGTCATTGCCAAACATTATGGAGAATTGACTTATAGGTGGGAAGATACTTATCCCATTCCACTAACAGAAGAGATAATTTTGCAACTTGGTTGGAAAGAGATTATGCCTGATGACCCAAAATATAAGAATGGTATCGGAGTAGGCAAGCAATATAAGCATCCAGATTATACGGACGTACTTAACATTGTTCAAAACAGCTTAACAAAAATGTATTGGACACTTGCGGGAGAGGTATATGTTAAGAATCTTAATGATTTACAGCATGTTTTACATCAAACAGTAAAAGATCGCATTATCACTGATGGTGATAAAGTAATGATTGATACATATAGATTTTGGGAAAATGATGAAGGATAAAAAGAAAATAATCCATATGAAAAAGCAAGTAACAGTATATGATAACTGCTATATAACCCGTGACAAAGGTGAGTTTGCAGGTCGCGGGGCTATGGTTTGGTACGGTTATTACTTACCGCCAGAAAAAACATCATTTGACTATCGTGTTCCATTCGATAAAAACAGAAAAAGAGAATGTGGAACAAGTGATTGGGCAAGCAATAATGACCTGTATCGGCATGGACATTTCCATTTACCGAATGAATTTTTCAAGGAGATAACGTTTAGGAATAAACCTAAAAAATGTAAGGTAATAATTGAAATAGAGGATTAAATATGACAAAACAAGAATCCAAACAACAATATCTCGAAAATTTAACACAGGCTGATTTATATGCTATACTTAAATACGGCTTAGTAAATCAGTCTGCTCCACCAAGTGTCACCGTAGAGGATATATACTACGTTATTCAAAGCAATCCATTATGAAAGAAAGTGAGCGTAAAAAAGTTTATATTGAAAAAATCAAAAAACGTTTAGATGGACTTGATATGCCTACCTTAGAAAAAATTTACAATGTCATAACCTACCGATAATGAATATATGACCAAGGAGCAAGAAGAAAATATCAGGAATGAGGCGGCCATTAATGCAATGAATGCCCTATTGAGCAGTTCATTTATGGTGTTTATTTTTGAATTCATATTCAGAAAAGAACTTGCAAAAATCGCCGTGAAATACGCCGATCAACTTGTAAAGGAATTAAAACAATAAAATATGACAAGAAATAACGAGATAGAGGATTCTGCATTGGAATCGTACCCTGTAAAAGAGAGATTCAATAAAAAGGCAACGGGTACATATGACCCTAACCTCCCACGAAGAAAGGCATATGTCGAGGGTGCAGAATGGGCCGATGATACACTATTAGATAAGGTTTGTGATTGGATTGATGAACATTTCATGAACAGGGTGAAGTGGGAGATAGCCACATACGAGTTCGAAAGCATTGAAAGTATGAAAGAAGAGTTGCGTAAGGCAATGAAAGTTTAAAGATATGAAGGCAAGGGTTATTGAAACAGGGGAGATAATTGACGTTCATTGTCTCTATTCCACCATATATACGAGATTGGATTGCAATGGTAAAATCGCAGAAGAGTTCGATGAGGATGAAATTGAGCTTATTTTGCCACCAAAGCCAAAAACGGTGTCCGTCGATAAGGCACTGAAATGGCTGAAGAAGAATTACACCAACTATTCCAAGAATCAGTTAGGTCTTGAAACATTTATGGAGGACTTTAAGAATGCTATGGATGACGATACCATTAAACCAAAAGATAATGGTAAAGAGCCGTGCGTCCATCATACTGACGGCTACGGCTGTGAGATAAGTCCTCAGAAAACGTGTAATGCTTGTAGTAGCTATTTCCCTAAGAAAAAGCATAAGTTCAATGTCGGCGATAAAGTCTTTTATAAGTCTTTTGGTAAAGTTCACAGCATGATAGTAGCGGATATTATAGACGCTAATGACGGTAATCCAATGTATGAAAGCGAGGATGGCAATGCGGTGTTTGAAAGTGAAATCATAGCAAGCCCAATTGACTATGATAAGCTCAATAATATGCTTGAAGAAGCTTTAGCAAAGGAGACTAAAGAAAGTTGGAATGAATGGCTACAAAAAGAAGAGGGTGAAAAGAAATATTACAAAGACCTTGAGGATGAAGATGATTTCTTGATGCGTTTCGGTAGATACCCTGTAACCTTTGAAGAGTACAATGCTGATATTATCGATGCTTTTAGACAAGGAAGATATACCGAGCGTGAGCAGATAATGAAGGATGCCGTGGAAATTGAATTCGGATGGCTAAAACCCATTCTTTATGCCCAAACGCCTAAAAGATGGGATATTGGTAATGATGATAAGGTTGATCTTGTAGTTGTTAAACGAGACTGATATATGGATAACGGTAAGGAGTATATCGTGGCTGCGGCCTACAAACTAAACGGGGCAGGTACTATAGCCCATAAAAGGCTAATATATAAACATAAAAGCCTATGGGTAGATAATGTACCGAGTTTCGATGACATTTACGACATCAGGATTGGAAGACATCATGCGGAAATTCTCCATATATTTGGAAAGGAGGTCGATCACCATACAGACGGTTTCTACACATCCTATGGAAGATGGGTGGATAGAAAAGAAGCAGCAGAAATTGCGATAGCTTGCGGTCAGATTAAGGAATGTAAATATTGGGACAATGAGTTGGATAGCAGTGACCTGTTTTAAGGGAAAAAACATCACAGAGAAATACAAACGCTACAAAAAATACAAGCATATAAAGGCGTATAAAAAACAAAGGGATAAAGAAGAACCAGAGGGAATATATAAGATTCTGCTTTACGCTTATTATTTCAATGGCGGACAGTTATCCGATTTGTTTGATCTCTTTGGTGTAGAGTTAGTGGAACAGGCATTTTGGTGTGGCTACATTAATGTCTATGATGGTATGTTAGGGTGGAAAGACCATCTATGGAATATGAAAGAATATAAGAAAAGGAAACCCGAATATTTTGACGAAAACGGAAATTGGAAAGGAAAGCAAGATGACAAATGATTCATTAATTATAAAGGCTCTTGGAGTCAAATACAAGAAGCTCTCAAGCTATGATGTGATACGCGAGGTTGAAAACCTATTTGAATCATGGGGTTCACCATTAGGTGCGTATCATAAGGAACTCCTACACAGGGAATGGGCTGGAGAATATGGACGACTGCCGTTTGAAGCATATAAATGGCAGGGAATGGATGGCACTCAAAAAAACTTTCTTTGGAGGTTAAGTGTAATACCTCTTGGCATATGGTTACTCATTCTTTTCCTTAACATTCCTCTCATGTGGATATTCTTGGGAAGAGCATATTATAAGAGTGACCCGAAGAAGAGAACAGTTAGTAGTTTCACTATCAATTGGATAGACAAGTGTTTTGACAGAAGGAGATAATCATGGAATACCCAAAGGAAATACAAGACCTCATAGATAAGGTAAATGAAATTACCGATGAAAGAGATTATTGGCGTGACAGATGTGAAAAACTCATTTCAAATGAAAAAGAAAATAATAAAAACGGAATTTGACATAGACAAGGCAAAAAACGGAGCGAAGATAGGTTTAAGGATGAGTTCGGAGCCATGTGTGGAAATAGTCTGCTATGACTTGGAACATCATAACGACATCAACGGAAAAAACTATCCCATTCTTGCCCTCATCACAGACACAGAAGGCAAGAAACATGAGGAACACTACTCGATAAATGGGGAATATATGCCGCCAGCGATGTCCAGTATGGACTTGATGATATTCGAGGAAAGTGATGAGGAGCTTACGGAGTTCGGTAAATATGTTAAGTCCGTCATTGAATGCTATGCAACGACGAATGGCAATAAGTATGAAATGCCATTTGAAACTGCAAAGAGATTAGAGGAAAAGCTTCTGTTATTGGCAGAAAAAGAGATATTAAAAAATTTATAAAATTATGACAGAGAAAACAACAGACCAAGCCTATGAAGAACTGAAAGCTATCAAGGCTGAATTAGCAGAGGGCGTTATCAAAGACCACGAAATGCCTACATTGTGTGACATGAACACATGTAAGGACACAGGCTTTGCAATCATCCTGACACTGAACACTAAATACGACTACACAAGTGATGTACTTGATCTTTGGAAGAACCGATTTATGGCAGACAATTATATGATAAACGTGCGCCGTAATCAGTTGAAAGTAAGGTTTAATGTGAGGTATTGAATTGGGTGTAATTCATAAACATTATATGAAAATATACAGAAAGACATACGGGTATGGCGATTCATATTATTTTATGACATCCAGGGAAAACGGACTCTTTTCATTTTCCCTTGCATTACCTGATAGGGAAACCCTCAAACTGAATCCATGTTTCATAGGAAGGGATGAAGAGGATAAGGCATACGATAATGCCGTCACCGTCTCTGATGATACATACAGACATTTCAATTCAATATATGACAAAGAGGGCAACTACAATGATGTCTGTTCATTGTTAATGACTGTGTTTAAGGATGTTGATCAGGAAACTCTTAATAAGGCATTCAGGCGTAATGACAATATATTTGACATAACCGACAGATGTATCAGGGAATACGGAAGGAAAATTTCGGATTGGCATTACGGGGATATTTCGCAAGAAGTTGAACATTGTATGAAACTATGGGACAATGATTCAGAAAGAGTTGTAAAGTGGATAGTCTCAGAAGAAATACCTGAACTTACATTATTCAATAATGCCTTGATAGATATATTCGGGGAGCATCATCCTACGGAGTATAAGCTTCTACACAAATTCTACAGTCATTGGGGCAAGGATTTGGATTCAATTATTAAAAAATGCATAGAAAAATATCCTGATGAAAAGGATTTCGATCTCGCCACATACATGTGCAGAAGGTTGTTGGATGAACAAAGGGAAAGAGAGATAGAGGAAATAAAGGAGAGGAAAAGATGGAAGCGTTGAATATGATAGAGCTTACGGCTCTAAAGGAAAGAATAAATAAGGAAACCCCGAACAGGATACATGACTGTGACAAGTGCGGATGTAAAAAAGAAGACCTTGAATGGAATTGGTACAATGACATCAGATTCCTGAGCGGTTCGGCAGGATATGACATCGTATGTCCTAACTGCGGCAATAAAATCACAAGGATAGTATTAGCAAGATCATAAATGAAAATGAAGAAAATATTATTTATTTCACTGTTATTCATAACCATCCTTTTTTCTTCTTGTAGAAGTGACGGTAAGGTTAAGATTAACTACACCACGATATATCCCGATACGACAATTACAACGGAAACTATCGTCAGTTACAAATATGTGACAGAAGATTCAAACAGCGTATGGTTAAGGCGTAAACCATACCTCTCTTCAAATAGAGGAAGCAACTACATTGTTGTCGGGAATGTTCATCTTGGCCCAACAACATGTCCGATAAGATTGAATTCATATGAATATATAGAATAACCTGTACGATTAAATAAACAATATTTGGTCAGTTTAAAATAAAGTCTTAAATTTGCGATATATTAATTAAAAGCAAATGAGTTATGAATAACAGTATCACCAAATTTGTTTATCTCGCATTCGCCGCAATAATGTTGTTCTCTTATTTAAGTGGGGATGCAAACTTTGAAGCCACCGTCATGTGCTTACTTATAGTTATTGTGTGCCAAAATTTCTCAAAAGAAATGGAAAAGAATGGATAATACATGCTTCGATAAATGGATAGTAAGATACACCTGTCATGAGCCTGACGGATCATACAGGCAGTTCCATATAGCGGACTTCGACACGAAGAAGAAGGCTTTGGACTATATCAGGAAACAGGACAAGGTAAAATCACCCAATGAGGAATATACGCTTATAGACAATACATATGAATAATATAGCAAAAAAACTATCTTACCGTGGTAATATATATGAGTATTCCCACAGTAAGAATAATATAATGGTTTATATCACCCAACCAACGTACCATTATGACGATTGGATAGATAATGGTGGAATCATTGTTGTCGAATACAGACCTAATGTGAATAATCATAGATATATCGTGTTGCATGAGCTATCGGTTAATTGTGATGGCGGGCATATAACACATAACAATATATCTAATTATAGTAAAATAGCAGAGCCATATGGGAAGGATGATAAGTAACTATTTTAAATAATAGAAAATATGTACCATTACACAAGTGTTGAACAGGGTAAAAAATTAGTTGAACTTGGGTTATCAAGAGATACTGCTGATATGTATTATGAATTTAATTTTATAACTGAAAAGAATTTGCAAATACCTAAGGTAGTAAATGGGAGCCTTCATGATACATCATTGCGTAATATTCCATGTTGGTCAGTTGGCGCATTGCTTAATCTGATGCCTCCTTATTTGTTTGAATGGGAAAGAGGCATAGACCTGAATATTTATCGCAATCTTAATGGTAAAGGATGGCATGTAAGTTATATGCCTAATAACATTGAGGATATGAAGAAAGATAAGTTCAAACAAATATCCAGTGGTGATAGCACAATAGAAGCAGCGTATAATATGATGGTGTGGTTATTGGAAAATGATCACGTTAAAAAATACTTAAAAATTCTAAATAAAGTATGATTTATAAAGTTATAATGAAAAAAATGCAAGGCCCAACATTATCTTATTATACTCAAGTATGGTGGGTTAATATTGATGTTCCTTCTAATGATGAAAAACTTGAAGAAAAAATTTTGTTTGGTTTGAAATATAACAAGTACCCTACTTTGAAAGAACATGAAGACGTTGGTTATGGTGGCGTAACGATTGAAGTTATTCCCTTTCCCGAATATCCTGGTTTGGGGACAGCACAAAGTGATTTACTTGATTTGAATAATAGCGTTAGTGTCTTTACCAATGATTCAATACAAGAAACAGTTTCAAGTGAAGAACAATATGTTAGTTTTGAAACTGCAAAGATTTTGAAGAAAAAAGGTTTTAATATACCTTGTTGGCACTACTATCACACTTCAAAGTTAGAACATTATTTCAGAAAAGTCACTAATAAAGGATGGGCCACTTCAGGCAATATATCAGCACCAAGCCAGTCCCTTACAATGAAATGGCTGAGAGAAGTGTATGATATAGATATAATTATTGGGCCTCATAAGGAAGTAAACACATGGGTTTATCAGTCTCATCTATGTAAAAATAGGGAGTATCTTTTTTCAATGGAGTTTGGGGATACATATGAAAGTTGTGTAGAAGCTGCAATTCAATACTGTTTAGAACACTTAATTTAAAACAGAAAAACACTATGGAAAATAAAATAACAAATCTATGGGTTACTTATCAGGTAAGCAATGGTGGTCTTGAACATGATACTGTAGAAGTAAAGGGTAAGGTTAATCACTATACAGTGGAGCAGGCAATTAAGGATACATTATCTTACTATAGGCAACATGAGTCAATAACGGTAGTTGCTTGGTCTGTAGAAGAAGAGTTCACTTATGAAGAACAAGAGTCTTATTGGAAAGGAGAGTATAGACCATGAAGCCAATAGCATTCAAAGAGCATAATGTAGTTTTTGCAAAGGATCAGAAGGAATATCAGCCACTACCTGCATTGAAGTTCGAAGACGGTACAGTAGTAACTTGTTGGAAGCTGTCATGGAAAGAACTGTTTAGGTTGGCTTTTACAAGAAAGATATGGCTTGCCCAACTGTCATTCAATAAGCCATTGCAACCACAATTCGCTACGATAAATAAAAATGACATTATAAAAGAAGAAAAATAAAATTTAGTGTATGGCAATGTGTTTAGGAATGGGTCTTATAAGTCTTGACCAACTTATAAGCGAAGCGGATAATACTACAGTGATAGATGAGTATATAGGAGGAACATGCGGAAATGTGCTGATGATATTAAGAACATTTGGTTGGGATGTTATACCTATTACAAGGCTTGACGATACTGTTCATACTAAAAAAGTAAAGAATGAATTTATCTTAAACAATATCTCCACTGAATTTATTCTGACAGACGGCAATTGTCCTGTAATACAGCAGCATAATACACCAAAAGGGAAATCAGACCATTACTTTACCTATCTGAACAAGAACAATGAGCCGAAGTTTAATTTTACGGCACATACGAAAACCCAAATGAAAGATGTTATTCAAAAAATTGATAACGTCAATATAGATGTCGTGTTTTTCGACAGGATTTCCCCATCATTTATGGATATGGTGAATAACATCAAGAGCAAAAACAAAAACACCCTTATAGTATTTGAGCCGTCTTGCAAAACAGACGAGAAACACTTTATGGATTGTGTTAATCTATCTCATATAATAAAATTCTCCGAACAAAGGATACCAAATATTAATGTTTTCGATTCTGTCAATAATAAATTCATCATACAGACAAGAGGTAAAAACGGATTAATTTTTAAAATCAGAAATTCCGATTGGATGGAAGTTCCGCCTGTACCCTTGAATGGGATGAAAATAGTAAATTCTGTTGGGGCAGGAGATTGGACTACGGCTACCTTAATCGACAATCTATATAAAATGCGAGGAAAGAAACTTTCCAATGAAGAGATAAAAGAAGCACTGTATTCAGCACAAATTGGGGCAGTTACCTCATTAGGATTTAAAACACCAAGAAAATAATACTCATATGAAGTTTAAGGAAGGGGACATCATAAAGCCAAAATGCGACATATATCCTGAATATATAGTAAACGAGGTAAAAAATGATAAGTATCTCCTCGTGAATACTACAGAATATGTTGAGTGGGAAGTTGATCAAGAAAAAATAGATTCTGATTATGAACTTAATGAATGATAAAGAAACCGTTTGGCATGATAGTACAGTAAGACCAAGAGAAAGAGAAACAATTATTTGGTATGACACAGAATTCCAGTACCCTGAATGCGGTGAATTGTACCCTGACGGATTTTACGGGGGTGGCACATGGATGGATTGGGATAAGTGCAAGAAAGAAAATGTAAGATGGGCATATTTTAAGGACTTAATTGAACTATGAAAAAGAAATGGTTTAGTTTCAGCTACTACAATATTAAAAACAAGCCTGAGGACAGCTATGACAAAAAGTACAATGAGGTCTACCAAGCCAATAAGGACAAGTATTTTAAGATAGTCATCAATTGGTGGTGGAATGTACCACATGTCCCATTCGAGGGTATCAATTTTGCCCATATGTGGAATGTGACACAGCTTGTATTCTCAGGCACTAAGAATAACTATTGGCTGATATTGAGGGATTCCCCATGTTATAGCGAAAAGGCCAAGTGGAAGATAAGGATGTTCAAGGCAACCAATGATCATACAGGATGCGGATAATGATGACATAATTTGAACTACGGTAATCATGGAATTACAGGAAGTAATAGAACACGTAAGAAGCGAATATAAGTCAGAACTTGCAAAGGATATATCCTTGAAGCTTGTATTGCTTGGGGCTGAAAACATTAAATATGTAAAAAACGGTAAGTATTCCTTTGATCACGGTATTAACGTAGGACAGACAAAGGCATTGTCTTGGGTATTGGAACGTTTGAAGGATGCGGAGAAAATTTAAAAAACCATTTGGCCAATCCAAAAAATAATCCTATCTTTGCATCGTAAAAAACAAATAAAAAAAGAAAGAGAATATGAAACCTACAAAAGAAGAACTCAACATATTAAGACTCTATGCGAGGTTGAGCCATCAAGAGGATAAATATGTTTGGCTTAGACAGGATGAAAAGGGTACATACATCGAGTACGCTTTTAAGGAAGGAGTCCCTCATGACAACAGATGCCTTTCTTGGTATTTCTCTTTACAACCCAATGCCCTGAAAAGAAATGGCAAAGCCTTCGGTCATGAAACGGAGGAAATAGAAAAGGAAATTGAGTGGAGAAAAAAGAGGATCGAAGACAGAGTAGACAACCTCTTTACCTTAAGTTCATTTACCTGCGGGCATGAAGAATATCCAGAAAGCACTTTGAGTGATATTGAAAAGGAATGGGAGAAGTATCACGAGGAAGAGCCATTTATTAAGGAAGACCATATATGCAGAGTAGGCTGTCCCGCCCGTGCGTGTATTAAGAATATGACATGCGCTCATTGGACTTATGAGGAACCCGTAAAATGTGCCTGTTGGAATCTGTCAGAAGTAAATAGCTTGCCTACCCATGTTTCCATCTCTATGGAAGATGCCGTAAGACTTGAAAAATATTTAATTCATACAGAAGGAGAATCATGAAATATAGGGTTATAGAAGTCATTAGAGACAATAAGACAAAATACATACCTCAATGGGAAGAACAACTTCCTGACAACACTACAAGATGGAGAGGTTGTACTTTCGACAAGCCGTTAGCACCAACTTGCGATACAGTGGATGAGGCAAGGGAGTTCTGTGTTAAACACCGACAATTGATAATAGCACAAAAGGATATTGTTGTTTGGGAAGCAGAACTGTAACACCGATTTTTCAGCAATTAATTCATATAAAAAAAGAAAATGAAACGAGCATACAAGTATAAGATGAAACCAACCGATGAACAGAAGCAACTTCTTTCACAGGCATTCGGGTGCGCCCGTTTCATATACAATTGGGGACTCGATAGGAAAAAGACCGCGTATGAGACGGAAAAGAAAAAACTCTCATATGTGGATATAGCCAAGGAAATGACCCTATTGAAGAAACAAGAGGAATATAAGTGGCTAAACGACGTAGCCAATGATATACTTCAGCAGTCACTAAGGAACATGAGTGCTGCATACGATAATTTCTTTAAGCAACATAACGGATACCCCAAGTTCAAATCAAAGAAAAACTCAAGAGACTCGGTAAAATATGTACAATGCGTCCATTTTGACTTTAATGAGTGGAAAGTAAAGATACCAAGAATAGGATGGATTAACATATGCAAAAACAGGACATTTGATCAGTCAAATACAAAGCAAGGTACTTGTACCGTGTCAAGAGACCATTGCGGAACATATTGGTGTGTGATACTTACGGATGACGGAATCGAGAATACTCCGAAAACCAAGGTAATCGAGGAAACCGCCGTCGGTATAGACTTAGGCATCAAGGATTACGCAATACTCTCAGACGGAACGAAGTACGGAAATCCTAAGTTCTTGGAAAAAGGACAAAGGAAACTTGCTATCTTACAAAAAAAGTTCGCAAGGACAAAGAAAGACTCAAAAAGACATGAGGCAATGAGAATGAGAGTCGCAAGACAATACAGGAAAATCAATAACAGAAGAGAACACTTCCTGCATGATATCTCATCAGCTATCATTAATAATTATGATACCGTATGCCTTGAGAACCTGAATATCGAGGGAATGGTAAAAAACCATCATCTTGCCAACTCCATACAATCAGCAGCATGGGGAGAATTCAAGAGACAACTTGAATATAAGGCGGAGTGGAACGGAAAGAATATAATAACAATAGGAAGATTCGAGCCGTCCACTAAGACCTGCTCACATTGCGGATACGTAAATAATGAAATTACATTGAAGGATAGGAGTTGGGTCTGCCCTAACTGCGGGACAAGGCACAACAGGGATGTCAATGCTGCGAAGAATATCCTCAGGATGGGAATGGAAAAGAATAAATAATAAGGAAAGAAATATAAACGCCCGTAGAGGTGCGGGTGTCTGGACGGTGAGGGTTCTTGCGTTGGCTACCCTGTGAAACGTCAAAGTTTAATTTGCCTTTAATGACGTTGCGAAAGTTGAAGTCAACGTGAACATCTACGCCCTTTCTTGTGTCCTTATCCGCAAAAGGTTGGTGACGTGGACTAAAGGTGTTTTTTTGCCTCTCAAGAGAAATTGCAGTTACAACATTAGCAGAGTAATGGGCGAAAAAGGCAGACTGCACCTTTGAAGATAATGCTTACTTTTTTTCTTCGTTTAACACTATGACACCTAAACTATTTATAATAAACAAACTGCTTAGTAATGGATTATGCCGTAAAAATAGTTGATTCTTGCGGCAAAAAATTCAACAAATAATTGATAAGATAAATGGCGTAAAAACTGTCGTTTGTGATAATTTTCCTAAAATTTTTCATGAAAATTTTTGCCGACCACAATAAAAAAAAATAAATAATCAGGTGATCAAATAGGAGGGGAACAGACGGTAGTTCTCCACTATTTTCATTTTGTAACTAAAATCGTTATTTTTCTTACACTTTGAAAATTTTTCATATGGGGGTATACTTACATTATGTAAGGAAAACAAATTATTTTGTTTACACCTTGTTATTTTGGGAAATGGATATTATTTGATCAACGTAAAAAAATATTGTGAAATATTTGGCCATTTAATAAAAAAGTCGTATCTTTGCATTGTCTTTCAGTGATGAGGGGCATTTACATAGAGCGCGATGGTGTATATTAGCCGACATCACGTGTAAAGCGGTAAGCACACCTACATCATGCGTAGGAGGAAATGAGCGCAATCAGGGCCTTTAGCTCAGTTGGTCAGAGCAGCAGACTCATAATCTGAAGGTCGCAGGTTCAAGCCCTGCAAGGCCCACTAATAATTTTATACTATAAATAATTTATGTACGAGGTACGTCATTGTTCATACCCTATAGCAAAGAAGTTGAAGGAGCGTGGTTTTGACGCTCCGTGTGACAGTTGCTACTACACTCTTGTTACCGACAAGGACGGTAATCCTTTATCCTTTGATGAGGAATTGGATTTGAAGGGTGAAGGAAGAGAGGATGAGATTTGTTATGTGAAGGGTGGTGCTGTATGGGATCATTATACATGTAACAAGGAGGAAAAGGACAGTGATGTATGTGCAAGACCTACTCAGGAATTAATGGTACAATGGTTCCTGTTAAAGTATAAGGTATTTATCTATCCCAAGATATATTATTGTGAGGACGGTCTTAGATGGCTGTATAGGATAGACAAAGTAGGTGATTACAATACGGAAAAGATCAGGGAGCATACAGGATATGACAATATGTTTGATGCCATTGATGGAGGAATTGAATGGTGTGTTGATAATATTTTTTGAATGTATGCAGTATTTATAAAAGATTATCCGATAAAAAATCGTATATTTACGAAGCTATGAAAAGGTTAAAGATAAAACATAATAATACAATTAAATTAAAATCAAAAATGAAGAAACTTTTTTACGTTGTCTTCGCTATGGTAGCAATTACCTTTGCCGCTTGTGGTAATAAGGCTCAGGGAGAGGCTACAGAGCAAGACAGTACAGCCGTAGATAGTATTGCTGTTACTGATACAGTGAATGTTGATTCTGCATTTGTAGCTGAAGCCGATTCTACTGTATGTCCTGACTAAGGGATGGATTGAGATTACACAGGAATATTTTTAGACTGTACGTTAAAAAAGGTAAGCATGATTGATCAAAACCATACTTATCTTTTTTTCTTTTTAATGCGCTCTTAGCTCAGTGGGTTTTTAGAGCAACGGACTTTTAATCCGTGGGTCATGGGTTCGAATCCCATAGGGCGCACCAAATAATCATCAAGCCTCAGTGGGGGAATTGGTAGACCCGACAGACTTAAAATTTGTTGATCCGTAAGGGTCGTGCGGGTTCGAGTCCCGCCTGAGGTACAGAAAAAAAACATTGCAAATTTTTGGTTATATCAAAAAATAATCGTATCTTTGCAATGTAGAAAAGGGAAGCGCAATGGGAGGCGCACAGCAAACAACTTCATAGGACTGAACTTTTAATTCATAATTCTAAAACAAAGCCTCCTGAACAACATAAAAAGGAAGACATTACAGCAAAGACCAAGTAATGAATATCGAATGGGGACTATGTGTCGCGGGTTCGAGTCCCGCTATCCTGCCAACGATATGTAACTATCGAGACTTCCGCAGGATATAGCTCAGTGGTAGAGCAATAGTAAGATAAAAGTCTTCTGTTATTTTTTTTTGCGTTATTAATGAATTTTTTGATAGATCAAAATATTTATAATACACAATTTTCCTTTTTCGGAAATAAAGGTGTTCTTTGAAATATATGAAAGATATAACGACTTGGCAAGGTTAAAGAGAAATGAGAGGCATACAGCAAACTTCATTTGAATACATGTGTTTTGGGTTTATATGTAATTTAAGAAGCCTCTTGTAAGCGCGTTATGGTAGACATTACAGCAAATTCTATTTAATAGGTTAATAAATGTATCTGATAAATTCATTTTAAATGGTTCGATTCCATTAAATTTCTGTCTACTGTTTTTTCTGCCGTCTTGGGACAGCGGTTGACTCCGCCTGACTTGTAATCAGGATCCGCAAGGACACGTTGGTTCGAATCCAACAGGCGGCTCTATTAACTTTGCAGGTTCGAGTCATTATATCGGCTCATCGAAAATACACATCTATCTTAACGTTTTTTATATAGATGGCGAGTTAGTTATGATAGATGTTTTTTGTGGGTAATAAAGCTTTGGGGAAGGCTTTATTGCTTTTATTTGAAGATGGTGAAAAGAGAAGGAAGTCCACGGGTAATTCCGTTTGAGAGAAATAGACTTGTCTGTGGCCGCCCTAACGGTCTTGTGATTGTTGTTAAACATTCGGTTTAGCATCGTTTTTTTTTAGTTAGGGTGTATTTTTGGGGGATTAGCTCGCATGGCGCAGAGCGGCGGACTGTTAATCCGAAGGTGGTTGGTTCGAATCCAACATCCCCCGCAGAAAATATTACATCGCGGAGTGGAGCAGTTGGTAGCTCGCCAGGCTCATAACCTGGAGGTCGCAGGTTCGATTCCTGCCTCCGCAACTATCCAATAGTTGATTGTGTTCAACGTTAGCGTCCATTGCCCGTAAAGGGTGATGGGCTTTTTTATTGATCAAAAAATCAGGTATATATAAAAAATAGGTACTCAATTGAGTACCCTACAAAAATAGGGTAACGAGAATTGATGCCTCTAAATAAAAACATTTTTTCTTGTTACCCTCGCTTTTGTTATAATTAGTAATTGGAAGATTCAAAAAAATCTCAGGGGAGTGTGTAGTTTATGACCGCTGTCGATAATCTCCCCTGAGTCAAGAATAGTGACATCATAAATATACATTATTATTTTGAAATGTATATAGATATTATAATTTTTTCTATTGATCAAAAACACGCACAGTATTACAAGGGAGAAATATATGCCTCAATCCTCCCTCCCTATGCCTATCTATTTTTTGGTGTGCTGTCAGAAACAACGTACTCAATCGAGTACCCTGCCCGCGTTTATGCGGTGATGGCGTAACGTACAAGGATGGCAATGACCACCACAAGAATAAACCTTAGGATTAATGTACTATCCCTGAATGCCCTCTTGTTCACCAGGCACGTAATCGCAATTATCTGTATATACCTCTCCCATTCATATAGAATGTACAGGAGGATAATTATTAGTATCCACAACATAATATATGTTTCTTATTTTTGATTGATCAATATCTACGAAGAAGAGGGTGAAATTTTGATCAATCATGAAATCCCACCCTCCGATGTCCTTAACCGATGGTTTTACATAAATGGGTAGAGGTTCTTATTCAGCCATTCCTCATCCATATAGTTCAGCATCATTTCTCCCATCTTACATTGAAGCTCATAGTCATCCACCCCATCCACAAGCTGTGATGCAGGACAGCGCGTATTGGCGTAGTAATCCAATGCCTCAATTCCGTTGTCAAAATAGATATTCCTATAGTTCACCCATCTGTTAGGTGTAACAGAGACTCCGAGGTTAATTTCGGTCTCAAAAAGCATTACTGCGTATTTCCTCTTACTCATTGCTCAGGTTATTTTCGTGACAATACCGTTGAAGCAGCACTTCAATTTCACTCAATGTCTCAGGCAGGTCTTCCTTTCCGTTCAGCTCTGCCATCAGGTTCAAAACAAGTTGATTTATAATATACATATTTTCCAATGATTTATGTTATTTTAACAAATATCAGGGTGATGTATCATCCTCCCCGAATCACAATGCAAAGATAAGACTTTTTTCTGATATGGGCAAATTTTAGGATCAGTGCCGTATATACACCCATATATAAAAAGAAAAGGTACTCAGTCGAGTACCGTCCCCTTAATAAAAATCCTGTCAGGATTGGTGTTTTATTTTCTGTCTCCCTTCTTTGGGGTTGGAGTATTTATTTTTCCTCCTCCCTTAATATCTGTTAGGATACAGGTTCTTCTCTACAAGTGTCTTCATTTCCCGTGGGGTCATGTTGGAATTAAAGCTTTCCTTCGGCAGGAATATGGTGTACTGCTCAAACAGTTGTGTAGCCTTGTCCTTAATCACCTTGGGAATTGAAACAGAGTCGTCGAAATAGAATCTCATAAGCTCCTTTTCAAGGTCTGATGTGGACACAAACACATCCCTGTCGATGTTCTTTTTATAGTCATACACCGTGATCTTGAACCCTGTGTAACGCTTTCCATTGAACTTGATGTCTGTCCACTTCATTTCAATGGGCGTGGGCTTTACCTTGTCGCTTTTCTTAATCTTTGCCATAGGACATTTTTTCTTTTTAATGCTTATTGTTACTTATTCCTTGCAAAGATAGGGCTTTTATTCCATATAGCCAAAAAATTAATACTTATTAACATTCCATATAATAAGTGTACGAAATACACTATTTATCCTTTTAGGTATATTCCGCCTTCAGAAGGTTGGGCGGCGTTTTTGAATATTGCCTTTAATATAGTAAAAAATATGGAACGGCCAAACGAAAATAAGAAAAAAAAATAAATTCATTTTTATTTGGCCAATTCAGGAAAAATACTATATTAAAACCAATTAAATGGTAACAGCGGGACATAAAAAATGCCGCCACTTGTCTTCACAGATTCGCGGCGGCGGGTTAAGCCAAAAAAAACATTTTATCGTGTGTACTATATTATCTCTGTAGTCTTCTCAAAACAACGTCAGGAGTGCCGTTATTCTCATAGTCCCAATTTGCAGGGGCGTATGCAGGATTCCATTTATACCTGTCTATTTCCTTGAACCCCTTCTTGCCATAGAAATCGCTCAGGAAGCCGTCAAAATGGTCTAAGGTAGTTCCTCCAAGCCTGATGGCAGAATCAATCAGGGCTTCTCCTATACCCCTTATATCGGTATTATTATGTACGGATATTATATCCATATCCCCGTTACCCATAGGCTTTAACGCAAAACCGATCTCATAGCCCTCAACTTGGAATGTCTGCACGTTATGTTTCTTAAACTCCTCAACCGTATATGGTGTCAGGAACTCGCTTCTCTTATTTTTTGCGACCTCGGCAACAAACGATTCGTAATCATTCCTTACATATAAATCATTATTGATTTTATTGAGAATGTCAACCCTTATTGAGGATAATGGCGTATTTTCTTCTACGACATGTTCAAAGAGACCTTGTTGATACAAAGCCTCCCTGATACAATTTGTCGGTATTTTATTGTGTTTCTGAAAGAATTTGATGTCTTCTAATAGCTCCACTTATTTAGGATATTTTCATATAAATAGTTCATTGTCTGATTTAATTTATACATTGAACCCATTTTTTTATTATCCTCCGTCAGGTAAAGCCTCTTGTTTACCTCTATCATAAATGAATTATAATAGAAATCATTGTGGGGCGTTATTGAATTTGAATAGGGGCTATTCAGTTTTACGGTGTAACCGAACCCCTCGAAGAACTGACATATTTTTTCAATATACAAAGCCTTGGGGCGGCTCCAATCTTCATTAAAGCCGATGCAAATATCAACGTCTGGGGCTACTTCATTAGGGAATGAATGGCAGTCGATAATAACACAGTCCTGACACATTTCATCCGCAAGCTTTTCCTGATGTTTATACCACATCTGCATTGCAACGGAAAAAAGGGAATGGGTGCGCTTTCTCTTGCAACCATTGAAATCCGTATAGAAAATCCCTTCTCCCCTCGTTTCAAGTGGGTCGCCTATCAGTCTCTCCACATCACAGAAAAAACGCGATACAGGGCAAACTACGGGCTTTACAAGCTCATTGTCGTTAGGGGCGAAAAGAACGTCAGTAAATGTATCAGTCCATTTACTTACCTCACTCTGAATATCTCCCTCCCATGTATTGATATACAGGTTATCTGATGAATGCGGGATATTAAGGACTATTTTCTTGTATCTTCTTTCTTTCATAACAATGCAAAGATAAGGGTTTTTTATTATATGGCCAAATGTCTTAACATTTTTTAAGGATTAAGGACAAATAACTTTTCAATCTTTGTGTTCTGCTTGTTTCCTGTCTTGGTAGTACCCATCCCGTCTTTTTTCTTCGCCTGCCATATACATTTGAAATCATCGGGGGCATTATATTCAGTAACCAATACTTTATAACCGTCAATACTTCTTTGCCTTGCCCAATGCCAAAAAACAAAATGGTCAAAATCAGATTCATATTTCTTGGTTCCCATATATGGGGGGTCACAAAATAAGACCGAATTTTCAGGTATCTTTATTTCATTTCCCAAATCATGATAAGACCGCCACCAAAAAGCCGTACTGTCAAGATATTTGAAAGCCTCAACCTGTTTTTTTAATCCATTATATGCCTCTTTAATATGGTCTTCATTCTTATTCGGGTTAAAGTGAGCATATCCGTTAAACCATGCGCCGCCATAAGAACAAGCTGAACCAACGAAACCGATAAGATAGTCACAATATCTGTTATCATTATTCAAATAGGACTGTCTTATATCCTCATATAGGGTGAATGTCAGCTCATTTGAATTTTTCGGCAATTCCAATGAATCCAACCCATTATCCCTTATCTTAGTCCAAAGATCAATGATATAGTAATTTGTGTCGCATGCAACTTTATTCTTTGAGGGTATTTCTGAAATCACATTCATTCCACCTCCAAAGCAATCGAAGAAAACGGTATTATTATCCGTACCGTTCATTATGAACGGCAACAGTTCCTTCATAAATCGTCTTTTACTGCCTGAATATCTCATATTGCAAAGATAAGGAAAAAATCCGATATGACCAAATGAAATGAGGGAAAAGTTCCACAATATGTTTGTGAAAAACTTTTCCCTACTTATTAGCTAATGAGCAAAAACTTATTCGTCAAAATCGAGGTCGGCAACGTCGAAGTCGGAGACGTAATCCCAAAATTCGCTGAACATTTCCTCTTCGCACTCGGACTGCCATTCAGAAAGGGCATCGTAGTAATCGTCCTGGAATTCAAAGTCATCTTCTTGTGGCTCTCCCTCTTTTTCGGAGAAATCACCATAATCAGCCTCTTTATAGTCTATTTCTCCATAGAAATTGTAGGCATTGCTTTCCTCGTGGGCGGCAATAAGGACGGCAACCTTGAATGTCTGTTTAATCCAACGCAGCCACTCCTCTGGATAATACCAAGCCGTATCGCAGGTGAATTTAACGGTGGCCACATCACCTTCCACAACCAACTCCATACCGTCAAGAGTGGCGTTCCACTTACAGCCGTAGTGTATTTGTGACTGATAGTCATACCAACCCACAGCACCATAGGTCTTTTTCTGCTGTTCCTTGATTTTTGACAGCTTATTATCGTGGTCGTTGGTCGTGTCCCACTTTAGGAATGTGTCGGGAACAGGGCGGAACGTACCCATAGTAAGACCGTTGCTATAAACAATCTCGGCAGGGTTATTCTCTCTCTCACCCTTGCGGTTTTCCCCCCAACCAAATTCTGAGGTCTTGGTTTTGGCATTTGCAAGAAGCAAATCAAAAGCCTTTTCAATATCTTTTTGGGGTTCCATGTTTGAGTTCTTCAACCCCTCGTTAATAAAGTTAAGGACGTTTTCCTTTTTGCCCTTAACGGCTACTGCGTTGTTTGACCAATTAGGCATCTTCGTAATGTTTTTATTTGTTAATACTTGTTGTTATTTTTTCTGATGCAAAGGTAAGACTTTATTTTGAATCGGCCAAATGTCTTAACACTTTTTAAGGTTTTCTTGACATAGCTTTATATTCTCTATATGGCATCTTACCCATTGCTTCGCCTCTTTCAGGTTTCTTGCCTGACCGATATATGTAACTCCATCCGACTCGAATATGGAATACTTGTATGTACTATAGCACACACGGGGCTTGATAATATAACCTTTGTAATTCATTGCTTGTATAATGTGTATTTGTTTGGTCTGTTGGACTTGATGTACTTTTTCGCTTGTCTGATGCTTGGGAAGTACCTTATTTCAACGGTAACATCGTCATCCCATTCAATGTGGAGTTCTGTCTTGATTGGTTTCATAATGCTGCTTGTTTTAATGTTTTTACACTGCGAAGATAGGATTATTTTCCGACGTGGCCAAATCCTTTAACACTTTTTTTGGATTTAATAGATGAATGTGTAGGTTGCCACTTCTACGTCGATTCCATTATCATTCACATACTTGTCATCTACTGACATTTGGATTTCATAGTCAGGGCCGTTGAAATTCTTTTCAAAACGGCTGAATATCCAACGTCTCACATCATAAACGTCGTTACGGACAATGCCCCACTCATGATTACCTTTAACCTGTAGCACCAACTTATTCTTGGTATTGCCCCACAAGTCAGTAACCTTGGTCTTTAACTTCTTTGTTACCTCAACTGAGCCGTAGCCTGCGAAATGCTTTATTTTCATAACTGTTACTTGTTTTTATTGTTTTACGATGCAAAGATAAGGCTTTTCAATGATACGGCCAAATGTTTTAACAACTTTTAACGAAAAATTTTTTGCCATTAGAAATAAAATATTATATTAAAAACAATATATGACAAGCCGCCTTCAGTGGATCCGTCGTTACGGGAACGATATATACACAAAAAAAGGAGAGCCATCCCTTTTTATGGAATGACTCCCCGTCAACAAGCAACAAAATAAAAACAATCAATATTATGGAATACCAAAAGTTTTTAGGCTCCATAACGGGAATCGAACCCGTCCCGCGCCCGAACCGAATCAGCGCATGCCTTACCGACACAATCTATGGAGCAACCTATAATTAGTATGGAAGAATTAGCCTTACTCAGCCTTGCGATAGCCCAAGGTTTCATCATCGTCACCCTTCAAGATTGCGGCAACCTCACTTTCAAAGATGTCAATGATGGTTTCGCCGTTTTTCTTGCTAAGACGTTCAAAGATGTCCATGATGTCAAGGTCAAGTTCCTTATCCTCACCAACCTGCTCACTATACTTTGAATAGTAGTCGAAGAGAATGCCAAGCCCCTTCTTGATAGCCGCTGAATCCCTTACGGCAATGGTCTTTGAGGAAAGGCGGTCAAGGTCTGCAAGAGTGATTTTCTTCTTCTCCGTACCCTCGATTCTCTGTGCGGCAGCAAGAATTTCCTTAACGGCTCCTGCCTCATCATCCTTACCGTGTGCCTGATAGATACGGCGTACTTCTGTACCCTCAATCTTACCCTCGCGCATCAGGGCCTGCACACGCTCGTCACGCTCTGTATGAGTAAGGAAAATGGTCTTCCACTTTGCAAAACCGAGCTTCTTCACAATCTCGTCGGGCGTATAGCCAAGGTCAACGAACTTGCGGAATGCGATGCCGTACTCATACTCCGAGAATTTCTTTCCCTCGTTGCGGATAAGCTGCTCCACAAGAAGCTCGTCAGGTTTCAGGGATTTGGAGAGAAACAACGCAGGAATGCGCATAATGTCAGCACCCTCTGCCATCAGGGCCATTGTCGCACGATAACGGCGTTCACCATCTACAAGGCGGTATTTCTCATTTCCGTCCTCATCCTTGAACGGGATGACCGAGATAGGATTCTTCACCCCGTTTTCACGAATGGATTCCTTTAGCTCCTCCAGGTCAAAGTCAATACGGGAGTTGAAGCCTTCAACCACGACGATGTTACGTGGGTCAATGTTATACAGGTCTCGCTTTGTAGTCTTGTTAATCTCTGTCTGATTTTCCATAATCCAAATTTTAATTAATTGCTTTTTTACTTTGTTTACTTGCTCTCTCTTGTCCTACTGCTCAATTTGCAGTAGGCTTGTCCATGTACAGGTTGTACAGCTTAATCTCATTGGGCTTGCCCTTGTTGATGATTTTACTCAACTCTGCGGTCACACGGTTGCGCTTCATAGCGGCTTTGAATGTTCTCTTACTCATAAGTCTTGATGTTTTTTTAATTGTTTTTGTTACTTTTTTTGATATGTTTGACGGTGCAAAGATAAGATTTTTATTTCACACCGCCAAACGGTTTAACATTTTTTAACGGTTTACCAACTCATTACAACGTAAAGCTGCTCGTCGTCTTTCAAGCCCTTCAACAGACCCTTCATCTGTTTCAGGCAATCCTTCACATCATTGTAATACCAATCATCGTACTCCGTAGAGCCGAAGAAGAAACCACTTTGTGTAGGCAGGAGCATCGGGCCAAGCGTATGGTCTTTCAAAACCTTCTCGCAACGGTCTATGATGTCCACAAGGTCTTCACGCTCAATCCAAGCCGTCTCATTAACAAGCTTCTCTGCAAAATAGTGATAGAAGAAATTCACCTTGCGGAAATAGCCCACGTATGGCGCATAATGCTCTTTCAGAATCTCGTCGCGCTTCTTCTCGAATACCGACACGGGAACAGGTGTATAGATGTACTTGCCGTCTTTGTAGTCGTATTCCACACCAAGCTCCTTATAGTGGAACTGCGGATATGTGGAGAATGCGCATATTTTCTTGATGTTGCGCTCGTATGCGGCGTTGTAGTTCTCAGGCTTTGTGCGTTTCAGGGAGCGTACAGCACCGTCATACACCTTTGTCAGTTCCTTACGGGAATCATCATCAGCCTGCTTGATAATCTCTTCCCAATCCTCACGACTACTAACATTCTTTGTCCGAGGCTTCACAATCTTGTGAATGTAAATGTCTAAACCCATAACTAATTGTTTTTTAAGTTGTTACGTATTGTTGTTTAATAATCCCTTTCTGAATTACAATGCAAAGATAAGGCTTTTATTTGAGACGACCAAATCGTTTAGAGTTTTTTAACAATCCCTTGTTAAGGCTAAAGAAGGATTTCTTTGCGGGAGCGGTCTCATTCGTTTGAACTGTTTTCGATGGCTTCTTACTTTGCAACCAATTAATATGCTCCACAATCACATCGTTTTCACCGAGAATATCCATGTTATATGAGTAATGGTCTCTCATCTGCTCACACACGGTCTTAGCCTCTTCCAAAGTATATTTCGGTAATGGGCGGATAGGAGTGGTTCCATACCAATGCTCATCACACCATTCAATGTAGCGGCTTTTGCCTCCCTTATAATTTACTCTTACTACGTATAGTTCCATAACTGTTACTTGTTTTTATTTCTCGGTGCAAAGATACGACTTTATTTTGATATGGCCAAATCCTTTAACAACTTTTAACAATTTCGGTACTCAATCGAGTACATACACAGTCGGGTCGGGCTTGCCGTTATTGTAGAACTTCACGAACCTGCACCCATAATAGTCCATAAGCTCTGCCAACATTTGAAAGTGTATTTTATCGGCTCCGTTACACATAGTGGCAATATCCACGTCTGTAAGATGATGGATGCCGTAAATGTCCTTGCCGCCGAGGTTTATATGGAATGCCGTGAACCTGTCCTTCTCAGAATCCTTTCTTGTATAGAAGTCTATGGTTTCATTCACTTTCAGCCCGCTCATCAGTTCGGTAAGCTTTGAAAACGGTATTTCCCGATATGTTTTCATATTGAGTTCCTTTGCAAGGGCATTGTATAGCTCCTCTGCATATTTTGGCTCATAGTAAACCCTGAACACAATGTCCGAGAAAGTGTGATGAAGTAGGCAGTTTCTTATCTCCGTAACCTTATCGGCTATGGCGAACCTACTATTTAGCAGAATGTTGATAACACGCGGGACTACCGTATTGTAGTAAATGTCGGCTACAATGGCAGATGGCTTACTGCCTAAGATCGAGGGCAGCAGGCGCATTCTCTCGTCCTTGTTGAATGATTTGTACCAATCAACAAGATAATCAGGACACGCATTACCGAACATTACCCTGTGGGCATTAAGGAGTATTGCCATAAGTTTTTGGCGAAGGGCTTCAAATAAAGTCCCTTCAGGATTCTCATTTTTTCTTGTCATACGTCTTTTATTATTCATTATCTCTGCAAAGATAAGATTATTTTTTAATATGGCCAAACGAAAACGGGATTATTTTCAACAGGAGGTTCCGCCGCGTCGTCAGGAATAAAATTATTGGTTTTAATATAATAAAAAATATGAAACGGCCAAATAAAAACAATAAAAAAAGCACCCCACACCGTCAAAAAGACGAGTGAGATGCCCACGAACAACATCCTATTGGATTGAAGTATGCTTTGTTAGAACTTACATTTGAACTTCGGCGTGATGCGCTTGTAGCCCTTGACTTCGGCCTTGTCATCGGACACGTCGATTATGTCGTATGCCCAACGTCCGACCATATCAGCATCGGGCCATTCCTCTCCGTAGTCGCCGCCGCCACGTCCGTTACCATCAGCGCACAGGAGGGGCAGGGGATGTACGACCCAAGCGTTAGGCTTAAAATTAGGAACCGTGACGTATTCCTTCTTTGTACGGTTGATGATGTACTTGTAGCTGTGAAGCTGCGAGTAGTTGGGAATGGCACGCTTGTAAAGCTCATAAAGACCGTGACCCGAACCACCTTCCACAAGGTCAGACGCTTTCTCATAGATGTCAAGCGTTCCCTCGAACTCAACTTCACCGTCGTATTCGTGCTTGATTTCCTTCGGGTAAGCCTTGGTGACTTTCTTGTCTGCGTAGTCTCCGCACCACACAAAGGGATGACCCTTCATACCGTGGGCAAGCAGGTACATTACAGCCATTACGAACTCGTTGCCGACGTAGCTGTGTTCCATCAGTTTTGCCCCATTGTCATAATCCCAGCTATACAACGTCATTTTCACGGGCTGTTTTGACGTTTTCCAATTCTTTTTCAGAATACATGGATGATAATACTGTCCCATAGTAATTGAATGTTTTGCTTGTTAATACTTGTTGTTTCTTTACTTTTCTCGATGCAAAGATAAGGCTTTTATTTGGATTAGCCAAATTCTTTAACAGTTTTTAACTAAAGTTTCGGCTCTTCACAAAGTTCTCCCGTGTACGGTGAATATATAGTACCACTTTCAACGGCTTCACTCTCGACTGCAAACAAGCCTGTTCCTTTCTCATAGTAGATTTCAAGCTCGATTTCCATGTCCTTGATTTGGGCCTCAGCTTCTTCACGGGAATCGGCGCAACCCTCTTCAATAAGCTCCTGTACCTTATTTTCGTATGCGATAGGGAACTTATCCTTTGTCAGTACCACGTTGCAAAGATGCTCGTAGGTGTCGGAATTGTTCAATTTGACTGCCATAATACTATTTTGTTAATTTGTTAAAATTCAGCATCAGGCGGAAGCAATGGTGCTTTTTTGATGCAGATAATCATTGTCACTAAAGAAATAACATAATATACCGCCAAGCAGATTAGAAATATTTTCATAAGTCCTGTTTTTTTTAATAGTTTTCAGCCCAAGCGATTTCCTCTTCCACCTCTCTGACAAACTTGTCAAGGTTGAAGTCCTCGTCGTCGAAGTCAGGCATAGTACCGTTGTATTCCGCAAGAAGTGTCCCTTCGTCTGCATCGTACACGTCAATAAGCGATACGCTCTTGTCACAATCCCACGCGCTCTTTACCGTTACTGCGCGTCCGTCACTAAGTTCAAAAGTCTCTTTCATTTTGTTTCATTGTTAAGTATTGCTTGTACTCCTATTAACTCTCCCTTTTTGAATCCCTCTTGTTTTACAATAACGGACATTGCCTTTCTTACTGTTGTGGGTTTCGTCTTTACGGTCTTGATAGAACCGCCTTTCAAATAGCAATCCCACTCCGTAAACTTTGTTTCAAATGTAGCTTCTTCTTTATACATATTGTTTGTCTGTTTTTTACATTGCAAAGATAAGACTATTTTCTGAATTGGCCAAGCCCTTTAACATCTTTTAAGGATTTTGGTACTCGGTAGAGTACCGTGTTAAAATATGTAACCGTGAAACTTTGCAAGCCAATAGCCTTTGCAGTCCTCATTCGGGGCGGTATTGTTATTCCACGATTCCGTAGTCTTAATGCCCTTCTTTGAGAGTCTGTAGATTTGGAAGTGATTTGTGCCGTCGTGATGGTAGGCATAGACGTGAACCACACCGTTTTCAACCTCTGCTTTCAGGTTGTCAATGTCTCTGCCGTAGCATTTCCTTATCGCAGAATACAGATCCTCGCAACGCACAGGATATATGTCAGGACTTCCGTTCCATAACCCAAGTTTCCCCGTGATAATTACAGGACACTTGCATTGCTCTGCGTGAGCCATATTAAGACGCAGGTCATCCCACTCCATTTGCTGAAATTCGGACACATAGTCCCAATAGTCCTGAGAATTTTCATCATCAGGCTCAATCTCATTGACTCTGCAATGTTCAACGTACTCCTTATATTCAGGAATGTAGGTATCGTCAATCAAGACGTATTTAGGCATGTTCTTTCTCATAGTCTTACCCTCCTTTCTTATTCCATAGGTGGAAGCAGTACATTGTCGATAAAGTCACACAGGTCGTAGATTTCAGACGTGGATACGGAATCAATGTCGTATTCGTCACAATCCTCAGTACACAGGGTTATCTCCCCCTTTTCATTCATATCCACGCCATAGACGGTGGAGAAACAGTTTGAAGCATACTCAGGGTGGTTTCCGCCGTCATAATTGACGCAGACGCTGCAATCCAATTCTGAATCATCCCATTCAAGATGCTTGTCATTCTTTTTCAGGACACGCTTCAAGAACTTGATGCACTCCTTGCGTACCTGACCCTGCAATTTCAGCCAATCCTCTGCAACGGCTTGGAACTTCTCTTGCTTTTTCTTTTTTTCCATAATGCTTACTTGTTTATTTGTTACTTGTTTTCCTTAATTACAGTGCAAAGATAAGACTTTTCAATGACGTGGCCAAACAGAATGGCAATTATTTTCGTTAAGAAGTGTTAAATGATTTTGATGACACGGAGAAGCTCCATCGACATCCAGACAATAAAACGATATTGTTTTTAATATAATAAAAAATCTGATGCGACCAAACAAAAATAAATGTTTTTTATTTGGTGGGTTCAAAAAATTTGCTATATTAAAATACAATATGAAAACACCCACCTTCAGGAGGACGACGGATCCTGTTCGAGGTTATATAAAAAATAAGGGCTATCCCCAACAAAGTGAGAATAACCCGATGAAAGTAGTGTTATTTGGATTTTGCTATGCAGCCAATCTGAAAGCAAGGTCGTGTACCGTCTGCAATTTCTTCTGCACAGAGCCGTCCATAATGGCGTTGAACTTCTTTTCATCACCGCCCCAAGTGGCGACGTTCTGATAGAAACAGCTTACACCGTTGATAAGCTTCAATGCAGTGCCGTTTTCCAACAAGTCCTGACCCACCCCTGTATAGATAGTGTCCTTAACGGCCTCCATAATGTTCCTGCTGCGTGTGCTTATGTCTTCATTATTGAGGTTGAAATCCCCACGCTTATAGACCTTGAACACGTCAGGGGCAAACAGAGCCTCCGCAAGAATCTGCTCCTGCTGCTTGTCAGTGAGGCGAATCTTTGCAAGGGTCTGCAATTCCTGCTCAAAATACTCCTTATAGGTATTGTAAAGCCCAAGGGTACGGTAAGCCAATTCTGCGTTCTGTTTATTCAAGAGGTCGATACGCTCATTTACACGGCTTGTATGCTTGAACGTGATTTTACCTGAATTGTTACAGAGAGCAAGGTTGAGGGTATTCTGACAAACCGTTCTTACAGGTGTCACCATAGCCGTTACTGCGCCTGTGCCGTCGTGCGAGGTAGTGAAAACCACATACTGCTCGATAGTGTCATCCTTATGACCAAGTATGACGGGTTCGGGGAACTTAGCCGTAATAAAGAGACGTGAGCCATTAGTGCCGAGCAAACCTGCACACTCGATAGTCGGAATATCACCGTCGATTTTGCCTGTTGTGAGCAAGTCGATGAACTCAAACGCCTTTTGGTACTGTACCACACCGTATGAATCCGAGACGATAGCCAACGGCTCGTTGTAGTCATAGCGCATAGTTGCCTTACGTCCTTCCACAATGAGGCTTTTCAGCATTTCCACGCTTACAAACTGTCTGCCGTCCACAATCTGCGTGTCCTCAGAATTGATAGCCATATTGCCACCAAGCAAACCTTCAAGTTGAGGTGTTGCTGCGATTACAGGCTGCAAGCCCACTTCAAAATTTGCGTTGCACCCTTCAATGGCCTCCTTGACTGTAAGGGGTTGGTCGTACACTCTGCCAAGGCGATGCCAAGCGCGTTCTTTCTTGCCGTTCTCCACAAATGAGAACTGACCGTTTCTTTCTTCAATGTTAGCTGCCATAACTGAAATCCAATTAGTATTGTTAATTTATTTTACTTTTTTCTCTTCTTGACCCCTCCCACCGAATTGTGAGAGGGGGTGTCGTTATCTGTTTAACGCCTGACTGATACCGATACCTCAATCTCTTCTCCGTACTCCACGAACTCGCCTGTTGCGAATGACTCGCACATGTGCCAACCGTTTTCATCAAGCAGATAGGAATACTGACAGTCGATTTTCTCATACACTTTTGCAGGTGTATCTCCGAGCTTCGGCTTAACCCATTTCCAATCCTCGCCGCTTCTGTTAGCATAGTGGCGGACTTCATCATCCCACACTACCGAGCAATCACCACCGACAACGAGGTTCAGAGCCTGTTCATAGGTCGGGAACGTGCTTTTCAGAACTCTGCCCACACCGTCAGGATAGCCGTCTGAATGGCAATAGATACCGATGTAAGGCTTTGTGAGCTTCACCTTGCGTGACATTTCCTTGCCTATCTGCTCACCATAGCAATCCCAATTTGAGAGCTTCACAGGGAGCAATGACGGATCGAACTTCTTGAACTTACCGATGTCCTCTTTCCTGACCTTGATAATGATACTACTTCTTGTACTCATAACTCTTGAATGTTTTTTGCTTGTTAATACTTGTCTTTAACTGTTTTACGATGCAAAGATAGGACTATTTTTTGATGTGGCCAAATCCTTTAACACTTTTTAACGTCTTATCTCATTTAATTTTTAATCTATGCAATAGGAAAGCACGAGAAAACCTGTCTCATTTGAAAGATAATTCTCTATTTCATCCTCTTCAATGTCAGAGGGTATTTCCATTTCATCAGGCAAGTCCACATCTTCACCGTCAGTTTCCCAAACAATACCGCTTACTTTTATCGTACTCGGTTGAGTACCTTTAGGTTCGGGGAGGCAGTTGCAAATTCTATCCATTTCAGATATGGAGAGGTCGCCACCAAGACGCTCATATTCATTATGCCCTGTCTCTATATCCACGACCGTAACAAATACTACACCGTCTTTAGAAACTTCGGCTTTCGTAACATAGCCGCTGCCTTCATAATCTTCGTCAATGATTGTAATGCAGGCACGCATATCGGCATCCTCATCAAATGTATAACTACCACCATGCGCTTCGATACATTTCTTCAAGTCATCGAGGGCCTTTCTGTTAAGCCTGTAATAGGCATCCATAAAATTCTTGTGTTTCATACTTCTTGTTTGTTTTTGTTATTTTGAATCCACGATATTGAAATTCTCTACTTCGGTATCATACACCTCTACGTTTTCCGAATCGGGCGTAACTTCAATGTTGAGATTATCAACAATGTCATTGGGATTTGTCAAGTCGGTATCTAATACCACTCTTACCGTAATGTCAATGTAAACTCTGCTCATATTTGTAACCTATGCTAATGAATTGAAAAACGTGTTGATTTCCTCTGCTGTCTCGGTAATGTAGTCGTATGCTCCGTCAATACCCTCAAAATGCTTCTCTAAAACACGATCAACTATCGAGATGGGTAATTGGTCACATGAGCCAAAACAAACGCCGTATGACCCCTTAAAATGCGTTTGGGAGTATATTCTCACACTTTGTACCACGCTCCTGCAATCTCCAACTTGGATAATTGCAACAGCACCGTCGTTTGGATGAGTTACGGAAACATTTGGATTGTCCTTGAAAAATTCATCCATTTGTCTGTCAAGTTGCTTGATTGTCTGCATAACTTCCTTGTTTGTTTCTTAAAACCGATGCAAAGATAAGGCTTTTATTTGGGGTGGCCAAACAAAATGAGGGGTTTTTTCCTTAAAAAGTGTTAAAGAGAAATGCACGCAGGAGTACGCCGTCGATCGTTTTCTATTATTGGTTTTAATATAATAAAAAAGTTGGAATGGCCAAACGAAAACATAAAAAAAAATTGCGCCTATCCTCACGGACGGACGCAACTCCCATTGTTTAACTTCTTAAAAACTATATAATATTATTATGAATTATCTCACATCTGTGACACACGCATCACGGACGAACACATCGTCATAGTTCTGCATATCTGCAATATCCTTTGCGATTTGGATAGCGGTGGCTTCATCTACGGCATCCACCTCCACAGGAACAACCACGTCAAGATGCACGTTGATTGAATAGTGCTTCATGTTCTTCTCGGTTTCCTTCTTCTTCTCCTTATACTCTTTTAAGGTTTTCGGACTGATGATGGCCACACCGACAAAAGAAGGTACAACGGCAACTATATCCTCGTTGAAGTCGAAGTCAGAGTTGAAATCTGATTCATACTCGGTCTCAATGTATTCCCCGAACTTTGCCTCCATATAGGCTACAAGGGCGGCATAGAGTCTGATTTTTCTGCGGTGGGTCGGCTTGTACTTTTCCACTATTTCCTTGTTGAGAACCTTGACATTGCTGATGTCATAGAGCGGCAGACGTTTTCCGCCACAGAGGAAAGATTCAATAGAACCCTCAATTTCCTCCTGCTTTTCAGTCTCACTCATAACGCTCTTGTAAAACTCCATAAGACTGTCATAGAAAGCAGCCTTTTTCGGATTCACAGGGCGATTCTTCTTAATTGCTTCTTCGTAAGTCATAACTTTTATTGTTTTATCGTTTCACACTGCAAAGATACGGCTTTATTTTGAATTGGCCAAATAAAACCACTTTTTTTTTTTTCTTCTTTTTTTGTAATATTTTTCAACCCCCCCCCTTAGATCTCATGCTAACATGCATGTATAATATCTTATAATTAAACAGATAGTTGTTTTTATTATATAGATTAGATATATAAAGAGAATTAAAGAAAGAAATATATAAAGAAAGAAAAAAAGAGAAAAATTTGCTCATTTTCGTTTGGCCATTTCAAGACTTTTATTATATTAAACTCAATTTTTGATCAACAGCAAACATCCAGCACTGGAAATGACGGGCTTCAGAAATGAATACATGAAAAACCCGTTCCACTCCGAAAAGCAGAACGGGCAACAATAGACCTACAATAAATTAAATAAATATGCTTCGCAAATAGTGGCGTATCCGCCAAATCAAGCTACGCTTTCGCTCCGTTAATGAAAGCAGAGAGCGGACGCACACAGTCTTCGTCGAGCCTGCTATCGCAACAGTAGCTGCAATTGCCATTGCTCAAGCCACAGTACCAAGCCGAAGAGTAGCCACCCCACGTTCTTTCAGATGAACTCCACATCCAAGAGAAACCGATAATATCTCCAATACCTTTGAAGAGAATGCTTGCATTGATGATTCCCAGATTTTCTGCCACCTTTATGCACTCCCCGATAGACCCAAGATACCAATCGCCCTTTTCCGTTCCCTTAGTTTGGTAGTTAGTGCAATAAGCAACAGCCTTGAATTTATCGGGGTCATAGTCTTTTGATGCCGCAATGTCATAAGTGTGCTTCTTACCATTAAGGTCATCGGCTATATTATCTTTAATGTTGGAGCATACTTCGTTTTTCATTGAGTATTCCGTAAGCCAAGGCAAAAACGCTTCTTCCAAGGATATGACAACAGGATTACCCTCATTGTCGAAAAATGCAACAATACCAATAGCGTCCTCTTTATTGAAGTCGGACAAGGGACTTACATAAGTTTTGTCAGAAAGACAAAAATCACCGACGAAAACGCCATTATCATTTGAGTTTTCCTTTTCTTTACGAGCGGCTTCAATGTAGAGTTTCGCTACATCAATAAGGTCTGGACTGTCTATATCGCAATTTATTTCCTCGTCTGTAATAAACAGTTCAGTAGCCGCAATTTCAGCAAAATCATCCTGCACATAGAAGGTAGTGCCTTTTTTGATAATGGCTTTTAATGCCACATCACCCATTTTTTCCCTTTTGGTAGAAAGACAGGCATGAATAGCTCCTTCACTGATAGAGTGTTTGCCGTTGTATAATTCTTTACACAGATAATTGACACGGTTCGCAACCAATGTTTCATTCAATGTCACAGGCGTGTCCTGATACGGTGTCTTGTAATTACCGTCAGATTCGTCAAGATACTTATAGACAACAATGTCCTTTTTTGCGACCAATGGTAGCTTTTTTCCAATGTATAAACACATAATCGTTAAATTTAATTTATTATTGTTCTATTGTTTTTCTGATGCAAAGATACGGAAAAATAATGGACTGGCCAAATAATTCCGTATCTTTTAACAAATTTTACCATTTATTCCTCGGTAGATTTTCCAAGTCTAAAGGCATATACGACCTCTGCATCGTCCTCCATTACGACAAACGGAGTGTTTGGGCGTTCATATTTGCCTGATTTATAAAGGCTTGCAGGGCGGTGGAAATGCAGGAAACCACAGAATCCCACACCGTCATTACTTTTTGCATCCATGTAGCGCAAATCGGATTTTGTCATATCAATGCAACGGTAGCCACGCCAAGAAATCGGCATAACATCACTTTCAAACACCACGGCAATGTTAATCCCACGGTTAAGGAACTCAACACAAGTGTCCCAGTTGTAGCCGTCATAGCTGAATGTAAGGTGATAGTTCGGGTATTTCTCACAGATAGCATAGCGTCCAGGAACCTTTGTATAGTCATAGAAAATCACGTCGGGGTACATGTCCAAGATATTTTTCCCTTCAACTCTAAAGGCAAGGGGCGACAAGTCAGATGTGCAGTTAAGACGGACGGAAAATCCCATGTCACGCTTTTCTGCGTAGCGCATAGCGGCCTCCAACTCAAACACAAGCATACGCATAAAGAGAGCCTTATTCTGATAGAACAGGCGCGTTTTCTTGATACGGGCCTGATTGATTCGAGATTCCTTAATCCCATGTACAAGAATGTCAGCCTTATTGTGTCCGCTTCCGTTAAGGCAAAACTCTTGACAATGTGAACCGCTCGGACAGGTATTGATAGTAAGTCCGTTTCCGCTTGCAAGCTTCCAAGGCGCAAGATAGAGAGAATAGGTAATCACACCGTTTTTGCCGTTCAGCACCATTTTGGCAGACTGATTGAAAGAGCCAAGGTAAGATACACCAACCTCTTTCAAAGCTTTCTGATACTCCTTATAAGTCATTTTTTCCATACGATTGATTGATGTTTATTTGTTATTACTTGTTTTTTTACGCTGCAAAGATAAGACCTTTTTCCCATTTGGCCAAACGAAACCACAATTATTTTTAGTTAAGTAATGTTAAAGACTTTTGGATGTGGTACTCCTGAACCCCGCAGGCGAAGGCGGATGGATTCTATTGGTTTTAATATAATAAAAAAATTGAATTGGCCAAATAAAACAAGGGTGAATATCTGTTAAAGATACCCACCCATAGTGATAGATAGTAAGTTTCTTAACTCCTTTTAATGGAGCTGTATCGTCTCATAGTAGAACTCATAGTCGAGCCAATCGGCAGGAAGCCCACAAGAAAGTTTATTGATAACCTCTTCCCATTCCTCTTTTGACGGGGAGTATTCATCATCCCAATCCTCTTCCTCGATATTTACGATGGATCCGACCTCTTCCCTGATGGCGGCGGTCAATTCCTCGGTATTGAATTTGCTCTTGTCTTCTACTGCGAGAATACAGTCCTTTATATTGTCCTCGGTTTCCGTGAAGCACAGAATTTCAATTTCCTTTGCCATAATTTTAATGTATGCTATTTTTTGGTACTCAGTTGAGTACCTGTTGTTTTTATTTAGTCAGTCCACTCAAAGAAATAATCCTGAGCTTCTTCGTTATCCTTATAATGCTCATAGAAGAGTTCCTTTGCCTCATAAAAAAGCTTCTCATACAGTTCAATGAATCTTTCCCTGTCTTCCACACCCTGCTTTCGCAGTTGGTCATTCGCATAGGCTAAGTATATAAGTGACACGACAACCTCGGTAAATGCCTTATAGTCATTAAGATATGCGGCTTTTACACGCTTGTATGTGTCGATGACAGATGCCTTGTCATACCAATCCGCAATGGCAAAATCCATAGGGAAAGTCATAGTTAATGTGCGTCCAGAAACTTCTTTATAGAAGTCCTTTACCCATTTTTCAATCCCGCAAGCGTAGGAATGAACATTTTTGAATTTCTGATGTAGTCTCATAATACTTTTGCTTTTTCAATGGTTATGTCCTCGTAGTAGTCATCACATTCATCCGTAATGAAGTAATGACCTTCTGCCTCTGATACGGTGAAATCTTCGTCGTCGTGGTCAAAATGACCCTCGGAACGGATGGACTTGATTTTCTCATTGAACAGCTTTTCAGCCGTTTCCCTGTCCTTGCACGGTGTAACGTCGAACACGACATCACCGTCCACGTTGCTTTCCTGCTGAACTAAAAATACAACCATAATGCCTGTTTGTTTATTTGTTTAATACTTTGCAAAGATAGGATTATTTTCTGATGTGGCCAAACATATCGGAAACTATTTTCCTTAAAAACTGTTAACGGGTTCGGATCCTGATAAGCTCGTGGGCCCTGAGCTTGGATCCGTTTCATATATTGTATTTAATATAATAAAATTTTTGAATCCGCCAAGAAAATAATCACTTTTTTGTTTGGCAGTCTGAAAATAATTGTTATATTAAAATACAATAGAAACCTGCACGCCTTCCATGAAGACGGATCTGTCGTCCAGGATAAAATACATGAAACAATAATGACTCCCGCTCGACAAGGCAGCAGCCACTATTGAAAAATCTACGGCTCTTATTGAAATTAGCCGTTATTTCTTCATCCTCTCAAAAGCAGGATTTTCCTTAAAAAGTGTTAAAGCATTTGGTCACGTCAGAAACTTTGTTATATTAAATACAATATATACATACTGTCCAAGCTCAGGACGACGTGTCCTCCGCCGTCAGGGTTCAGGGTATATAGAAAAAAATGCGCCCACCCTCACAGGCAAGCGCATCATTAAATGAAATAAAGTTAATAAAAATTCAACCAAGTATGATATAGTCCTTTTTGTTTTCCTCTGTTACGTCACGGGGGAAATTAGACCACTCTGGATCATATTCGTCAGTCGGCGAGAAAAGGTAGTACATTGCATTGTAGCTGTTCCCTTCTTCATCGGACGGAACGAGGATTTTCTTTTTTCCGTTTCCTTTCTTGCGTTCCTCCACACAAGCTTTCCAAAGGTCGTTTATTGTAATTTCCTTCATCGTTATCTTATTTTTCAGTTAGCAAAATGCCCCCTCTTCATCCAAGATGTTCATAATCTCTTCAATGTCTGCATCGCTCTCAATAAGAGTAAGTTCGTGAATATAGACATCAATATCATCTGCACAATAGTCATCGTTGCAGGTAAAGCGCGTATCGCTGTCCTCGGCAATGTGTCTGCTGTCATCACCGTCCTTGATTGTGGGGTTCTCTTTCAAGTAGCGTTCCTTGACCGTTTCCTTGACTTTGACCGCCGTCTCAAAATCTTTGCAGGGGATAGGACGGACGTAATCGCTCAGTTCATCCTCTTCGTGTCGCCTGACTGTTACTACATACTGTTTCATAATCGGTAATTTTAATGTTTGTTCTTAAAACTGATGCAAAGATAAGGCTTTTTCCCCAATTAGCCAAATAAATGGTCAAAAATAATCCTTAAATAATGTTAATGGGATTTGGCCATTTCAAGAAAAATGTTATATTAAAAACCAATAGTATTGTGGATCCTCCTCATCTCTTCAGCATGGTCAGGATAAAAAAATGCAGCCCGAAATTCAGGCTGCAAGCAATAATTGAATAAGTAGGCTTTTGTCTTTCACCACTTTATACGGATATTTCGGTAAATTCACGTCTGTATAATATATTACCTTTATCCCGTGAGCGACACATAAGTTATATTTTAGCAAGTCTCTTTCTCGGATTGAATTGTAGTTCTCATCTCCTCCGAAACAATCAACAGGCTTGAAATGCTGTCCTCCCTGACATTCGATAGCGACATTCAACTCAGGAATAAAGAAATCCAACGTCATTGGCGTATATTTATTCAGTTTCAACCAAGGGAACGTCTGCTGACGGGTATATGTGATTCCACTATCATCCAAGAGCTTCGCCGTTTTCTTTTCCAATTTTGAACTGTTGCAATACGGGCAACCATTCTTATGTGTGATATGGTCGTGAGGTGTAACCAAGAAAACGTGTCCGCATTTCCTGCATTTTATCTTAATTTTGTCAATTGCCCTAAAGTATGTCACTTCGGAATAGTCATATTTATCACCGTGGACTTTTCTCGCCTCTTCAATGAACTCTTCCGTAGTCTTGTTTTTCCCCCAACAATAAGGGCAACCATACGCCCGTAGATGGTCTTGCGGCCTTTGCAGGAATATCCTGCCGCAATCATTACAGATGATTTTTACCTTGTCCTTTGTCGTATCATATTCCACAAGGCTGTAATCATAGCGGCTCCCGTGTATATGTTTAGCCTTCTCAATGAACTCCTGTGTCGTCATTTTTTCCGTACCTCCGCATTTTGGACAACCCCTACCATTAAGATGATTTTTCGGGGTTTGGAGAAATTCGCCGTGTTCAGGACAAATGATAGGTACTTTTGTCTGATTGTTCTTATATTCCTTGATATGGGAATAATCGTATCTGTCACCGTGGATCTTACGGGAGCGTTCTATAAATTCATTTAACGTAAGCTTTTTTGGCATATATCCTAAATAATTAAAAAATGGCAGCACCTACCTAAATAGATGCCACCGACAAACAAACACCATGAAACAAGAATCGTTAATCCAAAATATCGTAATCGTCAGTGTCGGGAATGATAGCTATACCGCCCCAAGTTCCGTGCCATTGGCCTATATCGTCAATGTACTCCACAACACCTTCCTTACCGTCATACCAATTGCTTTCATCATAAAGATGATTGATGCGTACTCTTTTCCCTATTACGTTATCCATAGCACTCCTATAGGTTAATTGCCCGTACTGCCGATGTCATCATGTTAGCAATGGCCTGATACTGCCCTTCAAGGAACATTTCAGCTATTTTCTCGGAAAGTGGAAGAATCTCGTTAGCCACCATTTCCAACTTCTTCGGTGATTTTCTTCCGCAAGGTACGAGGAAAGTATAGAATCCCATGTGTTCGGTCTTACCGTCAATAATAGTGGAGCAACATCCATCATGACGGCCCATAGGTCTGATACTACAAATGATACCTGTTCTGCGTGATTCGCCCGTGAACATATTGTAGCCGCCCTTATCGTGGCTGACCTCAATTTCAATGACATTCAGCTCTGTCCTGCTACCGTTCACCTTAATTGGGGTGATTTTAATTTCCCTGCTAAGTTCCATAGTCTTTCTTGTTTGTTTGATAGTTCCCCGCCCACACCATTATGGACGGGGGTATTTCCGTGTCCTTCAGATTTACGTTGCAAAGATAAGGCTTTTATTTGGATTGGCCAAATCTGAACTGTTAAAAGATGTTAAAGAATCGCGTTTTGTATGACGTATGCACCAATAATGTAATGCGCCGCAAAATCATCGTCATAGTCATTGTTTCGCAGTTCGGGGTGATTATCCCGAATCCAATCAAGCACATCGCCGTATAAAAGCTGCCTCTCATATTTGCGCGGGTTTGCCTTGCCCCTGCGCTTCATTGTGGGCATAATCTCCAACGTAATGGCCTTTAGCTGCTCTTTCGTAACCATAGTTTTCAGTCCGTTAAATCCCACATTATTTTGTCAAATTCATGGTACTTAAACTCCTTATGGAATCTTCCACACTTGCTGCCCTTGACATCGTAGTCGAAAAAGGCAAACACGGAAAAGTTATACAGGTAGCCGTAATTCCGTTTCTCCCAATCCACTCCCTTTTCAAAGATTGAACTTCTGCGGAGCATCCTTAATTCCTTATCGGAAAGACGGAACATAACAGTCTTGCCACAGGCTGTAAACTCTACTTTGTTATTACATACTTTTCTTGCCATAACTGTATATTTGTTTGTTTTTTCTGATGCAAAGATAAGACTTTTATATGGAACGACCAAAAGTTTTAACGAAATTTAATGATATTTTTCGCCTTTTCGTAGGTCTCTGGATCAACATTATAGATATAGCTGCCACTTCTGATAAGAAGTGCATCCTTACCATAGTATTGCTTTTTCATACCCTTAATGGAGCCGCTTGCGTGGAAATTGGGAAAGTTTCCCAAACCAAGCATTGCCCTGTCAGCGTTTTTCTTTGAAACGTAAAGTGTCCGTGCCATAATAACAGTTTTTTTAATAAGGCATTTTATCACAAATGGTCTGCAACCACTTCAACCAATTCTCACAATCATCATAATGCTCCTTGATATTGTCGAATGGAACACCGTTTCCCTTCTTACCGTCCTGCCACCAACTAACGACCTCATAGTTTATATTGAAATCGTCTATGTATTCCTGCAAATGCTTCTTGTCGCACACTTCAAGATTGAACACCATATCACCGCCCGCCTTCGTGTAGCTTTCAAGCTCAACGCTGAAAGGCTCTTCATCCCAAGCCTGACCATTCCAGAAGATGTTATTGCAATCCTCTAAAAGGTACTTTTTGTTTGCGTTAAATTCCTGTCGGTTCATAAATTCTGTCATTTTTAATTCTGTCGCAAAGATAAGGCTTTATTTCCAAACCACCAAATAAAACGAAGAAAACTTTTCCTTAATAAATGTTAAAAGCCGTGATGACGACGGAACCCACTGAAGGCGGATGTTATATATTGTGTTTAATATAACAGAATTTCTGACATGACCAAATGTATAGGCATAAAAAATGGAGGCAAGTAATGTTAAAATTACCTGTCTCCGACAAACAAACAAAAAGTTATGAACGAAAAACGAGCTTAACCTTGAATCTCTACAGAAACTACGCGCTTCCCTTCTTTCTTGAAATGTATGAGGAAATCGCCATTTACCCTTAATATGGTCTGCTTCTCCTGATCAGCCCATACAGTAACTGTCGAGCCTTTGAAGAACTGCATTATTCTGCCAGCGAATATCTGAGGGTCATCAGGGATTACGGCATTGACACCTAATCCAAGCTGATTAAGTCCCGAAATGATGAATTGGTCTTTTTTATTCATTGCTGTTATGGTTTATTGTATTTGTCTGAATTTCGGTACTCAGTTGAGTACCATACATAAGAATCGGCATTGACACTTTCTTATTTTTATCCTGCTATACGCATCTTGTTTTCCTCTGCTATGCTGTCATAGACATTTTTCGTGATGAATCTTCCGCGTATGGATTTCCTGCATTGTGTGAGGCTTGCGTATTTCCTATTGTCCGTTGAGGTAAACCACACTGCATCCTGGTAATGGTTCGGATAGCGGCTGAACCTTCTTTGGAAATCATATTTGTATTTGGGATTGTAAGCCATCAGGAAGTATTTTCCAAGCTCATCCCTAAAAGCTATCAGGTGATAGGTGAAAACCTCGTCAGAAGTCAAATCCAAGCCTTCTACGGAATCTGTACGGGATATATGCCACCCGTCCCTGTTGATTCTGTCTGCGTGTGAATAGAACACAGCTCCGTGATGCCTGTTTGTGTCCTTGATTCCCTTCTGTCTTATGTAGAGGTGAATCATTTCATGGAGAATGGTATTCTGATACTGCTTTTCAGGGGAGGCGAAATAGTCGCTTATCCTTATACGGTAGTTCTTGCGTTGCCCGTTTACATTCTTCCACTTGCACTGCCCCAATAGGCTTTTCGTGTGCATTATCTCAAATGCGGGCTTGACAAGCTCATTGTTGAAATACTGTCTGTTGAACCTGTCAAAGTTGCTCTCTATGAACTCAATGTTTAATGTCATAACTCACATACTGTTTGTTTGTATTGCAAAGATAGGATTATTTTTTGGATTGGCCAAATGAAAACGGGAATATTTTTCAAAAAAACACGGGATGACCTGATGCACGCGGGACACTGTACGGGATACCATTCGTTCTATTGTGTTTAATATAATAAAAAAATTGAATCCGCCAAGGGATTCAGCAAAAAAATTACATAAAAAAAGCAGGAGACCGACCTTTGTTCCACCCGATACGTTGCGGATGCTTATGGGACGATCTCCTATGCGCTTGTTTTATAAATAATTAGTATGTGTATATTGTCAAATGGTGGGCTTGTCTCGTATCATACTACTCTCTATTTAAGGGTTTACTTACGGCTTAAAATAAAATAATTAAAAACTAAAATTGTTGTTTAGGGGCGGTCTCTTGCCATAGCGATATGGATTGGGGATGTGAGCGGACTATATTTTCGCCTGCCGCTCGGTTAGGCTCTTACTTTCGGACACGTTGTTGGCACAGGGGAACACCTCGTCCTCATAGGCGGTGAACTCGTTGCCATTCGGCCCCGTCAGTACGTACTCTTTGCAGAACGGGCCCTTGCGGATGTCCTTTACTTTATATAGCGTGGCGTTGTCAAAATCGCCATAGGCTCCGAAATATGTGTAATCTCCTACTTTCATAATGCTTGTTGTCTTTGTTTGTCTTACATCGCAAAGATAAGGCTTTATTTTGGATTGGCCAAATGGTTTAACACTTTTTAGGATTTTCTGCAAGCCAAGCATCCACATAGGCTACGACCCCTACTTTGGGGGATAATTGGCTGTACCCTTCAAAATGTTTTTTAGCCTCTTCCAATGAATAGTAATAGTTGATGCACTGGTAACCGACAAGGCCATTATTGTAGTTTACAATTTGGTCAGTACCGAAACGTCTTTCTATTTTCCAACCCTTATCCTCAACGACTTTAGTATAAAGAACCGCTGCTGCATAGTTGCGACCATCAGTATGAAATTCATCGCTGAAAATGGGATTGGCATCACAATAAGGCTTAAAATACTCACCATCTGTCTTAAAGGTGTGCATTTTTCCTTTGTAGTCATAACCTGTCCTTGTTTCCATAACTTTATGTTTTTGATTTTTCTACCGCAAAGGTAAGGCTTTTTTCTGATATGGCAAAGCAAAACGGGAAAAATTTTTCTTTAAAAAATGTTAATGGATTTGGTGGGGTGAAATAATTTGTTATATTAAAATCAATTTTTATGACTAGATCCAAGCTCAGGGACTGTTCCGTCGGTCTGGATCCGATTCATAGATATAAAGAATGAGGCGAACCCATTTAAGGATTCGCCCCGTGTAAATGCTAATTGGATTCTATGCGTTGTCACTCCGTATCTTTCATTTGGACTTTCAACCCCATTTTCCCCTCTCCAAATTCTCCTATATCATAGAAGAAGAAACATGAGTTAAGCCAATCTTGTGGCGACTTCGCGTCTCTTTCCCACGGTTGGCTCATGTCATACTCAGCCTTGGTAACTCCGCCTACTTGAAAAAGGACAAAGAAATTCCTGTTCCTTCTTCTTTCCATACTTGCGAGAAGCTTTCTGAAAATGTCTTGCTCTTTTCTGTCTGTCATAATAGATAATTTGTATGCTTTAATTCTGCTGCAAAGATAGGATTTTCCCTTGATACAGCAAAATAAAACGATGTATTTTTTCTCTTAAAAAATGCTAATCACTTTCTTTCAAACTTGACCCCGATACTTTCAAGGCAATCCTCCAACTCCCTGTGAACACAGAAGCCATAAGGATATTGCCCTACCAATAAGGAGACTTTATTGTAATTTTCATCCTCCCTATTTTCTCTCAGCCACCTTATAGCCACATTGTAGGCATCCATAGACTTTACAGATTCGGAAGAAGCCTCGGCCTCGGTTTCTTTTGCATCATCTTCCTTTTTCCATTCAAAAGCATTGATGGCTTTTATGATTTTTTCCTGTGCATCATGATGGAAGATAAGGTAATCGCTTAATGTGTGAAATGTTCTGTCTTCTTCGGGAGCATCCTCTTCATTGTCGAAAATAACAAAGTGTGTGCCGCCGTTAATGGCAAATGCAGTTTTCTCTAAATCAGACTCCATAAACAAGTTCAAGCCTGTTGTCAGGTATTCGTCTGCACAGAATGAAGGGCTTAATGTGGATAGACGCTCCTTGACACAATAGCTGACAAAATCCTTCATGCCTTCACTTGCTTCCTCAACTTCTGACATCCTTGAATTGTATATTTCCTCGAAATACCCGATAATCTCGCCGATGATTCTTTCTTCATCTACCATGTTATCTACACATAGTTCGGCAAAATCTTTGTCGTAGCCGTCCTCCAATAAGACGTTGTAAAGTTCTAATTCTCTCTTATTCATATCTTCTTATGTTTGTTTTCGGTGCAAAGATACGATTATTTTTCGGACTGACCAAACATTTTTCGTTTTTTATTGAATAAAATTTGGTGGTTTCAGGATTATTGCTATATTAAAACCAATTATTATCCAACTGTCCAGACTCGTGTGGACACTGATGAACTGTTGAAAGGTACTCGATTGAGTACATAGATATACGAAAGATGCGCCTATCCTTGCGGACAGACGCAACCCGAACATAAAATAATATATATGAAACAAGAATCAGAATCTAATCATTATGCAGCATTTTTTCTCTGTCATACACATCATCCATAATATCACCTGCCGCAAGCCACACAATATATATATTTCAAGGACATTGCGAGGAATTTCCTTCCCAAGGTATTCTTCAAAGTCAACTCCGTATTCCCGTATTGCAGCCTCCAATTGTGCATTGCTTATCTTGTTAAGCTGCTTTCTGATGTATCTTTCCTTGCGAACAATCTCACAATCATCATCACAGTTTCCCGAATGACAGCAAGCCTTTGCATCGCCAAGTTTCATCACAAGCTCAAAACATTCCAGCTTGTCAAAGCTTACATCAAAATAAGCTGTTTCTTTTTGAACCTTCTTAGCCATATCTGTACATTTTACTTCTTATTGTTAATCTCGAATCTTATTCTATCCTCCCAATCCTTGAAGAAGGAGCAGGATATTCTGTCGCCGATTTCAATCTCATACACAACAACCCTGTCACACTTCCACCTTGCATTTACCCTCCACGCCTCTTTTACTGCGGGGGCTAAATTCTTATATGACTTTACGGGTCTGCTGAAACACCATGCAAGCGTGTTTCCTAATTGGAGCGTATGGCCTATGCCCTCCGAAAAACCTACGATGATAAATCTCTTATCCATTCCTTGTTTCATTTTTACATTGCAAAGATAAGGCTTTTTTCTGACACCACCAAAGATTTTAGGGATTATTTTGCAATAAAATTATCCTGGAACATCATCCTGTAGTCCTGGACGACGCACAGTTTATTCCTATTGGTTTTAATATAATAAAATCTCCGAATCCACCAAGCTTTTTCTGAAAAATTTTTCAGAAAAATTATGTGCGTAAACTTGCGGAATCCATAAAAATTTTGGCGTTTCCGCTGATTTACATACAAAGTCATTTGGTTATTACAAAATTTTTATTATATTAAATTCAATGAAAAACTACCCGTTTTCTCATCCTGCTCAGGAGGAACTCCACGTGTTGATATGAAAATAGGGCTACTCTCACGAGCAACCCTATCCGAACAATAACTAACCTAAAACTATTAACCTATGAACCAAAAACGAATCCCCTATTTATTTCCGTTGAAGAACCGAGTAAGGAATCTGCCACGAACCTTGAACTCTGTTTCCTGCAACCAACTCGCAAGAAGAAGCACAGCCATTGCCGCTATCGGTATGACCACTACATTCAAATAAGGATTGTCATAATATGTCAACCAACCCAAAAGTAACGCGAACATTGCAAATACGCACCAAACTGATGCCTTGAACTCCTTTAATTCTTTCATAACTGGTGTTTGTTTATTTGTTTAACTTATTGAATCTGATGCAAAGGTACGGCTTTATTTTCATACTGACAAATTTTTAGGCAATTATTTTCACCATATCCACAAAATTTAACATTTGGAAAATTTGCATGTGATCTGCATGTTTGCTGGATGTTACCAGATCTTTTCCAGATATTTTGTAACTATCTGTAAATCAATATATTGTGTGATGACCGATTTCTCTTCTCCTCCTGGAGGCAAAATTCATATATTGGTTTTAATATAATAAAAAGATTGGAATCACCAAGGAAAATATGGAAAACTTTTCAAAAAAAGTTGCTGATTTTCTTGCACGGGTCGGGAAAAATGTTATATTAAATTCAATAGGATCATCCGCCGTCTTCCCGCCTTCAGTGTGGTCTCTTGTCTGACGCGGGCATATACAAAAAAGATGCGCCCACCCTCACGGGCAAGCGCACTCTAAACACGGCTAATAAAAAGTTACTTTTTCTTTTATACTGCTATCCGAAGCTTTTGATAGTCGCCTTTGAACTCGGTGACGGAGATGAAATTTGAGATGTACTGCGTTCTGTAGGTTTCGTTAGCACCCTGCTTGTAGTACGTGCCGTTCTCAAAATCCTTGATATTGTCGAACAAATCCCAATGCTCTGCGTTGTCAATCTCATCTTCGTTGCTCGGATTTTCAACCAACCGAACCAAGATGCTCTCGTTTGGGAACTTGACTTTTCCTGCATAGCTGATGTCAACCCTGACTTCTGCGATTTCGCACTTCATACCACTTAATGCGGTGATTACTTCCTGCTTATTCATACGTTCTGCCTTTTATTATTAAATATCTGTTTAACTTTCTACGCCGCAAAGATAAGACTTTATTTTCAAGCCGCCAAACAAAAAATGATGTATTTTTAAAGTATAAACAATTTTTAACATTTCATCCATATCTCGTGGTACGACGACTCTTCGAGCTGGAAGGCGGCAGTTATAAATTGAATTTAATATAACAAAAGATTCGGAATGACCAAATAAAATACAAAGAAAAAAATAAAAAATAATTGCCAAGATCCTTGCAAGATTCAAATACTTCATTATATTAAAGACAATAGAAAACCTCCCGTATCCCGCCGCAGGATGATGTATCCTCTGAACTTCGTTGATACATAAAAAGAAAGAACCCCACACCAAGTTAATGATGTGGGGAACTTGTCTGATGTTGTGTTACTCTCTGATGTGATAGTGTTACCTCTTATACTGCAATGCGTACTGCATCGTAGAAGATAGAGCCGCACTTTAGGGCGGTGATAGCGGAGAATTTCACGTTGCGCGGCTCAACTTGATTCTCGTCCAACCCCTCTGCACTCTGTGTGGCAGAACCCTTTGACTTGCTTTCCTTATAAGCCTTGATGATGTCGATTTCACTTTGCAAAGCAGGGCGACCGTCCACGAAATACTCTGTCTGCATCTTTGCATTTTTCACGCAGTAGAAGCGGAGATAGAGTTCTCCTTTGTGTTCAATGACCTTGTTAGGTGTTTCCCACACACCCCACGGCAAACTCTGTGCGCTGAAAGTCCGAGCGAGACCTGCCCTCTCCAAGCGGTTATTCACGGCATTTTCGTAGTCGTAGTTAAGCTGAACCTCTCCCGACACGAACTTCGTCACAACACCGAGACCAAGCTTTTTCGGCAGCTTTTCCTCTGTAATGTACTCAATGTGGGCGAAAGTACAACCCTTAATCGCCTTGATTCCGTTAAGCAATTCAATCTGATTCATAACTGATACTTGTTTAAGTGTTAATACTGATGTTTCTTATTTCCTTTGCAAAGGTAAGGCTTTTTCTTGAATTGACCAAACAAAACCACAATTATTTTTAGTTAAAAAGTCTTAACAATGGATCACGGCTGGATGTCGAGGAGAAGCCCGTAAACAGGGGCAATTCCATTGTTTTTAATATAATAAAAAACTTCATTCCACCAAACATTTCATCATCTTTTTTTAAACTTTTTTATTAACATATTTTAACAAATAAAATTTGCAAATCCTTTGGCAGATACAAGATAATTATTATATTAAACTCAATTTATAAACCCCATCCTGAGTCAGGGGCCCCGCTGTTCCGTCAGGATTGTCACAGATATAAAAAATGTCGGTCACTCCATACGGGGCAACCGACTTGGTTATGTTAGTTAGCGGCTCTTAATCAAGCCACATACTTGCGCAGCTTCTCTATAATCTCAAACTTCTTTTGTCTCACACGCTCCTTTGTTATGTTGAACATAAGGGAAACTTCATACTCGGAATACTCCCTGCACCCGATACCGAAGATAGCGCAGATAATTTTTCTGTCCTTGGGGTCATACCCCTTTGCCGTTGTATCATCTAACTTTGAAAGCAGTCTGTTAAGAATCACCTTTGCATCTTCCAAATCAAAACCCGAATCCGTGCGATTGTCACTTGCGAAAGTGTCAAGATAGGTCTTGTTTTCATCGTCATTGCCACCGATAGGCGCGTCCATAGAAACCGATACGTTTTCCACTTCCCCTACTTTCTTTGCAGGAACACGAACCAAACGGCTCTTGTCGCAAAGGGCGGCTGTAATGGCGGCACGAATCTCAAACACGGCAAACGAAATAAACTTGAAACCTCTTGTTTCATCGAACTTCTCAACGGCATTGAGCAAACCGAAATTACCCTCGTTGATAAGGTCTAAAAGGTCTAAACCCATTCCTTGATATTGCTTGGCAACTGAAACCACAAAGCGCAGATTAGCCTTTACAAAGCGGTCTTTTGCGGCTGCATCACCATTGCGCATTGCCTCTGCCAACTCTATTTCCTCGTCAGCAGTCAGCGGCTGATACCTTGCTATATCATTCAGATAAGCAGTTAATTCATCACTTCTTCTTGTGATTGTGGGGGCGATTGTCATTTTGCGTAACATAACATCTAAATTTTAAGCGTTAATAACTCGTTGTTTAACTATCACGTTGCAAAGGTAGTCATTTTTCCCGAACCCTGCAAATTTTTAGACAATTATTTTCAGCTAATTTTGAACTTTAACCTTTCTTAACAATTCAGCATATATACACAGAACCCTCCATCACGGGGACATAAATCCCACAAAATAACTATAATCATTTGAAATACAGATAATTATACAATTTTTTCATTGTTTTTTACCCGCGTCCCGCTGTTTTACTATATTGTATTTAATATAATAAAAAGATTGGAATCACCAAGGAAAAAAGCAATTATTTTTCTCGGCATAACAGAAAAAACGTGTAACTCCACATCAATAAAAAACGTGTACTTGCACGAAAAACATTGGAAAACATTTGGCCGTCTCGGATTATTTATTATATTAAATTCAATTATAACTTACCTGTTGGACAGTCGTCAGAGCTGTTCCGCCATGTATGATACAAAAAAAGGTACTCGATTGAGTACCATTATACATATAAAGAAGCGGCTCCCATTTAAGAGAACCGCATCCCTGCACGCATCTTGTAATTGTATCTTGTCTGATGCCTTTCATTGAACTCGCTCATGAAACCCTCGGCTTCCCGTCTTATCTCATCACTAACATTATCCATAAGCAGGACAACTTCATTGGTGGGTCTTTGAGAGTCCTTCAAGCTTATCTCCGTATATACCGAACTCGGCTTCAAATCTTTTCCTGCACAGTCATTCGGATCCGTAAGCCTAAGATAGAGGATTCCATTCAAATGATAGCTGATGTCGTAGTATAGCATACTTTTTTTTCTACATATATGATTTCACACGTTGGAACTCAAATACAACTCCTTTCCCGTCCGTGCGTGCCGAACCTGCACACGCACCTAAATACTCCCTATTCCTCCTAAAGCAGCCGTTGTGGTGAAAATAACACTTCGTACACAGAAGGTCGTTATTCTCGACCACCTTTAGGATTACAAGCGTGCCGCCCGCCGTTCCGTTATGTCTTGTCACGGGGAACTCGTTGCCGATTGGTCTTGTCTTTGTTTCCATTGTCTTTAATGCTCTTTTGTCTTATTTCCTTTGCAAAGGTACGAATAAAAATTGAAACCACCAAATTTTAAGGCAACTTTTTCAGAAAAAAATTCACTGCCGTCATACAGGATGCTGTAGCTCTGGAAGGCAGGCATACTCATTGTATTTAATATAATAAAATAATCCGTACCGCCAAATAAAAACACCACAAATTTGCAAAAAAATGAAGAAAAAACCGAAATTTCACTGTTTTTGTAACTATTTGTAAATCAACTAATTACAACCCTGATTTTACGCCGTCTTCCTGAACTCAGAAGGCTATTCCTATTGGTTTTAATATAACAAAATATCCGAATCCACCAAAGATTTACCCAAGAAAAATAAATAAAAAAATAATTGCCAATTTTCTTGCGCAATCCAAGATTATTATTATATTAAAAGCAATTGGATCTTTCCTGGAAGGGGCTGTCCATCGACATGTCATACCGAACATCTGTGTTCCATTCACTCCAACCCATTTGACCATCAGCATACTCGAAGACACGTCTGCGTCAGTGTGTTCCATCTCATCATGTCATCAGTCTAACTTGCTCATAATCAGTTAATTACAACCATTTGGATGTGAAGTAGCGCGGGGACACGAGCGTCGCACAGTTAATAATAATTGAGTTTAATATAACAATTTCATTGAAATCGCCAAATGTTTCCGCATCTTTTTATGTTAAAAAATAACCCTCTTATCTGAATATGACAATCGTGCCATAGTCTCAGAACCAATAGTTCCATTCCCCCATCAGCATCGGCAAGCGAAACACAAGCATCAGATACATATCAACGCAATGCGACATCAATTGACTCGTAAGCCAATCATGACAGATGATGTTCCTTCCATCTCTCGGCTTCTGTATAGTAACTCATTCATTATCAATTACTTATAATAATGTTGAATGTGAAGTAGCCTCCTTCCTGCGCGGGATACGGGAAATAAAAATTGATTTTAATATAATAAATTCCTTCAATCCACCAAGAAAATTTTGAAAAAAGTTTCAAAAAAATTTGGTGAATCAAGATAAAATATTATATTAAATACAATGTGAAACCTCCTGTCTGGACGGGATTAAGGGTTCCTTTCTTGCTGGTCAGACAGCATAAAAAGAAATGCGCCCACCCATCGGGTAAGCGCAAGTCCAATGTCTAATGCGTGGCGGCTCTATCGGATTTATTTCTTGTTATGGTCTTTCAGCCATTCATCCACGAAGAGATAGATGTCGTTGTCGGTGTTGCTGCAACACTCTGCATAACTGCTCCAACCCGAACAAGTCCATTCGGCAACATCATAGCCAAGGAAAACAATGTCACCCTCGTTCTCTCCACACTTTACAGCCAATACAGCCGTATCTACCAATTCCTCGTCAAACGCAAGTATGACCCAAGGCAGACTAACATCGTTGGGGTCTCCGTTCCAATCGTCCTCGGAATCGTCCGTGCTGCCTTTGATAATGCCCTCCACGAAATCAATACGTCCTCCGACACTCTTAATGAGTTCATAGGCTTCCTCTCGGTTCTTCTTGATAATCTGTGCAATGTCTAACATAACTTTCAAGTGTTTATTTGTTAATACTATTTATTCCTAATTCCTTTGCAAAGGTAAGACTTTTTTTCCATATATGCAAACTTTGCGGCATTTATTTTCAGTTAAAAAACATTAAACGGAAATACAGCCATCATCGACAGAAGATGCCTCATGCCTGCACGCCACGTGGCTTGTCGAATTGAATTTAATATAATAAAAATCTGCATACCTCCAAACAAAAACCAAAGAAAATAATGTTAAAATCCATTTAACACATATTAACAAATTTTCCTTGCAGAAATCTTGCTCCTTTCAATAACTTTGTTATATTAAAAGTAATATGAAACCACTGTCCAAGCTCAGGGCCCACTCGAACATCAGGTTCATCACGGTTCACACGAAAAAAACAAAACATACATATAAAAAAAAATAGCGGCTGCTTTCACAAGCAACCGTTACCGACAAGAGCAATTCTCTTTAGTTATTTTTAATTAGCGTCGTGACTATAATTATCTGTCATTTCCTCCCATGTAAGAATTATACTTGTATGCTCAAAGATGTACCTAAGCCAATCTTTATTGCTTATACCTGCGGCTTTGGAAATCCCCCACGACTTCCAACCACTTGTCTTTTGAACGAACTGCTCGAACTCGTCAGTATCAGCGTGATACACATACTTGTCTATCGGATAATATCCGTTGCTCTGAAAAGTTTTTCTATAGAAATCTCTTTTGCCATTCAGTGCTTGCTCTATTGTAATCTGCTTTGCCATAATACTACTTGTTTTATTATTACTCTGCAAAGTTACGAAAAATAATTGATACTATCAAATTATTTAACACTATTTAAGAAAAAAGTTATGAAAATAATTAGTTTTTCTAACTTTCCTTGTAAATACTAATCAATCATAGTCACCAACCTCAAATAGGTATGCAACCTGCTCAAAGTTCTGCTTCACATACGCAAAGGCTGCATCATAATCATCAACGAATACCTTGAAGTCTATCCAACCCTTTTTCCCTTCAAGCATGGATTCCGTAGGCTCTGACAAACCAACCTCGACATCGGGGATAACGTAACTCTCTTCTATCGGTGCAAGCAAATTTTTCTCTTTTGACACAAGATACCCGACCTCCTTGTTTTTGTAGATAATGACCTGCCTATGCTTACCTTTGCCTAAGTCAACGCTTTCTGAATACTCGAACTCGTCTGTAAATTCCTTTTCTTTCATATTACTTATTCTGTTTTTTTATTTCTACCGCAAAGGTACGAATAATATCTGAATTATACAAATTTCTTAACATTATTTAAGAAAAAAATTATGCCAAAATATTTGGCTATTCCAAGATTATTATTATATTAAAATCAATTGTAACTAACTGTGACTCAACGCCTTCAGACATCCGAGGCATAATCCGACCATAAAAAAATGTTGGCTACTCATCACGAGCAACCAACACCCCAATAACTAAAAACCTAAAACTATAATCAATATGGCACAAAACTATTTTTCTTTTCAGCACGCAATGCCTAACTTCAAGCATACACTCTCTGCAATATCATCGCACACGTTCTTAATGTGAGCCTTGCTTGCCTTTCCTTTATAGTCAGCATACACGACATCAAAGATATACTTCTCTATCTTCTTGTTGTCTGCCAAACCCTTCTCCCTGCAAGCATCGGCAAATTCTTGTATCAGTTTTTCCATGTTACCTGCTATTTGAAATTTGATTCTTAACTTTCAAGCCAAAGCACCATATCCACGGTGTCACCAAAATTCTGCTCTTCCATAAGGTCGAGGAAACTATCACTCTCACAAGTGCCATCGGTCAGCCTTTCGTAAAGCCTGCCATAGAAACCCTGCGACATCGCCAAAGTCTTTACTGCATCTAAAATCTGTTCTCTGTTCATAATTCTTGTTTCTTTTAGTTGTTTGCTATTGTTCTTATTTCTACTGCAAAGATAAGACTTTTTCTTGAACTGACCAAACTTTTTAACCTTATTTAAGGAAAAAATTACCAAGCAATTTCTTCACAATCGGGGTCTAAAGTTATCTGTGCAAGACTTTCCCATTCAGGATCTCCAAGACAACCATCGGGGTCGTAACCACAAGTCTCCAAGTCAATGCCTATACGCTCTAACCTTTCGGGATGCTCTGCGTTGTACTTCCTAAAATATCCGTTGCCTCTGCGTTTCTGATTCCAATACCGATCCTTGCACTCTGTTGAACAAAATGCCTGCTGATAGGTCTTCTTTACAAAGTGACTTCCGCATACGGGGCAGATGATTTCATTACCTACTGCTGCCGACTTGTTAATGTCATACCGCTTAACCTTTTTCTTACTCATACTCTTATTTCTTTTCTATAGTGCAAAGATACAACAATTTTCCCAAACTGCAAAGCTTTTCACAGAAAACTTTCAGTTAAATAATGTTAACGGAAAACCAAGCCCGAACATCGACATCACCTGGCTGAAGCACGCCTTCATGCCTGTGTCTAAATTGTATTTAATATAACAATTATTTTCAAACCTCCAAATAATTACGGCAGAAAAATCACAAAAATAATTGAAAAATAATAGGGGATTTATTTGCACACTCCGAATCTTTTATTATATTAAATTCAATTCGTTCTTACTGTAAAGCTCAGGACGACGTGTCCTCCGCCGATTCTCCGTTCAGACAGAAATACAAAAAGAAAACAGCACCAACCCATCGGGTCAGTGCCGCCAATTATGAACACAGATTTAAGACTGATTTATTCTATTTTCTCAACGTCCTCTTCCAAGAAATGAAACAGCATCTTGTTCTTGTCCGAATCGTTGTAGCAGATGTATAGGCTCGGATAACCCTTGCTCTGCACCTTGATATGGTCTATCACCCATACGTTATGCCCTCCGTACAAATCCTTGAACTGCGGAATGACAACCTTAACCTTGTCACCATTGATGTACCTCATAGTATTTGCCTATTTGTTGATTTGTGTTACGCTATCCTTTAGGAAACCGAAATACTCACGCACCCTATATTCTGATGCGTCCTTATCCTGCCAACGGAATGTTGCGCGGCTACTCCACTTGCCCCTCTTATATACTCCGTCAGCATACACTTCTCCCACCAAGTTGCCGCTCGGTGTCTCGTAAATGACGAGCAATCTGCCATCGGAATCGTCCTTGAACCTTGATACTATTTTCATAATGCTTGTCTTGCTTTTGTTTTTCCTACTGCAAAGATAAGGCTTTTCTGTGACGTGACCAAACAAATGCGCATTTTTCTTTTCCTAAAAAACCTTAACGGAAACAACACGTGAACCCGACAGGGATGATGCCTCCTTGCCTGCGGGATACGCCGCAAGTAAATTGATTTTAATATAATAAACTTTCTGAGAAAACCAAGGAAATTCTGACTTTTTTCTCAATTTTCTGAGGAATTTGACGGCAGTTATAACTTACTGTAAATCAGTACATTCCGTGATGACATGAGTCTGTCCACGGATGTGTCTGCGCGGGTGTTTCTATTGTATTTAATATAACATTTTATTTGAAACCACCAAATCTTCGGGTCAGTATTTTTATATTATTTTCTTCCCATATTATTTGGCCGTTCCAAGGATTTTATTATATTAAATACAATAGAGATGAGAACATGAAGGCATCCCTCCTCCGCAAAAGTGCCTCATAAGTTATTGATTATCAGTCAATTATAAAAGATGAGAATTTTGCATTTTCTCTTCATTTTTTGCAAAATTCATTGGAAAAAGTTTGGCGGTTCAAGATTTATTGTTATATTAAAGATAATATGGATATGTCGAAGGTACGGGGCCCTCCTCTGTCACCCCTCGTGACCCCCTCCCTATGTACCCCTGCCTCATACCCCTCCTACGTATCCCCCCTCTACGTCACCCTTGGGTACGGGTATTCGATATGGGGGCGACTGTTTCGCGTTTCAGATTTATCCGAATTTTTTGACCTTTTCATTTTGACCCCCACCCCCTTTATGACAAAAACCACTTCTCCAAAATTTTTTCTGGAAAAATTTTCCATGTTTTTGAAAATAAGGTAGCATATGAAAATTCAAAGTAAAAAAATAGGGTAGGGTGTCTTTTTCCGCGTACTACCCTACCCTAAGAAAATTTTTTCCCGTAAAAAACGTCTTAGCTACATTGTTATGTCATATACTATTTCATCATAGTCCTTTACGTATGGCTCGAATATTCCTCCGTTATTCTTACTGTATGGTGTTTTCAGCGTGTCACAATCAATTACAAGCGTAATGATGCCTCCATTAAGATGTTCATTCACTTGCTTTGTCACATTGAATCTGTATACGGAATCGCAATCATTATAGAACTTAAAACCCATTGTAATGATATTGTCCACATCGTCATATGTGCGTTCAATATTGGCCCTTGTGAACTTATTCTGTCTTCCGTAACCGTCGATAAGCCCGCTTTTACCGAATGTGAGCAGTTTGCTTCCGCATGCGCTTGCCTTCTCCCCGTTATAGTCTACTTCCTTTTTGAATCTTGATGTGTATAATATGTTAGCATTGCGATGTCCATTATTTCCGTCTATGACGTTTGTTATGTTTGAAAAACCGCTTATATATGGTGAAGGGCTTACGTTTATCACCTTGTCATTGTTGTTAAGCAGTATAACCTGTATAAGATATGTATATACAAGTGGATAAAGCATTGTGTTTAATGTCTTCACATAGACCTTTTCTATAGGGTCATAATAATCATAGTCTTCTATATTGGGTGTTATATGGATGTTATAGATGTTTCCGCTATATATGACTTCAGGCTGATTATATGCACTATTCAGGTGTGTTGAATGGTTTGTGTATGCCTTTATGTCATATCTGTCGGTTTCATCGATTATTATGTATTGTGTGGAATTGTCCTGTGTGGATGGTTCGCTCCATAGCTCCATGTCGTGATTACCGTATCGGTACTGCCTTCTGAACGTGTATCCGTTTACGATGAAATGATCCGTATTGTTATATGACCCGTCTGTTCCATTATGATAATAGTCAATTATGTTGAAGGTGTTCGGTATTGTATACGGGTTCATACCCCCAAAAAGCCTCTCATCCTTTTCATCCCATCCATAGTACCATGCAGTATCGATATATTCTTCAAAATTGACGTTCCACAGGACTGAAATATCCGTTATCACTATCGGTATTGTGACATCTACAGGCTCATTATCCTTGTCTGGAAGATAAAGCGGAGGATCAATTTGACACGATACAAGCAGCAGTATGACGAATAATAGTATATTTGATAAGCATTTTTTCATTTTCTTAACAGTTTGTACCTTTTATAAAAAAGTATATCGTATGAAAGTGATATTCCTATATTGGTCGGTATGAACAATAATTTTGAATGGTTTCTCTTTACAAAATCCTCTTTCAAACCATAGTATTTATAATAATATAAGTCTTTGCTTTCGTCCCTTGTGAAGGGGTTTCCATAGACGTATGGGTCATATTTGGTATAGAGGCATCCGAATGCTGCACTGAAATGCACTTTCCACTTGTCTGATATTTGCCATACGTATCCCGATGTCAGTGAAAAAGCAAGTGCCTCTCCTTCCCATCCTCGTTCCTTGTCAAAACCTATCCCATAGCGCAAGGCATCAATGGAAATCCCGCTATACCATCCATTATAGTATGTATAGTCTTTATGTTTGTAATATACCCTTAACTCGGCATTGATGTCCTCTATTTGGAAGAATTTGTATTGGTTCCACTTTTTCCAATATGGAAAAGTAATACCTATATTATATGTATATCGGCCCTTGTATGGATAGTATTCAGCGTGAAAGTCCCATGACGGGGCGAAGCCGAAATTTGGCATATAGAAGAAATCATACAGAAGATTAGTCCTTATTGAAAGCTTTGGAAGCCTCTTCTCTTTTTTTACGGTTCCTTGCATTGGTATATAGATAGTGTCTATCCTATGGATGTATATGGTATCGTGTATGGTTCTTATTTCCTTTTCTATTGTTTTGTGAAACGACATTCTATATTGCGCTGAACGTAATGTCGGGAAATATTTCATTAAAAGATAATTCCATATATATCGGTCTTTTTGAAGAGCCGACTTTATGAGAAACGGGTTGCCGAGTGATACTGCATTTCTTACATATTCTAAATACATATCATTTTCGTTGCTCATAAGTCCTAATAGACGCTCATAGTCTTCAGGATAAAGTGACACATTTTTGTATACAGGCGTTCCTATATAGTTTTGTATTGTATCAATAGTTGTCCTGTATCTATTTCTTGCAAGGAAGGCGTTATTTTGATAGCTTCCTTCTGGAGATGCCGCTCCACTTATAAAAAGAGAATCGAAAACGAAGCCATTTGCAAGTATGGGCCTGATGTCATTAATCAGTCTTTTTTGCAACGAATCATTCCTCAATTCCCATTTATTGACTTGGAAATTTACGTCACCTTTACAGGTATATCTTATCGTGTCTGAATATTTTATGGTATCTTGCCCAAAACAAGTTACGGAAAACAGCAATAGCAAGAAATATACACAATGTCTCATATAACAAATATATAAAAAAAAATAGGGTACTCTTTTTGAGTACCCTAATAAATATATGTCTTATTCAGAAATAATGTGTTCCGATTCTATATTACCATCGTCATAGTTTTCAACTATTGCCTCGAATACGATAGGCTTTAAGGCTTTATCAGTTATTACGCGAGGGTCATCTGGATCGACATATGGTGTTGATGGGTCACAAGGATCAACTTTTCCAGGATTTGTCGTTCCATTACTATCCTTTGTAAGTTTGATAATATATGTGTATTGTTTTCCATTCTGCCAATTACAATAGTTTGGTGTGATATATACGCGGGCATCGTACACAAAGATAGAGGCAGTACCGTCTTTCGGTATCAGCTTATAAGAAACCTTGAGTGTGAAACCAACATTATCTTCTGTATAGTTATGCGCAAGAGGGTAGTATAATGTAGGAGAGTAACTTGGAGCCGTGTTTATTTCGGAAATCTTGCCTGTAGGCTTCTTGAATCTAAGATTTGTCAACACCTGAGTAGTGTCATTGAAATGAAGCGTTACAGGTGACGGTTTACCAATTACCTTTCCGTCATAGTACATTATACTGTCGCCAAGGTTTGCTATCTTCATTCCATTTGCCTTATTTGTATAATATGCCAAACCCTGATTGCCCTTTAAGAGATTTGTCCATTGTGGCTGACCATAGAATTCCGTTCCTGGATTATATTTTGTTGTAGTTCCATATTCCTGAGTATATTGTCTGTTTTCCTGATTTTTAAGTTGCTCAGATGTTGGCCAAGCTGCCTGATCAGGATGAGATGGAACCAAAAGGAAATCAGAATACAATTCAAGTGGGCTATTTGTATAATCAAATATCGCGGTGTTTGAAGAGGATGGCTCATAACCGTCGGCAAATACCACCTCATCAGGAACGGCGACGAGGCTTCCGTAAGAGTATCCGCCAACTGTCATTGTGAATTTGATAGTACCATCTTCCTGTGTTGCAATTATCCAAGAATCCGAATCTATGTCATCACCGTAGCCGAACCAAGTAATATACCAATATGTATCATTTCCATCACTTGCCGTAAATCGGTTGTACGCGATTGCGCAAATTGCTTCTGGCTTATCGGCTATATATGCCTTAATGTCGTTAGCCGTAATACCATCAGGATAGTCTGATTTCTTGAAATATGATGTTACAGGAAACTCATGAATCGACCCTTTTCCCGTACCCACAGTACCATCACCTTTAAAATATACAGAGCCACCTCCTGTATTGGCATCCCTTACTTGCGGCGTAACATTATTGAGATACTGTGCCTCATCATAACCTACAAACTGAGGGCCTCCGACAACAGTGTTTACGGGCCTGAAATCTATAAGCTCTACATCATAGCCTGGAATATCCTCCCAAAAGCCTATCTTTATACGCGGATTGGCATGTGAGAAAAGAAGTTGTACATCATTACCATACGATGTCTGAAACACCGATTTACCACCGAAAAGAATTTCATTTTCGTTTATGATGTCGCTTGTGTTTGTTTGGGTAATGCCATCAACCTGTTCTACAGGATTAATATAGAATGAAGACACGGAACCAAGCACCAATGTATCTTTTCCGACTTCAGGATGATAATATTCGACTGCCTTATTATAAGGGGCATAAGAAAGGAAATAAGTCCACATTGAATTATTGGTTGAACCGTTCCAATACTTGAGGTATTGTTCCTGTTTAGCACCGTCCGCTTCCTTGAGACCATCGTAAAACCAATAGGAAAGGTTATCTGTAATATTGCCCGTTCCATCACCCCATGTGGAGCCGTTTGGTGTGGTCGAGTATTTTACAAGGTAATTGTCCATTATATAGTAATCGGCCAAGTTACATGTCTTTATTTGCTCATAAAAGCCAAATACCCCGAAATTGTCATGGTTTGCGTTTTCCATCTGCGTTGCAGCCCTTGTCATTCCCTTTTCATATGTATAGAATTTGATGGCATTGGAGGTAGTTTTGTCGGTAGCATTACTATCAAAAAGACTATCCTCTACGCAAGATACGAAAACGAAACAGCATGTAAATGCGAGAAATAAATTTCTTAAATATGTTTTCATTGTTCTTAATATTTTTTCGTATTTATTATTAATAATAAATACCTGTTTAAGGCTGTTTATCAGTATTTATATAAGGAGAAAAAGGAAATATATATGGAGATTTTTTCACATTTGCCGCTTATTGAATTAAGCGGGAAGGAACTTTCCTATTTAGAGGGAAAGAAACTCATTCAACGTATTATGGAAATAACGGGATTATCTGAGAGAAGTGTGAAGGATGTGTATTATCATATCAGGGCAGGAGGGAGCTTATATGATATTTATAAAAGTGCCATATTAGCCATAGGAGCCGTTTTCACAGGCGGCGAGATAATATCACCTTGGAGGTGTGGAGTGTCTTCAGACGGTCTTTCTAAAAGTGTTAGAAGCGGTTTGACGGGGGGAGCCGTCAAAATAGATAGTAATGAATATTTTATGGTTCTTCTTAGTATAAGGAAGGGGAAAGATAGGATTTATCCATATTGTATAAGACTGTATGATGAGGAAGAACTATGTGAATTAAACATGTGTGATATAGATAATCTCAGGGTTAGCTCGGTTGATTGGCTTGTAAAGAAATGGCTTGATAAAAATATTTGATTAATTTTATGAATTTTTTGTCTCACTTCAATATTAAATAAGGAAGTTACTAAAGATATTTTTCGGGTATCACAGAAAATGATGTTGCTATCACAATAAATTCATAATGGGTAGATAACAAATCTACCCATCTTTATTTAGCTATCAATTTTGTATAATCAGGTTGTTTCGTATTTAATGTAATATTAAATTTTTTATATTTTTCATCTGGATGAAATTCTTTGGTGAAAAGTTTCAGGCACGTTTGCCATTTTGTAAGATAAAATCCATCGGCCCATGGATCATGAAGTGTTTCATTCAATTCATTTGCAATTTCCAAAGTGAGTTTATCTTGCGCGTCATTATCTGAATGCGTATAATAATCAGGTGATAAAATCTTTATAGCAGAATCAAATTTATCCCCCATTGTTTCGGTATCGACAATATGAAAATGCGGCTCATTTCCGCCATCAGAATATATTACAATTACCGTATAATCCCCGTTATGGAGTTTACATATGTATTCATACCCATCAATAAGATTCCAATCCTTAATGGACAGTTCTTCAGGATTATTGATAATACGTTTTCCAATTAAATAGTTTATATCATCTGTGTTGAATTTTGGGTATATGCCCAAATGTCCTCCATGCGATGAGTTTATTTTATATTTCATAAAATTTATTTATAAGGCCATTTCATTAACAAACCCTCTTTTAACAAGTTTCTTGAATTGTTCCTCTGTGATGTATATTCTTTTTCCCTCGTATAGTGTTTCTCTGTCTAATTCACGCATTGCATTGGTCTCTCCATGCTTTCTTGGTATATACTGAGGTTTTGGCATAGATGTATTGGATACATTATCCGAATTATGTTTCATAATATCCTTTACATTGTTCGTAAGTGCATCCTCTTTTTTTAATTCATACATATACTGAGAAATTATCCTCTTAGCGTTTTTAACATCATAGACCTTTACCAAACGTCCGTTATAGTCTTTCGTAATAGGTTTGATCCCATGACGCTGCAATACCGTGTGTATCGATGAGGGAAGAGGTTCGTATTGTGATACTGTGACCTTTCTTAGGTATGCTGAAAGTTCTTTAGCCGTAGCAAATGTCGCCATATCCGTAATTGTTTTAATGCTAATTATAAATACAGCTTACATTATCTTTAGAAATACCACCCAAGCCACAAGGAGAACTTTATATCCGTTGCATATTGATTCTCTTCTATCCATTTCTCTGCCCGTTCCCTACTTGCAAACGCAGTTTGATAATATTCATTGCCGTCACATTCCTCAATTTCATAATATATGTCACGGAATATGGGAAACCACCATGTCCTCGCCTGTACTATGTTGGCATAGTTGCCATAATAGTCCTTCTTATATTTTACCCTGAATTCCATTGTTCTTAATCTCAATTTACATCATCAATAGTCCATATGTATTCTTCTACATAGTCGCCACAGCATTCGCATGGTTCATCGTCGAAATGTTCCTCCTGCGCAAATAGCGGAATTGTTTTTTGAAGGAGATAATTCAAATCTTCGGGCTTCAGGTTTTTCATTATGGTTTCTATTACCTTTTCCCTCTGCTCATCCGTAAGGTCTATCTCCTCAATATCATCCACCGTCATACTGTCACATATGCAGCCCCTAACTAACTTCAGTACCATTATTCTTTCCTTTGTATTTGTTTGGTAATTTATTCAGGTTTACGTTTTCATATCCCGCTTTTCTTTCCATTATTTTTTTGAGTACCTTCCTTTCATTGGCATCCATAAAATAATAGATGTTTGGTTTTATCATAGGCATTTCAGACGCTGTGTTGTAATAATCTTCAGACGATTCACTCATAGTGCCTGACAATGTTACAGCTTCTTTTTCTGTATTTTGCTTCTTAATGTACTCAAGCATTGCCGATTTATAGAGCTGGTATTTAAATATCACTCTTTCGACTATTTCCTTTTTCTTATTTGGGTTCATTTCTTTTAATTATTTTTTATCGGCTTCTCTTTTTAAGAAAGAGAATTTTTCATCTATTCGTGTTCTTGGTAATTTACATATTATATCTTTGGGGTGTTCATCCACCTTTGCCAAGCAATCAATGATGGCTTTATAAAATTCAATATTCTTAAACTCCATTTTTATATACAAAACCATTTATTGCAATTTGGACACGTGATGACATCATCTATTTCATTGTATTGGCACATCCTTTGTTGAACGTCAAGATTAGTATATTCAAGCAATGCCCCACACATCGGGCATTCCACCTGTTTAGTCCATTTTACCGTCGGTTTTTTCCGTAATGATAGGATTTTTACCATAGCTACTTAGATTCAATAAATAGTACCTTTCCTTCCAATACACCAAAGTTTGAGTCTTCCCTGAAAACCTTTGTCTTTGGTGTATAGTCATCATCCATTGGTTCAGTAAGATACCAAAGATTATTATCCTTCCATGTTGCTTCAAGAAGTTTCTGACCCTTTTCTAACCTGATTTCTGTTGTACCGCCAAATTTCCTTGATATTTGATTATCGGTACAGCTGATCAATGAAAATAAGACACAAATAACAAAAAGAATGACTCCAGCTATTAACACTAAATTTACTTTCTTCTTCATATGTTATAATTCATATTTAATATATGATAAAAATACAAAAAAATACTGATACAAGGAGGTGGAGTCCAAGTATCAGTTTAAAATTTGGTGGAGTAATTGCAGGGGATAACCGAATCGAACAGTTGTCTCAAGATTTGGAGTCATGCATTCTAACCACTAAACTAATCCCCTGTTTGTGGATCTGGACGGGGTTGAACCGTCGTCTACTCAAGTGAACCATATACTTTCTACATGCTTAGTTCAGAATGATTTATTCGTGGACAAATACGACCTGAACAACATATTCGTCCCTTATCCCTTAAAGTTTCATCACCAAAATAGGGCTTTTGAGTGACTATTCCCGAATTTACTGCACCACCATTTCCTCGGCTTCGTGAATTTACCTTGGGGTGATGTCTCGTCCGAACACCTTGTGTAAGGATTAAGCGATTAATCTACTGTACTTCGATTAAGCAGCGAGAGCATACTCATAGTTACCATTTAATTTGTCTGATCAATGATTTTAAGGGCAATGACCACTCACCCTGCATGCTTATATACCGCCCGATTCTTGGTATCAATTCCAAAACAGACCCAAGTAATATAAGTACCCCTGGCGGGACTCGAACCCGCACGCCTTTCGGCATCAGATCCTTAATCTGACCTGTCTACCAATTCCAGCACAGGGGTAGTAAAAGTAGACGTAGCAGGACTCGAACCTGCACTTCTTGCGAAACCTGATTTTGAATCAGGCGGGTCTACCAATTCCCCCATACGTCCATCAATATTGTTGGGCTGGTGGAACTTGAATCCACGACCCTCACATTATCAGTGTGATACTCTGACCAACTGAGCTACAGCCCAATATAATTTCGTACTCTCAATAGGACTTGAACCTATGACTTCCACTTTGTAAGAGTGGCACTCTGAACCAACTGAGTTATGAGAGTGTTAGATTTGGGGGCTGTGTTGGACTCAAACCAACGTAAACAAGTGCCACAAACTTGCGCCTGATCTCTCGGCCAACAGTCCCATATAATAATTTTTCGCGGAGAGTGATGGATTCGAACCATCGGCACACTTTTGGTGTACGCCGTCTTAGCAGGACGGTGGGTTAAGCCACTCCCCCAACTCTCCGTTTTTGTGGGTAGAAAAATCTACCCATTTACTTTTCAATAGGCTTAAGCTTAACAGTGCCACCTACAATTTCAAACATATGTGTACCATCAACGATTTCCTTTGGTACGGCATATGGTTTCTTGAACAACTCTGCCTTGTCTTCCTCACTTCCATTACGAATAACTTTATGACTTTCGAGGATTTCTGCATATGGCTTAACCTCATAAGTGCCATTATACAAGGTTTCAAGATCCTGTTTCAACTCACGGATGTGATTACGAGACATACTTACCTTCTCAGCGGCGATTTGCGCAAAATTGCTGTACAATTTTCGTGCCGTGCTACCATTGTGGATATATGCCAAATCTTTACATTCGTCTGCTACAGTTAGCATTGATTTAATATCGGCTTTCCTGATTTCAATTTCATTACGCTTCATTGTAATCAATTGACCGATACCGATGTTGAACTTGTCCTTTTCACTTACTTTTGTCTTAGAAATAAAGACATTACCATGCGATTTTTGGCAAAATACGACGATACCTGCTTCGGCATCAATTTTAAATTCCTGATTTTTCATTTTTATTAGTTTTTTTATTGCTGACAAACAACATTATTATTTCTCGCGGAGGCGGTAGGATTCGAACCTACGGGCCGCTATTAACGACCGACGGTTTTCAAGACCGTTGCATTAAACCACTCTGCCACGCCTCCAAAATAAGGATATGAACAACTTAGATACTTATGAAGCCTCGTCATTGTATATGCCCACGAATAAACTAAATGTTACAGCCTGCTCCATAGCCGTATTAATACCCTTCGACATAAGCCAATGTAAGTTGCTATATTCCTTAAAATTGTACCCCGTACAGGATTCAAACCCGTATCTTATGATCCGTAGTCACACGTTCTATTCGGTTGAACTAACAGGGCTTACTCCTGTATTTTGGTTTTTGTGTATAGGTGACAGGACTCGAACCTGCGACCACAGCATCCCAAATGCCGCATTCTACCAACTGAACTACACCTATATATTGCCAATATCGTCAAGTTTTCCATTCATTTGTTCTGAGCTGTTGAATAAAAACTTCCACCTCGGTTAGGCTTTCAATCTTGGCATTTCCTGAATAACAATCTTCAGCTCCCCGTCTAACTTTTGTGCCATTCACTAAGTTTTACAATCGTTGTTGTTCTGTTTGCAGTCACCACTTGCTCCAGACACCGAAATACTTAACTACATTGGATAGTTTCGTCTATATCCACTCCAATTATTTATTAATCCCTCTTGGAGAAAGTTTGGGACTTTTGTAATTTATTGACATTCAATTAGTTACGCGGTCTATGAGGGAGTCGAACCCTCGTCCCAGGATAGACAGTCCAGTATAATAACCGTTATACGAATAGACCATTATTTATTTGTGGGAGTGGTAGGATTCGAACCTACTCAGCCCAAGGGCAACAGATTTACAGTCTGCCCCGACTCTCCAACTTCGGCGCACTCCCATTTAATCAAATACCAATCTAAAATTCTTGGATGTATTTTGACGAAATAAGTTTTATCCTACATATCAATATCTGATACCGTCATGTCTAAAAACTCTTGGTATTGATTTTTTCCTTATTTACCTCGTGTAATTTTCTCTTTAAGAATTGAAATCTCCTTTGAGAGACGTTCACACTCAGCATTGTATTTCCTACCTGCATGCTCATAAGGCTTTCCGTTGCGGGTAGTTGTCCAAGGCTTCTTATCTTCATTGGCACTCTTGAATTCCTTGTATTGTGCCTCCAATCTGGCTAATGCACTCTTTCTACGAGACAGAAGCCCACCTTTTCTGCTTTTTCCCATATTTTATTAGTTAAACTTTTATTTTAACAAAACTTTATAATTTATTGATTATCAACGTAGTGGACCGAGCGGGACTCAAACCCGCGACCTTCTGAGTGCAAATCAGATGCTCTAGTCAACTGAGCTATCGGCCCATAAAAATTCTCAATAATACTCCTATGCAGTTTCCCGTAACACCTCATAGACCTTTGTCACACACCCTGAAATACGGTTCAGTAGTGACCTTGTTACCTCCGTTTACCTCTTATCAAGAATTATTTTTTATGTAGCGGAAACAAGGCTCGAACTTGTGACCTGAGGGTTATGACTCCTCCGCTCTACCAAACTGAGCTATTCCGCCTTTGTTATTATCAATTAATTTTGAGCGGGTGATGAGGTTCGAACTCACGACCCTTACCTTGGCAAGGTAATGCTCTAACCAACTGAGCTACACCCGCATTCACCCCTACTGTGCTATTTTACAATCCGCCTAGGGAAACGGATAACCATATAAAGAATGGTGTGTTCCTTGTACTTGAGAATGCCACATTATAAACTTTGAGCGGAATACGGGGATCAAACCCGTGCATGCCTTCAGATTGGAAGTCTGACGTGCGCCTTCAGCTACACCAATCCCGCGAAAATAAGCCACTAACTGCACTCCTTGGGAATTACCCCGTGGTCTGTCACCTATAAGACGCTTGGCGACTTAGGGAGGTTCAGGGTTTCAGGTTTTGACTTGCTAATACAAACCCTTTTTCGCTGTTTTATTGATAATTTTTGTCCTGTTTTATTCCGTATTTATGGAAATATCTTAACGGTCTCCACTTATGCCCATTCACATAAAATCCCCACTTATGTCTTGGTTTTCCTTCGAACATCAATGTCCACGCACCTTCTTTCGGTATACTTAGATAATGTCTGTCCTCGGCTTTAGAAAACCATATAGAGCGATTCATATGAAGGAAATTGTGCAATGAATTGAAAATACCCTCTACATAACACCATTTTTCATTTTTTCCTTCTCCTCCGAATGAAAAGCCGTCGCCATCCTCAAAATACGTTTTTTCAACAATATCGGTAGGATTTTTGTCAGGATAAATAGGCTTCACATTGTAATACCGACCCTTTAACACAATACTTAGTAAATCGGCACTGTGATCGTGGAAAAACCTGTTATCATCTGATTTAATCCAATGGTGGATTCTTAATGAATAGCCAAAGAATATAAATGTCCATCTAATAAGATATGGGTCATTTTCATATCCTAACTTTTCAGCCCATCTTATTTGGAATTTCTTGAACTGTTTTGTGTTAGAACTGCCTTTCATCGTTCTGTATATCTGAAATGATAACCACAATGAGGACACATAAACACCTCACCATTCTCATCTACTGCGTGTGCGATGTCAATTTTAACATCCTGTTGGCACTTTGGGCATTTGATAATCATAAAATTTTCCCTTTCTATTCTAAATTTTGTTAAATTGTCAACGGGGCAAGGATTCGAACCTCCCATAACTTTCAAATTTTCTTTCAACTACATCTGCTGTGCGCTCTAGAATACACGACAGTTTCGTATCTATACGTAATAAGATCGCTGCTTTCTCAGCCCCAATCATGTTTCGGTCATTCTTTATTCCATCGTCACGGAGAATAACGTCGATTGCGCTCTACCGTTTGAGCTATCCCGTCGTTCTTTTGACTGTTTTTGAATTACAATGCAAATATACGTCTATTTTTTGAATTGGCCAAAAACGGGATTAATTTTTTTCTAAAGTATCTCAAACAATGTTTCATTTTCTATTGATCTCCGTATCCAACGCATAAGGATTAACGACTTTTCATATTCTGTTTCAAATGTAGCAGTTTCTCCAACATCATGCTTGTCTGAAAGATCAATTTCAAGTTGATATTTCTTACCGTCAACAGAATTCAGTTGATACACAGCAATGCCGCCTGACTTAATAAAAAGAAGTTTTGCACTTCCTTTAACAATATTCTTCAGTTCCATTTTAATTAGTTTTAGTGGGGGAGGTTGGTAACGCTCCAACTCCTCTGGATTTTCAGTCCAGCGCTTCTACTTAGTTAGCTTCTCCCCCATAGAAAAAGAAAAACCCCCAAGGATTTGTTATCTTTGGAGGTCAGGAGAAATATATATAGTACCTTTTGAAAAGGTTGTGGATTCTTTTCCACGCTTTTTGTTTGATCAATTTTTCTATTCTATATTTTCTGTCTTCCCTCCACTACTATTAAAAAACGGCGCGTCAATATAGCCTCCATCGACAAATGATGGAGAATACGCTGAACTGAGACTAATATGTGAATACATAATGTTTGCCATTTTATTTCTAATAGTATTTCTCTTTATTATTTCCTTATTGGTTTATTTTCAAATCACATTTCTATTATAAATATATGAATATTTTCAAAACTTCAAACATTTTTTAAAAAATGTGGTTTTTACTCAATAAATATACCATTAATTTGAAAAGTGATCAAAAATTCACTATTTTTTTTTTTATTTTCTTTGCAAAGATAAGGTTTTATATTTGAATAGCCAAAAATATCTATAATTTTTTATAGAAAATATATAACCCAAGTATTTATGTATAGCGAAAAGAGAAGATGTATTACATCACGATATTTGCACCGTTTACATAGAATTGGAATTTCGCTACCGATGTAAAAATGGACTGCAAAAGGGAAGAAGGAATGGTGGAGCCTTCTTCCCGATTTTTACTCTTTTCTTCTATATTACTACAAAGAAAAATCCCGATAAGCATAATGCTAGCTTATCGGGAATAATTATTTATAAACCACAATTTACTGTTGTATCATACCATTTGTCCGTGCTGGACAGAAATATTTTATCATTGTTTCTAATACCCTGTAGATTTCAGCATTTTTCAATTGGTATTTTTCTATAACTGCTTTTATTGCATCTGCAACCTCAGACTTAGCATTTTGAACATCCATAACTCTGTCATATTGGTATGCTTTGTCGTTATCGTAGTCGTTACGGTTTACGACTTCTGCAATAGATTCTCTTATGAGTTCCTGAAGTTTGCTTTCAGTTAATTTAATCTCTTTCATATTTGGTTTCTGCTTTTTTATTTCTTTATATTGGAAAAATGGCTTATACTGCCTGTGTCCATCATATAGCCATTTTTTAAATGTATCAATATCTGTTTCTGTTATTTTCCAAAATCCCTTCCAATCTTTTTCATAGTTTGAGAGGTATCCTTTCTTCGCCTCATCGATGTTATTGAAACAGAACATTACTTTCGTTTCATCAAATTTATTACCGAATTTTTGATCAACGGCAAAAATCTTTGTGGAATCATAATGCGGCCCAATGAACACATCAATAGCATCACCGTCCTTTCCGACTGTTTTTGTAAAATAGCCATAATCATGATGCATCAGGGTTTTCCATTCTTTGCCGTTTGAATCCTTTCCTCTTCTATAGCTTCCTTTTGGATTCTCTATGCTTATTTGAAAACCGTTAATTCGTATATGCCCCATTTTATAGTTTTCTGCCTTTTTCTGTTTTTCCGTGGGGTTGGTATTGGTCAGTTTTCTTTGCTTTTCTAATTCGTCCTTTATCATTAGTATTTTTCGGTATTACACCATATTTATAATAATAAATACTCAAAGTGTTGTAAAAAATGGGAAAAAGGATAACATTAACAGAATCCCAGTTCAAGGATTTTCTTAGAATGGGGCTTCGTGAAGATACAATGGCTAAATACGAGGAGAGGTATCTTGAATACGACGAGCTGGAAAAATTGCTTCATCGTGTGGTAGATGATGATTTCCTTGTGTATTTTAGCAACGGGCGTACATATAACTGTAGTGCCTTACACGAAAAGGGTGAGATTTTTGATGCTATATGCAGCGGTCATCCAAGACTCCTTCAAAATGGGCGTATTGGACTCAGAAACGATGCATATGGCGATTTTGAAATGGATAACCTTATAATGAATATGGATAATTACTCGTATGATGACGAGGAAGATGATTATTAAAACGAAACTATGAAAATTACCGAGAATAAACTTCGTGAGATGGTCAGGAACACTATTGCAGGTATGCTGAAAGAATCAATGTTTGATGGTAGTGACATTGAAGACGATGATGACAATTGGTATACGGATGAGGATGATGACGATAGTGATCTTGGGGAGCCTACCGATGCAGACATTGAACAGATGGAAAGGGAGCCTGAAAATGGAAACAAGGCAGACAAGAAACGTGCCATGCAATACAATATCATTAAACAAATTCTTGCGCGTCAGGGAAAACCGACAGATGATGACACCATAATGAAGGTTATCGAGAGAAGCAAAGGTTACTATGACGACAATGATGATGTAGATGACGGTATTGACGATGGTACTTACAGATATAGCGACAGATATTCAAATGGTCGTCCATACGGTCATTTTTAAGCAATTATTAAAAAATGATACATAAGAAATGGTATTCGGGAACGGATACCATTTTTATTTTTAAAGCTATTTATCAATAAAAAGTTAAAGAAATGATTGATATAAATCTTATATCACAAGAATATGTTAAATGCGTAGCTGATAGGTCGAGAATATATATGATAACTCATTATTTAAAAACCTATGATGCGACTCAAAGAAAGGAAGTGCCATTTGATTTGTTTCCAAGACAACGTGACTTGTGCGCTTATCTTGCAGATTCTCAAGACGTTATAACGACTAAACCGAGACAAGCAGGAATTACCACGACATGTGGTGCATTCATCGCGTGTGAAATTGCATTAGCAAGCCCCGAATCTCCATTAACTATTTTGGTTATTGGTAATACACTTGATCTTGCACAACAAATGGTTACAAAGATTAAAAATTTTCTATTTCAGTTACCACGTTGGTTTTGGGGTGAAGAATATTTTGATATTAATCCTGATGATCCAAAAAACAAGGAAAAGGTGTTTGAAATCTGTAATCAAAAGGAGTTAGTCTTAAAAAACGGATGCCGTGTTGTTGCACGTTCATCTGGCCCTGATGCATCTCGTGGTGTCGGTGGTGTTACATATCTTATTTTTGATGAAGCTGCGTTCATTGAGAAAGGTAAAGATGTATATGCTTCTGCATTGGCTACAGTATCTACAGGTGGTCATGTTATAATGATTTCAACCCCTAACGGTAAAGACCAACTGTACTATGAGACATACAGACAGGCACTTATCGGGAAAAACAGTTTCAAATGTGTTGAGCTTAAATGGTATCAAGACCCAAGGTACAACAAATTCCTTGAATGGAGAAAGAGGAATGAAGAGTCTGGAGAGATAGAAATAGTCAAAGAAGACACCATTGATGATAAGGGAAATATAGAATATAATGAAAAACATTGGGAGAACATGGTGAGAAGGGGTTACAAACCTACTTCTCCTTGGTATGTCCGTATGTGCAAGGGTTTTAATAACAACCCGCAAAAAATTGCACAGGAGTTGGATGTTTCTTTTCTTGGTTCTGATTCTAATGTTGTTGATCCCGAATTTATCGAAATGCAAAAGACTCTTAATGTAAGAGACCCGAATCCTGAATATAAAGACCCTATATTAGAAGATACATGGGTGTGGAAACCTCCTTACGAGGGGCATAGATATTTGATGGGTGTAGATAATTCAAGGGGTGATTCTGAAGATGCCACGGCATTGGAAATTATCGACCTTGATGGTGTCGATGAAGATGGTAAGCCATGCATAGAACAAGTCCTTGAATATAATGGTAAACTGTTAGGAGATGCAATAGGCGAAGTGGCAAACAGTTATGGGCATTTATATAACGATGCTTTTATTATAGTTGAAAGTATCGGCGGTTATGGAGATGCAACATTGCTTACTCTGATGAGACTTAATTATCCGAATCTTTATTATGATGATCCGTCTTTGAAAACCTATACGGCACAAAATGATGCCAGCTCATTGAAAGTTACAAAAGATGGGCTTCCAGGTTTTCATAGCAGTTCGGTGAGATTTCAAATGCTTGCAAATTTTGCAAATATGGTTAAGACTAATCAGTTCAAGATAAGAAGTCTCAGGGTAGCTAATGAATTGGATACATGGATTTTCAAAAACGGAAAAATGGATCATAAGGAAGGTTGTCATGATGACACAATTACTTGTTTAGCGATGACGTTATTCGTGATGGAATTTTCCATTAATCGTCAAATAGAGGCAAAAAAGAAAGATGTCGCAATGATGCAGGCTATGATTAACGTGAATAACCGTATAGTATTTGACCCGTATCGCGTTTCAAATCAGAATAACGGCATGAGTAGCAACGGTAAATATGCGATGCCAGTTTATAAATCGAATAGTTACGAAAAAGGCGGCGTTCCCTCTTCGTATAAAGCAAGTATGTGGCTTTTTAAGTGATTTTTGGTATTTATTCTATAAAAGGTGAACAGTATGTTAAACGAAGGTTCGTGGGGATATGGCCCATATGACGGAGACGCTCAATTGGACTTGAGAGGTGATTTTATCGATGAGGTTTCAAAAACCCTGAAAAAATACACTGAAGGCAGTGCGGACAAATGGTCTAAATTAGCATTGTTAGAGTTCGTATTGGATAGTCTGATAAACATTAAATATGGAAAGACAGATGTGAGAAAAAAACTTACTGATAAATATCGAGAGCTTCTTGAGGATTTAAAAAAAGACGAATCGTGGATTAATAGTTGGGATGACAAGAAGAAAATTATTAATTCTTTGGAAGAACGTGAAAAGAAACTTAAAAAATATGAGAAGGTGTCAAATGAAAATCTTAAAAGCGGTTTAAATGAGGATAAATCTACTGTTTGGGGTTTGCCTATTGATAAATGGGAGTATCTTTCATATACAATGAGTAAAGGTACGGCACAAGACTATATTAAACGTAAGGGTGAGCCTAAAAACGTGGAAGAGGTGAGGTATTGCATAGAGCCGAATAACTCAATAGGTTTTGCATTTTATACTGAAAAAATGTTTGCAAAGAAAACAGGCAATAAGACGGCAAGAGTCGATATAACCGATGATGGAAAATTATATTGCTATGTATTTGATGGTGAGAAGAAAAAAATATTGTCGGTTCTTGTATATAATTTTTATCAGCCTCTTATCACTAATTTAAAGAAATTATTTGACAAAACATAACTAAGTTTATAAATTAATATATTATGGGATGCGGATGCGGTTCAAAGCCTGATAATAGAACCAATAAACAGGTTACTAAGAGATATATTTACAATCCGAATACGGTAAAGGTGCAGAATGGGAAAACTGCAAGTAGAAGGAGAACGATAAAACGTCCAGCAAGATAAAGTTTATGGAGTGTTCTTATTAATAGGATACTCCATATTTTTTTGTATATTTACTAATATCAGTAAATTTTAATCGATGAAAGAATATACCATAAAGTACGGTGAGAAGGAATTTAGGGCCTCAGAATATCAATGCAGGATATTTGATAATGTCGAACATGGTGTTGGCAATATGATCATAAGTGCTGCGGCGGGAGCGGCAAAAAGTACAACAATCATAAATTGCATCAATCTTATTGATGAAAATAAAAAGATATTGTTTATAGCATTTAACAAAGATATTGTTGAAAGTATTAGGAAGAGAGTTGGTGAGAGAAAAAACACAAAAATTTCAACGTTTCATTCCCTTGGCTATTCTATATTAAAAGAAAATTTACATGATAATCATGAACATGAAGATAATTTTATAAATGAATTCAAATACAGGAATTATATTAAAAATAATATAGATAATATTACATGTTATAAAGAAACTAAAAGTTTATCTAAAAATAGGATATTATACATAAACAATATTATTGATTTAGTAGAATATTCCAGATATTATTTAGCTTTTACTGAAAAAGAGATAAAAAGAATCAGTGATAAATATGGTTTGGTACTATTAAGGGATGAGGTGGACGTATGCAGAGAAGTATTAAAGTGGGGAAAGGAAAATATTTCCCAAATCGATTATACGGATATGATATGGCTACCAAATGTACTTAATCTTCTAACAAAAAAATATCTTTTTGACTGGATACTTATCGATGAGGCACAGGATACCTCAATAGCCGAGCAAAATATAATAGACAAGTGTTTTAAGAGAGGGGCAAGATTCATTGTAGTATGTGATCAATTTCAGCAAATTAATGTATGGTGTGGCAGTTCCGAAGAAGCTATTAACAATTTTGGAAAATACCCTAACACTAATTTATTCACTCTTCCAATTACATACAGATGCCCGAAAAAAGTGGTCGATTTGGCAAAAAACTTTTCTGATAATATAGTTGCGGCCGACAACGCCATTGATGGTGAGATAAAATATGGTGTATCAAAATATTCACCCACTTCAAATGATATGGTATTATGCAGGAATACGGCTCCGTTGGTAGATTTACATCTTCAATATATTAGGGTCAACAAGAAGTCATATGTAATGGGGTTTGATAATATCAAAGAAAAATACATCCAATTGATCAATTCAACATTAGCAAAGATAATAGATAAGAGCTGCACAACTAAAAACGGTTTGTTTCCGAAAATGTATGAGGGACTTTTGGAACAAATAGATATTGTAAAACGTGATTTCGGTTTGGATGATGACGATGCTATAATGCACACAAGTGTTTATTCAATGTTTGACACCATAGAGGGTATCCGTGTTGTATCAGAAGGACTAACTACTGTAGATGAACTTGTAGACAAAATAAATGTGATATTCAGCGGTACTGAAAAAGACGCTATTCAGCTTTCGACGGTGCATAAGGCAAAAGGTCTTGAAGCGGATAATGTATTTATTTTGTATCCATCATTGATGCCGAGCAAATACGCAAAAAAGGATTGGGAAGTTAAAACTGAGAAAAACCTAATGTATGTTGCATATACTAGAGCTAAGAAGACTTTGAATTTTATAGAAGAGGAGAAAAAAACATTTGGCTATAGCAGTTCATTGTTTGAACCTTCTAATATGAAAGCACAGGTGGAATATATGCGGAAAAAGCTAAATCACGATGAAACGGTGGCTAATATTACGTTGGCACAGCCAAAAGTTCTTGGGCAAGACGATAATGAGGAAAAAAATACAGTTACTAAGAGAAACAAAAAAAAAGCAGCAAGCAAATTTGCTGTTATGCTAAAATAATGTATATTTGTTACACAATTTGAAATAATTTATAATGGGAAAGAAAAAAGAGACTGAAAGTACGGAAAAAGTAAATTTGATGCGTCCTGATGAGATTAAAGCTTATCTTGATCAGTATATTGTCGGACAGGAAGAGGCTAAAAGAACATTGTCAGTGGCTGTTTATAATCACTACAAAAAGATAATTTATAATAGTCAGACACAGCGTACAGGTGTCGAGTTGGACAAATCAAACACTATTATATTAGGACAGAGTGGAGGCGGTAAAACTTATATGATAAAGAAGATTGCAGAACTTCTTGGTGTTGGTTTTACAATAGGTAATGCAAGCAGTTATACAGCAGCAGGATATGTCGGAGCTGATGTAGAAGAATGTCTTGTTGGATTATTGCGTTCATGTAACTACGATATTCAAAAGGCACAGCTTGGAATTGTCGTATTAGATGAAATTGACAAGATTGCAAAGAAAGAGGCGGGCCCGTCAATCACCCGTGACGTATCTGGTGAATGTGTGCAACAATGTTTTTTGAAGATGGTTGAGGGTGACTTGGTTGGAGTTCCACCAGCAGGAGGGAGAAAACACCCTGAACAGCAACTTATATATCTTGATACGACAAATATCCTTTTTATTGGAATCGGCGCATTCGTTGGGCTTGAAGATGTAATAAAAAAGCGTATTGGTGCGCAGAGAATAGGTTTTAACGTAGAAAAAATGGAGATAAACACTACTGATGATTTGTTGAGTAAAGTAACTCCACAAGACTTGAAAAGTTATGGTTTTATTCCCGAATTCGTCGGACGTTTTCCTGTGATTGCGCATGTCGGAAAGCTTGGACGGGAGGAATTGGTTCGGATTCTAAAAGAACCTAAAAACTCACTTGTAAAACAGTATACTGAACTTCTTGCAATGGATGGTGCGAATCTTAAATTTGATGAAGATGCCCTTATGGAAATTGCCGACATTGCATACGATATGGAAACAGGTGCAAGAGGTTTACGTTCCGTTGTCGAAAAAGTGATGGATGATGTCATGTACAATACACCTAAAAACGTGGCAGCAAATAACGGAAAGTCCGTTGATGTGAGAATTACAAAGGAAATGGTACAGGACAAATATCCTGAAAGATATAAGAAATTGAGAAAAACTGCATAAATTATGGCTGCAAAAGGCAAGAATGGCACGAAATTTGTTGAGTTTTCTTTAGAAAGTCTATACACTTTATATAAAATGGCTTGTTTATTAGTTTCTGAATATGATAATTTAGCAAGAGCTAATGAGCATACATATACAATTGAGTATAATGACGCAAAAGAAAAACTAAAAAAATACGACAATTATAAAAAAACTATTCTCATGGAAATAGAGAATAGATTAAATAGCCTTATGTGAAATGATAGAAAAATTCAAGAATTTCTTCAGAACCATTGCAATATATCTATTTTGGGGTCTCCGCTCTGCTGATAAGGTCGCATTTGGTAATAAGAATGAGTTGGATAGTGGGTGGTTGCCTATAGAGCGTCATGATGAACAAGATAGTGTCTATAAGGATCTGTTAAGGGGTGAAGTGACACAGGAAGTTAAGGAACTAAGGCATGAAATGTACTATTCTGAACGTGCCTCCCATAAATATGAATACATTGGAAATGGCGTTGCAAGAATTAAAAATGATTTTTTTACATATAATGGGAAAATCGAAAATTCAGACGGATTTGAAATACAACTTCTTCAGCCAAATATTGAGGACGCTGGTACTCTGACAGACAATATAAACGAAGATGACTATCGTTTGAAGGAAAAGAAAGAATATACATTAGATGTCATTCGTGACTACATTCCAAAGTTAAGAATTGAGGAGTATACAACAAAACTTGTCGTAAAAAGAATAAATGAAACGGCGGTAATGCTTGATTTCTACACTCCTATATATCAAAAACAATTTGATAAGATACATAGGGTATTCCTTAATGAATTAGACAGGGTTTATCAGGGTGATGTAAAGTCTGAAATCGTTGATTTCAATGGGGTTAAATTTATATCATTCAGAGCTTTTGGTACTGATGATTTGAAATTGTATGAATATAATAACATTGAATTCGACAATATTGTAAAGTTTGATGGAGACTATGTGTTAAAGTTTACTGCCGATATTGTTTATGATGGTAAAGACCTGCTTGATGAAATATACGATGAAAAAGCTGACGAAAAATTCAAAAACAAGGCTCCAAGGGAAGGAAAACAAACTCTCGATTTTAGTGTCGAGTTGATGAAACAAAGTGATACATACAATATCGACGAGGCTGAAAAGCTATTTCATGAAATGAAGGGGCAAAATAATACCGCTATCTGATGTAAATCAGAAGCGGTTTTTTTATTTCTTTTCTAAAGTGACATTAATAACACAATCCAAGCGCATCCCAATACAAATCCCATAGTATAGCATTTCAAGTCATACCTTTTTACCAAATGCAGTATTTTACAATTTATCAATGCTATTGAAAAATAGATACCTAAAACTAGTAGTGGGCATAACCACATTGTCGTAAGAACAGAATGATACATAGACATCCACGCAATAGTCGCAAACGTAAGCATCGAACCTGATACGATACTGAATGGTTGGAATACACATGTGTGTATCAGCATTTGCCACATGGTTAATAATTGCTCTTTCATCATTTCTGTGAGGATACTTTCCTCTATTCACCTATAAATACATGAATTGTTATAAAAATAAATTATGAAATGGTATTTTTCTTTTTTTCTGCCTGTTCTTTTAACAGTTTTTCCATTTCCTCGTTTATTTCATTAACATTTTTATCTGACAGTCTTTCGTATTTACATTTTGGCTTTATATATTTATTTAATGCCTTTCCGTTTGATCCGTCCAAACCGCCATGCATAAACATAAGATAATCGTTAACATCAACTTCCGAATATTGGTAAGTGGCTCCGTTTTTGAATGTTACCCTTAGAGTTTTTAATTCGTTTAAATTGTCGTCACATTCGGAATAAAGTATATTGGATGAATTGTACCAAGCCTTGTCAAGGCGTTTTTCTTCATTATAATCCCTGCAAATAATCATAGTCCAAAAGTATTTATTTTAGAGAAAAATAACGTATTTTTAAAGAAAGTAAATGATTGAATGCAGCCAATACGTAAATCTATAGATTATAAGAAATATTTTTCAAATGAGCTTAATAGTTTGCTCAGTGATATGATGTCTTCGATGCAATCTGAAAACCCTGTAAGTGAGATAACTACGGACTTTTTCCTTATGTATGCATTGGAGACAAGTGATTGTATGCTTTATAAGGCCGTTAATAGTTTTTTGAATACATTTGTAATAGGAAATATACACGATGTGTTTTATCTTAGTGTACAGGATTCCTTATTGTCCGCAATTCGTCCAGGGCGCACAATTGATTATTCAGCCGAATTTACAAAGTATCTTTCAAAATCATACGATGAAAAAGAGAAAATAGGCTCAAAGCTGATAACGTCCGACCATGTACTTTTATCAATATTGGCTGACCAACAAGATACGAAAGTAAAGAAAGCATTTACGGAAAACGGTCTTACTTATGATACGTTATTCGAAAAAGTGAAGAAACTGCATGAAATAACAGAAAACATAAACGAGCCTTCTAATACGGAGAAGCCAATGACAATAGCTGGCATTACGATAATATCAGAAGGTGGAGATACTAACGAAATAAAAGATGTTCTTCAGGGGGCAGTTCCTTCTTTATTGAATGAGATAAACAAGGAGCAAAAGAAAAGCGTAAAGACTCAGATACAATATTGTAAAAATCTTAATAAATTAGCGGAAAATGGAAAAATAGACCCTATTATAGGGCGTAAAAAGGAGATTGCTAATATAGAAAAGGTATTTGCAAGAAGAAAGTGCAATAATGTAATACTTGTCGGAAAATCGGGTGTAGGAAAAACTGCTCTTGTCGAAGGGCTTGCAAAAATGGTACAGGAAAGGACAGCCCCTGTTTCTCTCATAGATTATAAATTCTTTTGCCTTAATGTCAATGAATTAATTTCAGGCACAAATTTAAGGGGAATGTTTGAAGAGAGGGTCGGAAAGGTATTCAACGAACTTAAAAACATTAAGAATTCTGTTTTATTTATAGATGATGCTCATTCATTGATAAATGACAGAAAAAACGATGATTATAGTTTTATTGAACTTATCGAGGAGAATATTTCAGACAATAGTGTAAAATTGATATTGGCGACTAATGAAAAGGGCTATAAGACAATTTTGCAATCAGGACAGAATATAATGCGTAAATTTCAAAAAGTAGCCATAGAAGGGACTAATGAGGATGAAACATTACAGATTTTGACCAATATAAAATCATATTATGAGCAATATCATAAAGTAACATATTCAGATGATGTCTTATCTGCATGCGTGAAGTTGTCAAAGAGATATATACCCGAAATATCATTGCCTTCATCAGCTATTGACATTTTGGATGAAACAGGAGCGTTCAGGAAATTAAAATTAAAAAATAGTACTGGCATCAATACTAAAATGCGTGAGGTCGCTTTACTGAAGAGTAAGAAGGATATTTGCATTAGAACCGATCAGATAAATGAGGCCAAAGAATTAGAAGCAAGAATTATTGAACTTAATAGTGAAATAGTCAATGGTATTGCAAAATCAGAAAACCCCACAAATGAAGAGCGGACTGTTACAATGCTCGACCTTTACGAAACAGTAGCCTCCCATACAAATATTCCAGTGGAAAAGATAAATATCTCCGAAAAGAAGTCAGTAGCAAATATAGATAAAGTTCTAAGAGCTAACATAATCGGACAGGATGAAGCAATAATATCAATAACCAATGCTATTAAAAGAAGTAAGATAGGATTGTTCCCGACTAATAGACCGACATATACGGCATTATTATTGGGAAACTCAGGCGTTGGTAAAACACTGACAGCTAAAATGTTGGCAAAGGAGATATTCGGTGATGAAAAATATCTTGTAAGGTTTGACATGTCTGAATATGCAGATAAAACATCAGTAAATAAGCTCATAGGTTCAAATGCTGGATATGTCGGTTATGAAAACGGCGGATTACTTACAGAAGCGATAAAAAATAAAAAACATGCCGTTTTGCTTATTGATGAAATAGAAAAAGCCGATGACGAGGTATACAATATTTTTCTCCAAGTATTTGATGATGGTTTTCTCACTGACAATATGGGAAACAGAGTAGATTTCAAGAACACGATAATACTCCTGACATCAAATGTCGGAGCAAAAAAAGCATCAAATCATTCAACGATGGGATTTGTCGTTAATGAATCAATTAACAAGAAGGATATTATCAAAAAGGAATTGAAGAATAAGTTTCCTCCTGAATTCATAAATCGTCTGGATGATATAATTTATTATAATGATCTTGGTTCTGACAGTATAAAGAAAATCATTGATTTGGAGATGGGTAAACTCGTAAAAAGGGTTTCGGAAATTGGCTATACCGTAAAATATGGAGAAGATGTAACGGAATTCATATTTAAATTTGTGGATAGCGAAAAAGAATATGGCGCGAGGCCAATTATAAGAACTATACAAACTAAGATAGAGAATAAATTAGCCGATTACATATTGGAAAATGAAGAAAATAGAGTAATCCGATTATTTGTGGAAAATGATGAAATTAATATAAAATAAAATGAGAGGGAATTTTAACCCTCTCATTTTTTAGTATTTGTTTTTTGATAAAAGTCCGTTTTTACTTATTTTTTCATCATACCAATCATTCATTACTTCCCAAAGGAATTCATCTCTTTGTTTTTTATCGGGATAAATTTTTGAGAATCTGTCCTGAAGAAGGTAGAATAACTGAATGGCCGTCATATTTTTTAACGGTGTGCCATTACTTGAAAGCATAGCCACTATTTTAATGTCTTTTGGATAGCCATCTTCCCCAAGCCCGCTTATTGTGCCTCGTTTAAAACCGTTGTCAAGATATTTTTTTATTACTAAGACTTTTTGTGGCTCGACATTCCATTTGGGCATTTTCCTGCTTTCCTTTATTTGTTTTATTTGCTTTTCAGTAAGGAATATATTTTTGTTTGCCATTTGCATTGTGCCTATTTTATATTAAATATTGAGGTTTTGTTGTTTTATGTGATATTTATATTAGTAAATACTATTGAAAATGGCTAATTTAAAAAACAATACAAAAGAATTCCTCTCAATGCTTGAAGGATATATACAGAGAGGGCATGAACTTCATTGGGCGGCTGCGACTAATTCTGAACACGTATTGATTGACAATATTAATCAGCAAGTGTTAAGTTATGAAGATAAGGTGGCTGAAACCGTAATGGGTTGCCTTGATACAAGATTTGGTGTCGGTGATTTGAAGACATTGCTTCCAAATGCCACATCATTGGCTGACATGCTGAAGGAAATGAAAGAAGATGTGCTTTCATTTAAGGAAAAAGTCGGTGACGTTTCTGAACACAATGGTATACAAAATGTACTTGATGATTTTATGACGGACATCAATACATGGAATTATCTTAGAACGTTTGTACATTAAACAATAAGAAATATGGCTGGGAATTTCGATTTTAACAATAGGTATAAATTCAAGTTAAGCCGTTTTAATGACTTTGACAAGGATGCCCATATAATTGATGAAGAATTGGGAAATTATCTCGGAGGGTTAAAGGAGGATGATTTAACCGATAATGGGATATTTTCAATTACAAAGGGTGATTTGTTGAAGCAACTCAGCCTATCTTCATTCAGACCGCAAAACGAGCTTAATCCTAAGATATGGATAGGAGGAAAGATAAACTCAAAAGTGCGTTTAAGGCTATTAGATATTGCCGATGATTTCATCGAGTCATTAAATGTTGGGTGGGTTAATGTTTCTGATATTATTCTTACTGGGTCATTGGCTAACTATAATTGGTCACGTTTTTCGGATTTTGACCTTCATATCTTAATAGATTTTAGCAAGGTCGATGAGAGAACAGATTTTGTAAGAGAATACTTCAATACTAAGAAAAATGAATGGAATAATGTTCATGAAAATCTGAAGATATATGGCTTTCCTGTAGAGGTGTATGTGCAGGATACGAATGAAGAACATACGGCATCAGGGGTTTATTCTCTTAATAGAAACGAATGGGTGGTTGAACCTGTAAAGGATAATATCAAGGCTATAAAGTTGGACAAGTATTTCATTAAAGAAAAAACGATGAAATACATTAAGATTATTACTTCTTTAAAAAAACAGGTTGATGAAACAGATGATGATGCTGAACTGAGATTACTTTCAAAAAAGGTTAAAGGAACATTTGATATTTTAAAGGGATTAAGAAAAGAGGGATTAAAAGCGCGAGGCGAAATGCATCCGTATAATGTAATATATAAATTTTTACGCAGACTTGGCTATTTGGATATTTTGTTGGATTTAAAAGCTAAGACATATGATAAATTGAAATCCATAGGCTAATTTTTTATTGTTAGTGCGTATTTATAATAAAATAATCATGATTATAAAAATCAAAATAATATAATGGGAAAGTTTGATGAACAACTGTCTCGTATGGAGTATCTGATGGGTTATCGTATGCCTGTTAATGAAGGTAAAAACAGTAATAGCGGACACTTGGAATATCACACTGAAGGTGCTGATGGAAAGATTTACGGTATTCTCAAGGAAGGTACAAAATACTATATCAAGACAACCGAGAAAGGTAAAGAGAATATCTCTGAATCATATGACTATATCAACGGTTTTAATAACCGTAAGGAAACAGAATACAAAAGCTACAATGAGGCCACAAAACACCTTGAACTCAAGATGATGGCTCTTAATGAGGCTTATGGTGTTCACAAGGATGTATCAACTGTTGATTTCGACAGAAGTCAGAAGACATATGCTACATTGACAGAGGACGCAAGAAAGGAACTTGACCGTCTCCATCAGATTATGGAGAATTCAGGTGGTATGGGAATCAAGGACAATATTGGTAATCATGGCGATGCTGAAAGTAAGGGAAAATCAACTGGCGCTGACACAGAGAAAAACAATGAGCCATTTGACGAGAAAGCAAAAGCTACATTGGATAAGGACAGCGTTGCAAGCGAAACAGACCCCAAAAAGGCTAACAGTGACTATACTGATGCCGACAAAGGTGTTGAGCAACAGTTAACATCAGACAAAGCTCCTAAGAAAGCTACTGATAGCGGCGATCCGAATAAAGATTATGAACTTACTCATGATGATCTTGACGGTGATGGCGTAGCTGATAAAAATCCAAAGGGGGCTAAAGCCGTAATGGTTAATGAGTCATTTGGTGATGATGATTTCGATATTGAATATCCTGATGATGATGCAATAGGTGGTGCAGGTATGCCAGCCGAAGAAAATTTCTATGATCAGGGTGAAGAGGAAACATATCCCGAACCTGATGCAGTAGAAGAATTCGGTAATGCACAGATAGATGATGTTGAGCCTGAATCTGCGTCAGAAGTAGGTGATGACATTGTTGGTACTGGAAACGATTCTGACTTAGATTCTCTTATGGAAGAGTTCGAAAGTCTTATTTCAGGTGATAATGAAGTGCTTACAGGCCCTGATGGTTCACTTGATGTACAAACTTGTGACAAAATGGATGAAAATTCCGAAAATACAAAACCTGAAGCCGAAGACGTGGAAGCATTGGACGGGCCTCATGGAAACGGAGAGGTTCTTACTTGGGATAAAATGAATGAATCCCAAAAGAAGGCCATTGACACCATTGTAGAAAACGTATGCAGTAAAATATTCGAGGATAGCAAAAAAACAGCCATCAAGGAATCAAAGCTTCAGGAAAGCATAGACAAAATCGTTAAAGAGGAAGTAACGAAATTGGATGCTTGGGGTAAGCACCCTAAATATGGCAAAGAACCTATGACGACTCCCGACAATAAGGAAGTTATGAAGGGTACGGCAGACAGGGATTTCAATGATGATTCAGCAAAGGGCAGTGAAAAATACGGTCAGAAGATTGGTAGTTCAGCACCATTTGATGAGGTTGTGGATATGCTCACCGATAGTGTGATGAATGTCTTAAAAGAATCATTGGGTTTAAAAAAAAAGTAAACGAAAATAAGACATTTCTGAAAACAGGTAACAATCAAGAGCCTCAGCAACCGCAAATGCCACCAATAGAACAAATGCCAGATTCTCAAATGAATCAAATGGGAGGAAATGGTATGCCTCAAGACCCTTTTGGCGGAGAAGAAACTGATATGCAAAACAATTCAGGAGAAAGTGAATTTGATACAGGTTTTGATGCGGGCGTAGAAGCTGATGAAGACACTGACCCAAAGAAATTCATACAACAACTTACGGGCAAGTTATCACAATCATTGAACAAATATAATAACGAAAATGGAGACGATGGTGAATTGTCAAAATATGTTGGTAAGATGATAGTGAAAGCTGCGGCAAAGGGTATGGATGAAAATGGGAAAAAAGACCTTATTAAATCCATTAATACTACTGAAAGTCCTGAGGACGAAACACCACAAAATACTGGTGATGAGGTTGGTATGAATGATGAAGAACTTCCTGTGGATGATAATATGGGGTTAAATGAATGTGTTTTTAGAAAACAAGAAATTAATGGCTTGATGGAAAGTCTGAATCAGGAATTGACTAATACGGGGGATGAGGAAAGTATTAAATCTGTTGAGAAACAGAAGAAAACTAAGAAATCACCGTTTAAGGCAAAGGATTTTATTAAGAAATAAAACGATGGCGGGAATATAACCCGCCATTTTTGCTTCTATAATATATTTATAAAGGTAAAAGATGATAAATATTATGCGTAATATACACATTACAGAGTCACAGTTTAGCAAACTGTTCGAGACATTGAATCAGGGTGCTGGGATAAAAGTTTCCGCAAAGACCGATAATAACGGGAAAGTTACCCAAACAAGTCTTATGCAGCAGAATCATGAACTCGATGCACAAGGACTTAACAAGGCTCAGATAGTCGTTGATCAGGACACCCTTGATGAATCGAAGTACAGCATGTATACAAAAAAAGAACTTAAAGAAGCTCGTCTAGCAAAATTGATGAATGAATCCAAGAAATATAAAAAGAGTGATTTGAAATGAAAAACGTATTTTTAACGGAAAAACAGATTCAATATATACATAATGAAAATAGGAAGGAATGTGGTATTCCTTCCAAAATTTTCAATGCCCTTGAGAATAAAGAGTCAAATATTCCGTTAGATGATAAAGAGTTTTCAAAAAAAATACTTACAAAAAGGTTTGATGAAATCAAAAAGGATTTTACGGATGATATTTCACAGATACCATTAGAAAAGGTGTCGAATCATTTTAACAAGCTTATGAGGCTTTGTCAGGAAAAGGAGAAGAATATCAGACCGCAATTGGAAAAATTGTGCTACAATACATTAGTACAGCTTTTCAATATACCCGAAGATGAGATAATATTCAAATGTGAGTTAGTTGATTTCATTGATAGTGGTTTGGAGTTTCATATTTCGCCCGATACGAATGAAGACTATGAATATAATAGTCTTGATGAAATAGACGGGGAAGGTATCGAAGTTCAAAAGAGAAGGTTGATAGATTCATTGGTATACGGTGTTTCCATGAGTTTATTTGAAAAGGCAAAGAAGATGTACATTAATGAACTTTTTGACATTGATGAAGAGTTGCCGCATTTGTATAGCAAATTGATAAAGATAAATGAGTATCTTCTTTTTAATGTGGACGATGAAGTAAAAGATGATAATCATCATCAGGGTGGTTTTGTAAAGGTCGTTCTTGGAAATGAGGAAAAAATGTCAAACATTGATGTGAAGGCATTAACATTTCCTATACTGCTTATAGAGTCCATAAAAGGGATAATGGAACTTATATCATCGAATGGGCTTCCTGACGATTTTAACGTAGCAAAAAATGTACTGAACAAGGCCGATATATTGGAAGAGGAGCCTTGGGATATGCGTTTCGGTGTAGGGCTATGGAATATGGTTACACTTAACCGTGACATTGAACCTAAGATAATACCCGACTTCTTCGGTAAGCTTATAGATATTGATGCAAAAGACTTTATAAGCCTCTTTAAGGAGTTGGCCAATAATACGAAAATAGGCAAACAGGCAATAGGCGAATTGTTGGATGATTGCGAATACAATTCAAAATACAATGATTTTGAAAAAGATATTCTTGTTAAACAGTCTGAGAAAGACCTAATATCTGACGGCTATTTTACGGAGGAGGAATTAAATGTATAGTATTGATCCGCTTAAATATATTGACAGAGAGAGAGCAATATTCAGAAGAATAGGTTTGTCTTTCAATATGGATAACCCAAGAACAATACAGGAGAAATTGGCTTGGCTTAATTTTTATGATACAAACCCATTGAAAGTTAAGTGTGCAGATAAAATATTATTACACGAATATTGCAAAGAAAAGCTTGGAAAGGATATTTGTATCCCTATTATTAAGATGTATAATGATATATCTGAAATAAATTGGGATGAGCTGCCGAATGAGTTTGTAATGAAATGCAATCATGGGAGTGGTATGAATATTATTGTCAATGATAAGGCAAAATTAGACAAAACTGCGGCAATACGCAATCTTGACAAATGGATGAAAGATGATTTTGCTTTCAGAAATGGTGTTGAAATACATTATCATGATATACCACATAGAATATTTGCGGAAAAAAGAATGCGTGACGGGAATGGTGATTCTTTGTTTGATTATAAGTTTTGGTGCTTTAATGGGAATCCTAAATTATGGACGGTAAATGATGGCTTCGGACATGGTGATATAATGTATTATGATATGAACGATAATGAGGTGAATCTTTATAAGGTAAAACCAAACAACAAATACAAAAAACCATCAGGTTTCAATGAAATGGTGGAATATTCAAAGAAGCTTTCCGAACCATTCAAATTTGTTAGAGTTGATTTTTATGAGATTGACGAAACTGTTTACCTTGGTGAGATGACATTCACGCCTGGAGCTATGACATTCAAATACAAAGACCCTTCAGATAATATCAGGATAGGAGATTTGCTTGATTTACAAAAGTAATACTATGGTAAAAATATGTATAGTACATTATAATACGCCGAATTTAACGGATGCACTTGTAAGGAGTATTAAACGTAATACCCCTGATTCTTATATATACATATTCGACAATAGTGACGTTAATCCGTGGGTCAAGCATTATGATAATATGACCGTGTTTGATAACACGAAGGGGCAAATAATAAATTTTGAGGAATGGCTTACACATTATCCTAAAAGAGACAGAGGAATTGGTGCTGCCGTAAATGATTTTGGAAGTGCAAAACATTGTTATTCAATAGAAAAATGTATGGATCTAATAGGGGATAATTTTATTTTATTGGATTCTGATGTTTTAATAAAAAGAGATATTTCTGAAATTTGTAATGACGACTACTATGCTGTTGCCGATATTGAAAGATTTGGGCCAAGAAAACGAATAACTCCATTTATATGTTATATTAATGTTATTAAATGTAAAGAAAATGGCATTCATTTTTTTGACGAAAATAGAATGCTTGGTTTTAATATAACCCCGCAAAGCAGGTTTTACGATACTGGAGGCTCATTTTATGATGATGTACAAAATAATATGAAAAGGATAGATAACAACTGTTATATAGAACATTATAGGGCTGGAAGTTGGTTAGAGTCTGCGAGAAACAAGCATCATTACAAAAGAATAGATCCAGAAGTTTGGCTTGAGGAAAATAAACATTTATGGAATTATCCGAGACCTGATAAAGTTGTATATACTTGTATAATTGGTGGTTACGATACCCTTCTTGAGCCAAGAGTTGTTGATCCTGATGTGGATTATATTTGCTTTACCGATAATACAGATATTAAATCTAATGTATGGGAAATTAGACAAATTCCATATGAAGTATCGGATATGAATTTATCGAATGTTAAGAAACAGCGTTGTATAAAGATAAATCCTCACAAATATTTATCAGAATACAAAATGTCATTATGGATAGATGGAAATATTGAAATTTTAAGTACAGTTTCAAAATTATTTAATGAAAACATAGATAGCGAAAAAAGTGTGTTTATACCACAGCATCCTGAAAGAAATTGCATATATGCTGAAGGGTCGGCAGTAATAAGACTAAAAAAGGATACAAAAGAAAATGTTAATAAACAGTTAAACGGGTATAGGGAAGAAGGTTTTCCATCTGATTATGGGTTAGTACAATCGAATATCATAATCAGGAAACATAATGATTATGAATGTATAAAATTAATGGAGAAATGGTGGGAGGAATTAAAAAATAAATCCCATAGAGACCAATTGTCATTCAACTATGCCGTATGGAAGCTTCAAACAGATATTGTCTCATATTTGGATAAAAATATTCATAAGTCTGAATATTTTAAATGGAATCCTGGACATAAGAAAATACCCAATCGACTCAATACGGAGACGATAATGCCACAAATAATAGTAAATGAAAGAACAGTCTTAAAGGAAATTAAACAGAACCCATTAAATAATGAAAATAGGAAAGTGAGAATAATAGTGGGACGTAATGGAACAACTGTAGTAAATAATCAGAAACCATTGAGTCGGACAGTAAGAATTTCTCATAGAAATCCGTTATGGTAAAAAATAAAATCGGGACATTCAAGCATCTAAGTTTGAGCGTCCCGATTTCTTCTTTGTAATGTTTGTACCGTTAGTGTCCATAGCATTAACTTTCCATTTTGATTTGCTTATTTTCGATAATAACGCAGTCTCTGCCTGCTTCAATCTCAGGAAATTTCATTGTGTCAGCATTTTTGATCAATGGACTTGTGATTATGATATTCACTTCTTTTTCAAAAAAGTCTTCACTACGTACAGGGAAGATTCTAAGTTTTCCGTCCTGAACATCCCATTTTACTGAATTAGCCGTTGTTCCGTCAGGTGCGATAATACGTATCATCATTGTGTTTGATTCCAACACCCTGATCTTTGCAGGAACGTTTACAGTAATTTTGTTAAAATGTGAATGAATTGTGTCGTTGATCACTTTAACGTCATTTGCGCTTGCACTCATTGCAAACATAAAAATACTAACCATTGTAATTAAAAACTTTCTCATAATTTTTTCTAATTTTTCTTAAAATGTTATTATTACTTTGAATTTGCGTCACAAATATATATTCTTAAAAAGTAAAATGGGGTCAAAACTATGCCGTAAAACATAGTTTCAGCCCCATTTTTTGATTAAGGTCAAGGAATGTGTGTGCGCACACACTATATAGTTCTATAATTACTGATCAAATTATGCCTTATATCTGACAGAAATCCTCCCCTTTGTTAGATCATACGGACTCATTTCCACTCCAACCCTATCCCCAGGTATTACTTTAATATAGTTCATTCTCATTTTACCCGACAAAAAGCATATAATAACCGCCCCATTGTCAAGTTCTACTTTGAAGTTGGAATTGGATAATGCTTCCAATATTGTTCCGTCCACTTTAATGCAATTGTTTTTCGACATTTGTTTTTTCTAATTGAAAGGTTATTTTTCACAAATATACAATAAATATAGTTTTTCACAGATTCAAGGTATTTATAATAATAAATGGTGATAATATAAAAATGTATAAGGAAAATACATTAGTCGAAATAAAAAAAGGTGAGCAGGGAAAAGGCTTGCTTATTGAGAATGATGGTTTCGTGTCTCTTGATGTGAAGGGAAACGAAAAGCTCAATGAATCATTGGGAGATGGCGAGTCAAGGGCAAGGAATCTTCCCAATCCATTCATTGTGTCAGCCGTGTTCCAAAAATTCGGTATAGAAAATGCGAATGGGCGCATATATCCCGAATCTATATTAAAAAGAGAAGTAGAAAAATACCAGCAAAAAATAAAAGCGAGAAGCGCATATGGAGAATGCTATACGCCAGATGCTGAATGTTTGACAGAAGAGGGATGGAAACCGCTTGGTGAAATTGAGGTCGGTGATTCTGTTATTACACTTAATACAAGGACGAATGAGGTAGAACTTCAGAAGGTAACATTTATAACCGACAAATTGTTTGACGGTATGCTCTATCATATGTACGGAAGCTATATAGATGATTTTGTCACACCTGAACATGGGTATCCTGTTTATATCATAAAAAATAGCCTTGGAGGTAGTTCAAATGATAGGAAGGCATCCTTCTATGGCTTTAAGACGGCTACGGACATAGAAAGAAATTTTGGCATGGGTGGTTCTGATACAGATGATTTCTATTTTATACCATGTGAAAAGGACATGTCTCTTGACAAATATTCGACAGATAAAAGGGTCTATCTTAATGAAAGGCACATGAAGATAGAAAAAGTGCCGTATAAAGGAAGGGTATTGTGTGTTGAAACACCTAATCATACGTGGTATGTAAAGCAAGGAGATAAGGCGCATTGGACAAAGAATTGCAATCATCCTGAGACATCTACGATAGACCTTTCAAGAATAGCAATGAATATAATAGAGCTTCATTGGGAAGGACATACTCTTGTCGGAAAGATGGAATTACCAATCAGTGACGGTTTTAGGAACTACGGAATAATTTCAAATTGTGCCGACCAAGTTGCACATTGGATACTTTCAGGATTAAGGATAGGTGTTTCATCAAGGGCTTTAGGTTCTGTTACACAAGTAATGGATAAGCTTGTAGTTGGTGATGACCTTGAATTGGTTTGTTGGGATTGTGTGTCACAGCCATCGACAAATTCGGCGTTTATTGAAATGAATCCGCAAGATTTACAGCCTTATATTGAATCGGATGAATCAAATAAGGATAAGCCATTGATTAAAGAAGACAAATTTTCCAAGTTTGACTCATGGTTAAACGGATAAATGGAAAAACAATGGCAAAGTGTAAATTTTACGAGTTAAGAAGTATTTATAATTAAAATGTGTGCTAAAAATAGAAATATATCACATAATATGCAACTTTTTTCTTTGTACTATGTGATTTTTTGCTTTTAGCTCATATTTATCAGTAAAATATATAACAAATTCTAATTAGAAAAAGCTTATTTTATGAAAAAAAATAATACGGCAGAAAAAACTATCCGCAATGCTGAAGAAATCGCAAAGGCATTGAAGGAGAGTACCGAAAAGTCAATGAAGGAACTCATGAATGAGGCTCTTGAGAATCTCATCAACGATGATGATGAGGACGAGGAACCAAAAACTGAGCCATGCGTTGACGGCTCGGAAGATAGTTGTGAAGTAGAGGATGTCAATACCGACGTAGCAGATTCTGACGAAACTCCTGAAAATGAGGAGGGCGAGAATGCCGAGGCCGAGGATGAAACTCCCGCCGAGGATGCCGATGACGAATGGTCGGATATGGAGGACTACAAGGTTGGCGACAATGATTATGATTTCACGGGCGTGGATGATGAGGATGGAGAAATGCTCCTCAAGGTCTATAATAAACTTGGTGATGATGATCAGATTTTTGTCAAAAAAGATGAAAATGGTGATTATGAAGTCAAGGATGAAGAGACTGGCGCAGAATACGTGATCAAACTAGATGCCGACGCAGCAGAGGAAACTCCTGAAGAGACTCCTGAGGATGCAGCACCTGAAACCGACGGCGAAGACGATGGTGAAGAGCTTACAATCGATCTTGGCGGTGATGAAACTGACGAAGCTGGTGATGATTTCATCGACATACAGCTTGACGGCGAGGATGAGGATGCTGATAATGCAGAAGAAGAACTTAAAGAAGAGAAGAACATGATGGTTAATGACTACCAGAAAGATGTGATGCCTGGACTTAATATGAATGAGCCAGCAGACAAGAAAACCACCTATTCTATGGACGACGGTGCGCCTGAGGGTAATAAGAGACCTTATGGTAAAAAAGGTGATGATGATCCATTTAATGAAAAGGTCAATGAGAATGTAAACGAGTGTGGATCAGCACCTGTGACAGGCGAAGAAGCTACACTTGAGGAAGACGGACAAGGCTTGAACACTAAGCACGCTATGAAGAAGTCAACCAACAGGCTCAATAAGGATGCACAGAACCAACACGTCGTATCTGATCCTAATGATGCCACAGTAAAGGCTCTTAGGGAATCAGCAGCTAAAATCTTCAACAAGGCAAAGGAAATCCAAGCTGAAAACAAAAAATACGAGGCTTGCATTGATAAACTCAAGAAAGCCGTTTATGAGGCAGCTACACTTAACGTCAATATGGGACAGGTGATCAAGCTTCTTGTAAACGAGACAACAACCGCAAAAGAGAAGAAAACAATTCTTGAGCGTTTCAACAATGTAAAGACCATTAAGGAAGGAAAAGCTCTCTATGAGACAATAAAAATGGAACTCAATGAGAACAAGAAATCAGCAGTCGTTCTTGAAAAGCAGATTTCAGCAAAATCTTCCGACATGCTTAACGAGACCACTATCTATCAGAACAGAAAGAGCAACCCAGCACTTGACTTGATGGACAGAATGGACAACTTGTTTAAGTAAAAACAAATTACAAAATAAGAAATAAAAATAACTGAAATAAAAATCGTTCTATACAATGATTTCTAATTTTTTGACAGAGGGTAAAGTCGGTCGTATTGCTACCGATGCACAGACCCAAGTACGTAAGCAAATCAATGAGCGTTGGGAAAACCTTGGCTTCACAAAGGGCTTGAAGGGATACCTTAAAGAAAATATGGCCGTTCTTTTCGAGAATCAGGCTAACCAGACTTTGAAGACTCTTAACGAGGCTACTGACGCTTCTAACAGCGGTTCATTCGAGACAGTGGTGTTCCCATTGGTTCGCCGTGTGTTCTCTCGCCTGCTTGCAAACGACATCGTTTCTGTTCAGGCTATGAATATGCCTATCGGTAAACTGTTCTTCATCAAGCCTGTTACATCAGAGCGTAAATGGGAGGTTCAGAATGACGGTCAGATCACTGATGGCGACACAGGTTCACACTACGGCCTTATGGGCTACGAGCGCACACAGCGTAACAGCGCAAGTGGCGAGACAGTTAACCGTTACTATCTTCCTGATGAGGTAATCAATGTTGACGCAAGCGGCAATACTCCTCAGGTGACTCAGTACATGAAGAAATCTCTTTATGACCTCTTCTACAATGACTTCCTTTATGACAATTCTAAGGGTAAGATCACTATTAAGGTAGGTACTATTGAGGCTGCTGAGATTCTTAGCAATGGTGAATATAGCAAGCCAAATACCTATAAAACTTGCGGTCTTGACGACACACTCCGTAACGTTATCGTTGCAGTAGGTGGTTTCTCAAGCTTCCGTGCTTCTAAGCTCACTGGCCCTGATGGCAATGAGATGGATACTGAGGCATTCCTTGCTTCTTTGAAGGTTATCACAAAGGCTGCTATTCCTGCTACTGATATGAGCGGTCTTACTACTACAGCTTTTGATCAGTACGAGAATGTTCCTTTCCGTGTTGTTACACAGCGTTACGGTGCAGGTATCGTTGAATACGGTAATCCTTGCGATGCAAAAGGTAAGATCTATCTTGAGCTTGACCTTGCAAAACCAACTAAGGCAATCGGTGCAACTATCGACGGTTGGGTAGGTGTTAATCCTTCAGCAATTACTGTAGCAAATGTTGCTGATAAGTTCCAGGTGGCTTGGGCACAGTATGACAGCCTTGAGCTTGAGACTGAAATCGGTGAGGTTAGCTTCGAGCTTTCTGATGTTACCGTTTCTGTTGAGGAGCGCAAACTTCGTGCAACTTGGAGTCCTGAAATGGCGCAAGACGTTGCTGCATTCCACAACATCGACGCAGAGGCTGAGTTGACAGCTATTCTTTCTGAGCAGATTGCAGCAGAGGTTGACCGTGAGATTCTCCGTGACCTCCGTAAGGGTTCTCCTTGGCAGCTCAATTGGGACTACAACGGATGGCGTAGGCAGAGTGGTTTCAGCACTAACTACACTCAGAAGGACTGGAATCAGACCTTTATGACTAAGGTTAATCAGATTTCCGCTCAAATCCACAAGGCAACACTTCGTGGTGGCGCAAACTTCGTAGTTGTTTCTACCGAGATTAACGCAATGCTTAATGACCTTGAGTATTTCCACGTAACTGACGCTAACGCTGAGGCTACTACTTACTCAATGGGTATTGAGAAGGTTGGTTCACTTCAGGGACGTTATCAGGTATATGTTGACCCATATTCACCTGCTGAAAGCGCACTTGTAGGTCATAAGGGTGACAGTCTCCTTGACACAGGTTACATCTATGCACCTTATGTTCCAATGCAGTTGACTCCTGTTATCTATAACAGTGCTAACTTTGCACCTGTTCGTGGTATCATCACTCGTTATGCTAAGAAGATGGTTAACAACAGATATTATGGAGCCATCAAGGTGGCAGGTCTTCAGACTTGGAACATCAACGAGCTTCGCTAATCGATTGATTTACGAATACTTACATATGAATAGCTGTAGGACAAAAATCCTACGGCTATTTTTTATGTATATTTAATAATAATTAACATTAACTTTATCATAAGTTTGGTTTCAGAAAAACATATATTGCATAAAAAATATGGTTTACCATTGACGATGAGAATCTGAAATGACGGCCCAACTCGGATATTATAAGATATGGAATTGTGGATTGGCAAAATATATTTGGAAGCCTGAATCCTGAAAAATGGAATGGATAAAGTATTTATAATAAAATAATGTAATATATTATGTTTTGGACAGATTTAATACCTGAGAATATAGCAGTATCGAAGAAAGCCCATCATATAGGTGTATATAAGATTGAAGGTGACTTTAAGGTAAAAGTCGGGGTGATTGACCTTAGGACTTTGGAAAATGATATGTCAGGAGTTTCATATAAATTCGGAGTGTTGTCGGATACATTGCTTAATGTAAATGGTGCGACAGATATGGAAAACACAAGAAACCTTGACAATTTTCAGAATGCCATCAATTTTTTCAGCGATAAGGAGAAAGTGAAATTTGCCTGTGTATGTGGAAATATGGCTGTTGCTTCGAATAAAAGCTATGAACAATACTATAAAGTCCCTGTGTTCTGTGCAAAGGGAAATAAGGATTTCATGCAATCAAACGAGGTATGGTGGAATAAGACGATGCCTACGAAGAATACAAAATATAAGAAAATAATATATCAGGATAAGAAAAATACATGTAATTTCTATTTTATTCATGATAATTCCGTGTTTGCATTCTTGTCGAGTGACAGTGTGAACGGAGGCGTTTATCTGGAGGATAACTTGAGGTGGTTACACGGTGTGCTTGATGAAAACAGGAACAAGAAGTGTTTTGTTTTCCTTCATTCTCCGATATTCAATAAGGCGGGAAATATCTATCCAAAATATTATGAATTGTACGGCTTAAACGGGTTGGTGTATTATGGTACGGATTTCGACACGTATCAGAAACTTAGAAGGCTTATCGAATATTATAAAAATACCGTGTGGTTTACAGGACAGACTAATTATTCTCTTGAAGCGCAGGTTCATTCAAAAACAGAAAATGTAGAATATGACAAGGACGGGGCATCTAATGTTGCATACAATATTCATGTTCCTGGATGTTCATATTGCAATGATGTAATTGAATCTGATACTACACAAGAATTGAGCAAGAATACTGATGTGTCCCAGGGATTTGTCGTTACTGTATACAAGAATTATCTTGTAATTAATGGAATAACATTTAAGGAAAACGGAGAATTTGTAAACAGATACAATCCTATTGGTACATATAAATTAAAAACAGAATTAGTAACAGTTAAAAGCAATATGGATTTGCTTAATACTGTAATAGACGACATAAACTAAAAAACATACGGACAAAATGAAGTGTTGGGTGAATGAGAAAATCATTCACCCATTTTTAATGGGATATTGGGGGTTATTTATTGAAATAAAAGGATTCTTCATGATATTTATAATAAATAAAATGCATTTTAAATACTATGATAAAGGAATTTAATGAGGAACTTGCAAGTATGCGTTCACTGATGGAAAGAATGGGAAGACATATGACAAGTTCTCAAGCAGAGTATATTACGGAAAATTGTCTTGAGGAGGCTATTGCAAGTAATAGCGGAAAACTTGAGCCTAACGTACTCATGACAATTGACGAAGATAACAGCAACAAAACACGTATGCTGAAAGTATTTATCGGCCCGCTTTTCCCTAATGATGTTAAAAAGTTAGAAGGGATGTTTGACTGTTCACAGTTAAACTATAAGGGTATGAATGGTGTTATTTTCAATAAATCATTGCCATTCAAGAAAAATGCCAGAGGAAAGAAAAACGCTGCTGACAATGGTCAGGCAGACCCACAAGCTTCCGATCCGCAAGTATCAGCACCTCAGGCACAGCCTAAGAAGGGGTTAGGTCTGTTAGGTAGGCTTCAAGCGGGTGGAAACAAGGGCGGTAATCTTACAGAAGGTTTGCTTGGCCGTCTTCAGGCAGGAGCTAATGCAGCACAACCTACTCCACAGGCAACAGCCCCTCAAACTCAAGCCGCTCCACAAGTGGCCGCACCACAACAGGCAAATCCAAATGGTAATGCTCCTGACGATATTGTAAATTGGTTCAATAAAGTGGTTATCCCAGCAATAAAGAGCATATCAGGAAATCAGAATTACGAGCAAGGACATATCGCCAACTTGATGGATGTGAATTACCTTATTGACAAATATTTAGTTGCTCCTGAAAAAACCGATAGTAACTATAGCGAAGAATCTACGGAAGAAATTAAGAAAGAAGTCGCTGAAGCTATCAAAAACGGAAATTGGGATGCAATAGCCAGTGTATTTAGCCCAATTAATCTTCAAGCCGTGATATTCGGTAATGTACTTTCAGGAAGGAATCAGAGAATGATTCAAAGACAGGCAAGTGATTACGGAATTAACCCAGGTGATCCCGATTATCCGACGAATTTGTATGCGCCTAATAAATGGGTGACTAAGTTCGGAAGAAGGGTGCTGCCTAATGCCAAATACAAGTGGTACACAATGGCTCCAAGAATGAATGATCGTGGAACTAAAGTGAATTTAGGCTCAAAAGGACACTATGATGAATTCGGACAGGATTTGAAAGGCTTCCAACCTGCTTGGCTTTATGATATAAGTGATACTGAAAGAATTCCTGCATCAGAGTATGATAAATATGGTTTGAACCCAGATAAGATGGATCCAAATGTGGATTATCACAAGGATATTCCTGGGCTTGCAAACAATCTTACAGGAGAGTTGAATCCTCACGCCGAAGCAGCTAAAAATGCCGCATTACAGGCGCAGCAGGCTTCATTGACAGCAGAACAGACAGCATTGCTTCAGGAAATACAATCCGATGAAGGTAAGGCGAAAGTATATAACGATGCACTCTTAAAATATGCAGAGAAAAACAATTTCTCTGACTCTATAAATCTCATAGATGTGAGAAATTCAAGCAATGTATTGGTAGACTATGCAAGCAATATTGTAAATGTCTGTGATTATATATTGAAGAAGATGAGGTATTCAAATCAAAGCCTTATCGAGCCTTTGAAAATAATTTCAGCATTTGCCGTAGGATGTAAAACTACTGGCGCAAAAGAAGTGCTTACGCTCTTCGGAAGACGTACAAGCGACACGAAACAATTGCTCAGTGATTGGGACAATGCTTGTCAGGTTACGTTGCAGTCTGTCACAATGATCATCAATTTCATGATTAAGTATCTGATGGATAAATATGCTAAATTTGAAGATGTAAGTGCTACACCTCAAACACAGGCAGTATCCGATACTGATAGCGGTTCTGTACAACTTACTGAGAGCATTGAGTCGTTGCTTGATGAATTGATGAAATAACTTTTTTAAATTCACGCATTAATTGGAATGAATAGGTTTGAATATTTGAAGGGGAAGATAAACGAAGCTATTTCTGAGATTGCAAGTGACTACGAGACGTTTGACGATTATAAGAAGGGGGTGGGAAGCCCAGGCTCCCATTCTTGTTTTGCGTACAGTCAGGTAGATAAGGAGAGTATACCAAATATATGTGCCAACGGCGCAGAAGGTGCTAAGGAATTCATGAATACGGATCATATGTATTATGGAAGTGGCATATATACAACATTGTCATTTGATGCTTGCACGAGGTATCACGAAGGCAATGCTATGGTTAAATATTTGGTCAAAAGCGGTGCATTTGATAATTTCCTTATATTTGATATAGGCGTAAGGAAATTACTTTACAAGATAGGTGTCCTTACGAAGCATGAGAAAATATCAGCAACTTGCAGACGCTTGTTTACAAGCGAAGATTTTGCAATGCTTGAACGTCGTTACGGCACAGGTTTGGCAAGGTTGGATGATATGGTGATGCGTTGTGATATGAACTCAAATAGCTGGAGCATTGAGGAGGAGTTTTGGTCAATGTTTCGCGGAGAGAGAAATATGCAGTTTAGGCCAGGTTCAAGCAAATACTATAACGAGAAAAAATTAGACGAGTCGAATGTGGACGGTTTCGCCTATTATGCGAGTTCATACGGCCCTGTGGCTATTTTCAGGTCAACTGATTTGATTGTACCTTACAGCTATGCCTATAGAAATGGTAACGGATGGAGTGGCGGATGGCCAGACGAGAAAGACTTTACATACTGCATGGGAAATGAAGAGGCATTCAATAATTCAAACTATGTCGTTGATGCCTTTAGAAGAAAAAGAAAGGACTATCCTGATACAGGATTTACCGAAAAAACATCATGCGGATTCTCTCTTGTGAAAAAAGGCAAAAAATATAATTTCCTAAGCGCTAGGACGCACAAGCTTCTTTCTCCATTGGATTTTGATTTTGCTTCGGCATTTGATCCGTTTACAAATACTACTACTTGCGGAGTGGATACACATTCTGAAGAAGGTGTTATCGAATTTATGATAAAGACGGATGATTATGGCAAGAATCTTGCCATTAAGTACCGTCAGGTATTGAATGATGAAAAGACAGGTTGGTTTGATATTAGCTATTCTGACTTTATCGGGGCAATGGAAGGATTCAAGGCTGAGATGGGTTCATTGAACGAGTCTGTTGATGAAGTATTTACCCATAAGGATTTCGATACATTTCAAAAAAGTATAAATGACCCAAAGAACGTGGTCATATATAGAGCAACAGACCCAAGAACCGCTAAGATAGAGTTTGAAAATGGCTCTAATAGGGAATTTTCAGGCACATCAGGCGATAATTCATTATATTATGGTTTGGGCGTATATTGCGTAAGAGATACGGTGAGTCTTTATTGTAGAAAATATGGTAATGGTGTCGTGAAATTCATGTTAAAAGATGGTTTCAAGGATTTCATTATCTTTGATAATGACTTGCGTGCGAAAGTTGACCCAGGAAAAAGTGTATACGATGAGATAGTAAAACTTGTTCCGAAAGATTTATTTAATCAGATAAACAATCATTTAGCCAATAATGACAGAATATTCTATGCCATTTCAGGCGATTTGAGAAATAACGGAATCGAGGGTTTCAAGAATATAAGGAATCTTTCTGATTATCACAGGAATATTGGTAATATACAGAATACGGCTAAATATGCAAAAGCGTTTATGATGACATTGCTTGGTCATCGTTTAGGCGATCCTGTTGCACCAGCCGTAAGGGACGAAAAGCTCCTTAGTAAAACAAAGATAAGAGGTATTGTATTCACTGGAGCTGATGATGGCAGAGTTGTTGTTGTAAGGGATTTTAATTCTGTAATGCCTATCGATTATTCTGTTGATGGAGGAAAGACTTGGGAAGTGGAAAGTGGACGCGCAAGCAGAACAAAGGATAATTTTGACAGGATAAACACAAATGTTGACCCGTATTACCTTTACAGAAATGATTATGAGGATGTTTCATTCAGAGCGCACCCATCGGGTAATTTCTCAATGGTGAAAGGAAAAAGCGGATACAATTGGAAAGACATATGGTTCCACAGATCATTGTTACCCGTTGATGCTGACACCGCGACTAATTTTGACCCATTCTCGAATACAGCACAGTTCGCATATGGTGATTATCAGTTTGCTATTAAAGTTGATGATAACCTCAATTGTGATTTGAAATTCAAGGATGAGGGTGCTTGGGAGGATATTCCGTATGATATGCTGATAAGTGCTATAGGTATGATGCAGGAACAGGGAATAATAAGCAAGGATAAACAGATAAACAATAATTGTCTGTTGAATCCCGCAACAAACAGAAACAAATAAGAATATGGGAAAGAATATATATCTTAATGAGGGACAGTTTGATTCCCTGTTGAAAAAGATGCTTATGAATGAGGGGTTTCATAAAACCGCGAAAACTAGAACATTTGGGGATAAAATACGTGAGTATGTGATACCCGCAGAGAAAAGGCTGAATGCTCACGGAATGACATTGTTTGCCGATGATGGTGCTATTAATGAACTTCCTGATGTCGCGGATGCGATAGATGCTAAACAGCTCAGTATCAAGGATTTTCTTTCACCTGAGACTTTTAGTGACAATGATGCATTCCAATTGGTACAACAATGGTTGAAGAATATACAATATAGAGGCGAGAATAAATACGCAAGAGTTCTTGCAGATGAAAACAAACCTATATTACAACAGCAAGCAGATGAAAGGGAAAGGCGTAAGTTGGATAACCTCAGTGACGGTGAAAAGGCAATGAGGAGAAACATCGCTGCAAAAAATGACAAATATGCGAAATATTTTGCGCAACCCGATTTTACCTGTGATGCATTCAATTACTATAACAATTGGAGTGATGGGGATTTCCCGATTGAGATAAGTGGTGAATCAAATATCGTTCTCTTGGATAAGAAATTACAGCCATTCTTCGAGAAAGAACCTGACTATGGTCAATATATGGCAATAAAAGAAAAATGCAGGGAGCTTGGCTTGTATGCATTTGACGGTGTGGCCGTATATACGCCAATTGTGGGTAAGCCAATTAAGAAAGCGGGTGGATATAGCTTCTCAGTCAATGCAAATGGCAAAAAACAAATACCAATGGGGTGGAAGGAAATGTTCTTTTTCCTTAGGGATAACTATAATGTCGGTGTCCTTCAGGTTGATACGTCCGAGCCTCCGTGTTTTTACATTAAAGTAAATCCTAAGAGATAATTAAAATAAAAAGCGAGATTCTTAACTGAGTCTCGCTTTAAATTTATTTAATAATATCTCTTTTTTCTCATTAAATGAAACAATATACATAAATCTTCAAATATGCTAATACCCTGCCGTTTGTACATTTGAATAGAGAATGAATTTTCCATCAAAATTCGCGTGTACTGTCTGTCTGAATCCTTCATCAGGGAAGAATATTCTGTTTCCATTTCTGTCTTGTTTGGCATCAAATACATATAAGTCTTTGATTAACTCAGGAATTTCCTTTGCATAGGCATCTGGAAGCATTATATGCAAGCCTCCGCTTGGTGTGCCGAATTCTTTTACAATGGGTATTCCGTAGCTTGCAATGATAGCCTTAGTGACTTTCCACACACGCTTATCAGTTGTATCGACATCAAGCATGAATCTTTTTCTTTCAGGAAAATTAACAGGGTCATGTTTTGGCTGTCCTGCAAGAATCTCTGCTGCGTGAATGTAACGCGGATCGTTTACATTGTTTCCTGAACGTCTTTGATATGTGGGTATGAATGCGTTTATCGCTTTATCAGAACGTGGATTGGATGTGATGTATGCACGGGCATTATTCGCGTCGCAATATTGTACGATTTTAGGCTTTAATGCCAACAACTCTTGTGCATTTCTTACCTTGAATGCAGTGCCGTTTGAATATTCGCCATATTCGCCGCCTGCATGATAATTACCTGCCTTACTCATACCCTTATTGTCCTTGTACCTTTTAATTATCTGTACAAAATAGAACTGATCAGGGTCTGTGCAGTCAAGAAGTTTTGCCCATTCATTGAAGTTGTCAATGAGGGTTTGCGCTTCTGTCAGTATTTGTTCGGTAATTGCTTTTTTAACCATTTCTCTAAGTTGGTCTTCATTTATGCTTTTAACCTTATTGTTCTTGATCATGTTAAAAATTGGATTTTCTTATAAATAGTTTTAACAGGCAGAAAGTATTTATAGAAAAGGCTTTTTTGATGAAAATTGAAAACAGTATCGGAAAGAAAAATAATATTGGTCAATATTGAATTCAGATAGAAAATGAAAATAACGGAGGAATTAGCCAATCTTTTTCAGAAATGTAGGTATCATTTGGGTGAACCAGTGACAAATGTAGAGCTTACGCAAGAACAGTTGTGTGCTTGTTTTGCCATTGCAAAAGATGACTATACAGAAAAGGTACAGAATTGGATAATTGAGCAGAATTGGGCTAATTTATATGGTAAGAACCTTTCAAATTTAGACTTGGCATTCGCATTGAGCGTTAGGACATTGGATATGTCCAAGGACTACAGCTATTGGTTCTCAAGAGACGCAGGAGTACAGATGCGCGGCCCTTGGGAATTAAAGAAGGATTTCTTCAAAATCGAGGAGGGTAAGCAGAATTATCTTATTCCTGCTGGAAGAGAGATAAACAATGTTCTTTGGCTTAATCCGCCAACGTCTCAGGCGGCATTGTATGCCAACTATGGCGGCTTGGACACGCTTGGTTTTGCGGGTGGTTTTGGAATGGCAGGAGGAGGAAGCTATGGCCCAATGGGAGGGTTCTATATAGCTCAGTCAATGGATGTCGCATATATGGCTACAGACCTTGCATATAAGAACAGGTTACTTAGGGGTGATATGACATTTAAGGTGACTGCTGGCCCCGATGGTACACATATAATTCATCTTTTTTCAACACCTGGATCAAAACTGTCATTTTTCAGTATAAACAATATGACAGGAACATTGAGCCTTGTCGGTAGTGAGGTATGGTACACGTATTATGATGTTACACAAGGCGATTTGGACGATTGCAGGAGAATGAACAGGGATTTGGTTCTTTCACCAGATCAGATTCCTTTGGAAGACTTGGATTATTCGCTGATGAACGGGCCTACGAAAACCATCATACGAAAATTGTTCTTCGCAAAGGCAAAGGAGACTTTGGCTTATGTAAGAGGTAAGTTCAGCGGCACAGTCGCAATACCTGATGCCACGGTTACAATGGACTACAATATGCTTCTTTCTCGTGCAAAGGAAGAATATGAAGAAGCAATGAAAGAGTTAATGGAACGTCTTGAAAGAATGAGTCCTTATAATGTGATGAAACAGCAAGCGGAATTGACGGACAATATGGCAAAGATAATAGGACAGAAACCGATGAAGATGATTGTTGTATAATGATACATAACCGACAGGTAAATTTCAAGCCTGTCGGTTTTTTGTTGATAATGCCGTATATGCGGTTATTTTTTTACTAACAATAAGTATTTATAGTAAATAAGTGGCTTTCATGGCTAATAACAAGACAGTTTTTCAAAAACTAACAAATATAATGATTGGTACGGGAAATACCAATCGAGGGAAGACGGTATCGAATTATACAATGATGCCGTCAGATAACGTATTGTATTCATTTGCCAATAAAGAGGAGCGCGATACCAAATTGAGGCAGATGAAGCAACAAAAGCTGCTTTCATACCAATGGGCTAAGACGGGTTACGACACATCAATGGAACAGATGATGGGCGCAACACAAGTAAGGCTGATGTACCGCGATGCAGACTTAATGGACATGTGGCCAGAAATAGGCGCAGCACTTGACATATATGCAGAAGAAGCCTGTACGATAAGTCCGAAAACCCTGAAAATGGTTTCCGTCAATTCAAAGTCGCCAAGGATAGTATCTGTGCTTGAGGACTTGTTTGAAAATAGGTTGGACATGCATGTAATGCTTCCGATGATAACAAGGTCATTGTGCAAGTACGGAAATGAGTTCATGTTCCTTAACATCGATCAGGACAATGGTGTAATGGGATGGAGGGAATTACCCGTTCACGAAATAAGGAGGGTCGAGAATGGTATGCTTAACGCATATACTGGAACATATTCAGCTACGGCTACTAACCTGAAGCCTGATGAGGTGAAATTTGTATGGGAGGGGCATAGTGACAACACGCCATATAAAATGTGGCAAATTGCCCATTTTAGGCTTATAAAGGACTCATTGCTGCTTCCTTATGGTGTTTCCATCTTAAACAAGGCAAGAAGACATTGGAGGATGCTGTCAATGATGGAGGACGGAATGCTTCTCTATCGTTTGGAACGTAGTATCGAAAGAAGAATATTCAAGGTAAATGTCGGTCTAATTGACGATGTTGATGTCCCTCAGTTCTTACAGGACTTCATGAACAATGTAAAGCGTGCGCCGATAATCGACCCCCAAACAGGACAGATTGATTTAAGGAAAAATTTCTTGGACGTAAGCGCGGACTACGTTATTCCTGTAAGAAGCGGTCAGGATCCTACTACCATTGAGACATTGCAGGCGGCTCAAAACGTCACATCAATGGATGATATTGAATATATGCAGAACAAGATTTTTGCCGCGTTAAGAGTGCCTAAGACTTTCCTTAACTATCAGGAGGCGCAAGGTAAAGGGCAGAATCTTTCATTGATGGACATACGTTTCAACAGGGCAGTTAACAGTATACAGCAATCTCTTCTCATGGAGCTTACCAAGATTGCCATATTGCATTTGTATCTGCTTGGTTTTGAAGACGACCTTACTAACTTTACGTTGTCAATGAACAATCCATCAAATCAGTTGGAGACGATGGAGTTGGATAATCAGGCTAAGAGATTGCAGAATGCATCAAGCGCATTGGCAGAGCAGGGTGGAGGCATTCCGCTTATGTCTTGGCACAGGGTACAAAAGGAGATAATGGGACTGACTGATGCCGAAATATCAGATATGCTTAATGAAATACGCCTTGAGGTGGCTATTGCCATCGAATTGCAGAGAACACCTGAGATAATCAAGAAAACAAATTTGTTCAAGCAAGTTGATAGAATATACGGTGAGCCTGGAGCAGAATATTCCAAACAGCCGATGATGCAAGATCAGCAAGGCGGAATGATGGGCGGCGGAGGCGGCGGCCCAATAGGAGGACTTGGCGGAGGCCCCGATTTCGGTGATGAATTAGGTGATTTAGGGGAGCCTGGAGCCGAGGAAGAAGGTGAAATAGGCGGTGAAGAAGGCGGTCAGGATTTGCAGTCTATGGGAAACGGTCAGGCGTTGATGGAGAAAATCAATGACTATATTTCATTCATAAACAAGGATGATGACAGAAAAAACAGCCGACCCACGATTTTAGACAAAAACCTGTTAATCAATGAGGAAATAACCGCAACACTGACTGATATATCAGGAATTAAGAATAAAATAAATGATTAAATAGAACGGCATATTGAAATGAAAGATTTTGATTTAGGAAAAATAGACAATCTCTTGAAATTCAAGGAATCATTGAGCGATGTCATTGATAAGAAAATCAACGGCATACGCCTTAACGAGTCCGTGTCTTCGATTGACAAAATGCCATTCCTTGCTGTTACCAGTATCTTTGAGGAAGTGTCCGATAAGCTTTATGAGACGAAAAAAGGTAAACCCCTTATTAAGAACTTCGTAAAGACAATAAAGGAGAACAAGGATTTAAAGAATGTGTATAAGCTCTATAGTACACTGAAAAGGAGTACAGGTTTGGAAAACCCGTCATTGTTCTTGCAGGAATCAATCTCATTAAGTAAACCGAATGATATGGTGAAATATGAGGAGAGCCTTGAGAAGCTTAGAGGTATAGTGAAAGAATGCGTAACAGAGGCAAACGTCACTTCAGATGATGTCAATGGTCTTATTAATGGGTACAAGGGAAGCCTGAATGAGTCCATAGACTATATTATGAACAACGACAAGTCATTCAAGAACCTGAATGAATATGTCGGTGCAATGGGAAATATCATAGGGCATCTCAGCACGGAGAAATGCGAAAGAAAAACCATAGATGAATCGAAGACAGTGAATGACCTTGTTAATGAACTTGACCATATTATCGGGGAAGGAATGGAACCTTGGGAAAGCAGGGTTGTCAAGGACATCGCAATGTTACAGATTACGGGAAAGGATAAAAAGGAATTGTTTGAGGAATATAAGGAAAAATGCATTTCCACAATCGATGAAGGGATAGAGAATTTGGACACCGAGAAAGCATCAAGGCTCAACGAGATGAAGACAAGGCTGAATGCCAAAGAATATAATGAGGAAACGGTGAACGAAGACCTGCTGAAACTTTCAGAGCTTCGTGAAACACTGTCCTGATAATTGGTTTAATGAAATTTGTAAGGAAAAATGAAGGCGAAAATCACTAAGAAGGAATTGAAGGAGTGCCTGCGTAATGCGATTATCAGGATTATAAATGAGCAGGCTACGATGAAAAATAAATAATGCGGTTGCATTTTTCATTCTTCATTTATATTTATAATATAAAATGCCTCGTCTTATAGAGGTAAAATAATAATTCAAAATAGTTTCAGATTATTTATGGCAAATACATCTACTACAATAGACCAAGCCGAAGTAATGATACGTGAGAGAATCACGAGCAACGGCAAGAAGGAGATTACAGGTCAGGCCCTTCAGGATGTCTTGCTTGCTGTGACAAGCGGGGTGAAGGAGAAGACTACGGAGAATGCCAGCAACTTCAAGACGGGCATAGAGGAACTGAGGAACGAGCTTAATACAGACCTTAGTAACATTTCATCCATCGAGGAGTATGAGATAGGCAAGCTTTTCCCCGCAAAATCATAACGGCAAGTAAATGGAAATAATGGGAGGACGAAAATATGCCGACATATACACAAAACGAATTAGCTGATGTTTGTCAGGGTGCTTCTTACGTGGCGGTTGATTCGGCCACCACATACTACAATTTCGGTGTATTCGAGGACTACAATGGATTGGATATACAGGAATATATGAAGATAATAAGAAGTTACAGCGGAAATTCAAGTATCGACTATTGGGATACGGTTCCAGGAACGGATCCTGAAGACCCTATCGATTACAAAGAATACCCTAACTACAACATAAGCGGGGGAACTGTTATAATTGATGACACTATGAACGAGGATGATGTCAATGGCGATATGCTTACGGATCAGGACGGGGAACATGTGTCAGGCACACTAAACGGAATATAATCATTTAATAAATACAGAAATAAAATATGGCAGATACAAAAAAATATCTTGACCTTTCGGGTTTGACAACCCTTGTTAATGGTATTAAAGATGGAACTCTTATATCAGGTAGAGCAACCGCAGATGCCAATGGTAGTGCCATTACTACCACTTATGCTACTAAGGCTGAAATAAACGCTCTGGATTTTGATCAAACCTTAGAAAAATCAGGCGGGAAACAGCAAGTTGTTTCAGGTTTGGAACAGGAAAATGGTAAAATTGTAAGCTTAGATGCGGCGATTCTTGACGGTACTGATATTACATACACCAAAGGCGCAGGAGAAACTGGCCCATTATCCGCTGCTACAACAGTTGATGAGGCTTTGAAAGCTTTGGCTGCTAAAGCTTCTGCACAGGAACTTGCTGCTGCCGATAAATCAGTAGTTATTGGTACTGCTGGTGGTAAGACGACTGTTAAAGTTAATATCAAGAATGGCGAGAAAGTAATTAATCTTGATGCCGATAACGGTATTTATACCGACATTAAACTTAGCGCAATTACGCCATCAAGTACCACGGTTAAAGAAGAGTATGCTCTTATTGCAAGTGATGGTACTACTCAATTGGGAAGCTCCATTAAGATTTATAAAGATTCCTCATTAGTTAGTATTACTTATATTTCAGATTCAGCAGATACTCATTATCAAAATCTGGAATATGTATATATTGATGCTTCTGGCGTATCTCAAACAGAATATGTTGACATATCGGCATTGGTTCTTGAGGCTGAGTTTGCAAGTGGTATAACTGTTACAAATCATATTGCACACGGTGTTGTTGACCCAGCTTCTGAAACAGATAGTCAGGGAACTCCTGCTGCATTTTTAACTGTCGGTGCTGCTGGTTTCAAACTTAACGGTATCAAGAATGAAATTGAACGTAAAATCAATGCCCTTGACCTTACAAGTGACGCAGCAGTTGCAGGACAGTATGTTGCCGCAATTGAAGAAGAAAATGGTATTGTTGGTGTTAAAACTCGTGCAAATGTTTCTGAAGCCGTTTTGAATAACTATTCAAAGGGTACTGATGGTGCTGCTGTTGCGGCTACTGATACTCTTAATCAGGCAATTTCAAAGCTTGAGAATCAGGTTATTAACGCAAAAGCTTCTGCTACTACCGTTGTTACTGAAGGTACTGATGCAGGTAACAATATGTCTATCGCTGAGACAGCAGGTGCAGATGGACACAAAATATACACCATTAATCTGACTGATGTTGCAAGTAAGAATGCACTCGATGCTGAAATTGCGGCACGTAAGGCTGTTGATGGTCAGGATGGTCAGACATACGCTGCAAATACTAGTGCTAACTATATTAGTGATGCGACTTCTTTGAACAATGCAGACGTTAAATTAGATGCCGCAATTAAAGTCAATGAGGATGCAATTACATTGTTGAATGCTGATTCTGCTACTTCGGGTTCTGTTGATCAAAAAGTTGCCACCGCAATAACTAATCTTGATAACAAGATTACGGGTGATTCATCAGACAGTGTTGATTCGCTTACCCTTAATGGACTGAAGAATAAGATTGAAGCCGCTGCTGCCGCTGCTACTACTGTGGTCGCAAAGAAAGATGGTGAGGCGCATCTTAGTCTTTCCGCAACAACTGATAATTCCACAAGTGCAACAACCTACACTATTGAAACCGTTGATGTAGCTTCTGATAGTGCAACTACAACAGAATTCAATAACATTGAAGGTGCTGTTGGTTTGAAAGCTGATGGTACTTATTCTGCTTTGACAGGAAACTATGTAAGTGCAAGTACCGTTACTTCAATTGCAAAAGCTATCGAGGCTCTTGATACAGTTATTGGCCCAAAGAACGACACAGCCGCTAATTCAGGAAATACTGTCTATGGTAAAATACAAGGTACTTGGGAGCGTGTTCGTGGTACAAAACAAACGGGCGATTCAGACCAAGCAACTCCTACTTTATGGTCTTTGAAAAAGGATATTGAAGACCTTGATGCTAAAGCCGCTGCCGCTCATACAAAGGTTGAACCTAAGGATACTGGACACGTTACTGTTACGGTTGTTGATTCTGCTGATACAACAGGAGGTACTACATATAAGAAAGTAACAATTGCTGAGAATGACATTGCTTCTGCCACACTTGTTGGCGAACTTCCTGCTGATGCATCTACTACATACAGCGCAAGTACAGTTGTTCAATATGCAAAGAATTACACAGACGTACAGATTGACGCTCTTGATGACAGTTTCGTAGCAATCACGGACGACGAAATTACAGCATTGTTCAATAATTATCCACTTGATAATAGCGGATCAGGCGAGTAAAAATACGATAATTTATTATGGCAAAGATTAAGAGAATATTCTTTAATAGCGAATTGACATATCCAATGACTATCACAGATGCCATAATAGACACTAAGACAAATACAATACTTACCACAAGACTTGAGAATATAGAGACAGCCGTACAGACAGGTACGGAACCTATAGATCAGGAGGACATCAGGAGACTGATTAACGATTAAGACCATTGACTGAATAGTTTTTTGACATAGGCACATTGGCTTTCAAACAATGTCATTCTCTGTTGAAACGTCAATAATGAGTAAACAAAGCTCATTTCCTTTGTGGTAGAATCATTATCGTAATACGTGAATATTTTTGGCTGATGTGATATGGATTAATATGCGGTTAGAAGGCATTAGACAATGAATAGATGGTGGAATGGAAAATATACATTCAAAACGTGTTTCCATTTTCCATTTCGCCATATTTATTTTTAAATTAACTGTTCATTTTTCCAATTCCGAAACCTATATTATTAATGAATAAAGCCATTGGAAAAATCGGATTTAACAATAAAATCGTTATAACAAATAGAGATAATGTCAAAAAAGTTTTTAGACCTCAGTGGTTTGACAGCATATGATGTAAGGCTCAAGTCATACATCAGCGGACAGACAAGTACAATATCTGATGAATTGGCTAACGAGATAGTACGCGCACAACAGGCGGAAGAGTCGCTTTACAATACATTCAGTGCCATTACGGAAGGTGACATTGCAGTAAGTGCCGTTACCAATGCCCGTATGGTTTTGCTCAGTGAGGAAACCAAGGCAATGATGTTTAACCGTGCATCGAATGTCGATGATGCCCTCAAGTACATGGCAGTTGACAGCGCACTTACCGTTACAGGACGTTCAGCAGACGCAAAGGCAGCAGGAGACAGAATCAGGACATTGGAAGGTCAGGTAGGAGACTACAAGCTGCATGAAGTGATGACGGAGGAAGAATATCAGGCGTTGGTCGTTAAGGATAATGATACACTTTACTTCCTCACGGAGGAATAAGAAAAAGAAGAGAAATAACATTCAAGTAGGACTATGATAAAAATTGGTTCAAAGGACGTTAGTGCCATCAGGATCGGTCAGGCCGTGATTATGGCAGTCTACAAGGGCGGAAAGCTTATTTGGGAATCCATCAGTTCTTGTTTTGGAGCGGGTTATTGGATCAATAATTATCCTTGGAAGAATACTGATGCTTGGAAAAATTGAAATAACAATAATAAAAAGATAAAAAATTATGGCAGTAAAGAAATACAGCGATAATGATATTAGTTCGTTGGACGACAACTGGGGAATGGATCCGAAAGACGGAAACCTTCCTTTTAGTGGAGATGCCGTGCAGAAATTCGTCAGGGCTGAATTGAAGGGTAAGGTCGGATACACAAGTCTTGAGATGATCGACGAGGAACCATATCTTTATATGTTCAACTCTTTAGCAAACTACGAAAAGTGGGTTTCTGATAAGGAGACATATTCAGAATTGGTTATCGACAGCGTGAAACTTCCTGCTGGAGGTGCAGCGACTCTTGATGTGTATTCAGTTTCACTTGAGAAGCCTGATGATGACGATCTTGAAATTATCACGACAGCAAGTAAGGTTTATCTTAGGGTTCGCGCTAATTCTAAGGTAAAGAGGGCAGGTTCTGACAGCCTCACACAGTTGAAGGAGACAGGTACTCTGACAATCTCTACGGCGGCAGGAACAAGTAACTCATTCACCCGTAGGCGTTCAATGTCTTTGTCATCTATTGACAATGAAGCTGATGATAATAACTACACCTCAATTGACGTAAGTGATTACATTACTAAGGATACCGTTGTGAGAGTCCGTCTTGCATGGCGTGGTAGTGAGTCTCAGTTGACACGTCAGATCACATTCACTATCGACCAGTCAACTTTCGGACTTAACTTTGCTACAGAGTATCAGAATCCTTTCAGCGTGGGTAGCGACATCATCCTTAACTTCGACACTACAGGTTCTATTTCAAAGACTCTTTATGTAAAGATATTGAGTGCAGGATATACAGAGCAGACAGACCATTTGGACATTGGTGATCAGGTATACACACACAAGTATGAAAACCTTGTCGGTAACGTAAGACCATCCATCAATATCGGACAGCTTGGAGAGGGTTTGTACAATGGTCAGTATTGGGTATGTACCGATACCGTGAAGAGTGAGGTGAAGACATTCCAATTCCTCGTATCTGATGAGGAGAATGGTATTGAGCTTGTCATCAACAATGTGAACAACTCAATCTCCAACTGGGCTATGAATGACATTTTCGAATATGCATTCTGCGGTGCTTCTTCAACAAACCTCAAGTTTGTGTTCTGGAACAATAACTTTACATCAATATACGAGGAGGTTTCACAGGCTTCTGTGACTCCAAAGGTAAAGCATATGCTTTCCACTCAGATTGAGTTTAACATTACCGATGCCGCTACTACGGCTGTTACGTCAAATGTTCGCGTGTATGTTGATAATGGTCAGACCATTACAAGCGACACCCCACATATCGGACAACAGCAGATTATGGTCAATACAGCAGAGAATTTCGCTCCTACTGTAATGGCTAATGGTTTCATCCTTGATCCAAAGGCAAGGTCTAACTCAAGCTCTGACAAGGAGACAATCTATAACGGACTTAACGGTAGCACTATCAGTGGTGTAAATTGGTCTAATATGGACTGGCTTAACGGTGGTTGGACTACTGATGAGAGCGGAAACAAGTGTCTCCGTTTGCTTGCAGGTTCTAAGGTGACTATCCCTTACAGGGTGTTTGACACGGCTTCTAACCACAATACACTTCACTATGGCGTTACAATTGAGGTTGACTATGCGTTCAGGAACGTATCCGATGATACTGAGCCTGTTGTGAATATGTCTACAAAGCTTTCAAGGACACAGCCTTATGGCTTCATAATGTATCCTAACATTGCTTACGTATACACAAACAACTTGACAGATACGCTCAATCAGGATACTGAGTATCAGGAAGATACAAGGACTCACTTCACAGTGAACGTCAAGTATCAGCATACGTTGAATATCAATGGTACGGACTATCGCGCAAACTTCATAAGAACATATGTCAATGGTACTATTAACCGTGAGTTCACATACTCTGAGGATGATACCATGAACACAAATATGGAGAATATAGTCATCGGTTCCGACTTCGCAGATGTTGACATCTACGGCATCAGAATCTATGAGGATGCGGCCCTTTCAACACAGGAGATCCAGCAGGACTATATGTCTTCACTTCCTTCATTTGCCGACAAGAAAGCATACAAGGACGCTAACAACATATGCAATGCCGACGGTACTATCAACTATGATATGGCAAAGAACAAGTACCGTACAATCAAGTTTACAGGACGTTATCCTGAGTATATGAACAAGGCTGCAAGTGAGGGTACTCTTACCGTGACTTACCTTAGGGATACAAAGGATGAATATGGTAACTACGAGGTTGATACCGACAACTCTTGTATCATTGAGAACATGAGTGCAAAGGGTCAGGGTTCTACTTCAAAGCTTTACTATAAATGGAACTGTACTTGGAAATTCGAGGACAACACCGTTTATAAGGACATTAACGGCAACACTATCAGCAATCACGCTTATTGGCAGTATGTGACACGTGACGATGAGGATAATATCGTTGCTATCACACCAAGGGCAAGCAAGCTTGTAGGTAAGCTTAACTATGCTTCATCAATGCAGAGCCATAAGCAGGGTTCTCTCCGTATGTATGAGGACATCAGGAAACAGCGTGGTTTCAGAAGCGAGATTCAGAAACTCGGTGGTTCAGACGTAGAGGGTTCACAATACTACGAACAGCGTTTCGACCTTAGCCGTTTGGCATTGAGGCAGGATGAATTCCTTTTCTTCGTTGAGTACAACGGTGAAACCAAGTTCTACGGTTTGATGACTTGGGGTGCTGCAAAGGGTGACAAACTCACTTACGGTTATGACAAGAACGTGTCAGGTTCAAAGGATATGTTGATGATTGGCGGTTCTAACCAGACTAACCCACTTACACTTTGTCACGCTCCTTGGATTAGCGATGATGTGACTACATCTACTGATGATGAGGGTAAGATTGAGACATGGGACTATAACGGAGAGGAAGCTTTCGATAATGAGCTTGGTAACGTTAAGTCAATAGTCTACTTCCGTGATTACCATAACTTCGTATTTGCCAACAGTTACAGGCTTTTGCCTTACGAAGGTTCAAATATACAGAATGAGACAGGAAACAGCCTTGATACGACTTATCAGTATTGGGATGATTCATACAATGTATGGCGTTATAACTTCCTTACTGGCGGATGGGTTGGCGCAGGTGTTGAAATAACGGAGCAGGGTGCTGATTATACAGCAAGTAAGACATACGCTACATCACTCAACCTTCTTGAGTATCTGAACAATGTAGCTGTTACGGATCCAAATGGAAACAATATTGTCATCGGTTCTGTTGATCTTTCAAACTACAGCAAGACTGAGCTTAATACCATCTTCAAGAGGGCAAGGGCAACAAACTTGCGCGAACATATTGATGAGTATGCAAGCATCAACGAGATACTTAACTGTTTCTCATTCACATTGCTTATCGCGGCTTCCGATAACCTTTGTAAGAACTCATTCTTCATGGTTGACAAGCCTGCAAGCGGAAAGAAACCAAAGATTCTTCCTTGGCGTGATGATGATGATACTATCTTCCGTGTGAACAATGAAGGTACTAAGGACAAGAACTACTATGTTGAGTTCTTTGACAAGAAAGCCGATGGTACTACACCGTTCTTCACAGCTAACAATACAGGTTACTACGGTACATTGCTTTACGCATACCTTACAGACCTTGAGGAAAGGGATGCAACTACATCACCTTCATTGAGAGGTTCAATGTCACAGATGCTTGATGCAATGAGTACACTTGGTTCAGGCTATGAGATCAATGGCGATACAGTTCTCGGATGTTTCAACAGGTATTATTTCTCAATTCAGAAATATTTGCCTTCTGTAGCATATAATGAGACAGCAAGGCTTCTTTACGAGGAGGCAGCATTGCTCGGTAATGCAGGTATTGACGCTTATGACGCAGCTAAGAATAGCCGTCCTATCACGATGTCTATGGGTGATAGCTTGCAGGGTGAGATTCAGTTCTTGAAGATGCGTACATTCTTTATGAAGACTTTTGCAATGTACTACAAGTCATTGAGTAAGTTCGGTTTCAAGCTTGCAGACGATTCTAACAAGAGTCTTACTGTAAGGGCAGGTGCTGAGATGTATGCTTTTGCGATGCACGGTGAGGATCAGACAGGTACTAACCATCCTGTAAGAATGCACGTTGGTGATACACATACATTCCAACTTGGTGGTGGTCAGACAGTTACAACAAGTATTGTTGGTACTGAATATCTTTCAAGTGTCGGTTCTTGGGTGAATAAGCACATTTATGACAACGATTCTTCAATTCTGCTTTATTCTAACCGTACAAAGGAATTTGATGGTGGTGATGCAACAGCATCCAATGTGAAGTTCAATCCTAAGACATTGACTGATGCTTCATTCCCATTGATCATTGAGGATATTGACCTTGAGAACGTCGTTTCACTCCAGGGTGTCGCTAATATGACAAACTACAAGCGTTTGAAGACATTGAAGCTTAACGGCACAAGCATTACCAATGTACAGTTGCCTATGACTAATACATTGACATCGGTGACTATACCTACAGGTATTCACTCAATCACATTGAGGCAGGCTCCTAACTTTGATGATTCTTCACTTTCTCTTGAAACAAAGAGTGAATTGACTACTATCAATATCTATACAGACGGTGATGCAACTCATGATTACTATGGAACAGACTTTGATTGGGTACAGACTTGGTTGAATAACCTTTCACACAGTATCAATAAGGCTGATGAGGTTCGTCTGTTCATCGAAGGTGTTAACTGGACATTACCTCTTACAAAGGTTACTGAACTTGCTAATATCAAGTTAGGTATCCGTGAGATGGATTTGAGCGGTAGGATTGCCCTTACAGGTGATGAGTTCGATGAAACGGTTATTGATCAAATCAAGGCTGCTTTCGGTGATGATGCATTCAATCCAGCTAACAAGCTTGTATTTGTAATTCCATTCACATACGAAGACATTCTTTACAGTCAGTCTTCTAAGGACGGAGGAACATCTTGGTCTAAGATGTCTAATGAAACCAACAATGGTAGTGACTTGGTTGAGGGATGGTCTAACGAATATTCATTCTATACTGTAAACAGAAATATCACATCTGTTACTTGGAGTGTGAATAACAATAAAGTTACGCTTTCTAATCAGAGTAATAGCGGTGTTACTGCAAGTTGTACATATCCTCTTGCAAGTGCTGAAACGGCAACTATCACGGCGGCATTTACATTTACGACTGAGGTAGACGGTCAGACAATTTCTGGTAGTGGTACTAAGACACGTAACATTGCGTTGACTATGCGCACATATCCTGAAGACATCGATGGATATATCACAGGTGATGACCTTCTTGATGAGCTTAACACTTATCACGTTTACAGGTTGAACTTTGAGAAACCGTTCTATACAGGTAACTATACAGTAACTTGGGAGATTGACGGTTCTGACGCTATCATAAGTGCTTCTGGACAGTCACAATGTACGTTGTATACTACAACTAATAATCCACAGGCTATGACAAATGTCTTGAAGGCAACTTTGACATATGAAAACGGACGTGGTAGTGCAATAGTTACACGTAATATCCTTATCGGACAGGAGTTGTATGGTAAATTCGGTGATGTCCTTCTTGATGATATGACATTCGCAAGACCTACATACACATACAATGCAAGTGGTTACAATACAGCCGTAAGTGTAACAATTCCAACAGGACGTGTTCCTATCGGTATAACAGTCGTTCCACGTACTCACACTAAGGATCGTACCGCACGTGTGATGTCACTCAAGGGTATGCACTATGATAATCCTGAGGTTGGTGGCAGTGACCAAGGTATGTATTGGGGTGGTTATAATGTTAATATTAATTCACTTCCTAATTTAACTAAGGTTCCTACTATCAGTGGTTCTACAGTTCCAACTAATGACTATACACGTCTTGGTTCAGAGGAGCAATATAACACCACATACTTCAAGTATAAGAACTCTGGTGTAACTGACAGCTTCATTCAGGATAATTTATGGTACTATCTTGATACTTCAAGCGGTGCAACTGAGCCTTTGGCTGAAAGAATGTGTCCTTCACCATTCAAGGGAAGCGCACCATTCAGCGGTGAAACATTGGAGCAGAACGAGGCATATGTGATGGCAGGTACTGCTACTGCTGATTTCAATGGTAAGAAGAATACCGATATAATTACAGCAATGGCCACAGCACAGTCAGGCTGGACTACCGCTTCAGCGATTACTAACAGCTACAATTCAGGTTATTATCCAGCTGCTTGTTGCTGCCGTAGGTTCCATACTACAGGTACAAGCGCAGGAGATTGGTACTTACCTGCTTGTGGTGAGCTTGGATATATTATTCCAAAGTTGGCAGTTATTAATAGAATCGTATCGGCCATCAACACGGCATATGGGTCAGGTACTGCCTTTGCGTTGTATACGTACAACTTCTATTGGAGTAGCTCCGAGTATTCAGCGGCGCGTGCGAGGTACGTTTACACGTACTATGGTAGTGTCTACGGCGACAATAAGTACGGTAGCCTCCATGTCAGGGCGTTCCTCGCCGTGTAGTCGGGTGCGTCGCGCAGCTTTTATCTTACAGAATCTTAGAAATGCTGGTAAGAAAAAGCTTTACAGAGAAACAAGCAACAAAGAAGATGTAATTTCCTCTCCCCGCCTTAGAACGGGGAGAGGGTTATATCAATAAAAATTCCATGAATAATGGAAGAAGTAATAATAAGTTTAGAATTAACAGCAAATTGTTATAATAAACAAATAATAAAAAACTGATAGTAATGGGAAGAGCCAATAAGAAACAGGCAGGATACCGTGTTACTAATATATTTTTAGACATAAAAGCACTCCTAAAAGAGATTGACACTCGTGTCAGAAATGTTAAGAAGTTTGACCGTATTTGGTATGGTGATGCAATTGTTATGGCTGCACGTGATGCTCTATTGATTTATATGAGAGGCTATAACAATCAGACCTTGACTGAGAAAGTTAGGTACTTTAAAGAAGTAATGGACAAGATAGAGGAGGTAATAATCTTAGGTAATATCTTGGTCGAATTGAGGACGATTACAGTTAGGGACATGGGTATATTTATGAAATATGCAGGTTCGATAAAAACACAGCTTGAGGATTTCATAAAGACTCTTGAAGATAGGATAGCATTGGAACAAAGTAATAATAACAAGTAAAAAGGAAATAAGAATTTAATGGCGGCCGCCTATCGCTTGCAGGTACGCTTGCAAGAATGAGGGGTAAAATATATTAAAAGGGTTGCACACAGGTAATACACTTTATGTGTCTGTTAATGATGGTCTCAGAAGATCATTTAGCTGCAACTGCATTGGCCTTTGCGTTGAATACGAACAACAACTATTGGAGTAGCTCCGAGTATTCAGCAACGAATGCGAGGAACGTTAACACGAACAATGGTAATGTCAACAACAACAATAAGAACAATAGCAACAATGTCAGGGCGTTCCTCGCCGTGTAGTCGGGTGCGTCGCGCAGCTCTTGGTATTACTACCCGTAGTGACCGCATAAATTCTTTTTATTAAATAAAGAGGTTGATCAAGTAAAATGGTGACATTTGAACAGGAGTATGTCACATATGATGAATTATATGAGGCATATTTGGATTGTCGGAAAAGAAAAAGGCGTACAGTTAATTCCGCATTATTCGAAATGAATGATGAGATTGAATTGTATAAGCTATGGATTGACCTGAATAGGAAAACTTACACTGTTGGAAGAAGTATTGTCTTTGTCGTTGACTATCCTGTTAAAAGAGAGGTGTTTGCGGCTGACTTTAGGGACAGAATAGTTCATCATTTGGTGATCAACAGACTGATGCCATACTTTGAAAGGGAATTCATTGATGATGCTTATTCTTGCCGTGAAGGAAAAGGAACTGAATACGGTGTGGTGCGTTGTAAGGAACAGATTGAGAAATGTTCTGAAAACTATACGAAAGAGACTTATATTCTTAAATGTGATTTGAAGTCGTTTTTTATGTCAATATCTAAGCCAAAACTTTTTTATATGTTACTTAATTTTATTAAAGAAAAAGTTAATTTTCCTGAAAGAGAAACCAATTATATACTTTGGCTACTTAATTTGATAGTATTTAATCGTCCTCAAGACAATTGTGTAAGAAAACAGTCTAAGGCACATTGGAACGGATTGCCGAAAAACAAATCATTGTTTTTCTGTGACCCCGATAAGGGGCTTCCTATTGGCAATCTTACATCGCAGATATTCGCTAATTTTTACTTATCTTGGTTTGATCATTGGATAAGAGAAGATATGGGGTTTGAGTATTACGGGCGTTATGTGGACGATTTCTATATTGTGTGTAACGATAAGAAGAAGCTTTTGAAGGCGCGTTCACAAATAAGGAAAAAACTGAAGGAGAATGGTGTAATGCTCCACCCTAAAAAAGTATATATACAAGAAGTACAGAAGGGCATAAAATTTATAGGGACAGTTATAAAGCCTAACAGACTTTATATTGCGAAAAGGACTATCGGAAGTGCATGGGAAGCAATGAGGAAAATCAAGAGGCAGCTTGAGTTGTCTCCAGGAAACAAAGAAGTTATTGCTCATGCAATATGCGTGATGAATTCATATTTGGGATTCATGTTGCATAAGGATACATACAAAGTAAGAAAGAAACTGCTTTTGTCTAAGGATTTGGACATATTGTGGAAGTATTGCTACTATGACGAGAAATATAAGAAAGTAAAAGCATATAAAGAATACTGTGAAGATGGATGTCGGTTAGAAAAACATCTTCCAAGTTGTATTTACATTATAAAAAATAGAGAAAGATTATGTATACAAAAGACAAGAGAATCTATGCGGATGCAGGAAAATACCTGAAAAACGGCTTGACTGTTGGTATTTCTATGGAAATAGAGATGTTGGACGGAATCGAGGAAATAGATGTCGATCTCAATGACCTTAATATCCGTAGAAGCGGTGAATATACTATCGCTGTTTGTTCAGGTGAGAAGGTATCCTATCTTATTCCATCTTCACCTACTTTTGACAGCGTGAAGAAAACCGTTCTTTCACATCGTTTTAGCGAGGAAGAGCAGCTTTCAATTGTTGTCAATAAGGAATTTTCAGATGAAGGACGTGAAGATTACGAAAGGCTTCAATCTTGGTCTGATTTTGCAGAAAAGGTTACAAAGGCTATTTGCCCGCTTATCGGTATTCCTATTGTTGAGACACTTGAGAGTGTTAGAAAGGAAATGCTCAAGACTATTACTGAATATGATGTTAGTCCAGCTGTAAACTCATTTGTTTATGACGGTGATGAGATGTGGCTTGATAAAGCTACTCGCGTAGGACTTATGAACTCTACTACGATTTTAAAGGCCGCAGGTGAAGAGACAACTACTCTTTGGCTTGGAAGCAAGAGTTATACTGTACCTTGTGATACTGTGATTCAATTGCTTAGTGCTATCGAGGTGTATGCGCTTGAGTGCTATAACGTTACGGCAGAGCATAAGGCAAGAGTTTCTGAAATGACAGATATTCAAGCGATTAAGAGTTACGACTATACCGCTGATTATCCCGAACATTTAGTGTTCTAAAAAAATAATATCAGATGATATATTTATCTATCGTGGGTTTGATCACCATAAGTATTTATGTGGTGGTCATGGCCATTATACACGGAATACAGGAATATGTGTCTGATGATTTCTATGTAGGCTACAACAAATGGTTGTTTTCATTTGTTATCGTATTTGCCGCATTTAGCCAACTTCCCCATATGTTAGAAGTTGCAGAACCTATCGGCATATTGGGTTTGGCGATGTGTTTCGGTTTGTCACTCGTCGGGGCAGAACCACACTATAAGTCCATACATGGAAAAAAGGCGCATAATATAGGAGCGTACACAGCCCTAATAAGCGGCGGTATTTGGTCTTTATTGACTAATCCATATCCATTGCTTATATGCGGGACAATTTACGGACTTCTTGTATTGTGTACAAAGATAGGTAAGAAATACCCGTATTATTTCGGTGAGTGTTTGGGGATGCTTGGTATAATGCTTAGTTCCATACTTGCATAGGATTAAAAATACAATGGCAGATATTCAATGGAGTATTTGCCATTTTTTGTATTTTTAACAAAATGTAAATGTGAAAATGGCAGAAAAAAGACTAAATGCTGAGAAGAAGATAGATTCGCAGTATTTTAACCTGAAAATGGGTACAGTAAACAGACTTAACCCAAAAGCGGTATATATAGAAGGGAAAGCGTTTATAACACCGTCTGAAGAAATGGATGATTATACATACAACGTAAATTCGTCAAAAAAATCATTCAAGACATCAATATCAAGAAGTTTAATGAATAGTGATATATTTGACAGGAATTTTATCATCGATTTCGATGTCGCCACTGGTGGAATAAAAGTCGGTAAGCACAGTTTTCTTTCTTTTCAGGTGTTGTTTAAACAAAAAAATGAAAACCCTATTTTATTAAAGAGTTTGAAACCGTTAGCAGAACCCATGATTTTGTCAATCACTGATGATTTGGGAAAGGCAATGTATAATAATGGTTTTTCCATAAGTAAAAAGAAATCTTGAAAGTATTTATTAGAAAATACACTGAGAAGAAATGCAAACATTCTATATAAACAAAGGGTCACTTCTTCCAAAACTCAGGATGGAATTGATAGATGATGGGACATATGATTATATAAAAAGCTACACATTCAATAATGCGGTACAGAATGCAGACGTGACGTTCACAATGTGGGATGCCGACAAGAGGCTGAGGATTTCAAAACAACCTGCGACTATACAGAGGATCAATGGAAACTGTTGTGAAGACCGATACATTCTTCAATATGATTGGAAACCAAGGGATGTGAAGGAAAGGGGTGAATTCTTGGGGAGATTTGAGATAACGTTCAATTCAGACCTTTATGAAAGCGGAGTTACATATGATGCGGGTAATTTGATAGTCCCTATTATCGAGGATTTGGCAATATTTATAAAATAAAATGAAAATGGCAGACTTTTACGGTTTGCCATTTTTGCGTATTAGTCTCGTAGGTATATTTTTCTCATTTGATACTTGTGAAACAGACTTAGCGTATTTGAAATTATCGAATATGATGATGGCATCTATTTTACCGAATAGTTCATCATCTTTCATCTTGTCAGTGTCATTTTTGTATTTTTTGAAGTGTTGGGAAATAATACTGACATCAATATTGAACCTGTTTGCAAATCTTTCAACAAATTCGTCTCCGATGCTATATATCATTATAGTGTCGGTTTTGGCTTTATTCCTAAGGCATTCGATGCATTTCTTTTCAAAGAAACCATAGTCGTTTGTCGTTGATCCGCCTATTATTGCTACCTTGAACATATTCTTATTTAAATTTTTATTTGTTACATACAAGTTTGTTACAAATATACATAAAAAATGAGAGGAGGCCGCCATTTTATAATGATACGCCTCCCTATTGGGTAATATATAAGCTCTGACCACCGCAATTGCAGTGATTTTGCCTTGTTCTAAAGATAAATATACGCTCATTTTACTTAATACAGGTTTTGCATATAAAAATTTTATAGCGGTTGAAAATGTGCATCGAGAAAGTATTTATAGTAAATAAGACTGTTTTTCAAGATGGTTACAAGGACATTTATAACAAAAACCAATACGATAGTAAAAGATTCATATGACAACTACGGGCTTTATCCGATAGCAATGCTTAATCATGGTCTGATTACATCAAGGTTTTTGCTTTATTTCGATACAGATAAGATAAAAACTGATATTTCAAATTATTACCTTTCAACAGAAGGATTGACGCATACACTTAAAATGTATAATGCTGGTTCCGTTGATCAACGTAATTTCCATAAACCCATTAAAAGTAACGATGAGAATGAATTAAAACATCGTGCAACGGGTTTTGATGTCATATTGTTCAAATTGCCTAAATCATGGGACAGGGGCTGCGGTTTTGACGATTCAAAGGATTTTTGGCTCAGGGGTGACGCGGCTGTTTCTACCGAATCATGCAATTGGTATTATTCGAAGACAGGCGTTCAATGGTCGAATGAGGGTATATACACTACTGAACAGTTATTCAGGGAATACGATAAATTCAAAAATGGTGAAAATAGTATAATAATAGGCGAACAGCATTTCGAGTATGGTAATGAAAACTTGGATATTGACATTACGGGATATGTAAACAAAATACTTGACGAAAATGAACATAACTACGGGTTAGGAATAGCATTTGCACCATTGATTGAAACGGAGGAACTCAGGGAAACATTCTATACGGGCTTCTTTACTGATGAAACAAATACATTTTACCATCCGTTTGTCGAGACAAGGAAAGATGATGCAATAAACGACAACAGACACTCATTCTATCTTGGTAAGGAAAACAGGCTGTACCTGTATGCAAATATAGGTGGAAGTATGCGTGATTTGGACGAATTGCCCAAATGTACCATTGATGGAAATGAATATGAGGTCGTACATCAGACGAAAGGGGTCTATTATGCAAAAGTTAAGTTAGCAAAAAAAGACTATGATGCCGAGATGATATTGGAAGATGTGTGGTCTAATATAAAACTTGACGGTGACAATTTAGACGACGTTGAAATGGAGTTTGTGACCCTACCTATGGAAATGTTCGCAAAGGTAGGAAAAAAGCCTCTACAGACGCTTAAAACAAGCGTAGTGGTTAATGGTATCAGGAACGATGAAAAACTCAACAGAGACGAAATTAGAGAGATTTCCGTTGATTTTAGAAAGCCATATACACATCACAGGGACGAAGTAAAGGGAAATGTGTATTATAGGCTCTATACGATGGACGGTGACAAGGAGATTCCTGTAATTGAATGGGATAATGTCAACATATGTAATGACTATAATTATTTTATCATAGATACAGGCGGATTAATACCTCAAAAATACAGGATTGACATTAAGGTCAATAATGGAAGGGAAATGCAGGTATTCAAAGATGAATTGAGATTCGAGATAGTAAGCAAATTTGACAGGAAACGTATATAAAAAGAGATAGCGGATTATTTCTAATCCGCTATATTTGTCTATTAATTAATTCTGACATTTTTACTAAGTATATCATTTAGTGGATATGATTTCAGGGTTTTCATTGTTTCATCCTGTACGGGTATCATCTGATGGTATCTGTGTGTATGATTTTCAAATGCCTTTATGAATATATGAAGGAACTTGATCAAAGTATCGCCGTATGGAAGCGGATGTGCTTCTTCAATGAACTTTGCCAAATCCTCATCGGATATTCCCTCATTACCATTATTTTTACTTAGACGGTTCTTTATGTCGGTATTCGACGTATTGATGTATGGATTCCCGCTATCCGTACTTATAAGATTAATCTCTTGCGCCACAATACAAGCACTACTTTCAAGGTTTCCTGAAGGTACTTTTTCAAACCTGTCATTCATCCATTTAGGTTTTGTTACTTGTACTGGATTTTCATGATATTTTAGTTTAATAAATGACGGATTACTTTTATTAAACGCAATGTCAGTTGTATCAACTTTATTCACTAAATGGCATCCGCATCTTATTCGTAAATCGCTATCGCCCAATATAATATCACTATTCTTACGTCCGTAAATAGCAATATCTTCGTTGGTTGCAAAAGCCCCGTGTGTTTTTGGTATATTAGTAATTGCCGTATCAGCATCACCTTTACCCCCAATAAGCTTCAATGCCCCGAAATCAAAATAGTCCTTGAACATATGCTGATATTGCGAGGTAATCGGCCCAAGATAGAAACGCTGTTCGTTTGGCTTATCATTCGGATAGACAACGATAACGGCTTCCCCGACTTTGGGGACGATGTGCATGATTTTAGGCAGAAGCGGAAACGCATCAGGAATATCCGTAGTCCTGCTGTCCGCCTCTATCCTAACCTTTATCCTTTTTCCGTCAAGCTCATCATTTGTATTCGACTCGACTCTTCCTATACAAAATCCCATCTGTTAAGTCATTTTATCCTACAATGCCATCAACATGTGGCATATTGACATTGAAACCTTGGGCGACAAGAGATCCTCCAGCATTAGAACCTACAGCCATGACCTGAAGTCCACCTATCGGGAATGATGCTTGAACTCTTGAGTCCAACTTTATTGCACTTACCATTTCCTCGACACGTATAGTCTCCATTATAAGCCCAAGATTTGCACTTCCGTCTGCCGCCGTGCCTGTCGGTATGCCCTTTTCTCCAGCGCGTCTTATAATCTTGCTTGCAATAAGCATTGCAGACAAGCCTGGCCGCCTTATAGCACTACATATAAGCAATATTGCGGGAATTGTAGCCAATGGCGCACGCGCTTTGTCTATTGCACTGTTAAGTGTATCACAAATTGCCTCTATACTCATTTCTTATCCACATTTATCGTTATTAGGTTCTGTCTTTGATGGAACTATATCGGCATAGTTGACATTATCAATTGCGATGACTGACTTGTTTCCACCGCCGCTACTCCATCCAAGTCCGCAGAAATTAATCAATTGCTTCAGCAAAATTCTGTAGTTATTTATTGTTTCAAGAAGTAGTTTTGAAATAAAGAGTTCAAGTAATGGCTTCAACTGTTCGAGAACCCAAGCAAGAAGCTGTTGCAATATAAGTTCCTTGATCTCTTTTATTGTTTGTACTATAACGTTTTGGAAGTTCTTAATGAAATTCTCCCATCCACAATCCCATACATCACTCTCAGGGTCAATATCACCCATTATAATTTGATTTATTTGGAATAAAATCGCAACCTTTGGTGAGAGAACTTGCATAACTATTTGTGTTACAGTCTCTTCCAAAAGTTTGTTGATAATATCAAAACCCCAAGTCCAATTATCTTTGCTTTCAATTGACCCATTCTGTGCGGGAGTAGCCATTATCTCAGTAAATACATTACTGATGTTGTTGATCTGTTCTTGTAGCGTTGCCGACTTGTCTATATTGTTGATTGCATCAAGTATGTTTGAGTAATCAAATTCAACATTTTCATTACTATATGCGTATACGCCGTTATGCTTCTTTATTGACTCCTGAAGCATTTCGTCATACTCATCATTGTCAAATGTAAAATAGCAATCAGCAACCTCGGTATCGTCCGTCCTGATGATGTTTTTAACTATAGTACCTATCTTAGCCGCAACGACACTTTCGATGATAGAATATGTCCCGCTTATACTGCATGAAATGCCTAATATGGCGTTTACAATATTCGCCACAAGAGTTTTTGTCTCAAACAGTTTAAGGCTCATTATATAGTCATAGTTGAACTCGAATACCGTTTTGTTCAACTCCATCTTCATCTTTGGCGTAACAGATACTCCACCAATTTTAAGTGAATTAAGCTTTACTTTTCTGGTGTGATAATATCTCTCATCGTTAAGCCATACCCTAAGTACATTCGGGGCTGTCTTGTCTTCGCTGCGTTCTATGTACTCACATATGAGTATCTGTTTCTTTTTAAGAGTGGTACTGCCTGAACGTATGTTGCCGTTTATCGCGGCCGACGTAAAAAAGTCATTCCGAAGAGTGTCACCGTTTTCCCCCTTAAATGCCTCTATGTACTTTACCCTGTTGTCCCAATACAGTTTTCTCGCCTCAGAACCCACATTAGTACCTTTGTGTATGACATACCATAAATATGTGTTGAAATCACATGATTTCCAAAGGTTATTCGTTGAATAACCCTCTACAGGATGTTCATCTGTACTGTATATTGACTCCTTTGCGTCAAAATAGAAAATGCTTCCGTCTTCAGATGTCGGGCAATTCCCAAGAACCCCATACAGGTCAATGTTATTAAGGTCAAGCTCTATCCCTTCGCCACCTACTGTCATTCCCTCGACATTCTTGTATTTGTACATAAGTTTGTCAGGAAGCATCGGATTCATTGAGCATGTGAGTAGGTTCCTGATGTTTGCGAGAAGTATTCCTTTTGTCGCTATTTCTACGGCATATAAAAAACCATCAGTGCCTTTGCCTGATAAAAGTTTGGCAAGCCAATCCACTATATCCTTTTGCTTAACGCCAAGAATATCCAAGACATTAAGCATGAAAGTAAACGATGTCTCACCTGGAATTTGCGAATCTATATTGATGAGCATCGAAAACTTTTCGAGAAGCGTCTGTATTGCACCGATGCTTCCTAATACTTTAGCCTTTTGTGAATTGATATTTGACATTACTTCTTGGTTATATATTCTTGTGTTTCACTTTCCCCCTGAGTGGAGGCTTTCTTTGCCAATTCTCTGAGTGCGGAGATGTCAAGCGTAGTAGGCACGTTCTTGGTGGCATCCAATGCCCCCTTGATGTCGCCGTTATGTTTCACTATTTCGCTCATCAATTTTGCAATGTCGAATTTTTGTGTAATAGCTTTTTGCTGAAGGGCAATATAGTTATTCATTATCTTGCCGTATTTTTCTTTGCCATCAATATCAAGCTCGTTCAACTTAGTTGTATTTGCAATCTTGTTGATCTCGGTTTGTATCTGTGTATATTGTTGGCAGGCAAGATTATATGTTTCCTGAAGTAATTGCTCTATTTTATCAATATTGTTAAGCTTTACGGTATATTTTTTCTTGGTTTCCATATATAAAGCACTATTTTCTATAAATATCAAGTAAGCAAAAACTCCTTTATTGTATAGAACTCGTTTTTGTATTTTTTCATGTTGTCACGTATGCCTTTCGTGTCAAATCCAGTAGTCTCTTTCAGAAACAATAAAATGGCGTTTTTATTCAGTTTGTTGCTTCCGTCAGTCGTTAATACGAAATCCCAGTTTTCAAGAAGGGTTTTCAGTGCCTTTCCAAGCGTCACCTCAGTATCCTTCAGCCCGTATTCCTTGGGATTGTCTATCATTGTGCCTATTTTATCTATAAGCATTTTCACGCTGTCAGCAGCAATTTTTTCGTTTTTCTCTGTATAGTTTGAATACCTGAGACTGTCGGCGAATTCACGTGCATTACTATCATATGACTCTAATCGTCTTATCCGTTTATTGTACGTATCTATTCTCCCTATAAGGTAGTTTTTGCATATCGTGCCATAGTATGAATATGCTTTGAACTTTCCTCCTGCCTTGAATTTGTCGGCTTTTGTAAGAATAAATGACAATGCATCCTGAAACGTCTCATTTTCAGGCTCATCAGGAATATAAAGCCTGTATCGCCTTATAATGGATGATACTAACTTATCGAATGCGGGTCTTAGTGTTTTATTATATATTTCATTTTTTTGCTGTGCGGTTTCAGCATTAAGGTAATCTATTACCGCTTGTTCCTCTTCTGTACTGAAATAGTCTTTTTTCTTATTAGGATCTGGTTTTCTTCCTCTTTTAGCCATTATGTAAAATAGTTAATACAATGCTCATTTTAACATTTGAATTAACTTTTTCCGCAAAATGACAATGCGCTTACATTATTATCTATGCCAATTACAGGCATCTTACCTTTAGTTAGATTCAAAAATCGTTTATAATTATTATGGGGTTATCTATTAAATAACCCCATATGTTACTCTGTTTGAGTTTCCTCTATCTTTTCGTCAGGGTTGTATTTTATTTCCCTTTCCTCGTTATATTCATATTCCTCTTGGGCTTTCTTAATTAGCCATTGGCCCTCATTCACGCCTATCTCAGAGCCTGACAGTTTCATATAACTGCCATCACGCCCTACGATGTGCCTATATCCAGCCTTCGGAACGACAAAAATATCTTTCTTGTTATTTGCGATTCTCATAAGGAACTCATACCAAGCGGCAATTCTCAATGAAGGTTTCAAACCGCCAACTGCAAGGAAGTCCTCCGTGTTGATAATTGCACCTGTTACGTTGAAATCCATGAAACTTTTAAGACATTCGAGATCGAGGTATCCTATCTCATCTGCCGAGAAGGAAGTAGCCCACGCAATCTCATTTACAAACCCACCGAAATTGTCTTCAGTATCATATAATTCAACAATTGGTAGGTATATACTTGCCTCATTGCCTGCATTTGCGTATTTCCAGAAATTTTCAAGCCAATACTCATAATATGTATCATCGAATTCAAGAACCGAGAAATATTCTGTGAGGCAATATTTGACTGCCGTATTTACCTGTACGAAGAAATCAGTATTATCATTTTCATAATAATTCACCGTCTGTGGCAATTTTACACTTTTCAATAACTTTTTGGCTTCAGAAATTACACTTTTCGGCCCTATGAATGACAATACGGGCATTTCGTTGCCTCTAAGGTTTTTCACACTATCCAAAGCTTTCGTAAGATACTGTGCAACTGAATCGTTATACTCGTGTAATGGTATTATGATAGTAAGTTTTTCCATATTATTACTCCTCCTCTTTCTTTAGCAATGCCAAGGCTTCCTTAAAATCTTTCAGACGCTCATTTACAAATTTTTCAATGTAAACATTCTTGACGTTATTCTTGAAGTTCTCAGTGCTGTATTCCGCTACGGTCTTTTTCGCATTCTCATATAACTCATTAGGAATTGCATCGTGCAAGAAAGCCTGCACTACATTTGCAATGATTTCATGTACATCCCTAAGATTATAGAACCAAACGGCATTATCGTTTATTTTATCGCCGTCCATTACCCATTCAGGGGCGTTTTCAGGTATTTTGCCGATAACTATGTTACCGCAAGCCATCGCTTCTATAGGAGAAAAGCCGAAATCCGTCTTTTCATCTACCCAAACAGTAGCGAATGCTTCGTTAAGTGCATTTGCGAACTCCTCGTGTGAAATCCCTCTTACATCCCTGAATCCCACCCATTTATACATAGGGTATTTCAAGAAAAATTCCTTTACAACCTTATTCACGTCGCTTTTGTTTTCCGCAACAACGTTTATAATAAGTTTCTTGGAATCTATCGTGTTCTTAAACTCGTCTGTAATGCAAGGCTTTACAATATCGACATTAAGTGACGGGAATAATTCCTTAACCCTGTCTGAAAGCACGTTGGTTGTTGTCACACAGTCATTGATGCCATAGTCTCTCCATGTTGCTCCAGGTTGAATTATCTCTGTGAGATAGTTGAAATTGGTAAGCAATACGATACGTTTACAAGGAAGTTTCTTTTCAAACGTCTTGTGCATCACATTTGCATATATCTCAGGAATAAACAAGAAATCGGATGGGGATATTGCAACACCATCACTTTCAATGTTAAAGTGAGGCAATTCTCCATATTTTTCACCAAGCCAAGACGAAACGCCGACAAATTCAGATTCGCCATGCAGCATTTTTACGCTGTACCCCATTTCTTTTAATGTTAGTGCCGTTTCATATATATAGGCTAACTGCCCGTTAGGAGTACCTTTTGTATCAATTACGAAAAACATAAAATTGAACTTTCCGTCTTCCAATTTTTTGATCTCGGTAGAAAGATTGTTCATTATGGTCTTTTTATCCTTAGTTTCCATTTTTAAGTTTTTTTAATTATTAGTTAGTCCATTCAACAAGGATTCCATGTTTAATTAAAGAATTTATGCAAATTTCAGTACCAATATCAGGTGTGGTATCTTCGTTTCCGATAACGATTCCTACTAACATCTTCAAAAAATCGTATCTGATATTGTCTGTTTGTGACTCAGGAGGGAACTTTGATTCGTGTACGATTTTACTAATTTGCGTAAGTTTCTTTTCATCTTCATCAAATTCGTAACCATCGGTAATTTCGGTCTCCTTTCGTTCATTTTTAGTTGAGTATTCTATCATTTCGAACACCTTTTTGATGTCGATGTAGTATTTTTTACCGTTTAAGTCTATCATTCTTTATTAATGAGTTTTTCAATAATGTTATTATCGTCTAAAAATTCAGATAACTTACTATATGTATAATCTGACTGACATTCCTTATTATAAGGCATTTCTATTTTAATTGCTATTTTCCCTTCTGGCTTGTTTTCAAGCAATTTAGGCTCTGCCGTGATAAGTACATCACATTTGTCCCAAATAGTAGACGAATTCATGGGAAAATATATCTCCCTGATTCTTGTTGCTATTTTTGACAGAAAAAAGCAAGTATAGCCTATAGAGTTGTTAAATTCAAATGGGTTTGCGATGAACACATCAACAGGCTCGTCATATTCGCCGTCCTCCGTTACCTTCATATGCCATAAGTTGAACTTTTTGTCTATAAGCTTTTCTGTTGTTCCAGCTTCAGCAAAAATCTCATATGAATAGAGATTATAGAGAAAATCCTGATATTCACTTAAACTTTCAAAACCGAAAATATCAGCATAGTCAGTTGTGTTGAATTCGAGTGCCTCAAGGTCAATGTCGCTGTTTACATACTTTTTGTAGATTTTTCCTATTTGAGTCGTTTTAGCCCTGATGACATCATCTAATGTAATACAAATTCTCATTATTTCGATGTGTAATTTAATATCTCCTTATAAAAACCTATTCTTTTCTTCGTAATTGACTCAAGACTGAGCTTGTCACAGAAGTCATCGTGTATATTCTTTTTTAATGTATCTAATTTGTTCCTGTCTTCAGCTAACATCGTAATTGCCTTTGCCCAATCAGTAGCATTCTTCTCCTCATTTATCAGTATTGAGTTTCCTTCGGGGTTAAATTGCCCATTCTCATCCCAAGCGTTTTTCAGCACAAGATTATATGGGCCGTAATCGGATGCAATAAGTGCCGTATCCGAGAAACAGCATTCGGCAACCTTTAATTCTGATTTTACATGGTTGAATTTGTTGATTGCCAGTGGAGCCAATAAAACGTCAATATTATTGTAATGACTATAGTAATGGTTAATGTCTTTAGTCCAACATCTTTTATAACCCTCTTCGTCGGCTTCAGGGTAGTCAAGATTCTTCACGAACATTTCAAGAAACCTTTTGTATTTATCAGATAATATTTTGTAATTATCCGTAAGCATTACCTCATAACGATACCAAACGGTCTCTTTAGGCTTTATAGGTCGTTGTTGTACCTGACCTGTGTTTTGGTCGATGATTCTTGCTACACCATTGAGATCAAAACCACATAATACTATCTGTATCTTTTTCCTTGTCTCTTCAGGTATTTGCAAGATGAAGCGGTCAAGAAGCTTAATGTCTGCTTCGTGATGCGAACCCATAATAAAACCAACCCTCAGTTTGTCAGACACAGGTTTATCTAATTTAAATCTGTCGTCATTAGGATCAATGCCATTTGGTAAGACAAATACGTGTTTATTTATTTTATAGATTTCTTTCGCAAATTTTGATGTGGTCGTTGTGATATAGTCGAAAAGCTTTATCCCCGTAACGACTAATTCATCAAGTTTGTATTGTTTTTGGATGAGATAGTTAGGATGAGCTTCTGAAAGTTCCCAAGAATCGTCAAGATCCAACACCGTTACGGTATTAGTATCTTTCAAGTGGATTATTTGCTTATAGAAATCCTGTATTTTGGGGAATATTCCTTTATGCACGTGAATAATATCAAACTGCTCAAAATAGGCGTTATCAGCCCAATCAGGGTCACTATTGTAGGCTATTTCAAACTCATCTCCGTAATTAGCGGTAATATACTGATGAGGCTGAAAAGACCTGTAGAAACCCACACCGCCGACATGATCGGTCTGTACTACTAATATTTTTATTTTATTTCCATCCATTTGTAATTGGCTTTTTCAGAAATATAAAAAATGTTTTCATCAAAGTAAACATAAAAAAACCTGAAGCAACATAAAATCGCTTCAGGAAAAAATATTAGTATAGTATGAAGAAAAAAGTTACGCTTTGCCCGCCTTCTTTTTTAGTGTAAGAACACCTTCATAAAGATTGCCCGCCGAATCAAGGAATTGTATTTTGTTGCCCTTTGCAATTTTCATACCCCTGATAACATTCTCGTTAAGCAGTCCATTTCTCATTTCTTTAAGGTTTCTTCTCACACTTTCATCTATAATGGCTTTGATAAGGCTATAATCAATTCCACTTCCATTCCCAATAGGTGTTGAAGTTCTTTTAGGTTCGATTGATTGCTCATTTATTGACAAGTTATTTGTCATACGTCCCATTACGCTGTTATCCTGTCCTGTGAGAGGCGGAGTTTTAGAGAATGATTCCCTAATTGCAGCAGGAAGTTTTGAGAAACGCTTGTCGTCCAAACCGTTATCCTCAACTTGTATCATCTGTATTGGCTTTTCTTCGTATGAAGAACCAAATGCCTGTCGTTCAAGAGATGACATATCGGAAACACCGCTGCTTTTTCTTCCAGCAAACGATGCGGCCTTTGACTCGACTTTTCTGTTAAATTCCTCGTCGAGCATCAGCCTTTGGGCATTAGCCATTATGTGTTCAAATTTATTTCCGTCCATTTAATTCATCTTTTTCAATATATGCGTTTTCAGCATCTGTCTGTGAATCTTCGTATTCATCAGTATCAGTCTCTGCCTGCTGAATGTTCTGCTTATATAACGGGCCATTATTAAGGGCCGCAGTATAATTCATTTGCTTCGGCTGCTGCTGTGGGGCAATGTCCGCATTACCCTTCCTTACAGGGCCTACCGTCTGTGTTTCCTGATCATCACCAAAGTTATGGACACGGGACATATCATATACAGATTGACCGTTTCCTTTCCTGAATTCTGCCGCCGCCGCACTTTTCTGCCAATCTTCCACATTTTTCCTTATATAATCAATTTTGTTACCGTCTTGCGCTTTCTTTATGTTACGTTTAAAATCATAATACGGATCAGCCGCAACCTTTTCAGCATGACGTTTTTGATTATATTTGATCAATGCATCATTTCTCATTCCGTGGAAATTAGCCACAAGGTAGACTTCAGACATCGTATTGTCACCGTTTGGATTGAACTTTCCAAGAATATCACCATCAGTGGATGGCGGTTCTTTGAAGCGTTTGTTTTTCATCGGCTTCCAATTTTCAATCCTATCAAGCCTGAACATTTTCCAACTCGGTGTTTTTGTCTTTGTATCACCATATGGTTGGAATGCCCGTATAACCAAGTTTCCTGACGTTGTTTTTCCATAGGCTACGGGCTGAATAATACGGTATCCGCTGCCTTTTGACGTTTTGTCGGACACATAGTTAATGCCGACTTCGTATCTTTTTTTGATAGCGTCAATAACGTCAGCTTGCATTGCCTCCTCCTTCAGCAATGACTCCAATATCAGTTCCGCGTAGCCTTTAGACATATCGAATCCTTAGTTTATTTTACGATATATTGTCCCTCTGCAACATTTGCGCTTGTATCGACGGAATCAGAACCGTATGAATTCTCACTGTTGTAGAGGTTTATGTTTGCGGAATAGTTACGTCCGCCACCTACACCGTCACGACCTTCAATATCATATTGTCCGCCGCCTTTTGTAGTATCGATGTTTGAATAATTGATACCCTTATTAGTGGTCTGTCCAGGAATACTGAAGCCCATAGACACGCCCGTACCTTTACCAAGGGGATCACCGTCACTCATTGCATCCTTGTGACTTTCGCTATATTCGTTAACTTCTTTCTGATAGTCAGATATTACTTGAAGCTCGTGCCTTTTATTAAGAGCTTCAAACTCAAGTCTGCTTTGTTTTCCCATTTCTATTATAATATTAAATGTCTTTTATTTATTGTAAACAGAAAACCCTTTTCAGTTTTCATATGTTACGGTAATGTTATTATTCGTATGTGCCGTTCCCGATGCATTTTTGTGGCCACCTTCTTTTTGGAATGCATTGCTATATCCCAATACATTTTTTTTGAATTCCTTGTGGCTTTTTGATGCATCCATATCGTTTTTTAACTTTCTGTTAATACCACTAAGTATGTTATTGCCATTTATTGACTGAAAACGTACAGGGTCTTCATCCTTCATTACCTCAAGGTCGTGTTTGCGCTTCTTTGCCGTACCGTGCTTCATATTTTTGTCATTGCTCATATTTTGAAGCAGCTTATCATTGGGGTTCTGTGCGGCCATAGTATCTATTTGACCGTTCATTTTCATTCCAAGATTATACTCATGATTAACCAATTCCTGATTTTCCTCATTCAGTTCATCATTTTCTGATATTCTCCTGAAACGTCCGATAGATGGTGTCCTAGACTTTGCAATCCTGTCTGTTGCAACGGTATCTATCGGATCTCCCTTTGAATCCTTACCTGTAAGAGATACTTGCGTGCCATATGCATTGTTCGGATTTTCTTCGGCATAATCTTTTTTTGGGAGGTATGTATCGAAATTTTCACCTAATATTTTCTTCAATTGGCTTTCAGTAAATATTACTTTTCGCATAAATTAGCCATTTTATTATATAAATACTTGATGCTTGATATTTATCATATATGGTAAAATTAAAATAAGATGTCCATTCTCAACAAATACAAGAAATTCAAGCATCTCCTTATTACAATAAGAGATAGATATTATGATTTTGTACTTACACAAAGCAATCCAGATGATATTGCCGTTACCGACAAGTTTACAGAAAATGGTTTGTCAGGATACATCAATTTCACCTTAGATGAATGTGTAAGTGGGGATACATTTGTCTCACTTGATAATTATAAGTGGGACGGGGCGTATAATGATGGTGTTGAATTGAAGGATATTGGTCTGACGGGGATTGACAATGGTCTGTTAAAGTTTAACAAGGATACAATAACAGACGACGAATTATATAATATATTAACAAAGTCAAGCTTGACGTTTACAAGTGGAGATACAAAAATGCACGTATTTCCTGTAGATGGAAATACAAAACAATATTCATATGATTATGAATATTTTAGACACAAGTATATCTCATTAAAAGGCGGATTTTTACAGGGTGTGTTTATGATGGATGGCTTTGACTATCAGATTCTGCCCCAATATATAGATAATTCGATGCATGTGGAATTTACCATGAGACCGAACAAATACATTGTGTCGGGAAATACACTTAATTCTGTACATCCGAATAACAGCGGTATTTTCTTCTACATGGGCGCAAGAGCCGAAAATAAGTTTGCTATACTTAACGGAGCGGACATTTCAAATTATCCAAATAGAACACTTTCGGGATATACGGAAGATATAATGTATTCAGGGGTGACAATCACTGATTCAGAAGGTAATGATATTTCCAAAATTCCATTAAAGGAAATCGAAACAGATAACAAATATCTGCTGTTCAATCATACAAAAAACGGTTTCACCGTAGATACTTGGGATGAAAATACAGATGTGGTGCTTCAAATGGAAAGAAATGACATAGATGAAAATATGTTTCTTCTGATGAATCACACAAAAAGCGGATATACGGTTGATACAATAGATAGTTACATTTCCACATTAAGCGGTCAAACAGGATATGCCAAGTATGACATAATGAAAGATACAATGAATAATGCTTTTGCTTTGAAGCTTAATGATGATTATAGCATTGGGTACAGGTATCTTGTAAAAGACTGTGACTCTGAAAACGGATGGTCTATCAAGGAAGAAAAAACGTTTCCTAATATCATATCAGAAAATGAATGGTCAACAATACACATAAGATTCCAAATCCTTAATGGAAACCTTGATGATTGCGGTTTGCCAAAGAGTACGAGGAAGATGAAAATATATATTTACGTAAATGGCTATTTAAAACTTGTTTCGCAAGAAATGGATGAATTCAGTTTCACACGTTTGGATGAATATTATACAAAACAGGAAATGGTTCCGTTTAGTATATCAATCGGCGGAGGAACCCAGGGTCTGTGTGATATGGTGTGGTTTAACAATGAAGCCCGTTTTAATAAGGTGCTTCCGTTGGAGGAGAATTTTGCGGGTAGTTTTGTGGGGGACATAAGCTCATTCAAAATTTATTCAGAACCGTTGACCTACAATGAAATTAAAAGTAATTATTTATATGAAAAAAAGACAGTAACAAAATATTCCATATAAAAAAAATGAGTGGACTGATAACAAATATCAATTCACTCATTTCGTTTTTATGCGGCTTCACCATCTAATATCTCCCTGTTTTCAAGCTTTTCAATAATATCATTCAATGAAACAAGCTCAATATCGGGATATTTTTTAGACATAAGGCTGAATTTGACAGGATTAAGGTCGGCAATCCTTAGAATGGCCGTTGGTATCACGCCATCATCCAAAAAGTCATTGACTTCTTGGTTTGACAATTTGTCAATGATTTCGGTAATGGTTTCCCTATCCTTATCAATACCAAGACGCTTATCGCGTTCCATTCTTTCTTCATAGTCCTTTACAATATCTTCCCATTTACCCATTCTGCATTCTTCCAAGAATGGTGGAATCATATTGTATTTAGTCCAGAACCGTATTTCCTTATCCTCCATAGTCATCAGTTGTTCATACGTATCCTGATCACTTGGTTTATTAGGCTCTCCTGAGACAAGTACACATTGCTCCCTTGTGAAATATTTCCTATCATTAGGATTGTTGATAAGAATATCATCACGAATACTACGACTAAAGCACACTAACAATGGAGTGATACGTTTATTGAACATATCAATGTATTTTGCCGTGTTGTATTCAAGTTCCTCGTCGCAGAAAATATCATCGTCACTGTCAATAATATTACGAGGAACAAGCTTACAATTCATTATGATTTCCTCTTCCACAGTAACATTGGGATGTGTATCTTTCAGCCAATCAGATTTGCTTTTATTACCTGATTTATGATAGATTTTGTATTCTTTCTCAATATCCTTGGTAATATCATTCCTGTTGGAATCCAAATAGTGAGTTACTTTTTTTACGTCTGAATGTGACTTCGATGTACCTGTATTTACATAATAGATAGTATCGCCGTTATCGACATGAATTCCTTCCTTAATTGCTAATTCATACCAAGCCTGCCGAGATTTTGGGCGGCCAGCTTTCGTTATCTCCTTTACGTCTTTAAGATATTGTTCGATACTTTTCTTGATCTTACCCTTTGTGGCGATTTCCCTGAGAGGGATTTTGTAGTTATAAATTTTCTCTATATAATCATAGTAACCATCAAGAAATGCCTGCCCTTCACCACGAAGAAGCTGCCTGATTCCGACTGACAGGAATTTTGCGATATATTCAGGCATCTTTTTTGATTTAATCGTATTTCCGACGAGTTTTACATCCTTCGGGAATGGATTATCAGGAAAATGGTCGCTATAGTTCTTTCTGGAGAAATTAATGGTCGAAGAAACCACCTCGTCTATTCCGAGTCCCATCTTCTGAACTCCGTTTGGAGAGTATACCTTATTCATAAACAGGTCATTGAACTCTGCCACATCTGCCTCATATCCCGAATATTCTTTGCCAAGTTTAACCTCGCGGTTTGAGCCTTTCCCGATGTACGGATTTTCCTTTGTGTATCGATGCTTCTTCGGCAATTTAAAGTTGAATCCGTCGGTATCACCAACTATAGGCTGATAATTATAATCTTCATCATCAAGCCCGTATCTACTACTAATGGTGCTGAAATAACTAATCATTAGACGAAGGGACTGACGGCCTGTGCATGTTGTCTGTTCTGCACATTTAGCCGATTTCCAAGGAAACATAGCACCGACCAACGCACCATATGAACCAAAGAATGAATTTCCAAGAACCTTCATTTGAGCCTGTTTTCCATCGGCTAATGCATAATCCGCTTGGGCCTTGTTGTATTCTTCAACCTCTTCCTGTGTGGCCGTTTTATCCTTGATTTTACCTTTTAGAGCATCAATACGCTTATCTGCTTTCTTCTTCTCACCTTTGTATTTTTCGCGGGTAGTAAGTACATATTCAAGGAAAGAAAGCATTGAATTCATGAGGTCGTTTGTATCTGATATACCCCAAGTAAGAATGATGGATGGGTAAAGGCTGTTGTAATCAAGTTTAATTACATTATCTACGAAGCCTGTACGTAAAAGACGGGAAAGACCTCCCGTGAATGATTGCGTGTCTTTTAACGGGGGTATTGCAAGCCCAAATTTATACGACCACGCCATCATCAGGGCTTTCCACTGTCCAGCCGTACCCATTGTTGTACATTTTTTATATGGTACGGGAAGCATTTTACAGATAAGGAAATTAGTAGAATTATATTTCCATTCAACCCTGTCACATTCATATATATCATCCAAAAGGTAACGTTCAATGATATATTTTCCAGTAACTATTTCATAACCATCTAACAATACATTTCTCGTATGCATTCTAAATGGTTTATCATCTTGCTTTCCTTTAATTGACTGAAGATATTTGGTATATTCATCATGACTTGAAAAATCAGATTCATTCTTTATTCCGTTTTCGCTGTTTGGATCATAGATATACCAATCACCGTCAAGGTTATTAAATGCATATTTATTTACCGTGTCATTATAAATCTCACTGATCTTTTCACCTGGCGTATATACACGATTAGGCTTTTTTAGACCTGCATATTCCGTAGCATATTTCAAGTCAGCCCTTTGCATATTAGAATCAATGGCTTGCGCACGCCTTACGGCATGAAGAGAATCTGTCACGGTTGTAAACGGTACTATCGTAGGACGATACACCTCAATTTCGCCACCAAGTTTTAGGATGGATTCCTTTTTATCTTTTCTTACACTTTCACCATTGAAGTATTTTGATGACATTTCCTCTATTGATGTTCCAAGACGTTCACAGGCATCAATGATTATTTGCCAGTCAAAGTTTTCACCGTTGTGCGCCGTAATAACATCAGGCTTAAAGGTGTAGATGATTCTGAACATTACATCGATTACTTGAAGCTCTGATTTTCTTCTTTCCTCTTCCGTATTTCCTGTAACGGTGAAAATCTTTTCAAAGCCGTTTGGACGGCCAGGAAATCCCCTGTTAGTCCTGATACCAAGAGATTCTATCTTATCGGTTTTAGTATTAAGACCCGTTGTCTCCAAGTCAAACGTCATTCTAAGGACTTCATCATAATCGTCATATCCCTTAAAAAAACGTTTTCCTGTTGCAATCAGGAATTGTTCTTGTGGCGTGACAATAAGATATTGTTTTTCCCTGCTACTATTGTTATCGCCATTTTTATCTTTAGAATCCGAATAAATGGGGTTTTCGCATTTTTTAAAGAAATTCAGAAAATCCGTATACGACATAGGGTCTTTCGCAAAAAACATGAACATATAACCATCCTCAAATTCTTCGCGTATAGTGCTGTCGATTGATATATTACTAAGCTTTTTAACGCCTATGCGATAATAATTCATCAGTGATTTAAGTTTTGCCCTATCACCATTACAAAGCCTTTCACAAGCCTTTCTTGTAGCCCATACAAATGGGTAAAATGATTCTTGCCTTGTGCATTTTTGATCCTCTTCATTCCTATAAAAGATAGTGATGAATTTGTCTTGGTACTTATAGTCCAAGTTCACAATACGCTCCATCGGGTCATCGCCGTTAAGGAATTGTTCAATTACTTCTTGGGGTATTTTCTTGACCTCGTTTTCCATTTTAAAGTATTTATATAAAATAAGTGTTATACCGTTTTAAGCCCGCATTTCGGCTGGCATCGGAACGGTTAGTACAAATATACAGAAAAATAGTAAACAACATAAATATGGCATTAACAAGATTATCGGAACATTTTACATTGTCTGAATTCATAGAGTCTTCTACTGCGGAAAAACGTAATATAGACAATACACCGAATTCGGAAATAGTAGGAAATATTCAGGAATTAGTAAATGTGATTCTTGAGCCTCTTAGGGTTGCTTGGGGTTCAGGGATAAAAGTGAATTCGGGCTACAGATGTCCTGCATTAAACAAGGCTGTCGGCGGAAGTTCCACATCAGCCCATACAACAGGATGGGCGGCTGATATAAAACCCGCTAATGGTAAAATAGCCGAATTTAAGTCATTCGTGATGAAATGGCTGAAGAATAACAATATGGCTTTTGACCAATATATAAATGAATTCAGCGGAAATTCACAATGGGTACATATCGCTCTTTATAACAGGAACAAACAGCAAAGAAAACAGTATCTTAAATATAAAAACGGAATATATACAAGAATATAAATGAAATATGAGGAGCCAGGAATTAACTTGGCTTCTCATTATTAATGTCCATATCGTCTGAAAACAATTGATGCCTTAATGCAAACTTATTTTCAACGCTTCTATATGTTTCCCCAAAATGTAAAACAACTCTATCATCAGGGTATTCATCATATTCTGATATATCTTCAAAAGCTAAAGATATGATGTCTTCAACGGCATATCTCATTCCATAGCTGTTATTGTTTTGCGCACATTGTAATGGTATATTTGTTTTTAACCTCTTAACTAAACAATAAGTCTGTTTATCTGGTGGTTCTATGTCGCCCTGTGCGGCAAATTCACAATCCCATCCATATCCCCATACAATATCGGGTGTTTTTGAGAAATAGACATCATACTCATACCATTCAATGCTGTTTTCTCCTATAGGATTAACATACACCAGGAAAAGTTCATCCTCGTTCATAATAGTTCAATTCCGAATTTTTTTAATTTAGCAGCCACATCATCATATGATTCACCGAATGAGATTTTCAGTATAAAGGCATCATTAACTTCGATGTAGCAAAGTTTTATTATTCCGTCAATGCAATCTTGGAACGAAAAGCATGGGTTTTCTTGCGCACATTTTATGACGTAAGGCGACAATATCCTTTTAACGGTTGAAATTGTCTTTTCATCGGGTGGTATATCGCCTATAGCGGCGGGACATTGCTCTGCCCAATCTTCACCCCATACAATATCGGGCGTGTCTGAAAAAAAAAGCTCATATTCATACAGACCTTCACTGTTCTGACCAAGTAAGCTTATATATACTAATGATAACGTTTCAGTATTTGCATCCATGTGAAATTTAATTTTCTTTTAGAATTGGAACCTCGTCCCTGTTTTCATACAGATAGGTTTCCGTTATTTCAGTATATATGTTCTGTGACTTATTTTTTTCTTTTACGGTTTTTTCCGTTTCCTCCGCGACATTTCTATCCGTGAAATTTGCAACGTCTGTCATCATGGTGACAGTACCATTCATAAATGATGTCTTTAACGTATAAATTGTCTTCATTTTTCCTTTTCAGTCTTAATAACCGTATTTGAAATTAGTTCTTTTTTTAGGACAATATCCCACACATGTTCATTTTGGGTATCTGAGAACATTTGAAACCATATGTGACATTTTCTTTTTTGCCCGATTCGGCAAATCCTGTCTTGAAATTGCTTTACATCCACGCTTGAGTAGCTGAATGAATTCCATACAAGATTACATGAGTTTATCAATGTAATTCCTACTGAGGCACTGACGTTATTTCCAATAAACACCATACATTCAGGGTCGTTATAGAACCTTTCGATAGCGGCATCCTTTTGTTTGGCCGTTATCTTACCGTTATAAATTACACATTTATTTCCATAATAATCCCTTAAACTATACAATTCGGTATCATAACAGCATGCTATCACGACCTTTTCGCCTTTCGATATAAGGTCGTTAACGAATTTGATAGTGTGTTCGACCATTTGATCAGCAAGATACTTCCTATAAATAGAGCCTTCCAATAGTTCTCTGTTAAGCTCCTTTTCAGGTTCTTCGTTTTTCTTCGCTTCCTCATATTCATCCCAAAGCCTGCTATATTCTTGACGCTGTTCGTATGTAAGCTCGTATCTTAAATCGTGATATATTTTCTCAGGTATCGTACCCAATTCTTCTTTGATGCGCCTCATGTAAATGTGCGAAATTCGCTCCTTCAGTTCATCAAGATGCGTCGCGTCTTTCGCTATTGTCATCATTCGGCAATTTTTCCTGATACGCTCATCAAGCTCCTTCTTTTCCTCATCCGTAAGGGCAAACCAAGTAGTTTTTCCCTTTTGCGCTACATAGGCATCAGATATTAAATTCCGTTTTTCTTTATCTTTTGGGGCGACTATTTCAATGGCCCCACAATAACGTTTCATATAATAGTCATAGTCCTCGGCAACGGAATCATCTAAAAGCTGAAGCAGGCAATATAAGTTTTGCGGGTTATTAGTTATAGGCGTACCTGTAGAAAGATATATTGAATCGGGGTTTCCTCTTTTTATAAGGTCTTTCACTATTTTATATGTATTTGCCGTACTGTTTGAAAGCCTGTGCGCTTCATCGATTACAATAAGTGATTTCCGATTATTAATGTATCTTAGCAACGGGCTTTGGGCGAATGCATCAGATAGCGATTCTTTACCTCTGCTCTTTGGTATTTTATAAAATTCATCAAGAATATCATAGTTTACGATGACGAATCGGTTGTCTTCCCATTTTCCGCGTTCTTTCGCTTCTAACAGCAATTCTTCCTTCTTCTTTCCTGATTTTCCAATAGAATATCCAAGTAAGCCCTCAAGTTCGTCTTTTCTCTTATCGTTGAATGATTCAATGACGGAGACATCTTTTTCATTGCAATACCAAAAAAGTTCTTTTGCCCAATTTGTTTTAAGTGAAGCTGGACAGATAACCACGACAGAATCAAAGTTACCCTCAATTGCTGCAACAGACAAAGAGGTTGTTTTCCCTAAACCTTGGTCATCAGCTAAAATACATTTTTTTCTTGCAAGCAAGAATTTGACAGCTTCCTTTTGATGTTCATATAATTTCCTGTTAGGGTCTTTTCCTGTTGAAAGTCTGTCGTATCTGTCAAAATCCACTTCTAAATTTTTGTAGTCCTTAACCAAGAAATTTTTTAAAATTGCCCTTTTAGGGATGAAACACATTACTGGGTCAACGGATTGACGATATTTTACATAGCAATGATATGTCGAGTTTGTTTCACCTAATAAGGTAACTATCTTTATCTTTTCAGGTAAAAACTCCGTTTTCCAATCAACTTTTTTCTTTTCTGCATACCAATCAACTAACCTTGTTATTTTATTTATCGGTAATGGTTTGAAATTCAGGTTTTTAATTACATATTCTATTTGAAAATCACCCAGTACATCTAAATCATTATTAACAAATACATCTCTTCTTAACATAAGGATGTATGGGTTTCCACCATTGTAGTTTTTCAGTATTTCGTATATTTCATTCTTTTTTTTCAGACTTGCCATTAAATAAAGTTTTTATAAAAATACAAATAAAAAACGGTAACATCAATAAATGCTACCGTTTTACTGTTATATATCTATAAGTTACACCGCCAAATCATCAGGATTTGCATAAATAGTCTGACCCTGTGCATTCGTGTTGGCCATTGCCATCAGTTCATCGGTCTCATTTCTTGCGTATCTGTTAATGATTTCCTGTAACTCATCATTATTCATATTGTTAAACAAGTATTTGAATGTGGTTTTCACCTTGTTTATCTGCTTCTGACGTGTAAGAAGGAAAAGCGGGTTCTTATTTACCCAATATACAGAACGTTTCTTGCCGCCAGCTTCAGTAGCCACACCACAAATATAAGCGACGTTCTGAAGAATGAATGTTTTGTTCGCCATGCCATTCTTGTCTTCCAAGTCAAAATATTTTTTTGCGAGGGCAATTTCATTCGGGTCACTTATTTGTGCCAATTTTGAATCGTGACTGATGGATGGGTTATACAGAAGTTTGCCTAATGACTTTGGAATTGGGTCAATATTTCCGTTTTCATCGACCCCAAAATACACAGGACGTTGCGGCTTGATGTCAGAAAGGAAATTCCTAATTGCCGTGCGGTCATACAGTACCTTTGAATCGGGATTGTCTGGGTCTGTAAAGTATTCCTGACTTTTAGCCGTATAATTACCATTATCATCTTTATCACCAAATGTGAGAATGTCATAGTTTCCTGCGGCTCCGATGGGATAATATCCCGAATTTGACTTTGCCCGTGGCGCACCAAACAGTTTAGACCTTGTATCGTCGCTCATTTGTCCCTTGATGGCATCAAGCTCATTGTATGCGTCACTTGATTTTTTCGCGTAGTCATTGTATGTCTGCCAATGGAGTGTGTAGTTGGTGAGCTTCAGTACATAAGGATAAAGCTTATTCTTCATTGCCTTGATGTCACTATTTGGCTTTTTACGTCCTGTAGGCATATTCCATTCGCTATTGGAAACTTTGTCCATATATTGATCAAACCTTCCGAGATTTCGTGAGTTATCCGTGAATTCACTTCTTGTATCCGACATTGCCTTGTAATAGTCGTCGGTAGGATAGGCAGTATCTGTAGGATAAATCTGAAGGTATCCAAGTTGTACAAACGGCCCTTTATGTATCATATTCTTGGTAAGGAATTCCAAGAAACTGTCAGCAGTGACCCTTGTGGATTCAAGGATGATTTGTGACTCATTAAGCATCGCCGCATTATATGTTTGATGCGTATCCATCCTTTCCATCATGGATACAATCTTTGCGGCTGTAATCTTACTATTATTGTCCATATTGTAATTCTGATTTTTCTTTTCCAAATATACAATAAATAGTTCAAAAGAAGTATTTATTCTTAAAGAGTGTCTGAAAATGAAGATAGACAACAGTACGATAAGAAGGAAAAACCCGATAAACAGAAATAATCTGTTTATGTCTGATGAACAGTTTCATGTGCAAGCAGGGATTGGCATGGAATATGTGAATCATGTCCTTAACCAAACAATTGTATTGTATGAAGTCGATCTTGAAAAGACAAACATGAATGACATATATAAGGAATCGGATTTTGATAATATCATATTCAAAACACCTGTAGAACTTAATGTCATTTATAGATTGGATAAGCACGAGCTAAAGACATATGATAAAACGGCCATAAAGGGGTATTATGCAAAGGTTGGTAAATTTGAATTTACAATCTACAATAAGGAACTTGAAGAAAATGGCTGTGACATAAAAAGAGGCGATTACATAGGACTTCAGGTAAATCCTGAACATATGGAATATTTCATAGTGACTGATGACGGAAGGGTTAATTTTGACAATGCCCATACACTTTGGGGGACTGTACCATATTACAGAACCGTGAAGTGTGCTGTTGTAAGCGATGTAACCGAAACAAAGAACCTGTAATGAGAGCGAATAAAAATTACCTGCAACTTAGAGAGGGCGCAGTAGGAAAGGAGCGCAGGATAGAATTAATGAAGGACATCCTCTCAAATGGTACATTTATTCCGAAAACTGTTGTGTATGATGACATTGACGCAGATTTTAAAAGGTGGGCTGATGAGGAACTGAGGATAATAAGCGACGAGGGAACGGTATTTCCAACAATGACATTATACAGTAACCAACGTTTTTCGGAGTATTCTCAGTCATGGAAATATACGGATTCAAACAATAACCTGCTTTTGAATTTCAAGACGGTCAACAGGGAAAACAATCCACAGTACGGAAAAATACAGTCGGGGCTTTGGAACATTCCAGGCGAAAGGTTTTATACAATGAAAAAAACATTGGCATTGGATGACAACGGCTCCGAGTCATTGTTATTATTAAAAATGAAGCAGCCAGTGGCAGTTGACCTAATGTTTAAGCTCAGTATATTTTCTACGAAATATTCATCATTGAATACTTTCAATACATTGATCAACAAAAAATTTGCCGCAAGACAATGCTATATAAGACCAAACGGTCATTATATGCCGATGACACTTGAAAACATAAGTGATGAATCGGACTACAATATCGATGACAGACAGTTTTATTCACAGACATACAAAATAAAGGTAATGGCATATATTATTACCGAAGATGACTACAGGGTTGAGGAGAGACCTTTCAAGATGAATCTTGGTATTTATAATATGAAGGTCAAGAGAAGCAAGCCTGAGGTGAATATAACAGAATATGATGCAAAATCATTTGAAGGAATTGACCTGAAAATAGAATTTCCAAAGAAATGCTCTACCGTCGAATTTACTATAGATACTGATTTTACAATAACTGATGCCGTCCTTAACAATATAATACCAAATGGTTATACATTAGTTATTAACAATAAGGAGATGGATAATAAATCAGGCTATATAGAAGCATATGACGGCGATAGGTTCGAGGTATCTGTCAAGAAACAGAACGTGCAGAACTTTGCTTCATTGATATTAAGAGGGTATAATCCTAATATAATTTTGAATGAGGATGAGATCGGCAATGTCATTGACCTCAGTGACAAGAAATCAATAGCCGAATATTTTAACTATATAATCAATAACGAATAATAAGATAAGACAATGTTATCAGTATTTAAGACCTCATACACAAATACGGTGAAGTTTCACAATAATGATGTGAGATTTGCCACACCATATGACGGGGATGACAACACATCAGGTTCAAAAAGCCTTAGTGTCATCAATAAGATTAAAAAGGGTGAAACTGTAGACATATACGATTATGATGCAAACAATGAATACATCGGAGAGGTGTTTTCTGACAACACCATTTTCTTGAAGTTCTATGATGGCGAATTCATATTGTACTATGAAGACAAAGACAACAACATCCTTACGGATTCTGACCCTATTGTGCATTTAATGTATGATTTCGGGACACCTACTGGAAGTGATTCCTACAACGAGGATTTCACAGATGAAGTGTACGATTAATGGAAAATTACGCTTTTTATGACCGTGTATTTAATTTTCGGAAAACAAAGGGTATTTATAAGAAAATAATCAAGTAAATAATAGAATAATAAAATATGGGAAAAATTAGAGGTACTCACTCAAGTCCAGGCGTATACACACAGTTTACAGACTTGTCATATGCAGCTAAGAGCTTAGGTATAACAACACTTGGTCTTGTAGGCGAAACAAAGAAAGGGCCTGCCTTTGAGCCAATTCCTATCGCAAATTGGGGGGAATTCACAAGTTACTTTGGTGGAACATCCCCTGAGACTTTCAAGGGAGGAAGCGAATATCCGAAGTATGAATTGCCATATATTGCGAAATCATATCTTTCAGCATCTGACCAACTTTATGTATGCCGCGTGCTTGGTCTTAGCGGATACAACGCTGGCCCTGCTTGGTTAATCACTGCAAGTGGTGATGACGATAGCAAATATATTGTTGCTGTGTTGAGGTCAAGAGGCTCATACTACAAATTCTGGAATGGGGCGAACAATTGCGACGATAAGGAAAAGAAATACGATACACTTATGTTTGACTGTGACAAGCTTGAGATCAAGCCTTATACAGACATTCATAACGAATATGACTGCACTGGTAAGAAAAAGGAGACTGATCCTGACGCACCTGAAACAATCGATGTTACGGCAAACAATTTAGGACGTTTCACACTTATCGCATACAAAGCCACAAGCAAGGCAGAAAATGAAATCGGATATACAAAGATAGGTGAATACCCCGTTTCTTTCAATGCAGGAAGCAAGGACTATATTTACAATGTTCTTGGTTCCGATCCAACAAACGGTACAGCAGCAGTGTTCGTGGAGGAATTCTACGACGTAATGCTTCAGAAGCTTGCAGAAGAGGGAAAGGTTTCAATTATCGATATGAACAAGGGTGTTAATGATGCCCCAGAAGCTAACGGTGTCGTTACTAAAATAAGCGAAACCCGTATTGAAGCCGTCATGAATCCTGTCGCCGATTTTATCAGCATACCTTCAGCAAACCTTACAAGAAAATACCTTGGTCAAAGATACCTTTGTGACGGAAGTACAGCAGGGGATGAAACATATCAGGCTTATGATAAGGATGCCGAGGAAAATAAGTACAAGAATTTGGAGGTCGGTCATATCTATGTAGTAAAGGCTATTACAGAGACAGACGGTTCAAAAACCTATGTATACGTTGATACAGATATAGCAGTAGGCAAGGTTGAATCTGACGAAATGGCTGGATATAACACAGTTAAGGCTGTTAAGGTTATCAGCGGAAATTCATTCTTCCATCTCAATGATGACGATGAACATCCAAATGTTGTTGCGGCAACAAATATGAGCGACTATCATGAAGAGTTCCGTTGCGCGTCTACTCCTTGGATCGTATCAGAAATAAAGGGTGACAGTAAGAATCTTGAGGTCAAAAAACTGTTCAGATTCCATACTATTTCCGATGGTACTAACTCAAACTCACTTGTAAAAATTTCAATTGCCAACATCAAACCCGACGAAGGACGCTTTGATGTGCTTGTAAGAGATTTCAATGATTCAGATACGAATCCTGTTATTCTTGAGTCATTCAAGGGTCTTACAATGATGCCTGGTGATTCAAAGTACATTGGTTTGAAGATCGGTACTCTTGACGGTGCTTATGAGTCTATGTCTAAATTTGTAATGGTTGAGATTATCGACAATGAAATGACACGTAACTGCGTGCCTTGCGGTTTCTTGGGCTATCCTGTAAGGGATTATGCAGCTATTGCAAATGACGATAACCTTATAGCTCCTACTTTTGCATATAATACTACATATTCTGATGAAAAGCCAAAGAGACACTATTTCGGTCTTTCTGACTTGAGAGGTGTTGATGTCGATATGCTCTATTATAAGGGTAAGAATGCCTACACGGACGAATATACGCACGGTTATACAAACCCATTCCACCTTGATTCAACACTTAATCAAGATGTGCTTGGAGAGGGTTCAATGGTAACTATTGACGGAGACATTACAACAAGCGGACTTACTTGGGAGACTGTTTCACCTGTATATGGCGGCGAATACGACGGTTCACCTATTATAGGAACTGAGGAAGATATGGAAGGAACATTGTTTGAAAATGTGAATCTCCGTAAATTCACCGTTTATCCTTACGGCGGCTTCGACGGTTGGGACATTTACAGGAAGAGTCGTACAAATACCGATGAATTCAAGGCTAACAAGTATAAAGGCTCTATCGTAAACGGAGAAGGTCTTACATTCTCGAAGATTCAGGATTACGAGGCATTCGGTCTCGACAAGGATGCAATCACTTCAGACTACTACGCATACCTTGCAGGCGTTAATCAGTTTGAACGTCCTGAACAGTTTGTCATTAACCTGTTCGCTACACCTGGTATTGACTACGTTAATAACAATGCCCTTGTGAATGACGTTCTTGACATGATAGAGGAAAAGAGGGGCGATACGCTTTATGTCGTAACCACTCCTGACAAGCCATTCGGCGCAAGCGATGCAAGACACGAAATGTATTCATCAGCCGATGCAGCAGAGAACCTTGATGATGCAGGAATCGATACATACTACGCTGCAACATACTATCCTTGGGTCAAGTATTTTGACAAGGACAATTCAATTTATGTGAATCTTCCCGCGACAAAGGACGCACTCAGGAATATGGCCAACGTGGACAACAAGAAATTCCCTTGGTATGCTCCAGCAGGTATCGAAAGAGGTAACGTTGAGTGCATCAAGATGCATTTCTTCGCAAAGCTTGAGGATGAGGACAATGTTTATAACGGACGTATCAATCCGCTCAAGACATTCTCGGAGGACGGCGTTAAGATTTGGGGTAACAAGACAATGTACTCAGGTGACACTCCGATGAACCGCGTAAATGTCGTAAGACTTATGCTCTATATGCGCAAGCTTATCGCACAGGCTGCATTGAAGCTTATCTTCGATCAGAACGACGCTACATTGAGGAATGATTTCGAGGGAATCATCAAGCCTATCCTGTCTCAGATCAAGACTGATCGCGGTATCACCGATTACAGGCTTACTACAAGTCAGACCCCTGAACAGATGGATGCACACGAAATTAGTGCAGTGCTTTATGTGAAGCCAACTCCTACTTTGGAATATATCGAGATCAATTTCGTCGTTACTCCACAAGGTGTGCAATTTGATGAAATTTAATAAATTATAGATATTTATTAAAATATTACATAAAGAAAATGGATGCTATTTTCAGCATCCATTTTTTGTTTGTATACAAATTTTTCGGTTAGTCATATAAAAAATAGTGTCATTTATTTTAAATAAGAAAAATAGGGTGTTATTGGTTTTTGCTGCCAAATAACACCCTATTAATTTTTTGAGTTTTCTGTTGTCTGTTAGTATGCGAGAATTGCGTAGTCCATACGAACAGTTGCCGTGATGTCTGCCAATTCATCGTCGGCATAGTCTAGTGAACCAAAGTCACATGACGTAATGAAGCAGTTTTTCATCACCCATTTCTGCATACACACACCTGCTGGGTCGAGCATTTCAAGCTCAAGGTCGCGCTTATATCCAGCTGCATAGCCCTGACGGCCAGTAACTGATTCGGATGCGAGACGGATCCACTCCATAAGAGCTTGTGAAGCAGACGGAGCTATCGGATCACGGAAGGTAAGGTTAATGGCATCCCAAGTATATCTTCCAACAACCCAAGTTGATGTGTTAAGGAACTGTATTTCCTTTTCGTTCTGATTGATTTTTGGTCTTGCTGCCGATTTAAGCATCCACTCAGAGATACCAAGGTCGCTTGGAAAACGCACGACCCATCGGTTCTTTCTCAGCGGTTCGAACTTTAACGGCATATTCATTAAAAGGTCACTCATCGCGTAACATTTTTATTTATTTAATTATTTTTACTCAGATTTTTCTTTAATCTTAATAATAAATAGAAGTATTTGTCTTTTTTCTTACCAAAATAATAATTTTTTGTATATTTACTATGGAATGATTAAAAATAGTTCAAACAATGACAAAAAAGACGGGTTTTGAAGCTTTTTTAGAAAAAGCAAGAAAGGTACATGGAGATAAATACCGATATGATGAAAATACATATGTAAAATCATCGGTTAAAATGAGAATAATATGTCCTGAACATGGTGAGTTTTGGCAAGAGCCTGCCGCACATGTAAGAGGTTATAACTGCCCAAAATGCGCAAATTTAAAAAGGGGGTTAAGAGACACCCTTGAACAGTTTATTGAGAAGGCACGAAAGATACACGGAGATAAATATGACTATTCTAAAGTAGAATACGTAAATCAAATGACTAAGGTGTGTATCATCTGTCCTGAACATGGTGAATTTTGGATGACACCATCAGCCCATGTTAATTGTCAAAAACAAGGATGTCCTAAATGTAAAGGAAAATATAGGACAACCGATAGTTTAATAGAGGAGTTCAAGAGAGTACACGGTGACAAGTATGACTATTCTAAAGTTGTATTCCATAAAATGCATGAAAAAGTATGTATCATTTGTCCGATACACGGTGAATTTTGGATGACACCAAGTAAACACCTATCAAAGAAACAAGGATGCCCTAAATGTGGAATAATTAAAAGATGTGAAAAACATAAAGTTACATTTGAGGAATTTATTGAGAGGGTTAAAAAAACACAAGGAGATAAATACATTTATAATAAAGAGGACTACATAGATTTCAAGCAACCAATGAAAATCGTGTGTCCGAAACACGGTGTATTTTATCAGAGACCATATGATCAATTGAACGGACATGGTTGCCCGCATTGTGCCGTTGTGTTATCTAATGCCGAAAATGAAATCTATGACTTTCTTACATGGCATCTTGGAGAGGATGATGTGGTCAAGAGAGACAGGGAAATATTGGATGGAAGGGAGATTGACATATATATCAAGTCACTAAGGATAGGCATTGAGTATAATGGTCTGAAATGGCATTCAGAGGAATTCGGAAAAGATTCGGTATATCACTTGGAGAAGACTGAAGATGCTTTGAAGAAGGGTGTAAGGATAATTCATATATTCGAGGATGAATTCAATAAGGATAAAGACCTCGTGTTCAATAAGATACTTCATATTATAGGAAAAGACGGAGTTAAAGATAAAATATATGCAAGAAAGTGCGTAGTAAGGGAAATAGAAAAATGGGTAGCACAGGAGTTTCTTGAGAGATACCACATACAGGGATATGGAAAGGGTACTGTGTCATACGGGGCGTACTTCAATGATGAACTGATAGGTGTTATGAGCTTCATCCAAAGAAAAGAGGAGTGGGAATTGGTCAGGTTCGCAACAGACTACAGGTACGTATGCTGTGGTGTGGGTGGAAAACTGTTCAAGCACTTTTTAAGGGAGAAAAGCCCGCTTATTGTAAAGTCGTTTGCTGATAGAAGGTGGACGATGGATGAAGAAAACAATATATACACCAAGTTAGGGTTTGTATTGGATGGTGTGCTGAAACCTGACTACAAATACATAAACAGGAACAATCCAATTAAGAGAGTACATAAATTCAATTTCAGGAAAAAGGGTCTTAATTTCAGATACGGGCTTCCTATGTCAATGACCGAGGCACAGATGGCGGATAAATTGGGATATTGTAAGATATGGGACTGTGGGTTATTGAGATATGTATACAAGAATGGCACTCGTGAATGAACATGAGTGCCATTTTTTAGTTTATTTGCATATATATTCTATTACTTAGGCTGTTCTTCGTCGCTCTTGTCAACGGCCTTGTCTATCATAGTGAAAACCTTCTTGAGGACTTGATATAAAGGTTCTTCTGGAGTATTGCAGAGAGCAATCATGCCTTTCAATGCAATTTCACGGATTTGATTGACGGCATTTGCACCACCTTCTGTTTCCATTGCCTTTTCCTCATCAGTTTTCTCTTCCTCAGGCTGCTGCATCTTTGCGAGGTCTGCTTGCCCTGCGGTCTCTTCGTCATCACCCATTTCAAATTGGGCATTGTCTGCGGCGAATTTATCATCTTCCTCACAGTATGAATCTCCGAATGCTATAGTCTCATTTATCGAGCGTATCTTGTTTGTCATTTCCGTAATCTCATGGAAATCACTTGTAAAATCCTTCTTCATATCCTATTGAATTGAATTTGTTTTATCGTCTTTTTATTGTAATATAGATATAAATACATGAAAAGTCAACTTCTTTTTATTTACTATAAAAGAAATTCACCTATTCTTTATATAAATAGTGCTATGAAGTCAAAAGTTGGCGGTTTCGTATATCTGCTGAAGGATTTTCTGAATGACGGAATGTATAAGATAGGTGTTACACGTGGTGACGTGTCTGAAAGGATAAAAAAACTACAGACGGGAAACTGCGGTGAAATATACCTGTACAAAAAATACTATACCAAATACCCGTTTTTCATTGAAAGAAAACTGCATAACAGGTTTGCACAGAAACGCGGAATAGGAGAGTGGTTCAGGCTATCACCGTCCGATGCAATATTATTCGAGCAATATTGCAAGGATGAGGAAATGCTAATAGAAACAATGAAAGACAATCCGTTCTTTACTAAATATATGAAATAAATTTTTAATAACTATATACTATTAGACCTATAGTTACAAAATGTAAGAAAAATAACAGCCCATAGGCAAGTGGGCGCAAGGACGGTGAGGGTAAAGGCATTGAGCCTCCCTATGAAACGTCAACACGGTAAATCTTTAGACCTTTTGGGGTCAAAAAGTACGTAATTGCCTAAATTTTAATAACAGTAAAATATAACTATGAATAGGGCAGAACAGTTGAATTTGGTGGAAAATGTGCTTTCAACAATGGATGAAAAATGTGCAGGATACCAATCATTGATCAATGAAAGGGACGAAATAATAAGGAAAGCCTCAGAAGAGGAAGAAGCAATGGACAGGTTATTCTATGGCACAACCGATAAGAAAAGGAGTAAAGGAACACAAGAAAAAACCTAAAAAAGTAAACAAAAACAATCCCGTTAACCCTAATAGGGTGAAAGATGACCGTTTATTGAAGGTTAGGAAAAGCACCGTGGTTCAGCAGAAGAAGGATAAGGAGCATCCAGAATACGGCACATCCGAACTTGAGGTGAGATTTGCAAAGAATTTTCTTGACAAACTTGGTGTGGAGTACATTTATCAGTTCAGAATGGCATCTATAGGACGATACCTTGATTTTTATTGTCCGAATGAGAATCTTGCCCTTGAAATCGATGGTGACTATTGGCACGCATACGGGCTTATTTATGAGGAAATGAACCCGACCCAAAAACGGAATCACAGGGTAGATAAAGAAAAAACAAGATGGTGTCTGATGAACGGGATACCATTGATAAGGATTTGGGAACATGACATAAATGGTCATCCTGAATCGGTGATGAAGATGTTAAAGGAAAAGTTAGGACGGGCAAGGGAAGACAAGGAAAAGAAAGATAAGAAAAAACAAAGGCATTAATAGAGATGTTATGTAAGATACTTATTCCCATTATCGATATGGGAGAACTGAAATATGATGAAAACTTTGAAAGGAATATCATAGGACGTTTTGGCTCGAATGATGAGGAGGAAATGTATGAAAAGGGAAATGATACCGTCATTTCCAATATGTATTCACGCAGAAGCTATGATGATAACTACGTTGCTCATGATGTAAGGCAGAATATTAAGGTAAGTGAATGCGAATGTTTTATCACAGATTCCGACGGAAATGATATTAGTGGTGAATGGATTGATAATATTGTGGAAAGCGGAAAGATGTCCATAATGAGGATAAACATCAATCCGAACACGATAGATTCAGATTGTGAGTCTGAATTGAAATTTTGGCTTGATGACAGCAATAAACTCCTAAACGATAAAGAGATAGACAATAGGACAAAGATAAAACATTTACCGAAGAGGGATATGTACCTTGTAATGGACAATATAAAATACATGATACACGGATGCAAGATGTTCGGTATGTACAAGGTGGAGAATGCACCGTTCTATTTTGCCACATTGATAGAAAGAATAAGTTTGTAAAATAAAAATATTGGAATATGGCTAAAAACAGCACTAATGTTAATAATCTTGGATTAAGTCCTGAGGAAGCCGAAAGCGAAAAGGCGTTGCTCAGAGCCTCTTATGCCATGTATGAACAAACAAAACAAGAAACGGAGAAAGTAAGGAAGACCGCCGTTGACAAAAACGGAAAGAGAAAGTATTCGGATAAAAGTCTTGTAGACACAATGAGGCTTATTGAAAATATGGAAGGCGACATTGTGAAGAAATATCTTCTCCTTGGTGGTACTGAAGAAGAATTGAAGGAGAGTATCAAGAATAAACGGAAAAAGGGAAGTGCGGATAGGAAAAAGTTACTTGAGGAGATATTGAAAAAGGAACTGAGACGACAAGAGATTCTTGAACAAAAAGGTATCACGGAAGAAGAATTGGAGGGTGAGCCTAAGACAGAAGTAGAGAATCCGTCAATTCCTGATGATGGTTTTCCTGTTTTCGATGGCAGTGAGCCTCAAATAGTACCCGATGAGGAGAATTCCACATCCAATGATGAAAATGAGCCTGAAGAGCCTGAAAACGACGAAAAAGAGACAGATTATTCAACTATACAGATAGATGTCACGAAAGCAAAGGGCAATAATATCAAATACGATGTAATTCCATTGCCGTCAAAGGGAGAAGCATATAAGAACAAAATGTCAAAGATACCAGTAGCTTATCTTACAGCCTATGATGAGAATTTGATTGTATCACCAAACCTTTACAAAGACGGTACATTTTTGGATTATATGTTGAAGACGAAGATAATGACAGACGCTATCAATTCTGATGATTTGTTGCCAGGCGACAGGGATGCTATCATACTTTGGTTGCGTGCAAGCGGATATGGGCCTGAATACCCTGTTTCTGCCGTTGACAATGAGACAGGGCAAAGATTTGAGACCGTAGTTGATCTTACGAAGATAAAATTCAAGAAATTCAAACTGAAGGGCGATGCAAACGGACATTTCAGTTTTACATTGCCATTCTCCAAGGATAAAATTAAGTTCAAATTCCTTTCCTATAAGGATAACAAGGCACTTGAAAAATTGGATGAGCAGGAGAATATAAAGCTCAAGAAGACAAAGCTTAACGATATTAACGAGGATTTGAAGTCATTTATTGAAAACGATGACACGACAGACAGGGCGTTGAGGGTGAAGCTTACTGAAGCCACGAAAGCCATAAATGAATATGCCGAATCGTTAAATGCGGATGATGATGCATTGTTTAGCCATTCCGTTACAAACAAACTATCAGCTTCTATCGTATCTGTTAATAATGTTACTGACAGAAAATATATTGATGAGTATGTAATGTTCATGAACGTAAAGGATTCTTCCGCATTAAGGAAGTACATTACGGAAAATGAGCCTGGAATCGACTTTAATGTTACTGTAGAGAAACCTGCGAGTATCGGAGGAGGCTCGCTTACCATGTTTCTCACACTTGACCAATTTATTTTTCTCAATATTGCCTGATAACTACGAGGAAGCATTCTGGGAGGAAATATGGGGTTGTGTAAACTACATTAAAATACCATATGAAACCGTAATGAATATGCCTGTAAGGGAAAGGAAAATTTGGATTCAAAGGCATAACTTGGAACAGCAAAGACTTAGGGACAATGATTCTTCAGGAAACGGAAGGACATCGGAAATGAGTGGAGAGGCATTGAACAGGTATGCATCATTGGAACAGAAAAAGGCAGAAAATGGTGTGTTTAACCAATAGTATTGTCTTATTGACAAGATAAAGCCCGCTAATTGATAGCGGGTTTTTTATTTGAGACTATTTATAGGAAAATTATAGCATCTAAATGAAAAGAGATAGTAATGGTAATCTCGTGCTTGAAAATAGCGATATACAAGAATTAAGAAAAATATTTTCATCATTCAGTGAATCTGTAGATAAATTAGCGTCTATACATGGTTATGTAGGTGATTTAGGTACGACACCCATGTTCAGCCAAGAAAAAGCTGATATGGATGCCGATATTAGTGATGCCGAAAAAGAATACGATCAAATTTCAAAGAGGTTAGAGTTTCTTCAGCAAGAAAACGATTTATACGACAAATTATCTGATAAATATGACGAATTGTATGATAAAGACAATGAAAGAAACGATATATCAAATCAGATTCTAGACGCTCAGAGGGCATTAAATGATGCCATAATGAATGGTGATGACATTGCAGAACAAAGAGCAAGAAACGAGTTAGCACGTCTTGATGAAAAGGCGGCAAAATTAGATGCTGAAAAGGAAAAACTTGAGGGTGAAAGAAAAGAACTTGAAAAAATCCGTGATATAATTGATGAAATCAAGGGTGAAGGACATACTATAGATTCTTTAGAGGAAGATAGGATGTCTAAAATGCTTGAAATCAAGACATTACGAGCTGAAGAACATAAATTGACACAGGCCATAAATAAAGAATTGGCTTATCAGAATAAAAAATTAGAAGAAGGTGTAAGACTAACTGAAAGAATGAATCATTACCTTGATCAGAGGGTAATGAATACAGCACGCTTCACTAATGGTATTTCTGAAATCAAGAAGGGTTTTACGGAGATTCTTGGTATTGTCAAGGATATTAATAAGCCTTGGGGAGACCTTGACCAACAAGCCGCCGATTATGCAAAACATATAGGTTTGTCACAACGTCAGTTTGAGAGAATGCGCGGTGACATTCTTAGATTTGCTACAAGTAACAACATCGAAGGCAAATATAATGTCAATGCGAAAGAGCTTATCCAATTGCAGGAAAGGTACAATGCAACTATAGGCAGACGTACCGATATGACCAAGGACGAGCTTGAAACAATGGCTGCAATGAAGACGATGGTTGGCGATGAAGCCGCTAATCAGTTTGCTACTTCATTGGAAAATTTCGGTCTTAACCCTGATGAGGTTGGAGAAAGAGTTGGAGAAATGTTCAAGGAAGCCAATAAAGAAGGTGTTTCTTTTGAAAAATATTCCAAAAATTTCCTTAACAATATAAAACTTGCACAGAATTATACATTTGAACGAGGTTTGCACAGCCTGAAGGAAATGGCAAAGCGTTCAACGGAGATAAAACTTGATATGCAACAAGTGGCTCGATTCGCAGATAAGGTTTCTACCTTAGAGGGTGCGATGAAATCAGGCGCACAGTTATCCGTGTTAGGTGGTTCATTTAACCAGTTCTCCGATCCATTGAGAATGCTTTATTACGGACTCAATGACATCCAAGGGCTTGAAAAGAACTTGGAGGGTATGTTTGGAAACATGGCTAAATTTAACAAAGATACTGGTCAGCTTGAGGTAAGTGCATTCAATCGTCAAAGGATAAGAGCCGCTGCCGAGGCCACAGGAATGGATTATACTGGTCTTATGGAATCCATCTTTGCACAAGGACGAAGAAAGGTAATAGAGCCTACTGTGAGCGGAAAGGGATGGAGTGAGGAACAGAAGAATGCCGTACTTAATTTGGCACAACTTGATGAAAGAGGTAATGCTTATGTCAATCTTAATGGTGTTAAGAGAGATGTTTCAACACTTACACAAGAAGATGTAAATGTTCTTACAAAGACAAGCATTAAGGATTCAGACAATATCAAGACCATTACTCAAACGCTTCTTGGGTACAATGAGAAAATGGAAGCTATTCAGAAAGCTCGTGATGACCAAATGGCAAGGCTTTCTGAAATTACGGGCATCGGTAATTTTATTAAGGGGACGCTTGGGGTAATCGCAGGTTACGCCGCCACATTAGCCGTAATAAATTTTGGCGTTAGGTCTATCCAAGCATTACTTGCAACTGGTGGCATGCTAAATGGCGGATATAACGCAATGACTTCATTTGGTAAAAAAGGTGCGGTACAAATGTCTCCTAATCCCGCAATGCCTCGTGGAGATGCTGTTGGTGGAAGAATAAATGTAGGTGGTGGTTCAAGAGGTTATGCCGTAAATGCCGCTAATGTTGCTGCCGCAAGAGGTGGCGGTCAATTTAGACAATTCAGAGCAGCATATAATGCCTCTCGTTATCAAGGAGGCTCTGGCAGAATCGGCGCATTCGGAAATGCAATGAGAGCATCAGGAATGGGAATGGGTGTAGGTATGCTTGCAAGTGTTGGTGCAGGTATAGGAGGTGATATGCTCAGATCTAATGCTTCACAGCATATGGATAGAGGTGATTTCTCAGGTGCTGTCAGAAATCGTTATGTTGGAGGAAGTATTCTTGAAGGTGCAGGAATGGGCGCTGGAATGGGAATGATGTTTGGCCCGTGGGGTGCTTTGGCAGGTGCTGTTATCGGTGGTGCTATAGGTGGATTTAAAGCTAGTAGCAACTTTAAGGATCAAAAATATAGAAATGAAATTCTTAATAAATCGGGTGGTGCGCTTGCTTTGAGGGGTGATTATACTAATTCTGAACTTAAATCAATAGCAAATGGTGGAAAGGCCGTAATAGCAGGTAATAACGAGTTAGCAAGAAAAATATATGAACAAGAAGGCTTGTCTCTTGCTGATATACCCCCATTTAAAGAAGGTGGTGTTGTAAATGGTATAGGTACTGAAACAAGTGATTCTAATTTGGCACTGTTATCTAAGAATGAATATATCGTACCAGCCGATAAAGTTAAAGTACCTGAAAACTTTAAGATATTAGAAAGTATGAGAGATGGCGGACGATTAGTTCCACACTTCATTGAGGATGATTCTGCCATTGTTGATATACATAACGGAAATAATACATCACAGATTTTTGACAGTACAAGCAATACCATAAGCAATGTTAGCATTACTAATAGGAATCAACATATTGATCAAACCACAAAACCGACACCTCGATATAAAAATGGTGGTTTGAATAGACAAAACGTAAATTCTAACATTACAAGCTATTTCAATAGGAATGTTGGAGGTAATTACAACATTCCATCATTCAGGCAGAGTGATGTAGTGAACAATATAACCGTTACACCAAGGGGTAATGAAAATAATGATCAACATGTAAATGGAAATCTGCCTGCAATACCTAAATTTAGGGATGGTGGTCTTAATAATCCTGTTGCAAAACCTGTTATTACAGGTCAAATTCCTGTAAATCAAAGGTTTATGGAAAATCCGTTCATTCCATCATTCAGGCAGAGTGATGTAGTGAACAATATAACCGTTACACCAAGGGGTAATGAAATGAATATCACGCACGTTGATCAACCATTTAATGCTGTTGGTGTTAATAGGGAGGACATCGGCCCGTCAAGAGTCGATATATCACCTATTAATGTTACAGGAACAATTAAATTGGATTTAGGGGCATATTCAAAGGAAATTGATGCTAAGAAATTACTCGATAATCCATTATTCATTGAAAAGATAACCAATGAAGTGATGAAAAAGTTCAATGTAAAGACACATATGAGCTACGACAAGAACAGTCACTACAAGAAATTCTAATTGTTGAAGATATTTTTGTAACTTTTAACAGTTAATTTTTCATGTAGATCTAGGATATTAACATGATAACATGAATATTTTATTTAATATATAAAAAAATAATATATATTATTCATGTTATATAGCTTCTAGCTAGTACATGTTATTATATATAAAAATTATTTTATTCTAGTTTAGATAATATCTAGATAACATGGGCACTCAGAAAAGAAAAAGGAATGTAAATGATAGAAGTATCTCAAATATCAAGAAAGTAGATGGCGTTTTGAAAAAAAATACCGATATACGTAACAAATTGATCATTTTGAAGGATACATATGCTCAATACAAGAATGATATATACCCATTAATGGGGCAATATTATCAAATTCAGACCAAGGATGTAAAGTCAATGACAGATAACCTTGGTCTATTGGCATATACATATGGAGATAAACCCGATTATGAAGTTACCTCAAGACATAAGAATTTCTATTATTACGCAAATGGAGAACAAGAGAGACCTTTTTCTGTGAATGACAGCTTTAGTGCCAATATGCAGCGATGGGGAGGTAGTTTTGAAGACTACCGTTTGTATATTGATAATCTTTTTGCTTCGAATCAGTCCAATGCATTTACTTTTATCAACGGTATAATGGCTAATGTAAAGACTGAATACGCATTAAGAGAGACTGAGGTAGGTGTAGTTAAAGATTTACGTGTAGCAGAAGCATTAAATGGTGAAATTACAACAAATCCTGATGGCTATAAGAGAGGATTCACTAATTTAGGTAATTGGGTTCTTAATGGTATCAATTCAGCTACTAAAGGTAGTATCAGTGGACAGCAAGCACTTGTTTCGGAAGCTTCTGACACGAGATTAGGCATCATTACCAGCCAATTATATTCTCAGGCATTATATAACGGTGCTAAGTTCAATTCGACAAGGGGAAGAGATAAAATAAGTTCAGGGCATCCCTATATAACTCCTACGTTATTCGGTTTGTATGGTAATAATTTACAAACCATATTCAGACTGAGTGATATTTTAAGGATTGATCAGCGTACAGGACGTACAAGAGATGAATTAGGTATTGATACTAAGATAATTCATTTAGAAGATATTATTACATCTGACAATGATGGTGTGATTGGCTTGGATTATGAAAAAGCATACGATGCCTTTGGTTCAACAAGTACGATACCTACGGTCATTGAACAAATAGAAAACCAAGCTGAAGGAGTATATAATACACTTTATTCTGAGTTTGATGATAAAAGATTAAACGTAGCACATTCAACATATCATCCTGGTAAAATATATAGCACATATGACAGGGAAAAAGCTAATTATCGTGAAAATGGTAAGAGTGGTAGTGTTGCTGCGAGAGTTACCCATGAAATATATGATGACTCTAATCAAGATAACGAGTCATTTAAGGGTTATATAGACGCTTTAAGTGGTGAATTTGATACTTATACCGCTGTTAATAAAGCGTATAATCGTTTAATTAACAAAACAGATAGACTATTTATGTCCCATAAGTTAAAAACGATGGTGGGGCGTTATTACACAGGTGTTGACAGGGAGATAGAAAACAATACAATAGATACTCAATGGCATGATGTGTTTGGTAGGGGAAAAGGACGTACATTATTGACATTAAAAGCACAGGATAATCCGAATGAAAGTACCACTTCCGCATACCAGAATCCGTATTGTAGAGCGTGGACGTATCATCGCCAATATTCAAGATATAGAGATGCCATAAGACCATTTACGGGATTAAGTGGTGATACTGTCGTCGTAAAAGACATACGTGACGATGAATTGGTGAAAAAATATAGGGCGAGAGTTACTGATGGGAATGGAGGATATATTGATTCAGAAGGCGGAGCGCAATATCTGATAAAAAACAGTGTACTCCAAAAAAATGGAATGACCAAGATCACTCCATATAGTGCAGAAAACGAGGATATTAAAAGATGTATGTTCTCGATTGAAAATTTAGCATGGAAAGATTATTCTAGAAAAGGGAATAGCCTATCAAGCGAACAAATAGGGCCAAACCAAGGAAGAATAATGTGGTTTCCACCATATGACCTTGATTTTCAAGAAAATGTAACAGTAGATTGGTCTGCTAATTCATTTATTGGGCGTGGTGAAAAGGTTTACACATATTCTAATACTGATAGGACGGGGCAATTAAGTTTTACGTTGCTTATAGACCATCCATCAGTCATCAATGCTGTCGATGAGAAAGACAAACAAAGTCAGAATGGTACTATAGATGATGATATACTTCGTTTTTATGCTGGATGCCAACCACTTATAGTTAAAGATGATGTACAAGATGAGAATGGAGATGATCAAAATCCCATCAGACTAATACAAGAAATACCTGGTGACGGAAAAGAAATAAAATTTGCTGTATTTTTCCCGAATAATTATTCAGGAAACAGAAATTATATAGGTGATGAAAGAGTTCAGCAGAGTCAATGGGAAACTAAAGGATACCTTGATGATGATTGGTGGAAATATCTGTTATTTGGTAAAAATCTGACCGTACCTTCTGATGGCTCAGAATATTGTGGCTATGAAATGTCGGCAAATGGTATAAGTAGTGTCGATGGAGAAAATTTTAATTGGGCGAGAAACTATGGCACTAAAGGTTCTGGAAATTGGTATTATGGAACAGAACTTTCAGAAACGGAAAAAATACAAAAACCGTATAGAAAGTTTTATTATCGTGTAGATATGGATTTAAGACAGCCTGGACTTATCCAATCAAGTTATACTGACACATCATCATACTATATGAATAGTAAATTGGACAAGCCAAGTACAGAATACGGGGCTACATATACATTTGCCGAGGTATTTGCCGCTATATTTAACAGTCAGCTCAGTGATGGCGAGAAAAACTTTATAAAAGGTATCAATTCTGACAGTGAGGGGAAAATAACGGAGTTGAGTGATCTATTCTCTAACGGACAAGTATCTTCCATAAAAGTAGATGGTGTTGCGACAAATCAAGATAACAAAAATACTGATAAGTTGGCTAATAGACGTGCGAAATGTGTAGGTTCTACATTGAAAGAGGCGTTGAATTTTAGCGGTAATGTTGAATTTGGTACAAAAGAGTCAAGTGTGTCAGAGGATAATATGGAAATTAATACACCTGACCCAAAATTGCAGCGTTGTGCAATAGTGACTATTGTATTAAATAATCCAACTGTTTCAAATGCTGGAAATATTGATGACGAACAAGCAACTAATAGCGATGTAAATGATGGTAATCAAAATGCCGACGGTTCCATGATTACAAGTATGGACTCACAGGGAAATCAGGTTACGTATTTAAGAACTTTGAATGTACGTGCTGATGCAAATGATGAAATGTCTAAGATACGCTATGCCAATGAATATCAATTTTTCAAAGAACTTGATGTGAATGACCCTGTTTTGTATAAGAGTATCAAGGATAAATATAGGTATTTTGACCCAGCGTTCCACTCAATGACCCCTGAAGGTTTTAACGAAAGGCTTAATTTCTTGCACCAATGTACAAGACAAGGACATACTGTATCGGCATCTGATTTGTCTGATTACGCGAATACAGCCCCTACAGCAGGAAACCTGTCATTTGGGCGTATGCCTGTATGTGTGCTTAGAATAGGTGATTTTATCTATTCAAGGATTATAATACAATCGATGAATATAACCTATTCAAGCGATGGTATGCAATGGGATTTGAATCCTGAAGGTATTGGCGTGCAACCTATGTATGCGAATGTGAGTATGGGTATCGTTTTGCTTGGCGGTCAGGCTCTCAATATGCCTATTAATAGGTTACAGAATGCTCAGACATTTGATTATTATGCAAATTCAGGCGTATACGATAACAGGTCTGATAGAGTTGAAATAGATAATGGAACAGGAAAACTTATCTACAAGAAATTATATACTCCATCTAAATAAATGAAAGGTTTGCAATTATGGCATATAACAGATATACGAAGCTAATAAGGAACGGTTCAATGAAGAAAGTACCAAAAATAGACATACCGTTCAAGTCGAGTGATATGTATGTAACATATAAAAAGGGTTTTACGCGGTTGGACAATGTGTCGTTTGACATATATGGAGACCCTAATTATGATTGGCTTATACTAATGGCCAATAACGATGTTGCGTCCTTGGAATTTGAGATACCTGACGGATACGACATAAGAGTGCCGTATCCGTTACAACAGACTTTGGAGGAGTATAATAAGAGGATTGATTATTACGACAGTTTATATACTATTGATTAATGGCTAATGTAACGAAGACAAATGGCAGGCTTTTGTATATAGAGCCTAATGATTTGGTGGCACTTGAGGGCGTACATAGTTTTAACGGAAGTGCCGTGACAGATTCAAATCACCATGTTGATGGGCATTTTTGGAATCCTGAGGATTTAAATATGTCTGTTGACCTACAGGTCATCATGCCTAATAGGGAAGATTGTGGGCAACACAGTTTCAATGAAATATTCACTGTTGAGATAACAAATGATAATAGTACGGCACTTGGACGTTATATTTCGTTCATGCAGGGTTCGGATATTGAAGGTAAAAACCATAACGATGAGGTCACTACAATTAGTAATGACCTCACAACGTCATATTTGAATGCAAGTTATCAGGAGATGTATCGAGACAAGAAAAGTGATAAGGAAAGTCTTGGTATAGAATCCGTTGATATTACATTTGATTCACATTTTTATCCTCAGGTTAACATTAAGTTTATTGACGTAAGGGGATATTCGCTCATGATGCCTACTGATATGGCTTATATAGCCGATCAGAAAGCAAGGAAAAATATAAGTGATAATGTTGCGGGTCAATTTGCTACAGGTTACAATAATTTTTTCAGGGCATTGTTTCGTTTTCCTTATCCAAGATTTTTGCTTACCATAAAAGGCTATTATGGAAATAGTATCACATTTATTCTTGCTGTAAATGAATTTAAAAATAACTTTAATTCAGAGACAGGGAATTTTGAGGTTACTGTGTCGTTTATTGGATATATGTATGGGCTTTATACGGATGTTCCTCTTAATTTCCTTATCTGTGCGCCTTATTATGGAATGAACCTTGAGACAGAAAAGGAACATTGGGCAGAGTGGGATGATGCCGATTATAAATTTGATAATGGAAGTGGAGGAGAAGGAAACAGGATATGTACTTTTATTGAATATTTGGAAAGATGCGACAAACTTAACAAAAAGAAAGATGAGTTTAAAAGCGGGGAGACCGAGGATACCACGTTTAATGATGGTATAAAATGGCAAAACGAAATTAACACTTTAAATGGTATTGTGGAAGTTTTGTCAAATTTTACAAAAAGTATAAAAAATGGAAATCACGATGTTAAGGTATTAACAGAAATAGAAGGCGGACATATCATTGGATTGTTATGTCTTGGTGAGACAAAAGAAACGGAGATAGTATATGATAAAGACTATTGGAAGGAGTTTGTTGATAAATATGAGGAATATGAAAGTAATGCCGAGACAAAACTAAACGCCGTTTTTCCACAAATATTTTTAAACGACGGTTCTTTACGAAAGGATGTTACACTTAAAACTAATTGTGATGGTTTCTATGATAAAAATGGAAACGAATACGTTGAAAGAGCGAATAGAACTTGCCCAGAAACATCGAATTTAACATCTTTAAATGGGCTGAGTGATAATTTTCCGTCAATTTACGGAAGTCTTGTTGAACACCCAAATAGAAATTGGTTTAGTCGTTTAATGCTGTTTAGTGATGTTCATAAAAAAATAAATAATAGGATTTCAGACCTTAACATGAGAATATCATCTAAGGCTACTGAAAACACTAAATATATGAACGATGCTTGTGTTGCAGCACTTGGTTTTATTCCAACAATAAATAACTATTTTAGGATGCTTTTTGCCCATATGGATTGCTTCATGAGGGGATTCTACGGTAAATTGAAGGAGATAAAAAGCTCGAACAGAAAACTAAGTAGTTTTGGAATTAGCCGTGAAATGACAGACCTTAACGCTTATGCTACTAATGATAGTTTTGTCCCCCCATTTGCTGCTTTTTTTAAACAAGAAGACAATAAGCGAGTAGAGGTTTATCCTGGATCAATTCCTGAGTTGAAGAATATGCCTGAAGTGGAATACGTGGAAAAATTATTGTCAGGCGCTTTAGCGGCTAAAAGTAAAGCAAAGGAATATATAGCGAATGGACTTAATGATAAAAATTATAATGATGAAGCCAAAACCGTAAACAATAGCGGTTTTAATATGTTGGCTCTTACTGATGTACTTCATGACGGCGTTAATCCGTATTCTTATTTTACGACAAGTCCAAATGAAGATGACATGTTTGGCGAATTGCTTTATTTTTATACTTGCCGCTATTTGATTTCAAGGTATCAATGTGGGGACGATATGGATAGTATAGGCATAAATGAAGCGGCTAATTATACTAGTCTACATAAAAATGTACCAAGTAAAAAATTTAAAGAACATTTATTAAGGGCAAAAGAAAATGATCTTAATATATTAGAAGATTTAAAGAATTACTATGGTAAGCAACAAACAGAAAGTCTTGCGTCGGTTATAGAAATAGGTAATAGTGGGGTTACATCTTCTGAAATAAATACGGCCATATACTTTACAAGTGATAAAAAGGGTTCTGCTATATATTATAAAGATAAGGAGAGTTCAGATAAATTGTTGCGAGTATTTGGTTATGACAGGTATGAAGATATTCAACGATGGAAAAAGTCTGCTGATGAAAGTGGTGAAAAGCTTTCTGAGAGAATAAAGTTAGACACAAATGAATTTAGCACACAGGTAAATTCGGCTTTGGCTAATAATGAGTTTAAAGACCCAGAATCTGAAGACGATGATATTTTGAGAGTGGTTAATTTCAAAAAGAGGTTTATACATAGACATTTTTCAAGTTATGGAAGAATGATAAATGGTAATAATGGGTATAATTTATCACTATTTGTCTATGATTTAATGGAAACTTTAATATGGGATTATCCAAGCAATCTTCTGAGTGGACGTGGGAATAATCGCCATGAATTTATATGGAGAACGACTAGAAGTGACGCATTTAAAAATTTGTTTAGATATATAGGTGAAATATCAAATAAAACAAGTATTACATGCATAAGTCCATTGACATTAATGTTTATTCATTCTTATCTTAGTGGCTATTATGATGATACAAGCCATTATTATTACTATTACGGAGATTCGAGCAGAGGCTTTCAAAAAGATTTTAAAGAATGTACGGATAATTTGAGTACAATAATAAAAGAAGAAGCGAAAAAAGTTTTTGATAAATTCTTAGCATCTAATGAGTGGAGAACGATAAGTAACTATCTAAAAAATATTATAATCGATAATGGGTCTCCATCTGAAGATGTTGACAATCATAATTCTGTTGCTTTGAGGGAAATGTTGTATGATGGCATTTTTAGTAATATTCATAAAAAATATTTTTATGAAATAAAAGATGAAAATAATGGAGACAGTATTTCAATGCCATTAAGCGAGTATGTCGCTTTTGTAAACGCATTGTCTAACGTTTATGGGGATCAGAAAAGTCTTGAAGAGGCAGCAGAAAATAATGTAGACGAGACAGATATTACGGAAAATTATAAGCTTGAGGCATATAATGCTTTGAAAAATTTGTATGATAAATGGATTAATTCATATTCCGTAAGTGATTTTGAACTAAGGACACCTATTGATGATTTTGACGTGAAAACAAGCCGTTATGTGAATGATCAATTGCATTATGGCTCGAATAATGGACATCGTGGAATAAAAGAATATGATAATTTTGTGTTTATTGATTCTTTTTATAACGATATATCATCAAGGTTTAAAATAAATCCCGATACCATATATAAGCTTATCGCTGATCAATTGGACAACAAATCCAATTACAGCGTATATGAGTTTATGGCCGATGTCTGTCAGAAAAATAGACTCCTTTTCTTGGCGTTGCCTGTATTGAATAATTTCTATAGTAAGAATGGACTTGAGAATATATTTCGACCTCAGATAGAGAATACGATGAAACGAGGGTTCGGTTCGACCTATGTTTGTATGTATACATATGAGGTATCACATGTGCTTGAGGACGAATCTCAAACGAGTATGTGTGACGATGGTATAACTGACTTGAACGACATTGCGAGTAATGCGGCTCCTACAACGATAGCTAACTTGTTCAACAAGAGCCAAAGCGGTATGCCATTGACAATACCCGCATTCGGTGTGACGTATGCAAGACAGAATCAACAATATTTTAAGAATATCAACGTCAATATGGATAATCCACGTGTTACGGACTATTCTATTGCAAACTTGTTTGAGCTTGCTAACTGGAAAAATGATGGTACATTGGAAAAACCATATACGATAGCAAATGATGTGTATTCTATATATGCGAACAGATCATACAATTGTTCTGTTGAAATGCTTGGATGTGCGAATATAATGCCTCTAATGTATTTTCAATTGAATAATATACCTATGTTTAGGGGGGCATATATCATTACCAATGTTGAGCATCATATTAGAGCAGGTAATTTCAGTACATTGTTTACGGGTGTGAGGGTTTCAAGGAATCAGTTAGCTTTCAATGATGATATTTTCAATATCAGGAGAGTAGTAGGAACTACTACAAATATGGATGGTGGTTTAGAGGTGTATAATCCTGTGGCTTCTGCTGTTGATTGTAGCGATTTTGACCCATCTAAAGCGGTTGAGTTAATGATGGGTACATTATGCAATAGAGACGGTACAAAATGTGCCTATCCAAGTCCTTATGTGACAAGTTCAAGCGGACATTGGTGTGCAACTGCCGTTTCAAAATACATTTCAGTTGCATTAGGTTATGATAAGGATAGATGCCGAATTGGAAACGGAGTTCAAGCATCAGGATATGTAGATAGTGAGCAAGGAGTAAGAAAATATAATTTTGAACTTATTCCATCTTCTGAAAGTAGTGAATACACAATTCCAGCGGGATGGACACGTGCGCAGAGACAGCAATGGACGAGAGAAAACGCATTGCCTGGTGATGTTGCTTGTATGTACGATGGAAATTATAGCTATAAAGCATTGAAAGGTTATAAAAACGGCCAGGCTCAGTATGCATATGGGCATGTATGTATGTATAGTGGTGATAAATGGGTGAGTGATTTTGGGCAATCTGATATGTATGTATATAACACAAGCGACCCAGATAGGAAGAATTTGAAGCCGATTTACATATTAAGACATAAAAATTGCCATAAGAAGACAGTTCAAACAATGCAAGCAAGTGGTAATTACCATTTATGTGAAGCTTTAAACTATCCAAGAAATAGTGGAAAAACACCACATTCACCGTTTAGAATATTTAACATAACACGTTCAAGCGAGTGGGATAAGTGGAATGGATATGGTATAAACATCACCCCAAAGAGTAATTTCACGGATTATCATAATCGTCGTTTTACAACTCATACGGATGCCGTTAGCGCGTGCAAATTATTCATCCTTTATATTAAGGAAAAATATTTTGATGTTGGTAGGAATACTCCGAAAACAATTATATACAAGTATTGTCCACCTGATGCCGATGAAAATAAGAATAACCAATGGTGTCACTATATCCCAAGCCTTTGTTCATTTTTAACAAAGAACAATGCGGCTCATAAGACGTATGATGAAAATACAGTAATATCTTGGGATAAAGAGAATATTTGTTTATTGGGCGAAATAATGGCTCGTATTGAACAAGGCATCAATGTCAAGGCATATATGCCTTCAGCGTGGGATGGTATATACAATACATAAAATAATTTGTATATTTGTATTGTAGAATATCTTAAACGGTAAATTTGAATGTATATAGGGCGAATCATAACAAATATGAGAAAAGTTGATACTATCGATTTTGTTGAGAAAACCAGCAAGACCGATAGTATTGACACCTCAATACCTACCCTAATAATTGGCAAGGAATTAGCCGAGTCAGTGTGTGGTAAAGAGAATGTTCATGTTTTGGACAAAAAAATAGGCAAAAATCTTTATTGGACTTATACAAAACTTGAAAAACGTAATGAGTTTGAAAAGGATTTGTTAACATTCAATGAATTGGTCGTTTCCAAATTAAGTAATTCAGTAAAATATACGTTTATTAATATATTTTGTGAGTCGTTGGCAAGAATCAAGTCTATTATTGGGTTTATAAGGAATGATTCCGATAAAATATTCTATTTGACTGATAGGCACATATATCTGTATTATGAAGGAAACGTGATAGGGTTTTCTTTAGACTATACAAGATATATTGGAATTAAGGATGATAAGATTAGGAGCCTGATCAAAGAAGGGAAAAACAATATCATATTAGATAATGATAACTTTATTTCATATAAAATGAAAATGTTTATACCATCGTGTAACATATTGGTTCCATATCTCTATTTTTTGAAGAACAAATGAAGTTTTTTCCATATAAGCTGTATTTATAAAGAAAGTAAAAGTTTAACACAATTATGTTTATAAACAAGAAAAGCCCTAATTTAAGAAGGGTGCTTCCGAGAGTAGGTAAGGTAACGGTGACTGAAAAACCGTCATCAACACCTCAAATAGTTGAAACGGTTTCTAAACCGCAAACAGTGGAAGTGGTAAAGAAAACCGCAAATAGCGGAAAGCATAAGAAGGCTAATAACAATAATATTGTTTCCGAGCCTGTATTGGCGGATCCAGTCGCCGTAAATGGTGAGGAAACTAAGGAAGAAACCGTGTAAGTGTTATGGGTTTTAATAATAGCAACGATATGGCACGAGCAAACTCAATCATCAATTCGCTAGATGAGAGTAATGTTCGCGTTAAGAGAATCAAGAGGGACAATGGTCTTATAGAGCGTACTAATAAGGACGATGAAAAAATAATCTTGGCTGAGGATAACAGACAGGTTCTCTTTGGCTAAAATTCTGTATAAAGCAGCTTATAGGAAATGGCAGAGAACAATAAGAGTGTATTATTCGAGGAGACCAAGAAAAGACTTCAGCAGATTTATGAATTCACGGTAATGCCGTATAACGGTAACGTGGATGAAGCTGGTGATGATCAGGAAAATCAGGATAATGGACAGGAAATGCCTCAGGATGGAGGCATGGGCGAGGCAAATGGAGAACAGATGCCACCACAAGGTCAGGATGGATTTGGTGCGGATGCGCAGCAACAGAATCCTATGGGCGCACAAGACCCTATGGGAGGAATGGGTGGAGTAGACCAAGCATCGCAAGGGCCTGAAGGATTTGCGCCACAGGATGCGCAGCAAGATCCTATGATGGGTGGTGGTGATATAACCAATCAAGACTTTGAAGGTGGTGAGCAGCCGTCACCTGATGATGATGTAGTGGATATTTCAGACCTTACAGACAGCCAGGAAAAAACCGAGGAGGATGTCACTGAACTTAATGATAAATTCAGTAAGGTGTTGAATGTGCTTGACTCATTTAAGGGTCTTATTCAACAGAATGATGCTAAAATAGACGACCTTCGTGCAGAGTTTGAAAAGAGAAATCCTACGCAAATAGAGAAGCTCAGTATGCAAACAGCAAAGTCTGGCCCGTTTAATGTAAAGCCTGAGGATTATTGGAAGGAAAAAGAGGCAACGTCAAACTATTCAACCGAGAGTGATAACAATGGTAAGAACATGGGACAGTATGTCATCACGAAGGATGATGTAAATGGTAATGTCGATTGGAAATCCATAGCAGATTCAATGGATGATGATGATTTTATGTATAATCAGACACTCGATGGCGTACTCAAGTATTAATTATGTGAAATAGTGTTAAAAATAAATAAGGAAAGTCACTTGAAAAAGTGGCTTTCTTCGTATTTATATATAAAAGATTTGTATATTTGTTTTGATAAATTAAAGAAAAATTAACATACTTAAAAACGTTTTAATAATAACTTAAATGCAGAAAAAATGAAAAATTTAAAATGCAAGATGTAAAGAGTACGGCTAAGAATATAACCATCGAAGCCTTAGAGAACAGCGGGAAAAAAAGGAATGCATACGTTGCGACTTCCAATTATGACGCAAAGAACTATCTCAACGTAAAACTTGAAAACGGTGAGGATGAAAAGAAGATATATATTCGCATCATCACCATTGACAAGGATTCATCATCACCATTCCAACACATCCACATGCATACTGTTGGAGTCCCCAAGGAAATTTCAGAAAACGGCTATAAGTCTTATGTATGTCTTAACAGGACACATGGCAAGTATACGGAGAAGTTAGGTACTGCCTGCCCGTTCTGTGAGGAGAGAAAGCATGCCTATGAGAAGTTCACGGAATATAAGGAGAAGGGCGAGAACAACATTGCTATGGAATGGAGGGATAGGTCGCTTTCTATGATTCCTAATGAAGTTTCTATTATACGATGCATCGAGCGCGGTAAGGAAGATGAAGGGGTGAAGTTCTGGAAGTTTAACCTTAGAAGTGACGAGATGGATCCTGAGCATCAGATAAGAAAACTCTTCAATGATAAGAAGGAAGAGTGTGAAATAGAGAAAAAACCTGTTGAGAATATTCTTGATATTGATACGGGCTATGACCTGAAGGTTACTGTTAAGCGTCGTTATGACAAGGAAGGGAAGCCTACGAACAAGACGATTACTACCGTATCATTATTCGGAAGTCCTAAGCCATTGACTGATAACCCTGAATTGAGGGATAAATGGCTTAATGATGCAAAAGTATGGTCTGATGTGTTTGTGGCAAAGCCATACGATTATCTCAAGGTGATTCTCGATGGTGACACTCCTTGGTTCGACAGGGAGAACGATAAATGGATCAAGAAAATGAGTCCTGAGGAATACAAGAAAAAGAAAGAGCAGGAAAAATCTGAGAGTGAAAGGAAAGCCGATGAACAGATTAAGGCCGCTGAAAAAAATGCGATTGACGGCAATGCACAAAACACGAAAAATGTAAATTCTTTGGATGAAGGTGACGACGGTCTTCCGTTCTAATTGGTAAAATATGGTGGTTGATGTTTCTTTGATCAATCATGGAGCATCAACCATCTGAATTTTCTAACAATAATTTTTAGGTAAAATTTTATGTGAATTATGGCAAAACAGCCGTTAAAGAAAAAGACAGTTAAGTCGTTTAGCGTTTCGGATTTTAAGAACGGACTCCTTGGTGGCGAAGAAAATAGTAAGTCGGCAGATAAGGAATTGGAATGGATTATAATGCCTAAGGGCTATCAAGATGCTTTAAAGCTTCCTGGAATTCCTATTGCAAGGGGTGTTACAACCGTGCGTGGATGGTCTGATACAGGAAAATCGACTATTAAGAATTGTGCAATTGCCGCTGCAATGAGACAAGGCATCCTTCCTGTTATTTTTGAAACGGAAGGAAACTTTGATTTTCAATATGCAAAAGATTGTGGTATGGCTATTGAACCCGTATATGATGACGTTGAAGTCGTTGATGATGTTACGGGTGAGGTTACTACTAAGCGAGAAATCGTCAATTGGGAAGGGGATTATTTTCTGTTTACGAATTCAAAAATGTGTGAATTCTGCGGTGATATGGATTACTCCACAGGAACGAAAAAGGCGAAGAAACGCAAGGTGGCTGTAATTGAGGATATTGCGTATATTATCAATACATTCCTCGATAAGCAAGATGAAGGAGAGCTTCCAATGCCGATTTTGTTTGTATGGGACTCTGTGGGAAGCATACAGTCTTACCGTTCCTACACATCAAAGACAGGCAATAATCAATTTGACGCTGGGGCCATCTCAACGGCATTTAAACCTATTTTTAGCCGTATTTCAGCGTCTAAGGAGATAGATTCACAGTATTCAAATACATTACTTGTCGTAAACAAGATTTGGCAGGATGTAATGAATTCTATGGGTGGTGCTATTTCTGTGGAAAATAGTGGAGGCAAGGCCATATTCTATGCAACTCGACTTGGGATACACTGTGGCGGAACGGCAAAAGCCGCTACGAAAAAGCTAAAAGCCGTTTTGAAGGGGCAGGAATATCAATATGGCACATTGGCCAAGATAAGTATTTTCAAGACACAATTACCCGTACCATATAATATTGTTTATAGTGGGACAATTTGTTGTGTCCATAATGGCATTATCGGTGAAGATGAACTTGAAAACTATAAGAAAACACAAATTCCTCTTATTTTTGAGAAAATGAAGAATGCCGTTGGTGCGGATAAACTACAAGATGCAAAAGCCGAAGATATGGAGTTTGTTGAAGAAGAGGATTAAATATAATTAGGAATATGGGTGATACAATTTGTATCACCCATTTTTATATATTTGTAATGAAATATTAAGTTATCTTAAAAAAATTATTTATGAATAAGAAAGTATATGTCGTCCGCTCATACGGAGGTTATTGGGAAGATAAGTGGGATAGAAATGAAGCCGTGTTTCCTACAAGGGATAAGGCTGAAGCCTTCATCAAGGAAAGTGAAGAATTGGATAAGAAAATTACAAAGGAACTATATGACGAGATAGAAGAGTTTTTGAACGAGAAAGTAGATGAAATCTATAACAAATACTATGATGAAAATGACGAACTAATTGATCCAACATCACTTGAGGCATATAAGAAGGAATACGATTCATTTGACACCGAAGGAAAATATGACCTTGTTTATGAAAAATATAGTGTTACGAGGGATGAGTATGACAATGCAGAAGATCATGTGAATTATGAGTTTCACGGATATATGATAGATGAGTTGGAATATTATGAATAAAAATAGAGGTTTGAAGAAAGTAATAAATCTTCAAACCTCTATTTTTCAATTAAAGAAAAGTTTAATGCCCGCATAAATTATTGCCGCCACTATAAATGCCCCGAACAAGATAGCTGACATTCCTGCACACCAATTGTCATTATCCAATTGTTTTTGGCTTCTTCCCTGCCCAATGAAACTGTTTTCGTCAATGTAGTTATTTTCCATTTTAAACACTATTTGTTATTCTGTTTTTCTTTTATTGGTACGAATAAATCATATCCATTGTCGTCCTCAAAATGATTTATCTTTTCAGGATACGCACATCCGAATTTTATACGCATATATGTGAACTTTTCCCCATCCCATGTGGCTTCTGTAGCATTTCTACAATCACCTATATATGTTTTCCCGATGATTAGCTTGTTTTTTGCTATTGCACCACATCTGATGAGATTCGGAACGACTACTGTATTATATGTCTCTTCGTCGGTAATAGGTATGTTTGGTATGTTACAAGGATATTTGAAAGGTTTCATTTCATTGAATGCCTTGATTAACCTTTCCCTTTTCTTTTCAGGAGTGTTTTCAGCCAATAATTTTGCTTTTATATCCTCAAGTTTTGTCATGATGTTGTAATTTATATGTTTCTATTGCAAAGATACGTCGAAAAAATAGTATGGCCAAGGATTTTAATGTATATTTAATAAAAATTAAACCTTTTAATAATATTTTTTACGATAATTTGATGATAAGCTTATGTTTAGCGACGAAGTAACAATTGAGTTCCCAAGAAAAGTATATTTTGACAGTGACCATTACATGTGGCAGCTTGAAGATGGTTCATATGTGAGTGATAAGATATTAGAAGAAATACATAAAGGATTAAGAAAAGAAATAGAGGAATATGTCCCAGCCTATTAGAAAAAAAATACAGGAAGAGCATCCTGATTTGATCAAAGAAAAACCATTTTATACTTTGCTTGTAGACGGCAATTCACTTTTGTTTTTTAGTATGGTGGATCCTACGGTCAATCAAAATGGGGTGCATATCGGCGGGGTGTTTCAATTCTTACTCCAATTAAGGATGCTTATTAATAAAATTAACCCAGACTATGTTTATGTGACATTTGATAACGAATACTCAGGGTGGCTTCGTTGGAATCTATATAAGCCATATAAAGCAAACAGAGACAAACATTATGAGAATTATGGCGTGTCTGAATATATGAAGCAATATAACGAAAACCTGAAACGGATGCAAGCATACATATATTCCAAGAATAAGAAAAAAGACAGTAACACACAAAACAAGAAAACATGGGATGAATTCGTTGATGAAAATTTTGACAGGGAACGGGACATATTGCTTAGATATTTCGAGGAATTATATATTCGCAGTATATTTGACGAGGTGACTGAAGGGGACGATTTTATCGCATATTATTGTACTCATAAGAAGCCAAATGAGAAAATATATATTATGTCAGGTGATATGGATTTGACTCAACTGTTGGCCGAAGACATAGCATTGTATGAGCTTCATAAAAAGAAATTCATTACCACTACTAATTTTAAGGAATATTTTGGATACCATTATGAGAATACTTTGGTCAAAAAGGTATTTTGTGGTGATACAAGCGATAATATAGGTAACATCAAAGGATTGTCGGAAGAAGGTTTTAAAAAGCTTATTCCTGAATATCTTGATAGGAAAATTACAATAGATGATGTAAAGGAAAGAGCGAAGGAATTGATCGATGAAAGGGTTAAATCTAAGAAAAAGCCGTTACAAGTACATCAAAATATAATAAATGGTGTCTCTAATAAGGAATATGACGGAGATTTCTATGAAATCAATAAAAAAATCATAGATTTGAAACATCCACTACTTAGTGATGAAGCAAAAAATACCATAGACTCTATGATGTATGCTCCACAAGACCCTGATGGAAGGTCATTTGCTAATCTTTATTCATACATTTTGGAGGATGGTATAACAGATTTAGTCGGCGATACAAAATTCGCGTCATTTTTCTCTCCATTTAAGAAATTGGAGGAAAAAGAGATAAAAAGGTATCACGAATCTAAAATTTAATGTATATTTGAGAAAAGATTTTAAGTAAACAATAGTGTTTAACCATTTAAATAATTTTAGAAGATGGTCGAGAAGACAGTAAATGAAACAGCCGCTTCCAAAAGGGAGCAATTTGAGTTTATCCTGACAATTAATGACAATATAATTTGTCAGAGATATTTCCGAATCAACGGATTCAAGCGCGAGGCATACAGTTCCCTCGATTTAATTGAGACAATTGACCACTGTGTCTATCTCATCGATCAGGATTTGAAAGCCAAGACAGGAATTTATTTGTACAGCACGGCTCCTCAGGTACTTGAGGATGAGAAAGAGATGGAGGCATGGGCTAAAAAGCACCGTGGGGAGAAGTTTGAGCGTCCTATTTATGTTGTATTGCGTAATTCTGACGTGACTTATGTGTGGGATGGCAACGAAATGTCAGTTTATGAGAAGAATTTTAACAAGGCTGACTATGTTGCCGATAAAGAAAATGAGCAACCTTGTATATTGAAGTTCTCATTCCGTGACAATGGTCGAGAAGTTTGCTCAAAGGTTTGGGATGGAAGCATTTATCCACGATTTATCAGGACAAATATAGACATTTCCAACTCAAAGAACAAGTACAAGGCGGAAGGTGTGTTTATGCCAGTGGAACGTTCTGTGATTGATGAGTTTATTGAGGCTCGTGAGGATTTGATTCCTGTTCTTGTGAAGGAGCTTTGCAGCGTATGCAGCTATGATGATGTGAATAACTATGGTACATATGTTGATTATGGTGATAAGACATATGACCTGAGCTATCGTCGTCTTAATAACAAATATTATAGGACTGTCGAGGGTCAAGTGCGTAAGAAGACCTTGGAATATTTCAAGAGACGTTGATAATGACTTTTTGCGCATATTTATACATAAATCCATTAAAAGGAGATTAGTTTGAAATGGCAAAAGTTGTTAAGAATAATTTAGGATACTTGGGCGTTGACTTTCAATATAAGCTCATCGCCGCTTTTATTGAAAAGCCCAAGTTCTTTAAAGACCTTTACCCGATTATCGACCAGAATATGTTCACCGAATCATATCTGAAAACGATAGTCGGCGTTATGAAGGAATACTATGCAAAATATGACATTACCGCATCGTATGATATGCTTACCATTAAATTGAGGGATAAATCATTTACGACGGATGACATACAGTATTTCGACGAGGCGATAAAAAAACTGAAAAGCCTTACCACCGAGGGGATTGAGGAAGTGGAGGATATGGCTGAGAAGTTTTTCAAACAGCAGAATTGGGTTCGTGTGGCTAATGAAATCAGGCGTATCGCAGGTGATGGGGATATGTCAAAGTATGACGAATGCCAGCATCTTATTGAACAGGCCAACTCAATTGGAAGAAAGACAGAAGAAACGACATCCCCTCTTGATAACATTGAAGAAGATTTGTCAAAGGAATCTGTCGTAACTATTCCGACGGGAATTTCAAAGCTTGATGATTGTCTTGGTGGTGGTCTTGACAAAGGAAAGGTCGGCTTGATAATGGGCCCGACGAGTTTTGGTAAAGTGCAGCCATTTGATTCTCAGATAGTTACACCTGATGGGTTTAAAAATATGGGAGATATTAAGGTCGGTGATAAAGTAATTGGCCGAGACGGTAAAGCACATAATGTAATCGGTGTATTCCCTCATAAAGATTGGCAATTCTATCGTGTAACATTCTCTGATGGTGTTTCTTGTGAATGTGGTAAAGAACATTTGTGGGCCGTAAACAGTTTTTATCAGCGTAGTGGTAAGAAATACGTCCCTGGTGTTTCCAAAAACGCACATGATAAGATATATAAGCCTGATTATTCGTTTAGGGTTTTAAGCCTTAAAGAAATAATGGAAAAGGGCTTGTTTAGGAAAAATGACAAAAGGCATAATTTTAAAGTTCCTATGTCTGAAGCCGTACATTTTAATGAAACGCCCATTATTTTAGACCCGTATCTGCTTGGAGCATTTATTGGTGATGGGTATTTTAAAAGAGGGGTTTTGACAGTAGGAAAAAGAGATATTAATGAAGTTGAGTCATTACTTTCTAAGCATAAGCATAATACGGTATGCCATAATAGAAAAGATGGATATTGTACATATTCTTTATATTTTGGTACTGAGTTTATAAATAAACTTGATGCTATATATAATGGTGATAGTACAATTTATCACTCTAACAACAAGTATATTCCAAAAGAATATCTTTATAATTCATTAGAAAACCGTATTGCCCTACTCAATGGTCTTATGGATACCGATGGAACCTGTCAGAAAAACGGATGTTCTTGTTACAATACAAAATCAAAACAATTGGCGGAAGATGTTAGGCTTCTTGTTCTTTCTCTTGGAGGGTTTGCAAAAATTCGTGAGAAAAAAACATACTACTTCAATCGAAAATTGAACGAAAAAGTCGATTGCGGAATTCAGTATGAGGTTACTGTAACATTGTGTGACCCATCGATACCTATATTCAGATTACAAAGGAAACAAGAGCGTGTACATTATCGTACATTAAGAAAATGTGAACGTTTTATTCATTCGGTTGAACCAAGTAGAATTTGTGATGGGCAATGTATTAAAATTGATTCAGAAGATGAATTATATCTTACAAACGATTTTATTGTTACCCATAATACTTCAATGACCACTGGTATATCGGCTTATGCGGCAGCATATAAATGTGAAGCCAATGATAATAAGGGTTATAAGATTTTACAGATTGTATTTGAGGATTCCCCAAGGGATATTCACAGGAAATATTTCTCAAGGCTTTCACAAGTTGAAACGAGTAAGCTGAATGAGACAGAGGAAACGACGAATAAGGTACGTGAAATTCTTAAAAACCATCCTGATAAGGAATACATTAAGAATAACATTCGTATAATCCAGCTTAATACAGGAGAATATTCAGCTACCGACATCAAGCAGCTTATCAAGAAGAAGATAAATGAGGGATTCAAGCCTGATATGGTTGTTATCGACTATTTTGAATGCATCAACCATGAAAAGGGTACTGGTAATCTTCAGAAGTGGGAGCAGGAAACCAAGACAATGCGTAAATTTGAAACAATTGCCAAAGAGCTTGATATTGCAATATGGCTACCTACGCAAGGCAATAGGGGTAGTGTAACATCAGAGCTTGTAACAATGGATCAAGGCGCAGGTTCATTCACGAAACAGCAGATTGCACAGGTGGTTGTAAGTATCGCTCGTTCTGTAGATGACATTAAGAATCAGAAAGCTACTCTTGCTGTATTGAAGAATAGAAGCGGTTCGGCAGGAATTGTGCTTAACGGTATTAAGTTCAATAACGGAACATGTACTATAAGTTGTGACGAAATGATTCCATTTGACAGCGTGCTTGGCTATAATGAATATGCTGATAATAAGGCTGCTAATGACCGCTATTCAAATTTTGTCTAAATAAAAATGTGAATATGTGAAAATAACGTGGGCATCAGAGAGTTACATAATTCGTGTGATTTTTTGATGCCATTTGTTTTATAGAAAATAAAGTGAGCCTGTAATTATTGATTACACTAAAATAGATTTTTATGAAAGTAATTAAAAGAGATGGTACACCTCAGGAATATAATTTCTTGAAAATTATGGATGCGGTGGACAGGGCATTCAATTCTGTTAGTCAATCTGTTCCTGAGAAGTTTATTGAACAACTGAAGGAGTCAGTTGAGAAACGAATCATCAAGAATAATGGTGATGGAACACCAATTGAGGAAATTCAAGATGTAATTCAGAAAGAACTCATTAAGAGGAATAAATTCGAGGTTGTGGAGTCATTTATAAACTATCGACGTAAACGTGAGGAGATACGTGAGCAGAAGTCTGATTTGATAAAGCAAATTCAAGATAAACTGTCAGCAACAAACGTCCAAAACCAAAATGCTAACCTTGATGAGGAATCTTTTGGTGGAAGACTTGGGGAGACAGCAGAAGTTGTGTCTAAGAATATTGCGTTAAAGTTAATGTCTAAGACATCAAGGAAAAATCATGAGAATAATGAGGTTTATATTCATGATTTAGGACACTATCGAATAGGTGATCATAATTGTCTGACTTATCCGATGGATAAATCCCTTAACAAAGGTTTCAATACACGTCAGACAGATGTGCGTCCAGCGGGTTCTGTTAATACGGCAATGCAGTTGGTGGCGGTTCTTTTCCAATTGCAGAGCTTACAGCAATTTGGTGGGGTTTCCGCAAGTCATCTTGATTGGACTATGATACCATTTGTCCGTAAATCATATCGTAAGCATTATATTGCGGAATGGATTAAGGATTTGGACGAATTTTATGACCTCGACATTCTTAGTTTGCCTTATGATGAATATAAGCATTGGGTGACTAATAAGACAACAGAATTCTATCTGACAACGGGCATTAAAGACAGCGATTTCAAGTTTGCTAACAAGAATTTGGATAAAAAGCTTCGTCAAAAGGCTCTTGATGATACGAAGCGTGAAACATATCAGGCCGTTGAGGGTATGTATCATAACCTTAACACCCTTCAATCACGTTCAGGGTCACAACTTCCATTCTCGTCAATCAATTATGGTACTTGTACAGAGCTTGAAGGAAGAATGGTGACAAAGGCCCTCCTTGAGGTTTCAATGGAAGGTCTTGGAAGTAAAGGTGTGACATCTATTTTTCCATGTGGAATTTTCCAATATAAGAAAGGTATCAATGACAAGCCTGGAACACCTAACTACGATTTGAAACGTCTTGCGTTGAAATCGACATCAATGAGAATCTACCCTAATTACGCAAATTGTGATTGGTCAAATCAGGTTGCATGGGTGAATAAAGATAGGGACATGAAACGGGAATATCTCGCAAGTCTTGATGATGATACTTATGCTAAATTGTTGGCTAATCTTAAAGATAATATTGATGTTGCCTATACACTTGGTCTTGTAATAAATGGTGACACCATCGAAGTTGATCAGCAAGAAAGACCTATTGAATTTTTTAGCACAATGGGTTGTAGAACAGCTAACGGTTTGAATATCAATGCTATACAAAACTTTAAGAGAAACATACAGTGTGTTGTTGATGGCAACTATGATGAAATTGATGATGTTTTTTCTGGCGCACAGAAAGATGGACGTGGAAATATCTGTCCAGTAACCATCATTTTGCCTACTTTGGCAATGATGACAAAACAGAAGGTAGATAAGAAACTGAACGGTGATGAAACTGATGAAGAAAAATATCATATGTATCATGATGAATTCTTTAAGTTGTTGACAAAGAAACTTTATGAGGCAAAGGATACATTACTCGAAAGGTTTAATCATATTGCGTCACAGAGTCCTGCTGCGGCCAAATTTATGTATGAAAACGGAACAATGGCGGGCTACCATAAGGAAGAAGGTATCATTTCTGCATTAAAAGGCGGTACATTAACTCTTGGACAATTAGGTGTTGCTGAGGCATTGATTATCTTGTTTGGATTTGACCATACGACAGAAAAGGGCTTGGAAATAGCCGAGGAAATAGAAAAACTGTATGATGAGAAAAGCAACGAATTCAAAAAGGAATATAGTTTGAATTTCGCCAATTACTATACACCTGCCGAGAATCTTTGCTACACAGCAATGAAGAATTTCAAGAAACGCTTTAAGGGTTTTGAACAGGAGAATGTGACATATACCATTGAGCCTGTAATGGTTGAGAATGAAGAGGGTCGATTGGTGCAGGCAGTTGATGAAAACGGTGAGCCTAAGTTTGAGAGAACTGAGAAGATGTTCTTTACAAATTCAATACATGTTCCTGTTTGGCACGATTTAGATGCATTCAAGAAAATTGATATTGAGTCAAAACTTACAAAATATGGCACAGGAGGGTGTATAACATATGTTGAATTGCCCGCAAAGTGTTATCATAATATTGATGCCGTTGAAGAGGTCGTTGATTATGCTATGGAACATGACGTACCATATTTTGCCATCAATATACCTTTGAACAGGTGTGCTTGCTGCGGTGAGCCTATCTATGATGAGTCAAAGGGATGCTGTCCTAAATGTGGATGTGAGAAGATAATCAGGTTAGGACGTATTACGGGTTATCTCTCGACTACTGTAGAGCATTTTAACAAGGGAAAACAGCAGGAGTTTGGAATGAGGAAGAAACATTTTAAGAACTGATAGGCTTATGGTAAGAGTATTAGATATAACGTCGCCAGACATTAACAACGGACTTGGTGTTAGAGCTACATTGTGGGTGTCAGGTTGTTGGCATCATTGTAAAGGATGTCAAAATAGGTGGACTTGGAACCATAATCAAGGAGAGAGGATTAGTCTTGAGACATATGGTAAATTGAAGGGTATTCTTGATAAGGAGTATATTAGCGGTTTAACGCTTTCTGGTGGTGATCCGCTTTGTCAGGATGATGAAGGTCTTCAAGAATTATACAGGTTAATTTTATGGTTCAGGGAAAATTACCCTATGAAAGACATATGGCTTTATACAGGATATGACCTTGACAGAATCGACCCCGATAATTCAGATAATGAATGGCGAATCAAAATAATCAAGGCAGTAGATGTCGTTGTTGACGGGAAATACGATGAAGCCAAAAGAAATATTACATTGGCTTTTAGGGGTTCTGAAAACCAAAGGATAATAAATACCAAAAAATATTTCAATAATGAGTCTGATTTCTTGCTGAATGACGTTTTGGATAAATAATACAGGTAAGGCTTTATTGACCGATTACTATTTAATGTGGTAGTCGGTCATTTTTTATTGGTTCAGCGGTATTTATATTGGTAAAGAAGATGTTAATAGAAATGGATAAGTCACAGTTTCAATTATATAAAGAAAACATATCAAGCCTGCTTAAATTTATGATTGAAAATGGGTACACATCTAAGCCGTACCCTAAAATCATATTGAATGATAAGCCTCAAAAAGAGAAGGTGCTGATAAGTACAGGATATTATGACCCTGAAAATAAGACAGTGGTAATATTCACTAATGGAAGGGCGATTAAGGATTGTCTTAGAAGTGCGGCGCACGAGTTTATACATCATAAGCAGAATATTGAGGGGAGGCTTGGTAATGGTGCTTATGAGGGGCAAAGGATAACAGACGACAAGAAACTGATAATGCTTGAGGCTGAATCGTTTTTGAAGGGAAATATAGGATTTAGGAAATGGACTGAAAGCATAAAGAGATAATAAGGCAGGCAATAGTATTATTGCTTGCTTTTTTTATATAATTTTTTATGTTTTTTGTAATGATGGAGAAATTAATAAAGTGTGTATTTATAGTTAAGCAATATTTCGATAAAAATGGCAGTAACTAAGAGATACTATGGGATAAAATTCCCGTTTACGCATAATAATGACGATGGTTTATTCCTTGATCTTAATGAAAAGGTGAGTGATAAGGTTGCAAGTGAGATATTGCATGTATTACTTACACCTGTAAGAACGAGAATAAGAAAGCCTGACTTTGGAACGAATCTTGCGAAATACATATTCGACCCAAATGACGGATTTACATGGGATGGTGTCAGAAATGAGGCGATTTCCGCCGTAAACAGATACGTAAGGAATGTTAATCTAACTGATATTCAGGTAATAGCCAATGAGGACGACCATCATGTGTTTCTTGATTTAAAATACAGTGTGCAAAACGGTAATTCCACCGAAAATAATGAGCTTGGTGTTAAATTGATTTAATATATCATGTCTGAAAGGAAAATTTCATATTTGAGCAGGACTTACGAGGACTATAAGCAGGAACTCGTGGATTATACAAAAAAATATTATCCTGAGATAGCTAATAACCTATCCGATGCGTCTATTGGAAGTTGGCTTATTGATTTAGCCGCCGTAATAGGGGATAATCTCAGTTATTACATTGATAATGCATATAATGAAACGAATTTGGATTCTGCGATGAAGTCAAGTTCTGTATATGCATTGGCAAGAAGCAATGGATTTAAGGTTCCTGGCCCGAAAGGTGCTATTACGGAAATTGAATTCAGTTGTATGCTTCCAGTAAGTACATCATATCCCAATTCAACATCGTCTCTTGGTATGCCTAGCTTCAAGTTTGCCCCAATAATAAAGAGGGGAACAAGATTAAAAGCTTCTAATGGACAATATTTTGAGACGAATGAAACTGTTGATTTTTCAGAACAGTTCAATGAGGCTGGAGAGAGTAACAGGACTATCACACCTTTGGTCGATTCAAATAACAACGTAAGAAGCTATAGGGTTACGAAAACATGTACGGCCTCTGCTGGTATCAGCAAGATATTCAAAATGTCATTGTCATCAAATCAAATATATCCGTTTATGGAAATTATCATACCTGAAATGAATGTAATGAGTATTGAGAGCGTAATATTCAAAGACGGTGCTAACTTTCAGGCGGATCCGACAACAAGCGAATTTATGACCGAAGCGGAGTTTGTCGATGCATGTGATTCTGAGGGCGGAACAGATGTTTATCGTTTCTTTGAGGTAGATTCGTTGACTGATCAGTACAGATGGGGCGATGAATTGGTTGATGGAAAAGCTATGACTTATAAGTTTGGCTTTTATAATTCGACAACAGGCCAGGATGTGCCTACATATTCCGTAACAAAGGGAAAATGGAATCCGATAACACAGAAGTTTATTACAGAATATACGGATAACGGATATTTGAAAATTATATTCGGAAGCGGCGAACCGATAGGACAAGATGTGGATACAAGTGCAGGAAAAGATTTTTCAAACTATCAGATTTCAAGGATGATAAGGAATAATTTTCTTGGAAGGTTGCCGAGAGCAGGCACTACGATGTATGTACTTTATCGGTCAGGTGGTGGACGTGCATCTAATGTGCCTACGGGGTCAATAAAGACTATTACTTCGCTTGAAGCCGTGAATAAGACAGCCCCGATTACTGTTGATGAAAGGAATGTCGCATCATCAATATTGACGACTATAGAGGCTACTAATACGATTCCTTCAGTGTCAGGTAAAGACGCTCCTACGGTGGACGAGATAAAGGCGATGATAAAGTATAATAATGCATCGCAACAGAGGTGTGTTACAGTTAAGGATTATGAGAACAGAATCCAACTTATGCCCGCAAGGTATGGTTGCCCATTCAGGGTCGGTGCTGTGGAGGAGAATAACAAGATAATGATATATCTGTTATTGATTGATCATTTGGGGCATCTTAGTGATGTATTGCCATCGGAGATGATAACGAATATACAGAATTACTTGTCAAGATATAGAACCATTAATGACTATGTAGAAATCAAGTCTGGAAGAATAGTCAATTTGTCATTCGAAGTTGATTTGTATTTTAATAAGAATTACAACGCAAGTGACGTTCTTACAAGCGTTATCAAAACAATTACGGACTATATGGACGTTAATGGTCACGAATTGGGGGAGGACATCTATATAAGTGATTTGGAAAAAGAAATAGGAAAGGTTGACGGTGTTATTAATCTTATAGATTTAAGGGTATACAACGAATACGGTGTTGGTTATTCAAATACGCAAATAAGTCAACAGACTATTGATGTAAGCTATGATAATGAAGGAATTGAATCGGAAACTGATTCTGTGAGGTCTGAAATCGACCTTGATGCATCTGATTACATTCTGAATAGCGAGTCTGATGAGATGTTTGAGATAAAGAACCCAGATAATGACATTAGGGTTCGTTTAAAGGCAAGGTAATGAACAATAAGAAGCTGAATAGTAAGTATTACGGGTCAAGTCTTTTTCCTATATTATCTGATGTATTTAGGTATTTTGTAATAATGATAACCGAAATAATAGTTTATATTATATGTCAGATAATTCGGCTTGTGACATATGAGAAGGGTAAGAGAAACGTTCTTACAAAAAGGAAAGCGTGGAGGATAAGAATTTTGACAAAGTTCAAACTATGGTTTTATCGGAATTTTAGATGGCTTGCAAAATACCTTGAACTTGAAGGATACTTAGAAGAAATTCATAAAAGATTTGAAAAATAATAATAAATGGCTTGTAATTGCACTACGACTGAGCAGCTAAACGCCCTTTACGCAAAATACGGGGCAGATTCAAAATTAAAACGCGGAAATACTCTGAAAAGTCGGATTAAGTATTATACATATAAGTTTGCATTAAGTGCAACAATGCTTCTCGTTATACCAATGCTTGTTACATATGTGATATACTTAACATTATATAAAGGGGGAAAGCTTAGTCTTACAAAATTTTTTAATTTAAAGGGCGATAATATAGTAAACTATTATGATCGAAAACAACAGGAGTATAAGGATAAGAACAAAAGTAGGGAATGATGATGCCGACAAATATGTAAGCGTAAAGCTTGACAGTGATGTCAATATCATTGAACTACTTAGTTTGAAAATAGATACAAGCAATTTCTACAAGATGCATACATCCGATTATGGATGTATTGCAGGACGTGTTTTGGCAAATGGTGGCGTAGGCATACCTAATGCCAAAATTTCTGTGTTTGTAAGCCTCGATGATAAGGAAACGGCCGACCCTATAATTAGTGCCTTGTATCCTTATTCATACGTTTATGGAAAAGATAATGAAGGAAGAAGGTATAATCTGTTACCTGAAGAACAGGTTACATCATGCCATACACCTGTCGGTACGTTTCCAAGCAAGCGTATGGTTCTTGACGATGACAATTATGTGGAAATATTTGACAAGTATTACAAGTATACTACAAGGAGCAATGACGCGGGTGACTATATGATTTTCGGCGTACCAGTCGGTGAGAATATCGTCCACGTTGATATAGATTTGTCAGATATTGGTATGCTTAGTCAGCGTCCGAGGGATATGATATATAAAGGATACAACATAACACAGTTTGAGAATGCGAATAAATTCAAGAGTGATACGAATCTTGACAATCTGACTCAGATTATTTCTCAGAATGACAGTGTATATGTATATCCGTTTTGGGGTGATACAGAGGAAGATGAAATAAAAATTACAAGAAACGATGTAGATGTACAGTATAAGTTTGAACCTACATGTATTTTTCTTGGGTCGTTGATTACGGATGAGAGAAGCCAGGGCATTTCAAAAAAATGTATCCCATCAGATAGAATGGGTAAGATGGATAGGCTTACTACTGGCGCGGGTACTATTGAAATGATTCGTAAAACCCCTGATGGTAATGTCGAGGAAAAACAGATACAGGGTAATCAGCTTATAGATGGAAACGGAACATGGTGCTATCAAATTCCGATGAATCTTGACTACTACATGACAGACGAATATGGTAATTTCGTACCGTCTGATGACAAGGAAAAGGGCATCCCTACAAGGACAAGGGTTAGGTTCAGAGTGTCATTGACTGATTTCCAAAGTGATTACGAGAATAACCATCTTGCAAAATTATTAGTCCCGAATAACCCTAAAACATATGAGGACTTGAAGGATACATATCATTTTGGAAGTGCTACCACAGATGATGAAACAGGAACAAAATCATTCAGGGATTTATTTTGGAATAAAATATACACCGTAAAACAATACATTCCAAGAATACAGAAAGGTAATAATCAAAGAAATGTGAAATTTAGCGGAATTAAGAACATTAACGTAAATGGAGGAAATAACCCTATTCCATATAATAATATGAGAGTTAATCTTACGTTTATGTTTGTACTTCAGTGTGCTATTTTAAAAATTCTCGTGCGTATCCTTGGTTTTGTGAATTGGCTTAATCAGATTCTTGAAGATATTTCATCAAATGATACATACATTTGTGCCTGTATGGGTGACGGTATTTGTCCAGACCTTGAGAATTGGTATTTTGCTCCAAGATGCGATCATTTGTCAGAAACATTACAAAGCCTCCAAGACGAAGATTGTGATACTAAGTCAATAGACTATCAGAATAGGGAAAATAATCTTGATAGTGTTTATTGTATAACACGTTCAACAGATTATTTATTTCAATGTATTGAAATAAATCTTGCAATGGAATATGAAGTCATACAATTCGATTTTTATAATGATTGGATTAATGGTATGCTTTATGTTCCACATTGGTATATAAATTATCGTAAAAAGCGTAGTTATCTGTTTGGGCTTATAAGAAGAAAAGCACGTCTTGAAGCTTGTATGGAAGATACATTTGGCTCAGGGCGACGCTATACTCAACAATGCGCTTTAGAGTATAGCTATAATAATGCTACAGGTAATTTTACCAATGTAACATCTCCTAATGGCTGTCGTAGTGGTAGTAGTAAACAAAAATGCCATAAAGGTAATGGAAGGAAACACCAATGGATTATGAGTGGGGATCATGTTCACGGAGGTGGCGGTATTGTCCATGCCGAAACTACATTACAAAATCAAAAAGCATATTATTTTAAGCCCGCTGAATGGCTTAATGTGTATAATAATAATTATGGAACCCGTTGTAATTTGTGGGCTACAGACATTGTATTACTTGGTTCAATGAATGAATGCGACGAAGATGGAATACCTCGTATTTTTGAGGAATTGACCTCTTCAACATTTGTTATGCCAAGTAATTTAGCCTCCACTAATATGGATAATCCCGCATTTATGTATGGTAATTCGTGGGCGGGAACATTTTGTACCCAACAAGTAATAGGTACTGAGCCTCTTGTGCAGCAAGAACAAACGTTTAAATCATATAATGAATGGAGTTCTAAAGCAGATTATGCGGAAGCGTTACTTGAACAAGATGATGTGACAGAATATCCTGTTACCGAAGCTTCGGGTATTGACTGGGGATACATAGGGCCGAATCAAGGTGGAAATAATTTTGACAAACTTTTTTATCCTGGTGGGCATTTTCTTGGGATTTCTTGTATGAGTTCACAGGTTAATGTTAAATCTTGTGTTAATCTCTCAAGAATTTGTGAATTTGGGGCGATAATGTCTCAAAGACAATCTACTGTCCACAAGGAAGGAGATAATTTTAAATATGATTTTCTTGCACCAAATGGGTATATTTCAAAATTTGAAATAACAGACTCCAACTTTAGACGCGCTTTTGCAACGATGAATTATAATGGTCTGAAGACCAAGGTAGATAAAGATTCTTTGTATCGTAGGTATGATATAAAATATATACACCCAACTAATTTTGAGGGTTCTTTGAAAAGTAAAGTGCAACTTACTAATGGTAATCCTTATTATGATACAAAAAATGATGATACGGAAACCAGTGAAAGGCATTTACAGATAAAAAATGAACGTCCTGAATTATTTGATGCTAAATTATATGTACGCGGAATAGATGATGAAAGCTCTGATTATTATTATTTTAGGATGGGTCTTTCTGATTGTGAAGGTTTTACTGGAGAAACGTTAAAAGCCGCAAAAAGAAATAAATATTTAATAGCGTATTCAAGTGATGTAGTAGCGTTACCACAATATGAAAATTCATATTATTTTTATTTTGGTTTGTCAGATGGTAATACAGCTATTGACCGTTTTTATAAAGACTTTTATGCTCCATGTAATACAGAAAATGAAGATGCCTCATATTTTGAGATAAAAATTCACGATGATGTTGAAATTTGCTCAGGGGAAGAAGTAAATGTTGAAATTATAATAACAAATGTCGATTCACCGTATGAGGTTAGGCTTGAAAAGTCAAATGGTTCTAATTCATGGTATACGATGAAGCTTAAAATGGATGAGTATGAAAATGGTGTTATTAGAGCTGGTGGAGAAGGTACTAACACGGTGATTCATAATTATAGTACATTTAAAATCGTCGGGCTTAATGGTGGAAAATATAGGATAACACTTGATGCTGATGACAGGGATGATGTAAGTGCCGTTTTTGACGTTGCTGAGACGACAAGTTCAAAAATAAGTGGCGTAACGTTCAAAGCGCATGACTTTACTACTTCGTCTTATAATCAAGACGCAAATGTAAGAAACACTACTAATGGTTATCTTGAATTCGGAAACGTTTATAATGAAACACTATTGGGTATATTAGTTGCTACCGATGAAAAATTCATATTTGCAAAAACAGGTGAATATCCGTTTGAATCTTATAAAAAGGTTCTTGAGCAGTATATTAGTTTTGATGGTTTGATACATCTTAGTAGTAGTTATGTAAATGTTAGCGGTACAAACCCAAAGACTTACAAAGTACCAGCGTGGAAGGGAAATGATACATACTATACGTTCTATATATATGATTGCAACACACAACCGAGGGTCATGAAAATGCCTGACGTAACGATTAATATGGGTGTAAACGAAGCCGATATATATTTTGGTGATTCGGACTTAACTTCAAGGAGTCTTAATAATTTGCCAATACAGGCGATATATTCTGATGGATCATGGGTTGAGGGTGTGTTAGTAGCAAGCGCGTCTACATTTACGGAGAAAGAGAAATGGCTTACAAAGATGTCAACATTTTACCGTTCTTCTATGTTTGATTCAATAGGTGACGGTGTTATTGCATATCAGGTTAAGGGATATGGGTCAAGTTACATAATAGGTAATGGAGAAAAACTTGTTGGAAGAAGGTTAAATGACAATGATTATGCTGTAACAATGTATATAAGTGATGTTCAGTATACATCACAAATAAGTGATAGACGTTATCCAGATTATCATTTGACAATGAATGGATTTCATATTCCTACATCATATTTTGATGCTAATGGTAAGTATAAGCTTTTTGAAGAAAATGGCTATAATAAAGAAGGATGGGATAATATTAATAGATATGTAGAAGGAATGATGCCATCAAATCCTAAAAGACCATATGGCGTTTATTTAGGTGAATATGGGACAGCAATTATTCCGTCGGTGTATCGTCCATGTTATCTTAATGCCGTAATGCTTGTAAATCCTGAGGATGGGATAAAGTCATATTCAGTTGCTGTTACAAATTTAGTAACATATAACAATAAAGCAGGCAAGGTGAAATTTAATGGTACTGTATATGATGGTTATATGTCTACATTTGTTGAGACATTCAGAGGTGATTGTACTCAGGTAAAGATGCTTCCAGAATATGTGGATGAAAACGACTATAGCAATGGCAATGAATCATTTTCGTTTGAAGTGGAAGAAGGAAAACCTAAAAAATATGGAGATTTGGTAAACGTTAAAACATACAGTGTTTCATCTGAATGCCATTTTCCGTGTAATGAATCTGATAACGATTTCTACTATAGTAATGGAATGAGGTTTTATTACTGTACAAAAACCGAGAACGAAGTTAAAGTAGATGACACCACTATCAATGAGGGGGCAGAAGATGTTAAATTGGTAAAAGACACTACAATTAAAGTAAGTAATGTTACGAAAGATAGTATTGTTGATGTTTATCTTCGTGGGTCAAATGACGGGCAAGCGTATGTAATACATTCATTTAGCAGTCTTAATCTTCTTACCGATACTATCTATACGGTAAATGGTTACTATTATGATGCTGAAGGTAAAACTGTTATGGATACCGTGACATTTGATAATGATTCTGAGACAGGTATCAAAAGGGTTAGAAATGGATATAAATGTACTGTTATTGACGCTAATGGGTGGGATAAGCTACTTATAACATCAAATGTCGAATACAATATATTTGCCGTTAATCCTGACGGTGTTATCAGAACTGAGCAAGTCAATATTGTACCAAGTACGGATAGTAACGGGAAAAAGACAGGTAGTAGAAGTTTTATACCGAAGACTAACGGAAAAATCGTTATTTGGTGGGTGAATACTGATGCAGAAGAAAATTCTGTGTTTAAAATTGATTACACAAGTAATGGTAAATTTAATTGTGGTATAACAGATAATAGAAGTATTTCGTTATTTTCTGCAAAAATTGTTGAAAATAAAACTTATTATCTTGACTATATTATTGTAAATGATGCTGTTATACTTGGTTGTAAAATTAATGGCGAACAAAATAAGGTAAAAACCAATAGTGATAAGGATACGTACAATTATGTGAATAAAATTTATGGAGCAATGATTCCGAAAGACTATTCAAATACACATACGGCTTTTTATAACGGCATTTTTGGTAATACAGAGTATAATGTAATAGAAGTTACTGAAAAATTTACATTGGCGCATATAGCATCTGTTGCAAATTCAATATCGGGCGATTATCCAAATAAAAAGTGGATGGCGTTCAAAAAAATTATTAATGATGAGCTTTCACATGCAATATTCGCTGTATACGATGATTGGACAAAACTTAGTGGGCCTGAAGCCGCTTATCCTAAGTATTCAAAAGATGTAAATGACATATGGAAACATTTGTACCCTGATACAAATAAGATTGCAATGGTTAAATATTACCCAAAAGGTATAACAGGATAAAATGGAACTTTTATTAGGGAGATACAGAAATAAGCATTCAACCGACGTGGATAACTACGTCGGTCTGAATCTTTCTCAAGAAGAGAGACTTATACACAATGATACTGTTTCTGATACTATTGATCAGTTTCAACAGTATATGGCAGAAAAGGACAAGTCTAACAAATACAGGCTTACATTTACTATAATGCCTGTATGCAGTAATGTTCTTTTCAATGCCATTACTGAAGTTGTATACATGGAAGGACATTGGCGTGATTGTCAGTTTTTCGGGGATTCAGGAAAAGCGTGTGATTCGTGGAATGTTGAGTATTACCATACATACAAAGATTTGGAAGTTGACAAGATTATAACAAGACATGATGCCATTGAGGATACATCATATTCGCATCCTGATATTGGGCCGTTTGTCTATCATTGTGGTTTTGATATTTTCAATAATCATACATTAAGGGCTAAGGAATTCACTGTTATTAATAAGTTAGGTAATACAGCGAAAACAAATTTTAATACAATTAAAGATTATATTAGGGACAGAAACGGGAAGCGTGTTAGTGACTATCTTATTGGTACAACTATAGGAAATATGAAATCAAGAAGTGGTCTTAGATTATATTCTTATGATACTGTTCGCTCGTTTTCCGATTCAATTACCGAGAATCTTACAGAGAAAGATGGATGGTTCGGTTTTATTAATCCTTGTGGAATCGATGTTAACAATGTGGCATTGGGTAGTAATAATATCTGTGTAAACAAGTGTATGAACAATAACAAGGCTTGTGAGTTCATAGATATGTATCCTGACAGGTCTTTGTTTTCTTTCATTCCAAAGGTAAACAAATATCAGGAGAGAATAGAGCCTAATTGGGATTACTGCCTTACATATCCGTATTCGGCATATACCAATAGTATAGTTGAGGACACAAATACGAAGGTAAACGGTTTAGAATGTATAATGGTATCGTCTTTATCGGATATTACATATTATGAGAGCAACACCGATATAACATTCAGAACTAACGTGAAGCATAATCTGTCATATGGTGACATCATTGGACTTACCATAATTTCAAACGGCACGCCTAAGAGGATAACCAATACTATCACCGTAAGTGGTGTAGGGCTTGACGGATATGACGGAAATTATTATTTCAGTGTTAAGTTTGATTCAATAGAAGAATATTTTGATGAATTAGGAAGTTTTGAAAATCAGATAAGGGTTTGTAAGATAATAAACGGAAAAGATTGCCAATATTATTTCAGGGTGTTTAAGAGGATACCCAATTTCAAAGACACGAATGTGAATGCTGATAGCGAGGTTACTGATTTTGACATCCGTGCGCATTGTCTTGACGGCTTTGACAGTGCTTTGAATAAGGTGGCTTTTGAACGAAGTATCTATAATGATAACGCGGTACAGATAATATTCAATGATGATATTGACCTTACAGGTTTGAGGGATAATCTTGACCGAGAGGTGAGTGAGGTGTTTCTTACACTTGTTAAAAACAATGATGGCTACAAGGCTTGGTATAATTCAAAAAGGTATGCTGGAAGTGATATAACATTTTCACATTGTTTTGGAAAACTTACTGCGGGTTTGGATTGCCCTGCCTATGTGCATGACTACAATGTCCATAAAATACATAATGTAAGAGTTAATGATACAAATTCCATACAAGCAAATTTGAAGAAGACGTGCTTGTTGAATAATCTTAATATTGATGTGGATAATGCCGCAAGAAACCTTGAAGAGGAAAAAGGTGAGATAACGGTAAGAGGTGATTCGTTTTTCAGTAACAATGGTGAGTTTCTTGGTGATATTGTTGAATTCAGTCCGTATGAATATGAGGAGAGGGTTATTGAGGATGTTTATTTCCGCTTCAATACAGCACAGAGGGAAAACACCGATTTTAATGTACAGGAAGGTGATAATATGACCGTTAGCGGTGAATATGCCAACTTGAGATATGATGAAATAAATTATGATGACTATGATTCTGTATTCGCTAATGGCGGTACGGCAAACATAGATTCACAATTTTTATCAGCAAGAAGATTCAATGAAACCACAAAATATGACAAGGACAATGTAAAAGTCGGAACAGAGGCTTATCCAGCAAATGTATTTCCTGAAGGATATTATTACAAACCACATTATAGGATGAAAGTTCGTGAGTACAACGATGAAGTCAATGTCGGCGCACATACAAGGGTAGATTATGACATTGACTATGACACGCCGTTTGAAAATTGCGGACTATTTCAAAAGGCAAGAATAAAAACAAGGAAAAACTACTATTTTCAAGTAAATGATACTGTTTACCTTTATCATAAGGGGAAAGACAGGACGAAAGACCTAACCACTACTTGTTGTTTGGTGGAAGGTGATAATTTTGAATACATAACTATCAATATACCAAATTCATTTACAGAGACAAAACTGAAAGAATATAATGTTTACAGACATAACAGCGAAAAGCCTAAATATGCCCGTGAATTGAATGACGGAACAGGAAGATACATATGGCGCACGCTGAAGAAGGAAATAAACATAATGACGGACAGCGAACTTTATGATTCTGTATTTATGAATGGGGCGCATTATTACCATAAAAATATCAATTTCTTCTTGCGGAGACAGGATCCAGTGTGTGAATATGGTTTGTCATATTGTGACGGGGTTAATTCGAGAGTTTTGAAATTAGTTATTGACGGAAAGCATAAGGATGTGACACCATATGAATTTGTTGAAACTGACGAGAATGTAATATGTTAAAGATTCAGATAAATAACAAGGATTCGGAGATAAGATACGATAATCTTAACCCGTCTGAAATGAGATATTCAGGAAGTGGCGATAATGAGGCGATAATGATAGTCTCAGATTGTCATAAGATGCGCGACAATGATATTGTAAAATTGGAGTCGCGGTCTGATGAATCGTATTACTATATTTTACAGAATGTAAACATTATCGATGGCGACACGTTTACGATTCCGAAACTTGAGAATGTGGTATGTGAGATAGATAATGTGGAAAAACTGTCAATAGACTACAAGATACTGCCGCCACAGTCAGGTACTACGGATGTATTCCCAAATATTGACAGAAAGTTAGGAATATCTGTAACATTTCAGACAGAACATTTCTACAGGAAAAATAAGGATTACAGAATTGCCGATTTCATTGATGAATACTATTATCAGGGGGATATTGAGGAAGCAAAAAGGTGCGACGGAGATTTTGTTTGGTTTAATGGTTTTGTCTTTGATGCTACTGTATTGGAGGACGGGCATTATCTGCTTGGTGATATTTTGAAGAATAACCGTGGGGCGGTTTTGGAATTCGTCTTAGACAATATAAAATATACATTGAATGATGGAATTGTGCCGATTCTGACAGATGCAAGTGATGATGCCTTCCAACTTATATTCTTTTACAAAACAGGCGATTCATTAGAAGATACTGAATACAACAAAGCATTAGATAAGCTTGCTAAAAATTTCGCCGATATTACGGTTACATACCCTGACCCAAGATTTTTCAATACTGTTGTCGTTGAAAATGAAAGCGGTGTTACAGATACATTGCTTTATCTGAAAGACATTGTATCAGACGGGATAACGAGTTCAATATATAAGGAAACGGGACATTATCATATAATGTTGCCATTTGGTGAGGACTTTGCCATTGATCAAAATAAAGATGAATTGTTGGAGGAAAACTATCTTGACAAGGTAAAAACCGAATCAATAAATGATATAGTAGATAATGAAAGAAGACAGTTCGTTCCAATGTACTGTGATGCCAATGATTTTCATGAAAATGACATAACAAGAGACAGTGTGTTGAAACCCGTAAATAAAATAACGTTTAATTTGCATTTCAGGAAGAGGACTAATGTATATGGAAGTGACGGTTCAATTCTGAAAGAATGGGTATCTGAGGATGAATTGGCTTGGAATAACTACGGGGTTGATGAGAATGGTGATTTATGTCCGTCTGAAATTTTCCCTAAAGATAAGATAGGTTTTGATAAAAGTACGTTTGACAATCATGCAGATCTTTTAGGACATTTGAATTTTACGGATGACGACATATATTATCAGAAGAGCAAGATAAAGAAATCGTTTATCAGACTATCGTTTTATGACTCAAGGGACAGAGCAACTCAGTCATTGCTATTCTATTCCACTATTTTCTTGGATAGCGGAAAATTGTATACAAAATACGTGAATGCGAAGTTAAACGGAAACTCAGAAGGAAGTCTTGTAGCGAATGAACAGATAAATGAATATGGTGGAATAAACGATAATTTACGTCTTTCCGCACAATTCTCGTGTTCAAACAAGTATGACATGGGGGCTTGCAGTGAGGGTTTCTACATTTATCTGCATCCTGATATTATTAATGGAGCCGCCACAAGCTACATTTATATGAAAGTGGAGTTCAACCATGCGAAGTATGGAAGAATCGTACCGTTTACAATGCCTACATTTGATTATGCAGATGGCGAATCATGGAAATTCGGACGGAAAAGAAACAGACCGATTAAGTCAGATACGGAAATCTCGTGGAACAACAAAGCAATAAAGCCGTTTCCTGTGCATTATTTGCTTGTAGACGGAGAAGGGGAAAATGCCATAATATCAGGTATCAATACAAAAAGGCTGTTCAGTGATACTTACATAAAAATTGCATTAAAATACAATTATAAGCTTAATCAATATTGTTGGTTTTTACCTAGGGTAAAAGACGCATTGAATGGTAGCGAGATGATTTTCAATTTGTTTGAGCCGAGAATCAATGGTTTTGAGCCTGTAGAGAGAGAAATTACTACGGTGGGTGGTGACGGAAGCAATAATAGCGATGATCAGAACGGATATAATGTTACTTGTTATATACAGGCTACTAATGAACTACCTGATGAAAGCGTGATAAACGTCAAATTCTCTATTGATGATAATGTATTGTATAATGCAAACGTTGTAAAGGATCAGAAGGATACAAGGGAATATACAATTAAAGTACCATACAATGCAACATCATTGAAATGCACAGCCTCCACATACGGCTGCACGGCACAGACGACAAGGGAGTATCTGTACAGAATCGTTGTATATAATGGCAACGATTTATGGAATGATGGACAGCATATCAGGGGTGTGATGAATGGAAATGTGCAAAAAGAGCAGGATATACCAATAAGCAGGCTGTTATTTTCATATAACGGCGGTAAGGTAATGAGAATATACTTACAAGTTAAAGAATGGAACCAATAAAAAAAACTGTAGTATTTGACAGGATAAGGAACTATAACGACAATAGAATGTCGTCGTATGACGATGGTGATTTGTTGGAGGCCACAACCGATGAATATACGAGTTGGGGACATTTTCCCGTTGATTTAGTTTTTAAGAGAAACAATAATATTACACCTTTTAATAACATAATCAATGACGGCAGGGGTTTGGATTATGAATCCCTTATAGATTTGTCAGATACATTGCCTTTAGTATATTGTGGTTTTAATGAAGATGACAGTGGCGACACCAAATGTAATGAAAACCTCGTGTTGCGGTATAAAGTAATGGAAGATAGGTTTTATCTTCTTAGAAAATATATCGAAGAAATGAGGTTTTATAAGTTTTGCAGGAAAAAGGAAAAATATCATTGGGTCGAAATAGCCGATGTTGACAATTTCGATTTCTATTTCAACCACCCGTCTGGATGTACTACGGTTCTTACAAGTCTCCCAAGCGTAGCGTCGTTGGACTATTGCACTTTAGGGCAATTCAAACCCATTGAAAATGGTAGTGGGGTAACATATGGTGATATACATGTTGTCGTAAATAAGGATGGTTCATTTGTAAGTGAAAACTATGGTTTTGAATGTTGGAACGGCAATGGATGGTGTAAAATTATCGCCGTATCAGCATTAAGGGATGAAATTTGGAAGATATTCAAGGTAGATGATAGAAACTACGAAGAAGAATTTTACTATTTTTCCGATTTTTTCTTAAATAAGGATAACATTCTTATTGATAATATGAGATCGGTAAGTTCAATACCTTATATCAATATGCCATTGTATATGGAAGGAGAGGCTAGTGCAATGGGATTATTGCTACCATACATTGAAGAGTGGATTCCTGGGAAAAAATACTATGCGGGAAATACAGTAAGATATAAGTTAAGCGGAGATACAGACGAATCGGCATTTATACTATATTGGCCGCCATATACCGAATATATAGAAGTGTCTGAGTCTGTATACAACGCTTGTAAAAATGCCGCACATAATGACACCGAGGTAAAGATAGAAGTGGTTAATGGAATTCCGCATTTTTACAGGAAAGCGATGTATTATAATGGAAAATATGATTCTGAAAAGAAAGTTACATATTTTGATGAATTTTACGAGGCATCGGGAAGGCCAAAGCATTGGATAAAGGCAAGTGAATTGAATGGCTCTGAAGATGACGAACTGCCACCAAGCGGTGTTACAGGTTACTCTAAAAGTAGGATAAATGAGATATTAAGATACAGGAAATCGTTTGAGGAGAATGGCGGAGAATTACCATTTGTGGCTACAGATGGAACTCAATTCAGTGAGTTGAGATATTGTCTTGGAAGTACGAAAGTCAAGTATCATGCAGATGGACAATTGTATACGAACATTCTTGAGACGTTGAAATTCAGCCACACAGGAAAACCTAAATACGATGAGATTCAAGAGGTTACTGAGGTAGCCACTATTCCAGGAGATGAGGAAATATTAGGTTTTACTAATAAGGATGAAGCGTTTTTCTATCTTGATAACGAAAATAATGTAATTAATTTTTATTTCAGCAGTTATTATGCTGATACCCAAAGGCATTTTTTCAAAATAGAGAATGACGGTTTCACAAATGAAAACTTGCATTTCGGAGACGGTCTCAAGCTGAACAACAATGGGGTGGTAGCTACCACAAGACGTACTGATTGGGAGAAACACAAAGGCTTGAAGAGCTTTGTGAATTTTGACCTCATATTTGATATACAGGACGAGTACATATATTTTTCAATACAGTTTGATAGTGATGGGTATGTGAAAGAATGCAGTATTGACCACGATTTTATATATGGGCATAATAATGTATTTACGGCAATATGTAATGGAGCAAGCGCAATAACTACGAATACCAACACTAAATATTACAGCAATATAGCTAATAATAACCTGATAGGGTTTGAATATTCTATTGACAGGATAATCAATACGAATGACGATTCATCTGTAAAGAACACGGGGATAGATTTCATAGAATGGCATCCATATACAATTTCACAGTATTTGGGTAATTATGACGGACAATATTCTTGGTTGGAAGTGAACGATACAGATGATATATCAAGTTTTGCACGGATCGATACGGATACAATGCCTAAGATAACGCAGGCAAGCGTTAATGTTATATATCACTATACAGGCGATACTGTTACAAAGAAGACCACTGGCGGACAGGATGTGTATGTATTTAGGAAAGACCATTACTATAGGAAAATATCGTTATTTTATTACATTAAAATAGATTATGATAAGTCATTCATATATAATGGTGATGAGGGATTCATTGAGCTTGAAAACGGAATGGCGGCGGTGCATTACGAGCCTCATATGATATACAGCACATTTCAAGAAATAGACGGATATGTCGATGAATCTATATTGGGTGTCACAGATATTAAGGCTGAAGTTGACGGGTACATTGATAGGAACCCTAATGGGGTTTCATCCTTTGAAAGACACCATATTTTAAGCGAAGTCAACACGTTTGCAGATCTTGAAAATTACAAGAACAATTTCTTTAAGTTGTAGTTGACAAAAATATATGGGGGTTTATATTTATGTTAAAGATAATGGTTATTTTAAATCTACGATAAAAATATGGCAAATGGCGTTTACGGAACTAAGAAACCTGCGTTGGTAACTCCGTCCGATGTCGATATATACTACTATTACAGACCATCGAGAAGCAGTGAGGCAACGGGGTTTGAGAATTTCAAGAAATTAGACAGCAATTTGTTGGCTAATACAAAGGCCCCACTGTCTGATGATACGGATATTTCCGTGCTTCCTGGAATGTATGATATGCGTCTGCCATTGAATATTTTCGGTAAGATCGGAATTTATACTATCTATATAAAGCCAAAGGAAGTATACGGAAAGATAACCGATGTAAGCACGTTGGCCGCATATCCTAACATCAGCGGAATAGTATTGGACTCAACAGATTTCGTTGGAGGGAATAATTCGATGTTTGTCAATGGTGCTTTGCAGGGCTATAGAGTGGAATTTTTTGATGAAGGAAAACAAAACAGAAATGGTGAGTACAGGATAATCACATCTAACAACAAGTGTGAGCCTGTTGCACAAAACATGAATGATTCTACGGCAAAGGGAATAAGGTACAGATTCAATGATTCAAGCAACCTTGTATTTTGTACGGTTACACCAAGTATGGCACTGTCATTCAATAGCAGCAGTAAGCCATATATAGGTAAAGTCGATGAGAAAATAGCATTGGTAAGTACCAAGTTCAATCCTGTGATGCTTGAGATAGAGATGGTTCAGCACGATATTGACAGCTTGTATGCATTACAGACTAATACACAGATACGTGACCTTGACAAAGGTGTTATTACTACATTTGACGATGACGGTAATATCATCGAACAGGCATTGTATGGCAATATAACCAATCCAGCAAGAGGAATCAACCATGATTTCAAGATCAAGAATGATGATAACATTTCATTTGATCAGGAAACAGATTTACAGAATATAATAAGGAATATTTAACGGCTGAGTAATGGCAGTTGACAGATATATAGTATCGAGAAGCAACTATTCGATAAAGACTAAGCACAAAACCACTGCGGCGGGAAGAATCTATGAGAGGGATTACATGACGACCACTCAAAACGGTTCTTTCCACGGAGACGTATTCCCGTTCAGCGAAAACAACTTCAAGATGGTCAGGCGTATGTCATCGAATGGCATGCGTAAGCATAATTTTGGTGATTGGCTGAAACAGGACGTATGTGTCGATGGCACTAACACAGGTGAGTATTGGACGCTTAACTGTATAAGTAACGATACACATACAAGCACAAAAACCATCAAGATAAAGCCTAATTTCGGGTCATTACTTGACTTTGCCTATTATGGAAGCTGTGTGGAATTAATTAAAACATCTGTCAGCAACATTCTTAAAAATTATCCTGCGGAATTATATGTGAAGGATAGTGTTGTGTATTATTACGATAAAAATTTTCAACAATCGGAGTATTTCGGATTTGATATATCAAATGACATAACACATGCTAACAGGTGGTTAAGTGAAAACGGGAAACCAATGCTTGACGGCCCTGGAAGAGGAGTTACAAGGCTTGTTGAAATAAGCAATCCGTTTAATATAGACGTATTCAAAAAGCACGTTGATTATTCAAAGGACAGTGATATAAACAAGTTGAGGTTTTTCTGTTTATCGTCAAACAACTACAACATCAACAACCCAAGCGGGACAATGATGGCGTGCGCCTGTGACTGGGAGGTACTTTATAAGAAAGATGGGTGTTATGACGGAGAATTTACAGGATGTGTAATGTTGAATAGCAGCTTGAGGTATCCCGAAAATTCAAGTATTAAAAAGTTCTATATATATGAATATTACAGTAACGGTGAATACTATTTGCTTACTGATATTTCGTATAATGGTGTTACGATACGTCCGACACAAGCTTTGATCGAACAGTATTTTGAATCATTGACGGACTTTGAGAGGCTTTTGCTTAACAGGAATACGATTCCATTATATACTTGCACTATAGACTATCCTCATGAGACCGACAAGGGTGTTATGACATATAAGAAGTCACTTACTTGGCCGACGCATTTTGGGTGGAATTTGGATGTCACTACAAGCCAATATACTGATTACATAGAGTCTTTGCTTAACTTGGCCGAGTTTTATGACGAAGGATATACCAACAACCTTTGGAATATGATGACCCATGATTCAATAAAGAACATGGACTTGACTTATACAAGGGCAAACAGTACGGAAGATACAGATGACTACAGGACAGGAACCGCGAGAATGGAAAATGTCATAATGATGTATGGACGTTTCTTCGATGATATTAAACGGTCAATTGACAATATCAAGTCAGTAAATGTAGTCACATATAATCAATATAGTAACACTCCAGATTATTTCCTTTCAGATTCGTTGGAATTGTCAGGATGGGAAGTTTACAGTTCTGTTAACGGGCTTGATACAAATGCCGCGTTCTATTCAATGATGGACGGGACAGGCAGCAAAAAAGTGAAGACAAGAAAATACACCGTAAGTGACACGGACAACGAATTCATGAGAAACCTCAAGCTTAATTCAAGGTCTATTTTCTCGATGAAGGGCAGCAAGGCGGGAATAGAGTCGTTGCTTTCGTTGTTCGGTATGGTGTCGTATGATTTCAGGAAAGCGTGGTACGAGGGGCTTAATGTAAGCGCAAGGACTGATTTTGTAAAAACCTATAACAAGAGATACAGCGGTTCCGCACCTGCAAATTTCGATGCATTGTCAGGTAATTCAAGGAATAATTTTTATAATATGTTTGACTATACATTGACTGAATATGTCAATGTTGCAAGTGGAGGTGAAAGTGGAATATCAGTAAATTCAAACGATTCTCTTATTGAGAAGTACAACAGCTATAAAGAGGGATTTGATAGTGAGGGAGATTCATTGCAAGGACTTCCATGTGCATTTTTCCCGTCAAAGGATGGAATGACATACTATATCGTACCTTGGTTTGACAAGCTTGAGGAATATGATGGGAATCCATATTTCCAAATGTATGGAGGATGGGGAAAGATGTATAAAAAACGTCTTGAGGAAAACAATCTTACATTATTAGAGGAAATATATTTAACAAAGGACAGAACAGTTTCGGCTACTACGGAAACACAGTTCCTTCTTGATGATTTTATTGACGGTGAATATGCATTCGACGGTGTTGCCGCAGGTGATGATTATGATTACTCTATTGCTTCTGGTGATACTGAGTGGCAATATTGTTTCATCGGTTCGGTAAACAGTGGAGATACTGTCATGGTGGCTTCCGCTATTACATCAGGTAATACCGATATAACGGACAGCAGAATTATTGCTATAGGGGCCGATAATAAGGTGACATATGTAGCAGATGGGGTATCAGGCTATACTTGCAACAATAGCGGTACTACTGTTATCGTGTCACAAAAGAACTATGACGAGTTCATTGTTACATGGACTAACGTATATGACAAGACGGTAAGCGGTGTAAGATTTTATGATGAATCATTCAAATACATCAATATTGTAAGGACACTTAGTGATTTACAGTCAGTTACACTTGACAGATTACATGGTAATGATATATTCTATGTCTATGACTTGTCGGAATATATAGACAAATATGGGGAACAGCCGAGTCCGAACACATCGCATTATTTTATACTGAATGATACCAATTCAGGTTATTATTTCAAGAAAGACGGCGATGATAGCGGTTGGGAGAATATCCCTAATTATGATATTGAGCATGGACTGAATGACGGTTTGAGGGTATTGTATCTTGAATCGTTGATCGATGACAATAAAGGAAATGCCCCACACATAGGAAAGGGAATGTATGATGATGGTGAAGAATTCCTTGAGTATTTCAGAAAGCTTTTTTATTATAGTATTAAAAATGAGGCATTTAATGAAAACGCCTATGATTGCTATACAGGTGAGCTTAAAACAGATGAAATAGAGAAGATAGGATTCGAGCTTGTCGAACAGAAAGATAACATGAAGTGTTGGTATTTTACCAATACAGATAACAATAAAATGATATACGCCCTTGAAGGTGATGATGGGGAATTGGTATTTACACCCACAGAAGACAAGGCGGTAAAGGTAGGTAAGGATGCGGAATATGATACAACATATAAATCATGGTTTGAACCTAAGGCATTTGAGACTGGTGTAAAGAATTATGATGAAAGTGCCGCATATTCTGTTATCAATACAAAAAAGCTCAGGATACAGTTTAACGGAAAATATGTATTGGGGGATATTTTTAGGGATTATCTTTATTCATCCGTTCTTCCTTATCTGAAACAGATAATACCATCAACCACATTGCTTGAGATTTCAATACTTGGTGAAGAGGCTTCACTTGGTAAGTTCGAGAAGGGTAAGGCGGCAGGTTTGGCAGAGGATTCAGTTGTTCTTACTAACAGGTACAATGCGAAAAATAGTGAGATAGAACCTTAATAAAAAGCAAAATTGAATATTATATATGGCTTCAGCTTATAAGTGGCGAATAACCGATCAAAAATACGCATACATCACGACTGGAACGGACGGTGACGGAAATCCGTTTATTGCGGTTGGCGGAATGCATGGTGGTGAGCCTGTTGATGACAGTGCAATATCACTTGCAGCAAATACGCTCAATGAGGTGGCGTATGCAAATAAGTATGATCAGATGTGTAGTATCATACACGAGGATGAGGATGGAAAGTATATCGAGATGCCAGATTACTCATATTTCTACAATATGGATAATAACAGTGCGTGTTCTACCGTCAATTACGGTATTCAAGGTGTCGGTATTTCGGAGATAGTACAGAGCAAAGTGAATGGTGTCAATACCATTACTTTCATCCTTACCAACGGGGCTTCGTATCCTATTGTTATCAATGACGGTGTTGATGGAAGAGATGGCTCACAGGGTGAAAGAGGTGTTACAGGAGCCGTCGGTGCTTCAGGCGTTGACGGTGAGGCTGGAGAACTTGATGAAAACGTTGTACGGCAGATAGTGAATGAAATGAACCTGACAGAGGTTATAAAGGAAACCATAATGTCGGGTATTTCTGAAACATTCAATAATCTTTATAGTGATATTCAGCTTGTAAGTGGGGCGACAAGGGATGCCATCAATGCAGCAAATGAGCTTACATCAATGGTAGAGGCTGTTGATAACAGGGCTAACGAGGCATTCGACAAATCCACGAGAGCGTTGCAGTCCGCTGCCACGGCAAGTATTATTGCAAGAGGGGCGGTAGCATCAGCTACTACAAGGGAACAAGAGCTTAATTCGGTAGAAGAGGCTATTGAGGAGATTCAAAGACAAGTTAATGAAATCAATACCAAAATTGAAGATGTTAATAGGGATTATACAGAAGTAATGGAATTACTGAGGATAATCAATGAAAGACAGCTATTATTTTCGGGGTTTGTCGAAGACATATTTGAGCGTTTTGACTTGTGTAATGAAAGAATTGACAGGGTTGAGCTTGCTTGTCAGCAAGCAATGGATTCAGCCGTTACCGTAAGTACCGATTTTGACTCAATAAAACAGAAACAAGAGATTGATGAAGCTGATATTGATTGGTTACTGAATGATTTCAGGGATGAAGTCAGAGGAAATATCAGCGGATTGACGACAAATGTTACTATATTGGCGGAGAACTATGACAATATTAGTGAAGCAGCAGTGACAAGTGCGACAGTCCGAAGTATGATAACGATGATGACACAAGGCGACTTGTCCGTTATTACAGAGAGAATTGATATGATTGAACAGAGTGCCACGGCCCATCAACGTGAATACCAGAACCTGTACGAACAGACGATGGGGTTCCTTGACCCGAATGTTGATCAATTGATACAGAGGGTAAAGGATATAAGCATCGTGGTATCAGGAAACACAAACGATATAGAAAATATAAAACGCCAATTGAGCGGAGTTTAAATATATAAGCATAAATGAGCGGAATTGTATATAAATGGCGAATAACCGACTGTAAATTCGCTTATCTTACAGACATATACGGAGGCAACCCATTCATAACTACACAAATTCAGGATGATGCAAGGATTTCTGAAGTTGTCAAGAATCTTGATGAGGAAACATATGCCACAAAATATGAGACGTTATGTTCAATCATAAATGCCGATCCTGATGGAAGGCACATTCAGATGTTGGATTACAAATATTATTTCAACGTCGATGATACGTCATGTGGTTTGCTTCAGTATGCAGGTACTTACTATAACGGCCCACAGGGTGAGAAGGGTGTCGGCATCCTTAGTATAAAAACGATATATGAGGTAGGCTATACGATTATCCGCTTCTATCTTACCAACAATACGCATTATGATGCGATTATAAAAAACGGCATCAGTGGTGTAAATGGTTTAAATGGTGACGATGGTAGGGACGGCGATTCGAATAATATAATTCTTGAACTTGAATCACAAAGACAAGACCTTGAGAATCTTCGTGAAGAAATATTAAATGCCGTTACTGCCGAGATTAATGAAAGACTTAAATGGTCTCAAGATGCACTTATCGATTTCGCTGGGCAGTTATCCGCATTGACCAACGACTCAGGATATATCACCTATGTCCAAAATGAGCTTTTGGGATTCGAGGAAAAAATGTGGGGCTATATTGATAAGAGCGCATGTACAAAGACGGAATTCTATACGGTGATTGCACCGTATTCTGGATTCATGGAGACAATTGCGGAATATGTGAATGCCCTTACATCAGCAGTCACCATATACAACAATAGAATTGATATTGCCGAGGGACAGTTGAAGGAGGCTATGTCGTACTATGATGCTGTTGCTGGACAATTGAACGAATATTGGCTGAAATACGATGCCGTGAATAACCGTTTGGAAAGCGTGGTATCGGAAATGACAGGAAATAGCAGCGTTACATTGTCAGAAATATTCCAGACGGCAAGAATGGTTGGATTGATGGTGTCAGGGCCTTCGGGAAGTACGGACATCAATGGTAATCCATTAATGGCTTCCATTATTGCTCAGATTAACGACACAGGAAGTACGATTAGCCTTAGTGCCACTAAGATTTACTTGCTTGGTGAAACTGTTGCAAGTTCTTTAACATCGATTGACCTCACAATTAATGGAGGAAATTCATATTTTGGGTCAGATGGTTCAGGATGGATAGCGAATAGTGGCATTTCTTGGAATGCAGCGGGTGACATGGTTATCAGAGGACAGTTGGGAATCGGTGATGTTATTGAAGGGCTTTCTGAAACCGATTTGGAGTTTGCTGGTGGAACCAATGCAAGCACAATATTCAATAGGGACGGCTCAGGATGGCTTGCTGGAGGAAACATATATTGGGACAGGTTCGGTACGATGACCATTAAGAAAGATGTGCGTATTGAAGGTGTATTGTCCGTAGATGAGATTGCTGACGGGCTTGGAAACAGCATTATCTCATTTGGTAAAGATAATTCAAATGCTGCCACGGTGTTCTATCCTGACGGTGCAGGCTCACTTGCGGGAGGCGCAATATCATGGGATCCTGATGGAAGCGTGAAGATTGCTGGTGACCTCACAGTTGGTGGTTCCATTAAGCAGGAGGTGCTTGACTATGCGAATGAAACTAATCTTCCTGTAGGAGGAAGCACTACTGAGTTCAGGTCTGACGGTTCAGGGTATATATGCAACGGTGCTATAGAATGGGATATTAACGGAAACATGACCATAAAGGGCAACGTAAACATTGAGGGTGACGGGGATGAGATAGATGACCTTAT